CGTCACGCGATTGCCGATCGTCACGTCATCGCCGATCGTCACGTAATTGTCGATCGTCACGCCATTGCCGATCGTCACGCGATTGCCGATCGCCACGCGATTGCCGATCGTCACGTAATCGCCGATCGTCACGTAATCGCCGATCTTCACGAAATTGCCGATCGTCACGCGATTGCCGATCGTCACGTAATCGCCGATCTTCACGAAATTGCCGATCGTCACGTCACTGCCGATCGCCACGCGATTGCCGATTTTTATGTTACGTTTGGCAAACTCCCCGGCCAAATCGGATAACGTTTCGTAGCTGTGTAATTTCCAATTACCGTCTGAATCTTTTAGATATAGGTTCATAAATCTAATCTTCATTCTGCCGTTTATACGCTAGACCGTCATCCAGCCCAAAATGCCAAAAATCCTTCGACTTGCCTTCATGGGCACACGCGCAACATTTCATGTATCGACCAGTAAACTCAGAATCGCCGCCATCAGATTCAGTACCCATATCACTCATGGTAACGACAATGTAAACCTCCACCTCGAAATCACCACGTGAACCGCACTTGGGACAGGCGTAATCAGCAAGGCAATTATCGTTCTCTTCTGACTTTGGAAATTTTTTAATAAAACGTTCAGTTTTTGACATAAATTCAGTTTTTAATTACCAATGGATTTTAACTTTATATTTATGGCTCAGGCGCGTTATTACACGCACCAAGCCACATTTCAGCGGACGACTGCAAGCGAACCACCCGGGATTAAAGTAGCCGTTCTCTGGCATCCGTTTAAATATTTCGGTTAAAAGCTGCGTGGCAAAACCTTGCCGACGAAACTCCTTAACCACGCCCAGACTCAATATCCAAACTACACTCCAATCGTCCGTGTACTCGAACTCTACATTCGATCGGCCGAGAAAGAAAATACCGTGGTTCAAATCCTCCTCCAAATGCTTGCGCGTGCGAAAACGTAATTTGCTTGTTAATTTTTTGGCCATATCGACGCATGTGCCCGAAGATTCAGCATCCGTTCATAAGCCTTGCGTACCCGCCGTTTCTTGGTGTTCCAATCCGCCTCCGGCAAACCCAAACGCTCCATTATCCAAGGATAATGCTGACGAAACATGAGCGACTCGAAGTCATGACTGGGATCCTTGATCCAGTCCATAAGCAGGTTAAAACGCCGTTCGTCAGTAAAAGCGTAATCGATTTTCTTGTGCAAACCCAATTCGAGACAAGCGGCCAAGGCACCAAATGGATTTCCGTAACTGTCCAAAACGGCGTCGTATGTTTTTAATCCGGGTTCCAAGATTCTACGATAGGCGATAAACTGCACCGCGTCCTTCATCGACTCGATGAAATTAACTTCCGACGCCTCAGCGCTCCAATTTTTAAGATAACGATCCGCGTCGTAACCGTCCTTGGCGGAAAGCTGTTCAACCCGAAGATCGTGCAGAATGACCCACCAGTAATCCAAAAGATTCTTCACCGAACTGGCCATGTTGTATTCCAACACTGCACAGAGATCCTCGTATTGCATGCGGTCTTTAGGTGAAGTCCGAAGGATCAAGTAACGAAGTCGATTCAATTGTTCCGGGGTTTCGAGTTGCCCGGGAAATGCGTCATCAATGGCCTTTGTAAACTTCTGGAACGTCGCATCCCCTATTTTCAAAACTCCCTCTGGAAAAAGATTTGGGTCGCCGCACAGCGGCGCCGCGCTGTCTTTTTCCTCTTCGGACCCAGAACTCTTGACGATTGAATCCAAACGAGAAGAGGAGGGGTCCATAATATCATTATTACAACTGACATTATTATCATCTCCAGATGCATCAAAAACCGGCATATTTGCTGCCTGATTTTGCTCATCCTCTTCGGGGGTAACTACCCCCCGGTTCTTCTTAATTTCATGAAACATTTGCAGGTGGCGATCCAGCCTCAGATGCAGCAATGTCTTGCTGCCCACATAGTGGCCATCCTCCGCCTTTAGCGCAATTAAGACACGATCCAGCAGCCAAAGGGCGTCCAGTTTCACCAAGGCCCGGCGAACAGAATACACTTCCAGTTTTATATACCGGGCAATTTCTTCCGACGTCATGTCCAAACTTCCATACACATTGAAGCGCTTGTGAAACTTGAGGTGGTTCCGGCTGTCCGGCTTATGGACGTTGATCAGGAAGCGATAGACCGCCATTTCGTCCCCGGACAATTTGAATCTGTACTTACGATCCGGACGCGGCTTCATCTGTTGGCCATGCCCCCGCACCGCGCGCCGCCGGTCCCAGGCATACTTCGCCACCTCGTGTATGGCAATGTTACTGAATGCTTGGATATGGCAGCTGATGTGCAATGCCTGTGTCGTGGCTTGGCCTTGGAGGTCACAGCATCTCTGCAAGGTCGCGTGCATGATATATTGGGGCAGTTGCAGAGCCTTGTCTGGCTGGCGACATGTTGCGGGCGTCGACTCGAAGTCTTGAATTGCGGCGATCATAATTGTATTAAATTAAGACGGCGTGGACCTTATTGAAGAAGGGCGCCGCCTGTTGCGGGCTTTAGTAACGCAACAACATAGAAGTGTTACACGCAACAGGGCGGCACAAAATTCATGTTGTCACTTTACTAAAGCGAGATCACTATGACATCTTCATTTTCATTGTCAAATTATTTTTCGAAAAATCGTTCGTATTAAATTCCTGTTGACAAATTGTCGCACTAGCGACATATTCACACTGACGCGACAGAATGGCGCTAGTCATCATTTTGTTCACGAATCCGGTTTGCGACTCGTTGACACTGTTGGTGCTCGCCAGTTCGGTCTGACATAACCGAATATTTTGACGCGCCTTTGGTCCTCAAACTAACGTTCGACACAGGCGCCCGGTCCCCCACCGTGGCGCCTGTCCTCTTTAACCACCCCCAGTCTTCAACATCTTCTCAGCCGCATCGTTACGTTCCATAAACCTTTGTACATTGAACTGTGCCTCCACCGGTATGATGCCACCTGGCCCGTGCGTCGCTTTGGCCGCACACAGATTCTGAAACTTCTGCACCGTCGCAGCCCCCGGTTTCAGATTCTGATCCCGCTTAGCCGTAATACCAATAAAATTGGTCAAGTTGTTAGTCATCGTCAAACATTCCGATAACATGCTCATATCCACAAAGTTAGTACTAGGCTTGACCTTCTCCTTGTTCAATTGTGCCGTCATGATCACATGTCGGTTCGTGCGTTTGCTATGATTGATCAGGCAGTCTGCGGCCGACTGGTAATACATCCGAAGCCAGTCCTTATTCTCGATAACGTCTAATCCTCCACCTATCCAGTCGAATATCACTATTTGTGGCATCCATCCGGTTTGTTCTATCTGCTGCATAACCTGTTCAAAACTCTCGCTTATGGTAGCGCCTTGACCCTTACTCCAATCAATGAACAGTAAATGCTGACTGTAGACATCGTACATTCGCTCCAAGCGCGCAGCATCTCCCGGGTGGGACCACACCCAATCTGGAATGTAATTTATCTCCACTTCCTGATTCACCGTTGCCGGAACCGTCATGAGACGGCCTATATCCACATTCAATAACTCACTCACAGAACGAACAAACAATTCCTCCGGTTTACGCTCTGTAGTAAATACCACAGTATTAATACTTTGATAGGCAAAGTCTCGAGCAAGCTGCATGGTAACTATCGTTTTTCCTCCGGCATTGATTCCGGCTACCATTGTGGCTTCTCCCCAGAACAGGCCGCCGCCCAGCGCGCGGGACAGATTTGGGAATGCCGTTATGGGAACGCTGGGACGTATTTTCCGTTTACCGAAGAGGAAGTTGGCTCCGTTGACGAAATAGTCATTCTTTACCGGTGTAATGGCCCTCCGGGCCTTCGCCACGGCTTCCTCCAACGTGTCCATGGTCAGATAGCCCAAGTTCTTCTGCGCCGCAATGGTGCCCGTAACCTGCGACAATAGCCTGGACTCCAGCCACTCGTTGAACGCGGAGCTCTCGGCCAGAGCTTTCAGGGACTCGTAGGTAAGATTTGCCGTGTAGCCGACTTCTTCGACGATTTCGTCGGTGATCTGTTTGGCTACGTCCACGACCAAGCCGGAACGGTTGGCACAATCAATAACGAAGGCACACAGCGTCTCGGTGGGAATGCTTAGATCGCGCTGAAGTGTTATATTCTCAAAACGTTGCCAGTACGCGACAATGAAGGCCCACGCGATGTTATAGCGCTCGATGCTAAAATCGGGTCGGCATGTCCTTTTTTCTGCGTCGTATGGGCAAACGTTATTGCGGACAAGTTTGTAAAAATTGTAGGAGGCTACGGCGCCGAAGAAGATTTCCCGCTCTATACCGGTGTGGTCTTTTCGTACTTCGGACGCATCTGGAGGCAACGGTGCCCGTCTAAAGTCTTGTGTAATACTACCCATACAAAAATAAAATGGTCATCGTGTTGGCTGCGGATCCTAGATCATCCCCCGGCGAAAGGTGGCAAGACAGAGGCAAGGCAGCGTCGCACGATGACCAAAATCGTGATTGGATCTGCTTCTGTTTACTCCACATTTTCGCCGGACAGTTTTGACACTAATCCTGATGCTGTTTTGTGTCAATTATTTTATTCTACACTTTCTTTAAATCTTCCGACCACTGCTCCGCCATAGCTCTTGCTATTCCCCGATAGGTCTGCGCTCGAGCTGCCGCTCGATTGGCCGAAGGTCCAAGTTTATTCTGTCCGCTGTCAGTCTGATTGGACCACCTGGGTCTTAAAAACGCAGCTTCTGCTCCGCAATGTCTACATCCGTCTCGGGAGGCCGCAGCATAGCCATTATGACCACCGCAAGCTTTGCAGACCATCCTCGGCTCAAAATATTCGGTTGACTCCAAGATCGGAAGATTCTTCAGCCACAGGCATGTCTTTTTGCTGGCATCTTCGCCGAACTCGTAAGGTTGAATGATCTGGGACGGCTTACCCAGATTGCTCCGGGTGCTGAGGACGCCTACCGGATTCTCCAGACATATTTTTTCGATGCCGCAATTCCACAAAGTCTCAGCAAACTCGATAGCGTCGGACGTCAATTTTGGATCTCTCAGACCGCGGGTGGTCCAATGCATGCCCGATCCGCACAGATACGTGCACGGAGGGTGGCAGATAAGCAGGTCCCATGGCACTGGCTTCAGTGTTGAAACAAGTCTAGGCTGTCCTGTTAGCCAGCGCACCACGTCACTTTTCAGATGTGGTCCTGGCGTCAGTGACGGCTTTAAGTCACAGGACCAAGCATTGTGGCCGCGGGCGATAAATGCGTCCCGCACCGTTCCGCTCTCTTCACAGGCCACCAAGACGCTCAGCCGGCTCATGGCAAGATCGACAACATGTTTTTACGCGCTCGATCGTGCGATTCGAAAAACCTTGTGGCTATTTTGATCTGATGCGCCACAGCTCGATTCGGATCCCGAAAGCTTTTGTCTGAATGGAAATCATAACTGCCGCTTGTGGCATTTGTCACGTCTCCACCCGCCATCAGACACCAATATTTAGGCACCCCGTAGTGTTCGTGTACATGAAGCGATATGCCACAAAAGTCGTTAGTTAAGCACCAATACCATCCGAGGTTCTCAGTAACTTCGGCACGCCACCCCTTAGTCTTCATCGCGGTAATTATGGCCTTGGCTTCGATTGTGGCTCTGGTGTATTCCTTCCAAGTGCATCCGCGACCGCAGGCAGGCGCACAATAAATATCACCTCTACGAACGGCTTTCCAAGACAAGGGCGTTCGCTCTTTTAATTTTGCATCAGTCATAATATTCGTTTAATGATTTATACTCTTTATCTCTAGTGTTCGCGTCCATAGCGCCCTCGCGGTAGATCAAATCCAACACACCTAGTAGCGCTTCCTTTAAGTGTTTATGATCACCGCTTTGGGGCACGTAAGCATCTCGGGCTTCCCAATAAAGATCGGTCACCAGAAGTAATTCATCCTTGTTCATCTTCGATAAACTCCACCGGGATGCCAAGCTCCCGGGCAATGTCGATTTCGCTGGTCACTCCGACGCTCTCTTGCCATCCGGCCAGTTTGAGCACGATCAATTTGTTGCAACAGGTAAGATATGCCCGATCAAACGCCTCCCAGAATTCCCAACCTTTCGGCAGATCCCCAGCCTCAGATATCGGATGTGTATGGCTGATGGGTGAAAATATATTCAGGCCTTGGCGCATCAATTTCGCCGCCGCCAAATTTACACGTTCGAAACGCCATTGCCTGACACTCGGATCGGGATGGGAATAAGGTACAGCCAGATAAACCAACGGTTTGTTTTCGCTCATAACGTTTTTCCAACACTGGGTTGACGATGAACTACACCGTCGAGATATGTGTGAAGCTGCTTGTCAATGTTAACCAACATTCCCGGTGTGACCTTGAACTTCGGAACGCTATTGTCCGTGGCGCGTTCCTCCAACAAAGCCTTGATTACTGATCGGTTGATCAATTGGGTCTTGTAGTGTTCGGGTTTGTATTCTCTAAGTATCCGCTCGACGATTAAACGAACTTCCGTGTTGACGTTCTGCAGCGTCTGTTCGCTTACCCGCTTGAATTTGCCGGCACGTTTCTCTTTCGATAACAACAACAATTTTCTGCGCACTGCGGCGGTATTGATATACTGCTTGTCCAGTTGGACATTACACTCTTCAGTAGCCATTAGTAAAATCCGTATTGTATCCCAGACGCTGAACGCATTCGATCAGCTTGGGATTGCTGTTTAACTCTTCAGTGGCCAATTTGCCCCACTGGTTTAAAATATCCTTATCAGTCGGAAACATGAAAATTCTGGCGTAGGCCGGCACAATATCCTGCCGTACTTCATAGGCGTCCATCAACAAATCTTTCCATGAACGCCGACTTTGACTGGCGACGACCTGCAACGCGTGCGACATGACGTTCTTGACCTCCTTCTCCGTTACCTCCAGCAGCGTCAGACCTTTTGCGTCGTTCAGCTGCACGTACTGACGATACCATTTATCGGCAGCACGCCCGGTGATCTGTGTCGGGTACGGACCACCGGGAACGTTATTAAACATGAAGGCGGCTTTGACGAAGGCAAACGGATCGGCCTTCAACTCTACGCAGAGCTCTGCTGCGGCGGCCCAGATGGCTGGTCGACGCATACGTTCGGACGGGGAATAGGCTTTTCCTATTTGTTGCCGTTTGAAGTCGTAGAAGTATTTTTTTATCTCGGACGCGATGTTCTGAATATCTGGGTCCATGAACTTTAGTCCTCTTCGCCGTTCACCACTTCAGCAGCATTCATCCTTCCGTGGAAAACATTGCCCTGTACTATTTGCCGACAGATGTCCCACTCGACAATATCGTCTATCGTGATATCTGTTTCCAACGCGTTATCTATGGCATCGTCTTCGCTCTCGGCTTCGACATATACTTCCACCACTCCAGTTATTGGTAATCTTACCAAGTATTGTTTCATGTGTTAGGTTTTGAGTTGTTTCCAGATGCGCGCCTCTTCGGCGGCGCATTCATTGCATACGTCCTCTTTCTTACCATCCGGCAGCACATGGCACTCCTCGATCGTCAATGGTTTGAAGCACAGGCAACAGTAGAGGCAATAGTGTTCGGACGCGCGCTTACCGTGAATAAGGCAGACCGGATCAAACTTTTCTTGGTCCATCTTTTTGCCGCCTTTCCCAAACCTCCAGCACCTCGTTGTTGAGCTCCTCCCTCAAGATCACATAGACGTCGCCGTAGCTCAGAATCGTCGAGGCCGACATCTTAGCTACCAGGTCGTGGAGGATGTCGTCGAACTCATCATCCGTAATGTCCCGAACTGTCAGTTCGGGTTCTACCTCATCCACTCCATCTAAATATCCCGGATCTTCGATCTCGTCACCATCATGGTCGTCAATATACTGCCGAGCTTCTTCGATAAACGACGATGCGGATTTTTTGCAGGTTGGACAATCGATTGTCCCGTCCGTAAGATCATATCCGGAACAACTGGTACTAACTTCAGGATCAAAGAATAGCGTAGATTTACGAAAACAGTGTTCCGTGCTCCAACCGAAGGCTCTCGCTATTCCCGGCCAGTCCCAATCCGTTTGAATCAAGCGCGATCGTCCGTCCTCTGCCACGAGTTTAACGCAGCCCGGCGCATCGCTTGGATTTGCTTCAAGTTTAATAAATTCCATATTATGGTTCCATTAGACGCTCGAAAGTTTTGTAAGTCTTAATAAGCACTTCCATTGGAGCACCCCACTGTTCCGAGTGTCCTTTGCTATCCTTGGAAAACTTCACATTGTACTTTCTTCCATCAACTTTTACCTGGATACCTCCGGATGTGGATCCGTCGATGTGCTTTCGCTTTGATGTACTTATGATTTCAAAGTCGGTGTCCTTAGCGCTCATTTCAATTTTTTTATTAGCAACAGCAGCTTGGCCCTCACTTTTTCTGCATCGATGCTGGCCATATGATTCGCTTTTACCAAGTTAAACTTTGCGTCCAGTATCAGGTCCAAGGCTTTTCCCAAACTACATTTGGCATCCATTACAAGTTGCTCAGTAGTCATAATTACCAGTCGAATATAGGAAACTCGGCGAGTTCGTACCCGTCGGTATCGAAGCACACATAGTAGATGTTCTGTCTGTACAAAGCCGACATTATGGCCACAAACGTTTTTGACATGCCGCTGCGTTTGATGTCTTCCGCGAGACCCAAGTCTGCGTCCATCATAGCCTCATCGTACTGCGCTGTCTCCAGCATCCATCCGTATTCTGTAGGTCCCACATAGCCTATAATTCTTGCGCTAGTTTTACTCCATCGTAAGAGATTACCGTCAGTTTCAGTCAGGTGCCGCGTAGCGATATCGGCCACCGCTTTCATTCCTTCCGGAATGCTGTCGGGCCTAAGTTCCTTTATAGACAATGTGGTCATTGGATTAATTTAAACACCGGCAATTTGGGCGGAACAGCCCGCAGGTTTTTAATAACACCAGCCAAGGTCAGACCTCGGGTCTTATAGTTTTTCAGCTCACTTAAACCCAAAACCGGCCTCGATCCTGCATGATCTGCCATGTGAATTCTTGGTATTTTCATTCCCGGACGCCACCAACTTATATCGCCATCATATTCGTGCTTTCCTTCTTGGTAAGTAACATATGACAGTCTGTTCTCTTCACAAAAATCAGTTGTAGCCGTACTGCTAAGAGACAATTCACTGCAGTGAAAACTTAAAATGCCTGTATTCTCAGATGCGTGTTCTATGTATTCCCTGAACTCGGTCTCAGCGCCCGGATCACCCCAGTCAAGGCCGTAAGTATCGGACCGTAGTGCTTCTACCAACTCATGCAACTTCGACCGTTCCAACTTACCACCTATTTCCAAAGTCGTCGAAAATCTATCGCCCATAATTATTCAAAATTGATTTCATCTACCGAACGTACAATGCGTACATCGTAGCCGTTTTCTTGATATACTTTCATTCGATTACGACAATCGAACACCACCGATGACCACTTGTCCAAAGGTCCGTAATTCTGATTCTCGCGTAAATGCCAGTCCTTCGGTTCCAGCAGGAAATCCACCAGATATCCGGCTTTCTTACCTGGCCGTATCTGCGCCAGACGTCCAGGCTTCTGCGTACCCGTAATAGAGCCTCCACCGCCCGACGTATTGATGATCACCCGCAGGTCCGGAAATGTTACACCTTGTGCGTAGATGCTAGTGGACACACAGCGCTTGATCGTTCCAGCTTTCATCGCCGCAAACATTTCCCGTCGCTCCTTCGTATTCATCCGCGACGCCACCGCTCCGACGCCAGACTCGACGAACTGATTGATCAGATCCACCTGCTTCTGTTGATCGGCAAATATTAGAGTCTGCCAATCCTCAGGTATCTTGGAAGCCACTATCTCTTGAACGATGGCACACAGATCTTTATTCTTGTACACAAGGTAGCGATAGGCATGATCACGGCTCTGACACTCGAACGTCGGGAACTCCAGTTTCAACATGTATACTACAAGTGGACAGATAGCTCCATCGGCCACAGCCTGTTGAAATGTTCTCTCGTACAAGACCGGACCAACCAAACCTTCCGTTATTATATCGGCACCATCGAATCTACCTTCAACTGTTGCACCGAACCCGTAGATGCGCGCGTGCTTAAATTTGGCCACATTTAACATTCGGGAGGGCGTTGCGATCGCGTGTGGTTCGTCTATCAGCAGCAGCCGCACGTGATCTGGGTTTATTTTTTCCAACGAGTCCAGACTGCACACGGTTATGTCCTGCGACTGATTCTTGTCTTTCGATCCAGTGAACAGTCCCGTGATGGTTCTCCCGGGCAACGCGGCCTTCAATTCGTCGACCAGCTGCCGCATCAGGTCAACACCAGGCGCCGCCAATATTGTCGGGGTATTTGGATAGGCTCGGATTACGTTAACAAGTGCAACCGTTTTTCCCCAGCGGGTAGGACATTTTAATATTCCAGAGCGGTTCGGTGACAGAAAATTAATCACCGCGGTGAACTGCCCGTTCCTGAATCCCTTCATGTTCTTGACCTGCGGCGCCGGCATCGGATCCCGCGCGTCGATCAACTCGTAGGCCAGTCTCTTTTTCTTGCAGGCGTCGAGCACCCGATCCAGAAGTCCTTGATAACATACAAACGTTCGACACGGCTGTCCCATGAGCGGCCGTACCAAGCTCACCTTCTCTTTGGTCACATCTCGGATCCAAGGCTTCTCTTCATTCTGTACCAAGCTCTTGTGCGTGTAATACAACTTCGACTCAATGGGACAGGCGTCGTCAGGTGCGCGGTCTGAGTCTGAGACTACAAGTTCTCCGGAGTACCAAGTAATTCGGATCATAGCGTGTCTACATGCACAATACGATCTGCGTGTTGTGCTACCTCGCGGAAATAGGCTGTCTTACCGTTGGGTGTTCCCGAAGACTTAACCTCCAGTAAGATCGACTCTATTCCTGTGTCCGAATCTTTTCCAAGATCGATGACGTGTCCAGCAAGGTCTTGTGCTTGCGCGGCGTTGGCCAAGTTTAGCAAGACTTCAGTATCGGTAAGAATCAGTAGATGCAGTCGTGCGTTGTCTTCAGTCCGACTGACAATCAGTTTGAATGGTGCTTTGTTCATTATTTTTCTCCTCAACCACGTGTGTGTCCAATACTTCGAATCGTCCGAAATTAAATTTACTACCCCAAGGCGATAGCCCTAACCAAGTACCTACCAGCGATAACAGTGTGGTGAACTGGTCTAAGGTCGGTGCTTTGGCCATGGTTTCCTCAATCCTGAAGATCATGGTCAGTATGGTACCCTTTCGGAACGATTCGAAGTAATCCGTTTTTACCTGTGAGTAATGCCGTGTGTAAATGTGATAGCTGGCCGGCAGTATGGTTCTCGGTGGCAGGATTGCATTAATGTTAACCAGCATACGAGCGTCACGCGCCGCCTGTTCAAACTGACCGCGCCACGCTTGCTCGTTCACGAGAACCATAGAACTCTCTTTTCGAAAGCGTCTTATGCCGTCTCGGCCTGGCGTCATATCACCAAGCATCGGCGTGTTTAGACGCAGGCGCGCTAGAATTAACACAAGTTATTTCGGCTGACCACATTGATGTTGAGTCCACTTATGATTCGGATAGTGCGAATCAAACTCGAAGTCCAACGTTATACCACCGGACTCAATCGATGATTTTACGACGTTACAAGCACATCGTTCACAAGCGTGCGGTCCATACCAAACGACTTCAGGCTTCCGTATGAACGTGATCAATTCTTTCGGCGACAACTTCTTGTTCTGCTGGATCTGCGTTTTCTTGTTCATGATTATTTTGTTCTTGTCCTAATTTCAATTCTTTTTCCAATGCTTGCTCGATCGCGAAATTGTGGTCCACGATCCAGATTTGATGTTCGGCATTCTTCAATTCCTGTTTCATCAAACTCAGAAATTCAATAACTTGTTCCACACCATTTATGTCCAATCCGCCTAGCGGCTCATCCAACACCAGAAGACCTATGTCTTTGATCAGCGTCTTCTGCAAAGCCATCAGAAATGCCAAGCACAGGCGAACGCGTTGACCGCCTGACAACTTGCACATCGGCAGGTCGAACTTCGTCGGCTCATCCAGACGATGGAATAGGAACTCCAAATCCTTATCCTTGTCAATGAATATATAGAAGTTCGCATTCATCTGCTGCAACCCATCCTGTGTATGCTGCGCCAACTTCTCAAACTTGTGCCGCACAAACATCATGGGTATGCCGTCGTTACCCAGCAGGTCTTTTAACCGCCGCAGATCATTTAACAGGTCTAGCTTTGCTCGGTTCTGGGCAATTCGTTGTTCCAAGTCTTGAAAGCGAACATTGGCCGCCTGATATGCCTCTACGGCTGTTTTCACTTCTCCCTTTAGACTTATACGGTGGTGCTCCGCGGCTGACAGTTCAGATTCCACCTGGGTCATGGACACACTAGTATCTTGCAACTTCTCTGACAGTACACCAGGCGCCGGGGCGTTAAAGATCGCCGACGCCTCGGTGACTCGCGTTTGCATCTGGGCCAGACTATGGGTTATGGTTTCGATTTGGCTGGCCAAGTTGTTGGACAGACTCAACTGCTGATTGCGCTGATTGTACAGATTGGACCAGTGGGTGGTGCGGCTGGACAGATCACTGTGTCCCGCGGCGGAAAATTCGTAACGTCGTTCCCAGTTAGACGCTCCCAATGGGAACGTGTCCAGTAATTTTATAGCCGTCGCTTTCTGGGTATCCAGATTGCTCTGCTCAGTTAAAAGTTCCTTTGTCTTTTCCCGGATGTCAGACCAAGCTCGTACGTCTTCTTTCGCCACCTCGTAGTCAAACTTTGTCTTGATGTCAGCCAGACGTTGCTGCTCTCTCAACTTCGCCTGTTTCTGACTTTCGATGCTTCCTTCAAGATTATTTTTCTTTCGGTTATATTCTGCCAATGCGGATAGCCAGTCCGACTGTTGCTTCTCAAGAACCTTTATCTCGGAAGTCAAAAGCTCGATCTCTGCCGTCTTACCTTGAAGATACTCATCGTTTAATTGATTTATATCCATCAGGGTGAGACCACATTCCGGACAATCACCGGTACATTCGGACTTCGCACTCACCCGACCTTTGATCTTGGCCTGTAGTCTTGTGTACTGTGACAGTTGTGATACCGACGATCGTTTCAACTGCAAATCGTGCTGCACTTTATTCAGCTGATCTTGACTCGCCGGAGGCACCGGAAATATTCCCAACTGATTGTGCAAGTGCGTCAAGTTGGATTCGATGCCTGCGATCGTTTCCGTTATGGATTTCCGATTGTCGTGCAGCTTGATGTCATCATTCAGGTCTTTGATGAAACCTTCGATCTGCTGCACCGTATAGCTATCCGCATTAACATAACTCAAGTCAGACATTACCTGTATCTGGCGTCGGGTGATGCAATCAATCTCAGTTCTCACTCTGGTGTAATGCGTTAACTCAGCCAAGATTTTTCCATAATCGTCGGACTTGGTCCTATCCGACTCTAAATTCTGTCGCGTCTCCTCCAGCTCCGCAATACGTTGGTCCAACGTGGCCCCTGCCAGTTTGACCTCCAACTCGGCTTGCTTGCTCTGCTTCTGTACAAGGGCCTCACCGATCTGTTGCTGCAGCAGATTGAGCTCCGTGTTGGCCTTGGACAGATTGTGCAGGTATGTCAACTCGGCCTCATGATTCGGGCAGGCCAACAGCTCCATGTTTTTGCGATTCATGGTTCCCAAGGCGTCCATACGAGCAGCAGACGCCTCATCCCGTGCTGGGGTTAGATCCACCACAGTGCCAGAAATCATTTGGATCTGGCTATTCACCATGTGCGACCGGGCCTCGCAGAAGGATAAATTGACCAACTGCAGGAACGCTCGACTTCTATCCACGCCGTCCTTAAAAAGGATATCTTGCAGTGTGCCTTGATTTACGAACACCGAGTTAGCCAAGGCCTTTTTATCAGCACCGAATATTTCCGACATCAGCTTGTCCACGTCTTTGACTGACTTCAACGTCTGATCGCCCCAAACGAGTTCGCGCTTCTTGGTGGAGCCGATCTGGCGCATGATGGTTCCCCGTTGACCGTTCTTCACGAAGGTCATGGAGCCGCCGCCGTTGCCTTGCTGATTGCGGACATACGAATCCAGATTATCACGGGTCTGCCCGGTTATCAGGAATTCGACCAGGTCCAGTACGGTTGATTTGCCAGACCCGTTTGGTCCGACGACACCGACGATGCTTCCGTTGCTCTCAAATTCGAAGTGCCGGTGTTTACCCCAGTTGTCACCAATTAGTTTTTCGATTATCATGCGGTTTAATTAACTTTAAATATTGCAATTTGAGCATTCATCTCGTTCCACCTTTCTTCCATAACGGGAGTAACTAGGGTTCGAGTCCATTCCGATATATTCTCAACCGAAAACTCGTGACCTAGATCGTGCGCCGCTATGAATGATCCAGATACAAGTAGTCGTGCCCAAGTGTCAAACTCTCGTTGTTTAGCCCCACCATCACACAATAAAAATACGGGACGCTGGCCAACGAATTCTTTTATCTTTCGGTAGACCTCTGTGGAAAATACATCGCCATCCAGTACAGTCACACCGAGGCGTTGCAGGAATGCATCCGTATCTGTAGATCTCACATTATCGACCGTCAGCACAGGGATGTTTAGATGTAAGCCCCACAGTCCTAGATACGTGGTAAGCGCCCCACAACCAGTACCGATCTCAACAATGGCACCTAAATTCGGTGCGATTTTGAATACGCCGTCCAGAATGTGATAGACACGATAATTGTGCTGCATCAGACGGCCAATAAATGTCGTGTGCCACTCCCAATGCTTGTCGTCATTCAGTCTATATTCGTCGTAATTAGTCATTGGTTTGTTTTTAGACATGTCGCTCTATTTCGTATTTAAGTTTTTCATGCTTGTAATTTAATATCCACTCCTGACCCAGTCCTCTAACAACCGCAGTCACCTGCTCCAATTGAGAATCGAAACGACCACAACCGCACTGTATAGCTGCCCGGAAAAGCACAAACTCCATGAGTTCCTTTTCCGAACAACAACAGCATCCGAACATTCCCAAGTCGTGGTCTTCATCATCAACCAACTCAACGATGATTTCTGGGTCGGTAAGGAATACGTTTAGGAATCCTACGTGTTCAAGAACTTTCGGTTGCATTGGCCTCAATCGCGGCCAGGCGTGCCTCTACGAACTCTTTCAACGCCTTACCCGCATCAATATCCGGATTCAACATCTGAGACGCTATCTGATACAGCCCATCTTCCGTCGGTACCTTCGCGTTCAAGAGGTCCTGCACACTGATATCCTTGTCTTCTGCCTGCACCGCCAGCGGATTTATCACACCTGTAGCTGATTCCGGGTTCAGATATATAGGTTGCAGAACAACGATGTATTTGTCTGGATCCAATTTCTGACGTACGCGGGCGATCACGTCGGACAGGCTGGTCGGGAACTTCACGTACAGCATGGGTTCGCGCGGGTCGGTCTTCTTGAGTTCCGTTTCCAATCGATCAAACTCATCCAGTTTCGCCGTCAACTCTGCCTCCGTGTTTACTAACCAGTGTAATACAGGTCGTGTACGAATTTTGTGAGGATCGTAAGACACCAATTTACGGTCGCCGAAGTTAAGCTCGATCCAATACTTGTCTGGACACTCAGACGAACTACACATCTCGGTGGACCCAGGATAGCCAATCCAACCTCCGCTCGGCCGTTGACGAATATCCATCACGTGAATATCACCTACTGCAGTTAACTCAAATATGTCTGGGACATCGTCGATAGCGAGCGCATTTGGACTCGGAAACCCACAGAATTCCTTTATCGGTTGATGCAATAGTAACACGTCGATACCCGACATGTCATCCTCCTGGAACCGACTGAGCAGCGCCTCTTTGCTCATGGAAGAATAGCCGCGTAGCACTAGATCGCCGATCACGACCTTTGGGTAGGTGCTGATCAGTACGATTCCTCCCCGGGAGTTGGGAATCAGTACTTCGGGCCAAGGCGGATTGGTGTGATCGTGATTGCCGTCAATCGTGTAGAGGAATGTTCCTTTAGCGATCAGCAGATTGTGGATATGTTGAAGGTCCCGCACATCTTCCGCGGAAGGCCGATTCGAGTTGAACATGTCGCCTGTGTGAATAATAGCATTGACCTTATTATTCAACATGTCGTCGACTGCATTCTTCAGCCCCAACGCGAAGTCACGTCTACGTTTCGACGACCCGTACTGCGAATAGCCCAGATGACTATCGGACACCCATCCTAGTTTAATCTTCATATTGGGTTCAATGTGAGGTCTGTCACTCATATTTTTCAAACGACCCGGTCATGCCAAATGTGTCATAAGTCCACTGCAGCACTTGCTGCATGGTGATCCAATCTAAGTCCGTTTCGAACACCACCGTCGTTTTGTAGGTACCAAATCTATCGATTGCGCTGGAGCATCTCGGCATCTTGTTCATTCGTGCCAAGATAGGATTTTTATTGATCTCCTTTACCAGCTGTTCTTCCAAGAGACCACGAAGATCTTTGGTATAGTGGGTAACGCAGCCATCAAGTTTTTTAATATCTTCTCCAGCTTGACGTGTGAAGCTAACAACAACCTCTGGCTTGACCAAATAACTGAAACATCCGCACTTGGGACAATCACCTGCCGGCATCTCCCCACCCACGTCGAGTCGATCCAACAGATTGTGAATTTGAGCCAGCTTGCTACAACCACAGCGATGCCCACAATTGTCGCATTCACACAATGGATCTATCACCGAAGTAATGGTTGGTTTCTTACTCATCCGTTTTGCCTATTAGTTTCAAGAAGTCTTCTTCTCCAATGATCTGTACCGTTCCCAAAGCCTTGGCCTTGTCCAACTTGGAGCCAGCGCTGTCACCCACTACCAAATAAGACAGTTTCTTGCTTATACTGTTGACCACCTTGGCTCCTTTCGCTTCTGCCAGTCGTGCCGCCTCATCGCGATCCATGCTTAATGTTCCGGTAAAGCATATCGATTTTCCGGCCAACGCTCCAGAAGCCGCCGCAGGGTTAAACGTTTTCGATTTTAAATTGACACCGTGTTTCTCAAGTTTCATTACCATAATGCGTATCCACTCGTCATTGTCTTCAAGCGATTTCAAAACTACAGGTCCTACCTGCTTCTGCAATTCCGGAGTATCGGTATTCAAAAAGGCCCACAGGTCCTCGTAGCGAAGAGCAAGCTTTCGGGCCAACGTGTTACCAATGTGATCGATTCCCAATCCCGCCAGTACTGCTTCCATGCCTCGGTCCTTGCTGGCCTGGATCGCGTTGTAGAGGTTCTCAGCCTCCTTGGCGCCGAAGACATTGCCAGATACTCCACGAAGACTCTTGACGGTCAGCTCATATAGCTTGTCAATGCTGTCGACGTGCAACAGATTGAAGAGGCTCTCTGCGGACGATTCTCCTAAGCCCTCAATGTCCATCTGAGCCTTGGCCGCCCAGTGTATAATTGATCCGATGCGAATCGCCGGACATTGTTTATTGTTGCAATAAATAGCCACGCTTTGTGTCTTGCCGTCACTGAGTGTCTTTTTCTCAACTGGGGACTGACAAATTGGACAGGCTTCTGGTGGAACAAAAACTGTACAGTTTTTGTTACGCTTCGCTTTTACCACCCGAACAACATTAGGAATAATCTCCCCCTGTTTCGCTATAACAACTGTATCGCCCACACGAACGTCCAGCCTGTCGATCTCATCGAAGTTATGTAACGACGCCCGACCAATGACGCTGCCATCGATCTCCACAGGTTCCAATTCAGCCACTGGCGCCAACGCCCCGGTACGTCCTACCTGAACGGTTATGGAATTCAACACGGTTTCAACTTCCGAAGGTGCATACTTGTAGGCATAGCCCCATCGCACAGCACGGGTCGAATTGGTTAATTGGTCCCAACAAGGACGATAGTTCAGTTTGATGACTGCCCCGTCAACCGGGAAGGTCATCGTAGGCCGTAGTGCTTCAAACTTCATTACCCAGTCCACTACATCTTCAACGTTGTCTCCGACCTTGAACCAAGGCACTGCCTTGAATCCCATGTCTTTGAACCATCCATGCAGCTCATCCTGATATACGGGCACTAATGTATGGCACCCGTTCAACACGTGATACGGCATAAAGCTGAGCCGCCGCTGAGCTACTTCGAACGAATCCAGTAGTTTCATCGAACCTGACGCGGCGTTTCTTGGATTCGCGAACTTCTCGCGTCCCAAAGTTTCTTGGCGCTCGTTAATCAATTTGAAATCCTCGAAAGTCAGGAACACCTCTCCACGAACATGGATGTCCGAGTCCTTACCGAATCCTGGCACATAAAACGGTATACTGTGGATGGTCTTGGCATTCGTAGTGACGTCATCACCTTCGGTGCCATTGCCTCGGGTTAATGCTTGCACCAGATCCCCGTGCTTATATTTGAGATCCAGAGACAGGCCGTCGATCTTCGGCTCGACAATGCACTGCATCTTAATATCTTCGCGTATTCCCAATTCTGTGTGCCAGCCCAATATCTTTTGTTCCAGATCGGACGGCTTGAATACGTTATCCAGCGACAGGCAAGGCAACACGTGGGGTCGGGACACGAAACCAGATGCTAGTCCGCCACCAATTCTTTGGGTCGGGCTTCTGACAGATACGAGATCGGGGTGATCCTTTTCGAACGCTATAAGTGACTGCATTTCTCGGTCATACTGCTGGTCGCTGACTAAAGGTTCGTTCTGCACCCAGTAAGCGTGGTCGAGCAGGTTAATTCGGTCGACCATAGCGGAATAAAGTGTGGCAATGTTCATACATTATTGTACTGGCTTATAGCCCCAAATTTCACAAGCTTCTTCGATCTCTGCCGTCGCCGCCTCTACCGCGGCTTCCAAGGTGTCGCCTTCTCCACCCACGAAGCCATGATCTTCGGCCTTCTCGTTACATACAAAACGATACTGAAGGCGACCGCTTAATTTCGGCTCGACTTCAATATTATAACAGAACTCATCGCGATTTTTCTTGGCGATACGCTCAAGGCGTAGGACGAGTTCCGTTAGCTGACTAGGTTTTTCAAAGTGTTTTTGTTCCATATTCATTTTTAGGTCTTTGCTTCAAAGTCGTTGCTTATATGGTATGGTCGATGACAAAAATAGTTCCTGTATGGTCTCGCCATCGATGGTACGCACTAGCCAGAATTGCCATCCTGAATCTCTTGGTTCGGCAATGGCTTCAAATTTTCCGCACTTGGATTTGGCCACGAAAGCTCCAAACTCGCCGGCTAATATGTACCAGCACGGTTTCGAAAACTTCCTTACTTCACGACCATCTGCGAATATATTAGGCCAAGATTCCGGTAAACTTAGTGTCTGGACGGCCGTCGATTCTTGTCTAGTCATATTTGTAAAGTTTCACGGAACTCCAGCCACCATGTCACCCGGGTGCACCGGACGCGCGTCGTGCTTGCCTCGAAAGGCGCAACGAAATTTAGGTGGAAGGCCGATGTAAAGACGATAAGCCATTTGCTGATCGTCGAAGTGTTCAATCCTGCCATCGGGCCAGAATATCCTGGCCTTGGCTGTGTCGTTTTGTTTAGCAGTATCGGACGGCATAGATTTCATCTGGTGTCATTGTCTGAAATTCAATTCTTCGTTTCGGAGCGCCTCGAAGTTTTCGGCGAACCCCGGTCAAATGGGATTTTAGGTTTTTACCTTGATTAAGCGAGAACCAATAATTCGCCCCGAAACTTCCCCAACGGATGGCTGGTTTGCCTTTGGTGGGATCAACTTTCGGTTTGAATTCGAACACGGATTTACGTCCGCCGTTCCAAGGTCCGTCGATCGGGGTTTCAAATTCAACTACCGCTTTCAGTCTTAAAACTTCGGCCAAGTCTTTGTCATTCATGCGTTAAATTGTCATTGTGCAGATCAATAATATGTTGAGCCACCTGATGCGCTTCTGTACCAGTACGTCCGATCGCGTTACACGGACGAATACCTATACCCGTGCCGAAGATCGCTACGGTAAAAGCCTTGTCTTTCGTGGGTTTGGCTTCCGTTGATTTTGTCCATCGCTGAGAAAGAATGGACGTCGCTACAACTTTAGCATTTAGCTTCATGTCAGATTTATGTTGATTGTTGCAATAATCAATTTGCGTTCGCCAATGTAAATATTCCAGCCGCTGCCAATCTGTGAGAATCTGACCGTTCGGACTAGAGATTATATTTTGCCTTCGCGTAACGAGCCTCCACTTCCTCCCGGCTCATGATGAGGGGATATGAGTCCAATTCGAAAAAACCAAAGTACGACCCAACATCATACCAAGCCCTGGCTTTATCCACTATGTTGTCTCCGGTTAGCGCGGCTATAAATTCAACCGGTACCACGCCGGCCCAACTTGAAACAGCGCCTATTGAGTCAGCGAACCAAACCGGGGTCTCCGGATGATATTTATTATCAGACAGCACTCCGTTAATATAGGTACAGGGCTCTAGTATGAACCTATGTATCTCAAATTTGTCTTCAAATGTGCGTCGCACCGTTTCACCTTCTGGTGCATAGACGCCGGTCAGATCTTCGAACACGAAGTAACCACCGTGCTCGATTGGATTAACATCGCCGAGCTGCGCCACTAATTTCCATTCAGGTTGTTGCGTTGAACTCATTCTGTCGCTCAGTCTTGTAGACTTCTTTGTGGTTGTAGCAATCCTCTGTTTTATGTACCCAAGCGAATTTCACACCGGGTTGCGTTACGCAATAATCAGCGCACCGCTTGGCCAAGGCTGCATCGTCGGTTCCAGACATCGTGGCTCGACGCTTATCCCCGGTAACTTCAAAGTAACTGTTGAAAGAATAAACCGTGCTTGGATTACGAGCGTACTGGTATCCTACACTGAAAAACGGACGGTCTGGTGTAGCCTCTATTTGTTTCATATCTTGTGCTTACCATTTCGCCCAATCGGGCAGTTTGTGATAGAGTGATTCGCAGTGGGTTTCGATACGCTGGGCCAAGTCGATGTTGCCAGCCAGCCGATAAACCATCGCTTCTTGCTTCGCCTCGGCATAGCTGGCCAGAGCGCGGATGCCGACCGACAACACGATCAACTCCTGCCGCATCACTGGCATGTCATCAATATCCATCGCGTCCAGATTGGGCAGTAATTCACCGATGCGGGTGGTTAATTCAGTCATATAGTCTCCTTTCCACAACCCATCTGTTGAGTGAGTTGTGCTTGTCGAGATTTTTCAACGATTATGTTATTTCCTTTGCGGGCCGAATTGTGACCGATCGCCAGTATGGCGGCCGAAGCATAAAACTTGGACTCGCCTATCTGCCTCCCATTGAATCGCACAACAAACCCACAAGACTCTGGGCTAATCGTGTATCTTGAATCCGGGTTCACTCCGTCATGGGTTACCGGGCAACTACAGTTAGGTCTCATGACGTCACTACCTCCGATGATACTCCTCCGGCCCATTTAGCAAAGCTGGATAGGTACAAGGTTCGCTCACGAGATCCTTGCTTATACAACACTCCCGGGTCGGTAGGAGCCCTTTCTCCGTACCAATATTCTGGCCGGTGTTTGTCTGCTATTTCCAAGACGGTGCGTGTGGTTTTGCCCTGTCCGCGATTGTAATAGGTTTTTCCAACCTTGATGTCTTTTGGACTCATGGTTTTTCACCTACAGCTTTGGCAATGGCGCCGCGAGCAACCGACTCTATGTGATCCAACGCGGACCATTGTGGTTTTTCGGTTTCGTACCGGATGATAACTCCGGCATTGCAAGTTTTAATAATAGCATTAAGCGCTTTCAGCAACTTAGGCGCGGCGGCGATCAGCTTGGCGTTCGCTTCAGCTTCAGGTCCATCGCCCAATTCAGCAGCAACGCAGATCTGGCCATTGCGCCCCAAAACTTCTAATTTTGCGCGGCCAGTGTTGCGGTTATAGGCCACCAACCAATCGCCCGGTGTGTGTTTTGCGCTCATACTTTTCCTTCCACTTTGGCAACGACTGCCTGGGCGCAATTAAACGCCGCACAGTCTGCCGGCTCCACGTTGTCCAAGTTCATCGCCGGACAGTCCAGCAACGCCTTGCACGCCGCCAACAGCTCCGGCGCCGCGACGATCAGTTTGGCATACGCCACCGTGGCTTCTTCGTTTCCTGGGCAACAAACGAATGCGATTTCGTCACTTTGACCGCCATTAGGTAGCGTAACATGGACTCCAAACCCAAGGTGTGGTCGGCGGTGCTGTACCAGTTTCCACTCGATTCTTCTCATGTTTTTGTTTTCTTAATTCGTTTTTTGAGTAGCTCCTCGTCACACCTCAACGGCGTCTGACGATAGTAGTTCTTCATCATATCACGTCCAGTACTTGATTGCAGGTCGACCTCGACAAACTCGGACACCGTGTCCGTAAATGGCTCCGTCACATGCCTGGCCTCGATCTCCATCACAGACTCGAAATGCGCAAACGCTGCCCATAGATCAGGACAATTGTCGCGCGCATACACATTCTTCACAGATAGCACTAGTGATTCTCGATCACTGTGCCATAGCACTCTTGGTTTTCGCAGCACAGGATTATCAGACATGGCATTCTCCCAAGCTTCGGGGAATCGCATCCACATCTCCATGGCCATCCTAAGACCCTCGATCAAGGCCGTGAACTCCATTCTGTCGACGCTCGTGTCCGAACATGAACCCATGCAGAAATGCTTCACCAGGTCGTCGGCAGTCTTTACGTAGGCGGCGTAACCACCAAAGCCGTCGGCGTGTCCTGAGCCGTCAGTGAACAGCAGGAGGTTCGGTGCTTTTATCGACATAAGTTTTCGAATCGATTATGTGTTCATGATTCACATTTTTCTCGTGGATGTGAAGTTCCACCTGTTGGAATCCAGAGCCGACACCAATAGACGTGTCGCTCAGATTTAGACTGCCAACGTTATACTGGCTCAACATTTCTCGCGCCGTGGTGACGGCACGCTCAAAATCCTTTTTACCGTCGAGTGTCAGAGTGAAGAAGAGACCTAGCTGCGAACCTATTAGACCGAAGCGGTAATCAGTTTTGTACCGGCGGTCAGATTTTTTGCCTGTCATTTGAATTCCATAGTCTCCAATTGTTTGATGCGCTGTTTCAGCAAGCGGATTTTATTCAGTCGAAGCTTCTCGGCCTGTTCGACCGCGGCACTGCGCGTCTGGTGCCATTCTTTACCCTCGCCGTGATAATAAGACCGATCCCATGTTTTTGTAGCACTTGAGCACACCATGTCCGGATGCAAGGGCGATCGATCGACTTCTGCTTCTGTGATGCCTTGGGTCAAGGCATATTTCGTCACGAAAACTTTCATTGATTATTTTGCTCGTTAATTATTTGTCGGAACTACTATTTAGGTAAGGCTTCTGGTACAACAGGCGGTACGGCGGCAGACATATTCGGTGGGTTCTTGGTAATAGCGCTCAGTGAATACTGATCTTGTGGTGCTGCGCCCGCTGGAGGCTTCACTTCTGGTGTTGGAACCACCGGTGCCTTGCCACACCATTCGTAGTAAATCGTCTGCGCTGTCTTGACCACACCTTTCAACCAGTCTCGAAATTCTTCGTAACTCACCTGTTTCATGTCTTGGCGCGCCCCGTATGGATGATCAAATTTTCTGGGTGGTGCACTGTAGATCTTCTCGTTTCGACTCCAAATTTCGATGGTGACACGGGCATGAAGTTCGTCTGAGGTCAAAGACTCGTCGACGACGTTTGTGACATTAGTCGGAGGTTCCACTGGGCATTGGCGTCTAAGCCTTATGTTTATTTTAGGTGGCGGACGGAGGTCGGCGGGGTCTGGCGTTTCAGGTAAGGCGGGTGCCGGTGTCTCAGTTTGGACTTGCGGTGTCGGCGACTGGGTCGCATTATCTGTATCGGCCATGAGATGTGTTTAACACGCTGGTTCGCATTTATCAACAAAAATTTGGGCAATGCCTTATCTCGACCTCGATTATAAACTTCGCACTGATGGTGAGTTTCGGCACCAGCTCGTCACGCGCAGCAATGAACTGTCCGGCCTCTACGAACGATCAAAAATAAGTGCTGCCGGCGCCCGGGAGTTCAATGACGCCTTGATGGATTTCTTGAAATTCTGCAATTTCAACATGGTGTTCTTAACCGGTTTTTACTGGCCGCGCTACCCGAAAGACCGTCCGCTCCTGTTTAGTGATTACGGTTTTTCGTTTCAAATCTTTAATATTCATCTCGGCGGGTTCACCGTGTTGCGGGGGTCTCGACAGATCAGTAAATCCACAAGTTTCGCCGCGCGTCAACTCCTATTGACACGCCTGTTCCCAGGATTCTCCAGTCTGTACATCAGTCCTCGCAGTCAACAGCTTGAGACCTATGCCAACCGTTTACAAGAAATGGTGCGCGCGCAGCTGGACTACAAGCCGGACTACAAACTCCGACAGAATCTTCACTTGAAAGAATTTGCGAACGGATCGAAGATCGAACTCGCCTACGTGCTCAGTAGTGCGTCTAATGTACGCGGCAAAAGTTCCGATGAAATCTTATTCGATGAAAGTCAGGACTTCGATCCCGATCTGGAAATCGAAGTCGAGCAGGTACAATCGGCCTCGGAATACCCGATCACTTTTTACGCCGGCACCTCGCTCACCACCGACACGTTTCTTGAGAAGAAGTACGGAGAGTCTTCAGGTGGCGTATGGGTCATGACCTGCCCGTCCGGTCACGAGAACATTCCACTCCCGGAACATGGCGTGATGGACATGATTCAACCGGAGGGACCTTGCTGTGCCAAATGTGGAAAGCTCCTGAACGTTCGCGCTGGTAGATTTCTTCATTCCAACATGCAGGCGTTTGAAGCCAAGAAGTATGGCTTTCACATTCCTCAGTTGATCGTACCGTCCGTTATCCAGAATCCTTATCGCTGGTCCAAGATCTATGAGCGGAAGAACAAAGGCGATTATCGAAAGTTCCTGCAGGAAATTCTTGGTGTCCCAACCGAAGAAGGTGAGCGTGAAATAACTCGGCAACAACTACAAGACATCTGCACGCTCGGTAAGGACGTTGGGCTGCTCAAGCGTAACGCCCAAGCAAAAAAATATCAATACATCGTGTCTGGTTGTGACTGGGGTGGCAGTGACTACCAACCTATGTCTCACACTAAGATCAGTACGACCGTACATGTCGTACTTGGTATCACTTCAAACGGACTCTTTGACATTCTGCATATGAGTCGCTTTACCGGTATGAACTACGACGACATCATTGGTACCATCATACGGGAATGGAAGCAGCACATGGGATTTGCCTTGGCCTCAGATTTCGGTGTTGGCGCAGTCTACAATAGCAAATTGCGAGAATTTATTCAGCCGGAGAAACATCTTATCTTTAACTACGTCGGTCCCGCTACAGCCCTCATATCTGAACCAAAAGGACCGCACATCTATAATCAATGGTCGCTCAACAAAACAGAATCATTGTCTTTCACCTTCGATGCTATACGCCAGAAGCGTATACGCTGTTTCTCTTGGGAGTACGCTGAGGAGTATTTGACGGACTGTCTCAACATGTATCGCGCGCCGGGTGAGAAGGCGGGGAACGCTGGCACTAACACGTTTATTTATCGCGCTAGTGCCAGTCGTCCGAACGACACGCTGCAGGCCCTCAACTACGCTTACATGCTTGGCAAGATTATGATTGGCGAGCCGATGTTCAGTGATCTCAGCATGAAGCTACGGCTGGAGTCGATGTTACGAGGAAACTTCAACTACAATCTCCCGGGAGCGTATTCAGGATAGCCGCGGCTGATGGCTAAAGGAAATAGGTGATCTACCGCTTCTTCTTGGTTCCAACCGGTCTTCCCAGCGGAACTCGTTCTACATCGAACACATAGTCCCCTTTAGCCAGGGCATTCAGGAATCGCTTCACGCTTCGCACCGCCTTGTTGAGTCGGCGGTAGCCGCTGGCAGATTGCAGCACCACGTGGCCGTTACGGTGAATGATGATACAGATGCGCTCGCGCTTTTTGTTCTGAATGAACTTGACTTGGTATCGGGGCTGCATCGGCCGAACTTTAGCCGACTGGTTCTCATTTAATCAAGCCCTAAATTTCGGCTCATGAACGAATCTATCTTTGGTACAACCTGGCCCTTCGGCACCACTTTTCCGAATTGCTCATTCCACAGCCGGTTGAACGTGGCATCATCCACCCTGGATTTCTTGGCCTCTTTGGATCCACCGTCAATCAACGTTAAGTGTCTGCCGGTGGTACTACTCCAGTAGTTCTGTGACACCACTCTCCAATTCTCACCTATTCTAAAGGCGACCGGCGTCTTGTATGAATACCATATCTCGAATGCTCCGAAACTGACCGATGTGCAATTGGGACACAGCAGGTCAATTCCTCCCGGCATGGTACTAGGACCGTTAAAGTGCATATCTCGAATCGCCGGTTCAATCTCATCAGTGTTAAGGCTCATTGTTATGTAAGAAACAGAAGTTCAAATTTGTCGGTCTCGGCTTCGCCGAATGTTTTTATCATAAAGTCTTTCATGCTGCCGTCTTCGTGCATCGGATAGCCAAATTCTCTGGCTAGATGATTTTCAAATTTTAGTATGTCCAGGCTGTACGTGTTGCCGTACCACATTAAATAACCGTCCAGAAAATCATTATGTTCTCGTTTAAATATTCTTTTAAACCAAGCTGTTGTGTCAGGATCGTACCACTTCTCCTCATTCTTAGGTGGATGGCGCAGCCGAAATGCTTCACGTGGTTTCATGTAAGCGCAAGTATTCAAGAACTGCATCGCGCACATGTCTCCATACTTGTCAGCATAGGCCAGCCATTGTTCTTTTGTAAAGGGTTCCTCCAAATCCGGAATGTCTTCCTCGGACCACTCTTTTTTCTTTAGCGTCTTCCAGCCATGCGTACATTCCGGATATCCTGGCTTAATGTGATGCTCCCAACGTACCTTGCTGGAGACCTGCGCCGAGTCCCCCCTCAATTTTTGACTCCAAGCTGGATGGAACCAAGAGACCACGCCGCTTTCCGGGTAACGATTTCCAGTCTTCTTATTAACGAACGTTTTCATAGCGACCAAATATCTCGGTAATCTTGTATTACGAGTTTTCTACAATCTTCGGGCAACTTCTTAAACGGTATCCTCGTGCCGAGATGGTTCTTGCGACCGATGGCCGGAGCGAAACCCCATTTGTTCAAGTCTATTTGATTGACGCTTTCCCCGTGTTGACCGAACCCCTGCGGATGAAAGGGGGACTCCGACATGCCGACATATTGGAACCAACGCTTTGGGCCGTAGTCTCTTCGTAGCGGCGCAGGCAGCGTCGTTCTGTATTTCCCCGTATACACCACAGTGTACCGATCCCATGTCTCACCTCCATTATCATAACATCGCACATACTTCGGCACTCCTGCCGGCATAAAGCTTGCGCGACGAGCCTTTAACTTGGTGCTAATGATAATTCTTGCCATGTGAAAAATTTGATTTTAGTTCCGCACACGTCCAGTGTGTTCTCTGCTACGACGTACGCGTCAAGTAATAACCGTAGAGCAAAGCTCTCGTTGTGAGAGCGCTGAGTTGGCATTATTGGCGATCCTACAAGTGCCCGGTCATAACTGTCCTTCGGTATGTACTTGTATGTAGCCAAGTGCATTATGCCATCGACTGTAAACATGTCTGTGTGCTTTAGAATTTTGTTGAGTTGCTTTCTGGTCAACTTCATGTATCCCTTTCAGTTGGAAGACCCAATAGATAAAAAATTTGAAATTCTTTGCGTAGAAGCTCGGCCGAACCAGAACCAGTCTGCTCGGCATTTAATTAAAAGTTCGGCAGGAGGTTGTAAGCCTCCTGCCGGTTGTAAGTTTGATCTTAACTGTCCGATCCGATGTCAGCGGTTATTATCAACCAAAGTCGGACCCATGCTGGTGTATTCGATTCGTCGCATGGTCTTGTCGGACTCAATCGTAGACGTCGTTATCGGAACGACGGCCGAGTTCGTAAGCCCGGACCAAATTTTCACATCATTCCAATACACCGACGAGAAGTGTCCCTGGTCCTTGCCGTGTTCGAACTTCCATACACCACCGAATATCTTGCGTAAGAACCTTAAAGGATTCTCGTTGAAACGAAAGGACGCATTCAAGTACCCGATCACCCAGTCTGGCACTTTGCTTTCAACGGCCAGCCGTTTTTGCAGATTGTTGAAAACTGAGTCCTCAACTTCGATAGTGACGCCGACGTCGGCTTTGACCAAATCGTCCGACCAGATCTCAAACAGTATGTCGTTGATGGTAGCTGGTGCACGTAGTGTCAAGAGCCGTGAAGCGATTGACACTGTGGCATTCACTTTCCAAGTTCTCCAAGCTTCCGGAGTAGGTCCCACGTCAATCAATATATGCACGAGACCATTTTTAAGTCTCTCCGCGCCTTCGACTGAGAACACCCCATTCTTGGGAACTCCGGAAATGGGAACGACCGCGGTTATTGTTCGCATAGTATTTTATTCGCTGTACCCTGCTATTCCGGTTAATGTGCAGCTGTTTTGAACGTTGGCGACTACATACTCGAACAGCGAAACCCGTGTTGACAGGTCTTCGGCTAACGAGGGTAATTTGCAGGGTTCAACCCAGTGCGGTGAAGTCGCCTGCTTCACTATGTGTTTGCCAGTTGCACGATTACTCGATTTTGATTGTTGAGCTTTAGCCATAGGTTTTCTATCGCACTGTTGTCGGCCGCGCGGTTGCCGTTGTTTTTGTTTTGTTGGTTTGTTGACAAGGAAGTAACTCCTTGAGTGCTGCCGTCAGTCGTACCCGACAGCAGCACTCAAAGAACTAACCCAATTGCCCTAGGTTAAAATAGGGCAAATAGGTCAATATCTAAACATATCCTGTTCAAATACTTATAACACAGAATACCGCTCTATTGCAGGGCAGGATGGGTCTTGGGGTCGGCCAAGGTCTGTACTGGCGGCAGGTCGGTACCGGTCAATCCTACGGCTTCCATCTGACGTTGCAGAACTTCCCGCTGGTCCTCCAAAAAGTGCATCAAGTAGTCGTAGGGATCCTCGTTCAACATGGCCTCGTGATCCACCTCGTTTGACTCTTCCTCGACGACCTGCTGAATAACCTTTTCCACATGTTTGGACATTTTGCCCGAGCCATGGTTCAACTCTACTTCGTACACGCCCCACATCACCTCGGGCAAGGTAAGCGGGTCCAGCATGTCAATTCCCGGGTCTCCGGTTGTGAGCGTCTGGCAGATGGTCGTGAACGCATGCGGGTCCTCGTAAAACAGATCCGTACTGGTGGCAAGCAGTATGGCATTTATCTTGTTCTCGACCTCTTCACAGGGTTTCGATCCAAAGTCCTCCTCCAGCCGAAGAAAGAGTTCTATTGGGTCCTCGTTGTAAATCTCTTCGCCGTAACGGGAAATCAGCACTATATGGATTACCGTTGCGAAGGTGTTCGGATCGGTGAGGGCCAGGAAAACCCCTTTGGGATTCAACGCCTGTGGTTTGACAGCCATTTTACTGGGCGACCAGTTTCAACAGTGCCAACTGGATCGGTTTATCGAGCTTTGACAACTCGTTGGCCAATTCCGCCCCGGTAACTGAGGCTGACTTGTTCAGGACCTCCTGCACCTTGTCCGCGGCTTCCTTCGACATCACACGGCTGATGCTGTCCTCTTTCAGAGCCTGCAGCGCAGGAACCGGAATGGCGGCGCCATGCAAGAGTGTCCATTTATTGATAGCCGCTTCAAAGGCCGATTTGGGCATGCCGGAATGAAATATCTGATAGGGGTTCAACGTGTGCCGAGCATACTTGACGCCGTGACTCGCATCGGCCTTGCCCCAGAGTTCGGACCACAAATTGGAGTCGTGTTCTGTGTCGTCTTCAGCCGAAGCTGCCAGTTCGATGTAAATCGGGTCATTCGTCTCACGCGCTCGGATCTCAGCCTGTTGTTTCACGAACTCGTAATCCGGCACGCGTTCCACGCCGTATTGAACAATGGTCTTCGGTAGTTGCTCGGTGCAACCCATATCTTTGGCCGATTTGTAGATCGCCTGACAACCTTCAACAAAGAGTTCCAGTGGGATGCGATGCGACTCGTTGCCGATCTGAATGGCAGAATCCACCACTTGGTCTACATCATTGATGGGATAGAAACCTTTCACGCCGCCGGACTTCACGTACTCGATTTCAGAGTCCGGATTGCCGGCACCGAAATCGACGTAAACGGCGAACTGTGGCTGATTACCAACAGAACTGGATTTGACGCTGGCATCCATGGCCGCCTCCAGTTTTGCGATATCCGCCGGCACCTCGGGAAAGCGGGACATGGCCGATTTGATGTTTCCTAGAATTGACTTGCTATCGATTCCGGCAGACATACAGTAAGCCTGACTGAGATACGTATGACCGGCGCTGTCAATGGGAAACTCACGACGGACAGGATCTGCGAACAAGTGTTCGGGCAGATCACCGAGGCCGTCGTCTGGGATCGAGGCTTGTTTGACGTATTCCGGTACGGTCACCAAGTTGTTGATCCGAAGCAAATGTCGGCCAGAGCAGTCTTTTACAAAATCCATGTACCAATCATATTAAACCCCAATGCGTATTCAAGACATTTTTAAGGCCGTCGAACCTTACCGGGTCGTACGCGATCTCGGCCTAAATATCAAGGACGCCTCGGGTTATAGCTATATCCAGCACCCGCACTTGGCCGATGCTCGTATTTGGCTCGTAGGCGATGAGTTCATCAGCCTAGATCCTAAGTGTTCGTTTGTAGCCGGGGATGTGTTCGATTTTCTGGCTTTTCATATGGGAGGCTATGATCTTGCCGTAAACCACGTTATGAGCCGCTATGGGGACATGGTCGAGCCGTCTGCAAACGTTCAACCCGACACCTCTCGCGTGGTCTTCGTTAGCCAGCTGGAATCTCAACGAGCACAGTTCTTGAAGCTCTACGAACTGAATCTCAACCTTCGCGATCGTGCCCCACTTTATCCGGAAGCTTTGATGTGGTTGGAGCGGCGAAATATTCGAGCTCCCCATGTAGCTCGTTTTCTTTATGTGGCCAAAGGTCTTGATCTGAATGGACTTCTGACACCCTACAGCGCCAGTGAAAAATTTCAGCCCTGTGATACTTACATCGTCTTACCCTACTTCAGCAATTACCACACATTCTCCCGGTTGGTGATATATCCGCTGAACGACGGTGGCCCTGTCGTAGTCGATATAAACCATGCGCGTCATTCTTTCTTTGGCTTACACACAATCGCCCCAGACACTGATGATGTACGAGTGACCGGTAACGCGTTACAGTCGGCCAAGTTATTCTCGCAAGGTGTCTATTATGGCAACCTCGATTTCGGTGTAGTGCATCCGCACTTCAACGTTTCCAGCAAAGTGCATCAAATGCAATTACGCACCGGCACGTTCATCGCCGGCAATGACTACGACCTTTCATTGATAGCTCGCTTTAGAGGAGGCTTCGTCGATTATCACGTGTCGGTCGAACATGATATCCTACAAGGATCGGAGAAACCCAAACGTAAGACTTGGTTGGAATTTGCCGTTTCTGAATTCCAAGCGTCCGTCGCAATCGAGAACGATATCACACCGAAGGTGGGTCGGGTGCTGGATGATCTTCGTTTCGACCGTGTCGTTATTGATAGCATCATCGGATGGATGCATGATCTTGGGCGCGACGATATAGTACAGAAAATCAAAAAACACACGATTACTCCAAAAACGTTTTTCGTATCCGACGTCGAACTGGAAGAGACCAACGCCGGGTACGTGTACCGAAAGAATAAAACATCGCAGCCTGTGCTCGGTTCTAACTTCACACTGCGCTTGTTCTCCAGCGTGTGGTTCCAAGAAAATGGCGATCTTTATCACTACGGCACCATGATGGTCGATGGCACAGAATATCCCTTCTGTCTTGATCGTAAATCCGCCGAAAAGGCTGCCAATCTTCTAACTACGCTCCGAACCGCGGTGTTGGTACACACCCAAGGCAAGAGTGCATTCCAGCCCATCATCTATGATGCTTCGGCCAGGACCTACATCATGCAGAGTTTGAGTGCTCACTTTCAGAGTCAAAATTACGCGAGTACACTAGGCCTCAAACATCTCGGCTGGACTTCGAATCGCAGTATTTTTAACACGCCCACATGGAAGGTTTCGATCTCCGGCTTGGATGAAACTCTGCGTGTTGGACATCCTTTTTTCAGCCTCCTGCAGGATCATTATAAATTTCAGAAGTTCGCCCAATCCAATTCCACCGATCTGGTGACGCCCCAGATAAAATCGTTTCTGGCCCTGATGGCTTCGATGTGCGCTCGACTTTTCCTTAAGCGCACCTTTCCTGTGCTCTCGTTGGCGAACAATGACAACAGCCTTAAACTGCTGGGTGCGTTATTTCTCCCTTTCGGCCAGGTGCATCCATTCGATCTCAACTCAAATAAACGCCGAGAGACAAGTCTCGTTCCATCCGAGTTTGCCGCATATCCCGTATTCGGCTTATACCATGACCCTGAAGGATGCCAAGGTCGGTCCGGCTACATCATGGCACTCAGTAAATTAGGACTACCGTTTAGCGTAGAGATCGACAAGCCACTGTATGATCAAATCTACACCGTGGCCTACAACATCTACACCCAGATCACGCTGCGACTGGTACGCGAAGGAAGTGGCGGAGTAAGTCCTATGATGGATGACCAGGCTTCGGTTATGGTGGACTATATCCTTGAGGGCCGCAGGCTGATCGAGCGCTTTACTCAATATCAGAAATTTGAGGTCTTCGATGATGACATGCCAGTTTTTCGTGACCTGCTGACCGGTATACCCTTAGAGGACCTGCCCAAGCATTTCAAATTGGATACAACCTCTGGTACAATGGTGTTGAGTTTCGCCAATCTGTCCAGCCATCGGCGCCAAGACGTACATAAGGAGTTGGTGACAAAGCACGCTTCTGCTTCAATGTACAAGTTCCGGGAGATCCTAATGAATGCAGAGGCCCTGCTCGAACTGCTACGAAAGTTCTACGGTTGCGCGCTACCGATCGGCGACGGTGCGAAATCTGACACGTTGACTGAAGTGGTATCCCAGCCCTTATCCCAGAGCATCGACAGCTTGTCGAAGTAACGTTCGTAGGAGTACTTCAATCGGTGCATGGAATATTTTTCCACCGCGCGTTGTCGTATGTAGTTTGGATCCAAGCTGTACACCTCTTTTAAAGCCTGTGCGAACTGCCCCAAATAGGCGCAACGAAATCCGGTCTTGCCATGCTCGACAGTCTCCGTGAAGCCACCAAAGTTGGTGCTTATTACCGGAGTTCCAGAAAGCTGTGCCTCAACTGCGACCGCGCCGAAGGGTTCTAAATACAGAGTAGGGCACAATACAGACGAAGCTCGGGACATCCAATCGTTTCGTTCCGCGTCTGGCAAGACTCCCAGATATTCGGCGCCATCCGTCACCAAGGCAGGATCTCCATGCCCTATAACCTTCAGTGGCACTCCGGCTAGTTTCGCCGCGCGACAGGCGATGGTAAGTCCTTTATTTTGAGTCAGCCGACCCACATACAGTGTGAAATTCTCCTTGTTCACCCGGGGTATAAATTCTTGCTCGTCGAAAAAATAGGGTATGACTTCGTCGAAGAATCTTCCGAACTGATTCTGCTGCTGTCCGTGTGACCAGTGTTGCCAGGCGCAGCTCTCGTAGATGCGGTAAGGCGCGAAACTTGCAATGTATCCGATCGAATATTCAACACAGGGCAAGTCGGGATGGGCATCGGCTATGACCTTTTGGGAGGCACCGCCGATTGTGAGAAGCAAATCTCGCGGCTGTTTACGCTCCCTGATTGCTTCGATGATACGTGGGTTTGCCACGGACCACAGCGGGTAGTTCTCATTCATGGCCTCGTATTGATACTCTCCACGACTCAGCGCCTTCTGTTCAGCCTTGGTGATCACAGTAACCAGTTCATCACACGGTGCCTCATTTTCTTCCGAAGCGTAGAGGATAACCGTGTGACCAATATCTTTCATCATCTTGGCAAAGCGTATGGTGGCGACACAGAACCCATCCAACGAATAAGCTTTTGTCGTCTGAACATTCGGAAGCGCCAGCAGGTGCAGTCTCATTGGGCCATCCTCGGAAGCGCCAAAACGTCGCGTTGCTCAGGACACACCTGACCGGGAATCGGGAATACAATGTATCCCCATTTTTTCAGTAAGCTTAGAAGCTCTGTTTCGGACGATCCCGCGCGTTTGAGATGGTGGTCGCACAGTTCAAGGACCAATGCCGGTCGGAATTTCCGGATCAACTCTTGTGCTCCTAAGAGTATCCTCGGTTCATAGCCTTCGGCATCCAAGTGGATAAAATCGCAACGTGTAAATGTAGTCAGGAACAAGTCGTCCAGCTTTGCTGGCTCTATTTTCACGTCACCCTCCGCAGACGTAGTGTAAGACGCGCCTACGTTAGGGTCCAACACTAGATTTACAGTACCGTTGGTATCGGACAGTGCACAATTGAGCACGTGTACGTTTTTGAACACGCTCATGTTCTTTTCGAGGGCTGCAAAGGTATCAGGACGAGGCTCAAAAGCGTATACATGCCCTTGGCTGCCCACGATATGGGCATAGGCCGCGGTGTGATCTCCCAGACAGGCACCAGCGTTTATTACCACACCACCTTCAGGAATAACGTGCGCGTAACTGGCGATCTCCGCCACGTTGTAAGGGATCACCAACTGATTTGAATTTTCGATCCAGCGCGATAAATGTGTATCGTTTTGCAGGACATAAAAACCCATTTTTGTGCGAATAAGATCGTTGGTCGTAGACATGGTTTGGTTCTATTGTATGGTGTAAGAACTGTCAAGTTATTATTGAATAGTCCGGGTTACGCCTACAACGGGAGCAAACTGGCCAGTTGCGCCCACGTTACAACCAACAAGTAATCCGCCAGTCGGGAACACGCCCGGAAATGCACCCGCGGCCACGCCCGTTACCTTGTAGGCTATGGGCTGAAGAAAGTTTGTGGATGTGCCCAAGTGTGCTCCGTTCCATCCCGGTAATTGTAGAGAAGTGCCGAACATGGTGTAAAACGTGGATGCTGTACCCAACACGTCGCATTTGATTACCAGCCAGTTCAGTCCCGGATAGATCGTTCGAGCTATTCCAGCCGGGGCTATATTTGTTACCGACGCCGAACCGTTCATGGCCACGACTCCTGTGTCGATGAGAACGCAACTAGGGTAACCCAGCGGCCCATTTCCACCGCCCACATCATCATATACCGCTACACGCATTTGCGAGGTTCCAGCGTTTGACTGATCCATGAACACGGTTGTCCAAAACTCTGCGGCTTCCGTCACAAAAAACGGAAATGCAAAACAATCTCCCAGAACGGCTGTGTATAAATTTGCCACCGGACCAAGGATTGCTCCATCAGGCAGGTAAATCTGGCCCGTACGAATCACGCGCCGGTACTCTGCCGGCTCATAAACCGGAACAGACTGCTCTTGAAGGTTCGCGAATGGTTGCGGATCGGTTGTTGGCGCAATCAAGTTAATCGCAGCCAGCATAACCGCTTGAGCGCAGCGCATGTGCCCAAGTGCGTTGAGATGACCTCCATCCATGGAGAACCATGTGTAAACGTTTGAAGGCACGGTGGCGTCTGCTCCAATAGCCGCATCCAGATCAACAACTTGAACCATTGAGTCGAACTGAGCCACGACAGTTGCTATCATCGAGTTCCAATTCGTGATGTCCGTATCCGCCGCCGCATGGCTAAGATTCGTCGCGCTGGTGAAATTGGTATTCGTTGTCCAATATAGACTTGAGGAGTAACCTCGAATTCGACGTTGGATTGTGTATTGGATATTTGTTTTTGCCGCCGCCGCATTCGTACCCAGTACAACCGTGGTTGCATTGGTGACGGATGAGATGGTATTTGTCGCTCCAGTAAACGCGCCTTGCGCATCGGTTTCGTTTAGGGTGGCTCCTACGTCATACCAACCGCCCGTGTTTGAGAATTGCACGTTAGCGTCGGTAAAACTGGTGTTGACACCCGTAGTGACGCCTGCTCCGCTCGCCCAAGTAATTAAATGCTCCGGCAGGCGAGGACAGTTACACACTAAGATAGGCACAGCCTTGAACGCCTCAATCCATACCCCGTCAAAATAGGCCGTCGAAGCGGATATGGTCGTCACCGCGCAGGTTATGGTTTGACCGGCGTTCGCCTTGGTCAGAGTTGTGATCCTCTTGAGAATGACGCCGTTTGCTGCCAAACCAATACCGCTCAAGGTTGTGGTGCCAGTAATACCAGCACCACCGCCCCAAGTAACCACGATTGATCCGCCTGAAAGCGTGCCCAAGCAGAAACAAATCGGTTCGCCTTGATAGCCGATGGGGATTGTAAACGTGATAGTAGACGATCCGGCGGAATCTACCACCGTGCATTGACGGGCGAAGCCCGACGTAAAATCGTTGGCACCAGTTGCGGCCACCCAGTTGGCACCGAATGCAAGGTTTGCTCCCGTCGGGTTGGCGTTATAGATCGCTGCCGAACGTGCCTTGGAAATTAGCACCGTTAAGATGTTCTGCGCGCTAACTCTGAGATTGGCCTGATTCGCCGCCGTGTTATTCCCAATGTCGTTAATGCCCCAACAAATAAGATGCGCATTTCCTGATCGAACGTACGGCGGAGTTTGCCTTGAACGTACAAGTTCGTTCAACATCTTTGCAAAATTACCGCCGCCAGTTGTCGCGGCCCGAGTTCCACCCACCAGCATGGCTCCTGTACGGGCGTGCTGAATATATCTTGATGCTGGGATACCACACGATGTTGCAAATATGCGCCCAAACAATTCGTTACTATTCGTGCCCAAGCTTGAAAATGTTGGTGACGTTAAAGGATTCTCCAGCCAACTATGCCCCCAAACATCCAGTCCGTTGAGAACCTGTGGCGTTGGCGGAATATCCGCCGAAATCTGCTGGTCCGTCTGATATTGCCAAGTGCCTGCTTGTGTGGCGATAGAGTTACAGCTTAAAATTAACTGCCCGTAGCCCGTAATAAGCGTTAGTGCCGCCCCTCCAAAATACTGCACAGCAATGGTTAGCGGAGATTGATTGTCTATTTCAAAAGACCAATCCGTGAAAGGTAGCGTAGTACAATCGGGAAGTATTATGGTATGCGTAGCCGTACCCGTTAAGATAAGCTGTCTATGACTCGTCGCTGTCAATTGTGTGCTCCCACCGGAAGTGGCTATACTTTGAGTCCCGCGTCCTTGGACGTTACCTATCCAATCAAAATCCCACGTACCAGCAGTAGTACCATTGGTCAACAATGTAACTAGCCATGACATTCCAGTAGCTATGGTTGCCAAGAATGTTCCACCATTTACCTGTACTGTAATCAGTCCAGTAGAATTGTTGTTTACTTGGTAACGCTGCCCCACTGATAAAGTCGTAGCATTCGGTAAAACACAAGTCTGATTAAGCGTCCCCGTAAAATCTGTTTGATAAGGACTTCCAGATGTTAGCGTGGTCGTACTTCCCGCTGTGGCAATGACCTGTACAGTTACGACTGCGGCTGATCCAGTCGGCCCGGTAGGTCCAGTGGCTCCCGTCGGACCAGTTGGGCCGGCTACGGTACTAGCTGCACCAGTAGGTCCGGTTGGACCAGTCGGACCTGCTACGGTACTTGCTGCTCCAGTTGGGCCTGTCGGACCAGTAGGACCAGTCGGACCCGCAACAGTAGAAGCAGCACCAGTGGGACCTGTAGGTCCAGTTGGACCAGTAGGTCCCGCCACGGTACTAGCAGCACCAGTGGGACCTGTCGGACCAGTAGGACCAGTCGGACCCGCGACCGTTGAAACTGCACCCGTGCCTCCTGTAGGACCAGTTGGTCCAGTTGGACCAGTTGGTCCAGTAGGGCCAGTAGGTCCAATCCCCTTCACGTTTCCATTCGCGTCCATCTGCACATCACCCAACCACGTTTCATTTTGTTGCAGCGTAACCTTGGCAAAAATACGACGAGTGGCTGAGTCATTTATTGCAACTGTAATTGTGACGGGCGCGGTATCAGCATTATAAATTCCAAGCTTCTTTACCGTCCGGCGCGTGCTCGATGCCGGTGCGGCAACCAGTGTTACCAGCGTAGTTCCATTGAGCACACCATCGTTGCCTCCTTCCGTAAAAGTCGTGCCGTTGTTGTCGGCGTAGCTGGAGAAGAACGACGGGTTGGTCGTGGCCGGCGGTGCGGTCATTACCACGTCTATGTATTTTGAGGTTGTGTCGAGTATGATTGTCATAAGTCTAAAAACCAAGGATATGCCATTGAGTTTGAAGATGCGCCGCCGCCGGGGCCGGTCGGCCCTGTTGCACCGGTAGGTCCGGTAGGACCAGTTGGTCCAGCAACAGTACTTGCTGCTCCTGACGCACCTGTCGGCCCAGTTGGGCCTGTCGGACCCGCCACAGTACTCGCTGCTCCTGACGCACCTGTCGGCCCGGTAGGGCCAGCCACGGTACTTGCAGCACCAGAAGCGCCCGTTGGGCCTGTCGGACCGGTAGGGCCAGCAACTGTTGAAGCAGCACCAGAAGCACCTGTTGGTCCCGTAGGGCCGGTTGGTCCGGCAACCGTACTTGCAGCACCAGAAGCGCCCGTTGGGCCTGTCGGACCTGTCGGACCCGCTACAGTACTCGCTGCTCCTGACGCGCCTGTCGGACCTGTAGGTCCAGTTGGTCCAGCCACGGTGGAAGCAGCCCCACTCGCCCCGGTTGGGCCTGTCGGCCCGGTAGGGCCTGCTACAGTCGAGGCTGCTCCTGTAGCTCCTGTCGGCCCAGTCGGACCCGTAGGTCCCGCTACAGTACTCGCTGCGCCGGATACGCCGGTGGGACCAGTCGGTCCAGTCGGACCTGTAGGTCCGGTTAATCCTACATTGCCCGCTAAATTTATATTCCAATCTGCAAACGTGCCTGTAGCCCCAATCGTGTCTACCGTCGTTACAAAACTGCCTGTAATGTATGACGAGATCACCCCTTCCATATAGCTGGCGGGTGTGCCGCTACTTGTAGCACGCATCCGATCTCCAGCTGAATATGCAAGGTTCGTCTGCGAAGCAAATGTCTTGGACCCGGTTGCGACTGCTAACGACGAAGTTGATGTGGCTTTATAACCCGGCCCGGTTGCTCCGCTAGCCCCGGTCGGACCCGTAGGTCCAGTTGGACCAGCCACGGTACTTGCAGCACCACTGGCCCCTGTAGGACCTGTTGGACCGGTAGGGCCAGCAACCGTACTTGCTGCTCCTGAAGCGCCTGTAGGACCCGTAGGTCCAGTCGGACCAGCGACTGTTGAAGCTGCTCCTGAAGCGCCCGTTGGGCCTGTCGGACCGGTAGGGCCTGCTACAGTGCTTGCTGCACCGGATGCGCCTGTCGGACCCGTAGGTCCAGTCGGACCTGCTACAGTCGAGGCGGCGCCACTGGCCCCTGTTGGTCCAGTTGGGCCTGTTGGTCCAGTAAAACCGACGTTACCAGCCAGATTTATATTCCAATCTGCAAACGTACCGGTCGCTCCAATCGTGTCAACCGTCGTCACAAAATTTCCCGAACCATACGATGAGATCACCCCTTCCATATAGCTGGTGGGTGTGCCGCTGCTTGTAGCACGCATCCGATCGCCGGCCGAATATGCAAGGTTAGTCTGCGAGGCAAACGTCTTGGATCCGGTCGCGACCGCGAGTGACGATGTTGACGTGGCTTTATAACCCGCACCGGTAGGTCCGGTAGGACCAGTTGGTCCAGCCACTGTTGACGCGGCTCCACTTGCTCCTGTCGGTCCAGTCGGACCTGTCGGACCCGCGACCGTAGAGGCAGCCCCACTCGCCCCTGTTGGGCCTGTCGGCCCGGTAGGGCCAGCCACTGTGGAAGCAACACCACTGGCCCCTGTCGGACCCGTAGGTCCAGTTGGGCCTGCTACAGTCGAGGCTGCTCCTGACGCACCTGTGGGCCCAGTTGGGCCTGTCGGACCCGCCACAGTACTCGCTGCTCCTGACGCACCTGTTGGGCCTGTCGGCCCGGTAGGGCCTGCTACAGTCGAGGCTGCTCCTGTAGCTCCTGTCGGCCCAGTCGGACCCGTAGGTCCCGCTACAGTACTCGCTGCGCCGGATACGCCGGTGGGACCAGTTGGGCCGGTTGGTCCGGTCAATCCTACATTGCCCGATAAATTTATATTCCAATCTGCAAACGTACCCGTCGCCCCAATCGTGTCAACCGTCGTCACAAAACTACCGGTAATATATGACGAGATCAATCCCTCCATATAACTGGCAGGCGTACCACTACTTGTAGCGCGCATCCGGTCTCCAGCCGAATACGCTAACCCAGTTTGCGAAACAAATGTCTTAGATCCGGTAGCGACAGCCAGAGACGACGTCGATGTCGCTTTGTATCCCGGGCCAGTAGCACCACTGGCCCCTGTTGGTCCCGTAGGGCCGGTTGGTCCAGCAACAGTAGAGGCAGCACCACTTGCTCCTGTAGGTCCGGTGGGACCAGTCGGTCCGGCCACGGTACTAGCCGCTCCAGATGCGCCTGTAGGACCTGTTGGACCGGTAGGGCCAGCAACCGTACTTGCTGCTCCTGAAGCGCCTGTAGGACCCGTAGGTCCAGTCGGACCAGCGACTGTTGAAGCTGCTCCTGAAGCGCCAGTCGGTCCCGTAGGGCCGGTAGGTCCAGTTGGACCAACGCCACCAGAATCTATTATGCAGGCCCAACTTCCAACATACCCAACCCCGTAGCGTCTGTATAAATTATAATGAGCTAAAATTCCATCATTCCAAAGGGGATAAGTTACCGAAGAGTCATTCCAACTGAATGTATTTTGCCCGCCATCAATCAGACCGGACATAGCAGCAAAGGCCGCAGTAAATATACTATTTGAAGCCGTTATACCTCCATAAGAGGCATTAGGCGGAGAGCCGGTAGAACTGGAAATAATTGAATTAGTTACAGCTAACTGAAAAAACGAAGACAGTGATCCCGGCTGAAAATTTATGTTCGGGGATATTATTACTGACTTGTCAATGTTGTCGCACAATATACAAATAAAGGCGCTCAAATACATTTCAGTTAAAGCAAAAACCCCCACCAACACAGTAGGAGCAAAAATAATCCCCTGTTCAAGAGGACTATCCGTTATGGGATTGTATGTTGATATCGTTAAATTTAATCTCCACGGAGTCGAAGGATACTGTGCAGTAATTATATGAGAAAATGGATTAATAACGAACTGAGCATCTGCATCAGTTAAGGTCCGCTCTCCGGCAAGCAAATAAGTATTATTTTCAGTAGCGTTTGCCGATGCTATAAAATCCTCATACGAAAATTGATCTATGCTTGTTCCAGCATGACCGGTTGAAGTATACGCCGGGTCAAGTGTAACATAAAATTTAATTGTCCCATGCGCCCCTGTAGGTCCAGTTGGCCCAGCAACGGTAGATGCTGCACCAGTTGGTCCTGTAGGTCCTGTCGGTCCAGTGGGACCGGTAGATCCAGTTGGACCAGTCGGTCCCGTGGGACCTGGCACTGTAGAATCGGCACCAGTTGGACCTGTCGGGCCGCCAGCAGGACCAGTAGGACCGGTTGGTCCAGTCGGGCCAGGCTCTCCATCCTGTACATCTAAAACACGTTTAACGCCGGAAGCGGTTGTCTGCAACTGCAACTGGTCTGCAAACCATTCTGAAGATGGATAGATGTGCGGCATTACTCCCAGCCTGTATTTGTGTCATAACCTGAAACCTTTATCCACTCGGCTATAAACTCATTTCCAATAATCTGAATATAGGCGTCACCCACACTGCCCGTCTGATAGTCATTCGGAGGCGGACTACCGAAATAGGTAGTACCCATGTTGTAGGCAAAATTGTTAGGCTTCGGCAGGTTGTCAGCTTGATGCCGCATGTCACCTTGAACTACCACCACTTTCGGGTCACCGAAACTTAACACCATGCGATGGCCGACACCTACTCCGGGTTTTGGGTTGCGAGGCAACGCCGGGTGATTGCGTACGGTCAATGACTTTTTCACCCACTCGTCACCTTTTACTACAAACCGAACTTGATAGGTACCCGGAAGAATTATCAACTCATCAGTGCGAAGTTTAAACCAGTAAGACTTGCTGGCTCGGTCCTCGTGTTTTCTTTGATATACGAAACGTGTGGATTGTGTGAACGCCTGCAATTCAATTTCCCGTCCATGTTCGATGCTGATGAAAATCAAAAACGGCGGCAATTTTTCATCCAGCGGACGATCATCCATGAACATGAAATGTACCGTGCCGTCAGCCTTCGCGAATACCCGAGTGTCATGCTTGGGATGATCCGGCGTCTGAAAACCTGGAATTGCGTATCTCATGCGAAAGCCATCAGAATGATCTGCGATGACACAGCACCCGGACTCGCCGGACTGACATAATCCGTCGGCCAAGGTGCATTTCCGTCTGCGACCTGACCCGCGATCCGCGCATAATTCGGTATGGTCGTGGGATCGAAATTCAACCACCAGATCGTGTTCTGATCGATAACGTACACGATGCCATACGGAAGCAAAACACCATTTCGGTAAAGCTCCTGTCCTGAATATGGTTGCGGAAGTGGCCATATGGATTGCAGATTTGCGTCCTGTGCTATGTTGTAAAAGAAAAGAGCTCCGGGAGGCACGGACCAGCCCGAGAAAGCCTGAGACACGGGTAACCATCCAGGCAACGAGATATCGGGAGACGTAATACCTTGCACGCTGCTGACGTAGGTGGCGGTGCCGGCAGGTTGGTATTCAAGTTGAATGCGTGTGGGCGGTGTCATATCATTTGTGCTGGTGCTTATCGTACCGTTGGAAATCGTCGCTGTCACGTTCCCTTTGAGACAGTAAGCCAATTCATAATTGGCCACCAGCGCGGCCACATCCTCTTGCACAATGTTCCACACTTGATCGGCTTCCGCCGCCGTGCGACAGATAAGCTCCATTTGCGACGTACGATAGAACGGTATCTGAACTTCCCGGGTGAGTGTCACAGCCTTGATAGCTGGTATCTCATCCAGTTGAACCACAGAGGCAACACAAGAGAACTGATCCCCTGGAAACGCGTCGCCAAGCTTTCCGACGCGATACACAAAAATCTCCGACGGTATATTCGTACCCGACGCCTGTATGGTGATCGGATAGCCCTGACGTTGACCTGGCAGCGCGCCCGGATCAGCCTGAAACCTGGTCAATTGTACTTGTGCTTGCATGGTCAAAGTACCGCACCTTTGATTCTTGCCACGGCCAGTTGCGTCGTAATCGGAGATCCAGCAGGCTGAACAACCTGAATATATACCGACTGATGCGGCTGAATCAACGGCGCCGGCTGATCTGGGTCAGGAAATACCTCCTTGACCTGGTTCACGGCAAATAGCCGCGTAGGATAAACGTCAGCCGTCGATGATCCCACAATGTCCCGATAATTGCCGGCTTGGGTGCCGATCGTGATGTTCGCACAATACGAAGCATCCGGAACTCCAGAACCCGCAGAATTGTTCTGAAAAACAATGACCAAGACAATCGAACTGATCGCTACCAGCCGACCGGTATTGTTTGTGTAGATCGGTTGAATCTCCCCGGGATTCGTTAGATTAATTTGAACGCTTGGTTTGCCTGTTAAGTTCGCCGCCGAATCGAGTGTGATCAGTAACTGTCCTGTCATCGGCGTACCGTCGTTGGAGGATAAATTACCAGTCACCGTATCGATCAGGACCAGAGGTGACAGGGCCGCCAAGCTCTCGACACGCCCAGTCTGATAGAAGCGACTGGCTTTGTTCAAATCGATCCAAGCCTGATTCCTCTGCGGCTCGTACTTGAACATCTGGTCCCACAGATTCCAGAAAATAATGTTCAGACCAACCGGGCCGGTCAATGGTATTTGACAGTCACGACCCAAGGCACCGGTGTCATTCGCATACTGTTGGACAGACGCATCCCAAGGGCATCCGTCGGTGTCGAATGTGGTCCACAATAATGTGCGACGGCTCACCGCAAAGTCAGCGTCCGGATTACTCAACAGTTGGGTAGATTCATTAAACGTAGTCACGTTCTGTTCCACGCCATTCAGCAAGAACGAAACTTTGTCGATCGGTACGGCCGGGTAGAGCGCTTTCAGATTTGGATCTGCGTTCATGTTGTAGTACCAACAGGCATTGAGAGGACGAACGATATCCGGAAAATCATCGTTGTAATCCCATATCTGCAAATTGTTACCCTGTGACAAAGTCAACGTCTGCGGAATTCGTGTTCCACCCGCGCCACTCATCGTTACCTGAAACTGTGCCGTACCACCAACCAGCTTGGACGACGCCAGAGCATTATCGAGGGTCGGCGATGCTGCGATGACCACGTTGGGCAACCCAACGTATCCATTTCCTGGATTCGTGATGGTGAACCCAATAACTGATCCAGCACCTTCCAAATAGATGTTAACCGTGGCCGTCGTGCCGCTTATCGGTGCCGCGATGGTAGCTGACAATGCCGTGTAGCCTGAACCAGGATTCAAGACCTCGACTGCCCAGATAGTGCCATCTGCACCAACCGACAATGATAACGCGGCACCAGTACCACCAGTGCCGGTCAGAGTTATAGCCGGCGGTGACGTTTGAGAATAGCCGGTGCCGGCATTGGTGATCTCCACCCGGGCAATGGTTCCACCCATGAGCGCCACAGCCGTCGCCTGAACGCCACCACTTGCCACAGGAATGCCAGCGGTGTCCGGCGGATCTATTGTAACGGCCGGCGCCGACACGTAGCCACTGCCGCTGGCCTCGATTTCGATAGCGCGTACCGGAGTGCCGAGCAACACGGCAGCGGGATCAGTCAAACCTTTGCCAGCGTTTGAAATTACCACGCTCTGCAACGAAGACCCCAAGACTGCCTGCAGGCTCGCACCGTTACCATTGAACCCGGAATAATTGACAATCGTCAATGTGGGTGTGGCAGAAAAGTTCGATCCAGCATTTAGGACATCCACCCGAATGATTCGTCCATCCGAATCCACGACTGGATGCACGACGGCGCCATTCAAATTCGGAGTAATCGTAATCGTTGTGAGCGGACTATAACCGATTCCCGAGCTCAACACATCGACCCGCACGATGCCAGCCGCTGAAAAACTTGGCGCCAGTACGGGATTCGTGGTCGGCGTCTGTCCCACCAACTTCAACAGCGGTGCCGCATAGTTTATACCGGGATCGTAGTTGCTGTTGAATGGGTTGTTCAACTTCAAGATCGGTAGCGGCGACGTATTGTAACCGGAGCCGCCATTGATGACCGCGACACTGATAACCGCCCCGTTCAAAACTTCAGTAGCGAGTTGCGCTCCCAATCCAACACCCAACGGATCGACAATGCTTACAGTTGGATTGGCATAGTAGCCGGATCCCCCATTGGTCACAGTAACACTGGTTATGCTGCCACCAATCACGGTGGCCGTCGCAGTAGCTCCGCTGCCACCATTTAACACCTGAACGTTTGTCAGTCTTGAATCGAAAGACACAACCGGCGCGATATAACCAGAACCACCGTTGTTGACGGTGATCGAGGTAATCATTCCAAACTCGTTGAGCACCGCGGTCGCCGTAGCGCCAAACCCAGGACCAGAACCATCAACAATAACCACCGTAGGCGGCGTGGTGTATCCGACACTTCCTTCGGTTACGTTTATGTTCGTGATCACGCCGGAAGAGTTTATGACGGCGGCGGCGGTAGGAGGAATCGGAGCATTGACCATCTTCCAGCCTTGAAAATGATCCGGAAATTTAAAGATCACGTGCCGGACCAGACTGATGTCGGCCGAGGTGAACTTGAAAGCCAAGGTTCCGAGTGTGACATTGGTATTGTCTACCACTGTATAATAACGAACCGTGCCTTGATTTCCTGACGATAGAGCCAACAGCGCCGATACACCTTTGAACTGATTGAATACGTTTGGTCCTCCATCATACAGGTCAGCTAATTTGTTGGCACTGAAGATATTGAGATGTCCAGATCCGTCCACTTGGATGCGAACATAGATTGGATTCGCGGGTTCAGTGGTCACACGAGCATCGGCCACCATATAGCCAAAGTTCGAGATTGCGGCCACAGTTCCTTCGGAAGACAGGCGCCATAAATTGTTCACTGAGTCGTACTGCTCCAGCGCATCGAATCCTACGACGATAGATTGATCTTGATCCGGCGGGATCGTACGCACAGAACCGACCGGTCGCATACCTACCGGCAATGAATAAATGTTTTGAATCGCGTCAGGCGTGGCGTAGATAGGCGCGACGATGAAATTGTTATTGGAATCCACCAGTACTTGAATCTTCAGCGACGGAGGATACTGAGTCACCTTGCCAGGGACCGTAGCACTCAAATAATACACCACCCCGGGCGTATACCCGGAGGCACCTTCCACGATCAGCGCGTTCAGCATGTCGGTTCTGGCCCCGCCCACACCCCAAGAATTGGCGCCACCGATCAAAATGTTAGCCATGCCTCCATTAATGGCAATGACCACACCAACGGCCAATGCTGAAGGGTTATTCGTGAATGTACCGGCAACCAAGGTCACGTCGGCAATCGCCAGCTCATATTGATTCGTGTTCGGATTGTAGAACACGGTGTTGTACAAGCCCACCTGATTCGGCGATTGGGTATTGATCGGCATGTTGTACAGGATCAACTGATTATTGAGATTGGCCGCGCCTGTGCCATAAACAAGCGCTTCCAACTCTTGAAGCCGCAACTCAATCGCCCGGGTTGGCTGAGACGTTACACCAGCATCGACTGGATCGTTCGGCTGTACATGTCTTATTTTGCTAAGATCTTGTATCATATTTAAGAAGATGGAATCGTGATCTGCAGCGGATAGTCGATCGCTTCCTGACCCGTGGGCGAGATAACGAAAGGTGTGAACGCGCCGTTGCCGAGCGCGGAAATGACTACGTCCGTTGAACGGTCATTGGCATTCTTCGCTACGGCCAAGCCCAGCGAATAGATCAGGCTAGTACCGGCCACGAAGTTGCCTGTAAACTGATTGGACGCCAATGTGCCTGGGATGCGGAAGAAATAGGTGGCCAAGTTTCCAGCGTACAGAAGTGCATCGGTCGTATCGACAGCCGGCGCTGCCAGAATGGGTATCCATAGCCCTCCGTTGTCGTAACCCCCTATGGTTCGGGTAAAGCTGGTTATTGTAGCCGTCTGCATCGGATTCGGCAGTGTGATCGGCGCCGTGTTCGTTGAGCCACCATGTTGGGCATACAGATACGACACTTGTGACGGTCCAGACCTCAACAGCGCCGCGATCATTATATCTGCGGCCGCGTAGGTTAACGTGTTATGAACGATTTGCTCCCGCGGCGTTCCGTCACGGTTGTGCCCGCGGATACGAACTTCGTTCCAAAACTTAAAGTTGTTGTTCATACATTTAGTGTAACCGAATCGGTCATAATCGCGGTCAAATCCACGGCCTCCAGCAGCGAAATCGGAGTGGATGGCATTATGTTTACAGCGCGGTCGTCGACGATCATTGTAGTGCCTACGGCCATAGATTCAATCTCCAAATCGTCACCGTGACTCAGGATAACCGGCACCACCCCGGCCAGCATCTCCCGCTGCATGAACCGGTAAAAGAAGGCCAAATTCTTTATCTGACTCCGATCCACGACGATCACCATGCCGGTCTTCTGCAACACGGCTTGGAAAAAGAAGTCCAACGCGTTCACGATCCGTCGATCAGGCAACGATTGTAAGTCTGGTGCTTCGATAGGCCACCCCAGTTGCTGATTCAGGGCATTGGCTTCTGCATATTGCGCCAACAGCAATTCAAAAGTGTTCGATATGCTCTCGAATATAGGTATGGTGCTCGTACCGGGCAAAGCGGTTGCCACCAGTGGACCGTAATCATCGAATTCTGTGATCGTGTCAGTGATTAATCCGTAGTCCAGATCGGTGCTCGGAACGATCGTGATGTTAAGCCAATCCTCAATGGTAACAGCAAGTGACGGCAGGGACGGGTAATTCCGTCCAAATTGTTGGGGTACAAACGCTGATGGTTCGTCCGGCAACCCAATGAGGCCGTTGACGTAATAACCACTATTGGTTTCACGTGCTGCGACCCAATCCCAATATACCTTTTCTCCGTAGAAGTCGTCGGACAATTTGATGCGAGCGTGCAACTTGCTACCATTCACTGATCCGAGGTCGCTACCTGCACCGTAAGCGATTGTGTCCTGATTTAGTAATGGCAGTCCCGAGAACGATCTAAGGATCGGATCCAACGAAATACCCGCACCCCAATCTATCTGTTTCCACCAGGCATCACCGGTGCCCTGATCGTAATAGATCTGCAAACCATCGCCGATGATCTGGTCTGCAGAATAGACCTGGCCAACGATTAGTTCCGTGTGCTCGTATTCAACGCGAATCGTTTCTTGCTCGAAGGTGTAAACTTTGGTCCCGAGATAGTCTCGCACACTCAAGAGCTTCTGATCGTAATGAATGATCTTTAAACCAGCTACGGCGGCCAGTGCCAATTTAAAAGCACCAGGTGTTTGTTTACCCCGGTAATACTGGGTGAGATACTGATTATTCTCGCGCACGTCAGCTCGCAGCAGGAAAGTATTAATCGGCTTGAATTTCACACGCTCAGCCAACGGAGCCGTAAGCTGCGATTCCGGAAATAAAAGACGCGGATCCTGACGGAAAAACAACCATCTTTCCTTTACCGCAAAAAAATCAATTCCGAGAAACAATTTAATCTGCGGAGTCTGCAACACCTTCGGTATATGCGTGGTAACCGGCAGTACAAAATACTGTACACTGTCGTCATTGTAAGCCTCGATGTCGGTCTGGCCTGCTTCGTAGAACTTGGCATAGTCCGGGTCATCGTAGATCAGCTGCCCGGACTTTGACACGGAGTCGGGGTCGAATGGTATAACTGCGAACTTCTCCAGTTTGGCGGTTTCAAGATCTCCGTTTAAATTCGCCACGGCAGATCTGAAAGCCCCGTTCTGGTTAGTAAGTTGCGCCAGATTCAACAAGATGTTGACCTGGACAGGCTGTCCGAACTTGGACGTCCAGAATGATCCAAGATAAGGCGTCAACTCTCCATAGAAGTTGGCATCAATGTTAAACAACGGTGGCATTGAACTGGATAGTAGCTTGATTGATTATATACGTCACATTGTTTGCACTTACACCCAAGTCGTTGGCAGGAACCTGCAACGTGGTCGTCGGAAATTTCGCTACAGCACTTATGTTCCCAGACTTGTCCACGAAATTACTAGCCAGACTTGGATAGTATATGCCATTGATGGAAACGCTGGTCAGACCCAAGGCTCCAGCCGACAGCATAATCTGGCCTATAACCGACTCTTCATAAAGATTCGGTGGCACGATCGAATTGATATAGTTAAATATGTTTGCCTGCGCGGTGGCTACATCCAATGTGTTGCCATAACCGATGCGATAATTGACCACCATCTTCGAAATGTAACACGGCATGAAAGACCGCACAATCACATCAACTCCGATCGGATGATTGTCTGGATCTTGTAGCACACTGTCGACTTGAATCAATGACGGATCGTACAGATAGTTCACGTTAAAACTAGCGCTGCGTCCGGTATAACTGAAAACGAAAGTCGAACCCAAATAATCACCAATATTGAAGGTCTCCGCCGGAGATACCGCCGTCAGTTGCAGCCCGCGCAGAAGTCGATCGTAGTCGTAGGTTCCAGTAACAATCGTTCCACCGGTTGGATTCACCGAACTGTTAGCTACGAAGTATACCGTTCCAGTATCTCCAGTCAGACTGTCGATCACACTCGCGCTTATCGCCGGAGCACCGTTCAAAGTCGTCTGTGACTCCAGCCGAAGTGTAACTGAGCGCGAAGTACCTCCGTTAAAGTAATAACTGGCATATTCTCCGATTACCTGTAACTCGACTCCGGTGCCGGCGATTTCATTGATCGCACTTACCGATGACGGTTGAAAGTTCTGAGGACTGGTGTCAACGATAAAGATTCCCAGCTTCTCGTATTTGGAAAAGGCCACGCTAACACTGTCCACGCTGGGATGCTTCGATTCGGAATACACCACGTTCAGGCTCTTCGAGTTTTGAAAATTGCTGGTCTGAAATATGCCTTGAGCCGGTGAATAGAACGCGGCAGTAACTGGCAGATTCAAAGAACCTACCCATCCGCCATTGGTGGCGTCATAGGTCAACTGTATGACCGATGATCCGGACACATATTGGGATTGCGACTTGACGAACACGTCCATCGCCCCGTCCGATATGCCCAACGGATTGACGCCCGCGCGCAGCATCTCCGGATCGCCAGTGAGCGTAACTGCGCTGCCGAGCATCTGCGGCCACCGCTGGTTCAGAAACGTAATGGCCCCGCTACGATTATTTAGACTGGCTGCCGCAAATGTCTGTTGTGCACGGACAGCCATTTGCGGTAATGTCTCCGCTACCGAACCTGAATCGAAATCGCCCGCGGCGCTGATGCTTATAAGTTCAGGCTGCGTCAAAGTATAGGTGGCCACGTCCCCGTTACCCACCGAAGCCCCTGAAGGACCAATCACCGGCAGATATACCACATACTGATTTACATCAGTTTGAGTGAGCACCCAAGGATTAGCTCCATTTTGAGTATTCGAACTATCGTTGCTATAGATCACTACCGGGTTTCCAGCGCTTGGATCCAGCTGAAACACGTTTGATCCGAGGGTGATCTGCGCGTTCGGATCCAGCACATAATTTTTGTTCGTGCTGAAGGTCAGGGCAATCACCCCGGATGACGGAACCGAATTTAGAGGAGTCACACCGAAATTGGCCAAGAATGCCGTCACGAAATCTGAGTTATAGACTATACCTTTCGCCACGTTGCTCATATCCAGATCGGATAACAACATGGCCATTGCCGCTTCCGACTGTGCGTCGACTATTGCCTTCGGAGTCACGAGCAGGTCGCCGACGACCGAGTTAGGCCTGGTGTCCAACTGGGGCCACGCGGATGCCAAGGTATCGACAATGCGTTGGCGAATCGTTTGGATCTGGGTCAAAGATAGTTGGTCCAGATTCGGAAAATAGTCGCTGAGTAAATTGCTCATGAGCTTTGTGTTTGAATGTTTGCCGTGGCCCCAACCACTGTTCCATCCACGCACACGGCGGTCACCGAGAAATTAAGATTGTAAATGTTAAACACGTCCGCCGTCAGAGAAAGTGTCTGCAGACTAAACGGATCTCCCGGTAGATCATTATTCTGACTGAACACAATGGTCTTGATGGCCGCGAAGTTGGCAGAGTTGTTAGCCCACTGCTGGTTTATCATCAATCCTTGTACGGCATCCATTAACAGATTGGTACCCTTATCCGGGTACAGGGTATCGCTGCCAATCTGTGTGGCCAGGTTGACCATGGAGTTTTGGACGGTGGTGTTGAAGTCTTGCACTGTGTTTGAAAAATCAAACACTGGGGCAGCACCGGTAAAATCTATTTTTACACCACGCATATCAGGACTTGTTCAAATTGGCCAACGCTTCCGTTAGTTTGGTTGAATTCTCGGGCAGGGTCAACGCTGTAGCAAAGTCGATATTCACCAAAGCTAGCGGGTCCACATCCAAGAAATTCTTCTTTAGATCTTGTGACCGGTTCTCCTTTACGAACGCTGCCCATAGTTCGTAAGCCGACAGAATCTTCGTCTTGTACGCCTTGGTGTACAACCAGCGTCGAGATCTGTTCGCGTAGGCCCGGTCTCGAATCAGACAAAACAGATCCGACAATTCGAGCATCAGCTGTGACGACAGCTCCTGTGCCGCTCGGTGATCAATATCATCCAGAAGCGAACCCAAAGACGACGCATCGAGACTACCCATCTCTTCCGCCGTCCAGTACTTGGTGTCGTGTGACTGCACATACTGTCGGATCGTGTGCAAAGCCTGCAACGCCCGGGCGCCCGTGACTTGAGCCGTTTGAATCATGTTATTGTGTCTCCAGCGCTGACTGGACCTCATGAATACGTTTGGCCAGACGCATTGACCGACGACTTAGCTGTGATGGCGTCAGCTTCAACTTGGCCCCGACCTCCTGCGGATTTAGCGGAGCGTGACCTCCATACCCCAGCTTTAACTCGAGAATCCTTCGGTCGGTGTGATCAGAGTCATGATGAATGTATTCGAGTGCATCCTTAGCAAAGTCTGGACCTTCGTGTTCGATATCAGCTCCGTAGCCTTCTTCCGACGGAATACTGAACTGATAACGGTTGAGTTTTTCAATATGTTTGACCGGCATTCCGGTGTGGTCCGCCAGTTCCAGAATATCTGGTTCGTGCCCGAACTCGTCCATAAAACTTTTCTTCGCTTCACTTAACTTGAAGGAATCCAACTGTACGCGTTCCGGAATCTTAACCGGAGCTCGCGACTGTCGCGCCGTACGTGTCAACTGCCGAAGCTGATGTCCAACGTGCGTAGCCAGATTGGCGCCGTAAACCGGATCATACTTCGCCACAGCTTGAGCCGCGTATATCTGAGCCTTGCTGCGCACTAGAGGATCATCGACAGCATTCACCGAGGCCAAGGCATAATTGATCGTCGGAGCCAAGGTCTTGACGACACCGTGTAACGTATCCGGCGCCGGGTTGGCTCTGTAGGCTGCGTAGGCGCTGTCTGTGTCAGTTGCGGTCATCGGCTTGAATTATGGCAGGAATTTACGGATTTTGGAAGCAACATTGGTAAACGTCGGTGATTGCTTAACTTTCTTTATGGTGTTCAATACACCTTGGGCCACCTGGTTGGCTTGTAATTGTATCTGCGCCAAGTCATCCGGCGAAAGCACGTTGTAGGTGGTGCCCTTTGCGGCTATGGCATTCAGCCGTGACTCCGAGTTGTTTATAGAATCCAGCAGTTGTTGCGCCGTGACACCATAGGATGCGTTACCGAGCACAACCGGGGTCAACGTAGCATCCCGGGACTGGACGTGAGTGAATACTAGCTCGGTCGAGGCAATTGCCTGATCTCCCACCACGATCGTATGTTTTACTGACTGCAAATACCCGATATACAGGGACGCATCCTGACCGGTAGCCTTCAAGAAGTATGTCCGTCCAACTTGCGGGGTTAACACCAACGGCACGGTTACACGCGCGGTGGATCGGTTCAGGAACAGATCATTAAAATAGGAACGAGCCATGTAATTCAGGAACGGCACCTTCGCGGTGGACATGGCCGCGTAACGATCCTGATCAGACGGCAGACCGGCCACCAAATCCAATGCCATATCGGTCGCCGTAGTAAGCGCGTCGGTCACATCCGGAGTCAGCAGATTGAAATCCGCAGCGATCCAAGACGGTGCATCGATATATACGTAACGCCCAGGCATCGGGGCCAACTGCTTGTTGGACAATATGGAATTCGTTGTAGGGGTGCCAAAATTGCCGGTCGAATTCGTTATGGTCAACTGCAACAGGTTACTCGCCTGTGACACAGCTTCAGCTACGTCGGAATTTACGCCTGCCGGCACCGTTGGCACACTGGAGGGATACCGGCCGAGGATACGTAGACTCTGATCGGACAACACCACGGAGTCCTGTACTTCGGGAACTAATAATGAGGGAGAGACCGGTGCCACATCACTACCTTGACTGACCGGCATGCCGTCGTAAAAATTACTGCCGGGGCCTCGGACAATAACCTGTAGGATTGGTATCTCGAAGGCCGACGACAGATTGAATGATATACTCTCGGTGGGCGCTATAATCATGCTCTGTGGTACCTCCATGGTCTGTAGATGCTCCAGCCACAGATGATCACTCCACGTGGCGTTCATCTGGAACATGAACGGAGAACACAGATTCGTCAACGCATCGAGCATGTTCATGCTGCCAGTTAATGTGTCAAATATGGTACGGTGTAACGGAGCGTCTGAGAACAATGCCGCCGTATTGGCTGAAGTCAGACCCTCGATCTCGGTCAGTTTGGAGCTTTCACTCAACACCTGATTTACGGCGGGCAGCACCAGTTGGTTTAACACATGGACATTCCACTGTACCGGCTCGAACAACGTCGGAGAATTATTCTCGGCTTGGAAGGTTACGCCGGCAGTCGGGCTGTTCACTGCCTCCCGCATCGAGGTGAAATCTTTCATCAAGCCATTCAGACCTGCCAGAGTTCGATTGGTAATACTATCGTCCTTGACATAATTGGTTCCGAAATACGCCTCGAACACATTCTGAAAAGCATCTTGATTGGTGGCGTAGTATGCCGACCAGTAGTATATCTGAGCGTTGAAGGCTTGCAGGCGAACCATGCTGTGGAGCGCGGTGAAGACCAGTTGAAATTGACCACCTGCAGCGGCCTGAAATTCAGGGTTGCAAAGAAAGCCCACGAACGTAAGCGTATTCGTATTTATATTGGTCGACGTATCGTCCGTGATGACGATCTCTACATCAGGCTGCAACGAAAAGTTGTTATATATCTTTTCCTGTATCAACTTGCCCAGCTGTCGGATCTTTGTGATATCGATCTGGACACCACCGATGCTGGCAATTCCACTACCATTCGGAGAGTTATCCAATGCTACAGCAAATTCGACGTACGGCAGGGAATTGATAGTGTGATACAGGCTGATCGACAACACTGGCACAACTACGTCGCCAATCTTTGCCGTGACCGAGGGCGCGCGGACTTTGTTTACAGGATTGCTCATGGTGGTCAACCAGCCGAAATCGGAGTAAACGATCCGGGATTAATCGGTTTGTACACTGCCGGATTGCTCAAAGCCACGACCAACAGCACGATAGCCAACTGGTCTCGACTATCCTGAGTGTTCTTGAAAGCCTCTAACACGCCATAGTTCGACAACAGCTGTGACAGATAAGGTTGTTGTCGCACGCCCTGTACGGCGGCATAATAAGGGAAACGACTGGGTTCAGTCTGGATATAGATGTGCGCGCCGCTGACCCATGGTTGAGTGAGGCGCATTGGACCTTGGAATGGAATGCCGTCTGGCCAATCGATGCGCAACAGTGTGTCATTGGGATCGGTCGAGAGAATACAGGAAGCTTGGCGCACAATCCCGGTTTCCACCTGCTTGATCGTACACATGGAATTATTGATCGTGTTGCTGACCGAAGGCAGATCGATCGTGTAGGATAAACCTACAGGCATGGACAATGGACGCAGATCGGAGAAGAATCCAGAGGTGCCCGGATTGCTAAACAGTGTAGCTCCTTGAATCCGAACTCCGCGTGGCAGGAAATCCTTCACGGAATAGCTGATAACCTTGTCATTCAATGCGGACAAAATGTCCGGATAAGTGTCCATTAAGGCTACGTAGGCCCGGAGATAGTAATCAGACGTTGTATAGTCCAAACACAGTGCTGACCTGATGGCCAAGTCGTTCGACGTCAACTTCGCCGGCACGAAGGTAGGATCACTAGCGAACATTGGATCGCCAGATATTATCTGTCGGTTCGTCAACGCATGTAAAAATTTGTTGATCATATCACTGTAGTGCCTGTAAGGACGCCTGTGTGTTGATAGTGGATGCCTGCACCGCGCGTTCGTTTTGCACAGCTTTATATCGAGTTGATTCCTCGTCGGTTACCGCGTCGCCCAAGTCCGCCAAGTCTCGATCTTGAGACAGAGGATCTTTCAGACCTTTATTAAGGTCGGCAACGTAGGCATCATGAAAAGATTTCTGTGTCGGCGTAAGACTGCCAGCATTCTTAGCACAAATTGCCACAGGGTCCGTACAAGCACCGGTATCCGGAGCCGCGGCTTCTGCTGACGGTAGCGCCGCGGCTTCCTTAGTTGGCAACGTACTTGGTATATTGTCCTTATTGAATATCTGTATTTGTGCTGCAGCAGCATTCGCGGCATTGGTTGTGTTCGCAGCCGATGTGCTTGCCGACGTCGTAGTTCCCACACCCGTCAACGATGTGTTCACACTCGTGGTCTTGGACAGTGCCGCAGCGATCGAACTGTTAAATATATCCGCAGTCGACAGCACCACACTGGGAGGATTAATAACCGCCTTTTTGTTTCTCGACACGTCCAAAAGAATCCCATGTAGTAGAAACGGCAGGATATGAACGTCGGGAATGATGTCACCGAAATCCATGCCAACCAGATATGTAAGAAATTTCTCGTTCACCGCGGACACTGTAACCGGTGCCAAATAGTTCGATACACGGTATTTCCAAAAGAAATCTACAAAAGTTTTGACCGTGTTGTTAGCCAATAGTAAATCACCGAAGTTGCCGAGAAGTATTTCACCGGCTATGGTTACGTCGCCGTAATTCTGGCCGAACGAATAGAGTACCTTTACGTTGTTCATACACAACGTCTGACTGATCACATCACGGTGCGAAAAGGTACAACCCGTGATCAGTATCGGCGCCAATTTCACCTGCGTCGATATGCTCTTCGATAGATTGGCGTTCTGTACCTGCTTCGAGTTGGTATTCTGTTGGCGCAATGTGTCCGGATACCTGGACCACTCCTCAATTGCGTAATATCCAGTGTTGTGGGTATTCGAATTCGAATTCAGCTCCGTGACCATGGTGGTTCCCCGGGCACAAAGGATAGCCACTCCGGTCGTAGGCGATGGTGGAGGCGCTTTCGGCGCTGGCTGAATCTCCCAACCCGCGGCAGCTGCGGCAGCATCGTTGGCATTAGGTGCAGTCACACCCAACAACGCCGAGGACGATGCGGGAGGCGGACTCAAATTTCCGGGTATCGTGGCATCAATCTGTCCGGTTACCGGAGCATTGGCTTGCACTATAGCATTTAATTGATCCTGTTTCGCGGCGTCTCCAGTGATATAATCCAGGGGCACGACGTTAGGGTCCGATGCTGCAGTGAAATCATCAGAAGCCCTAGCATTGGGATTTGAATCCAGATTGGCCGGGGTCGGGCTGGTGGCTGCCATTTGTACGGCATTCGAAGATGCTGAAGGAGTAGATGCCGTGTCGGCGTAAACTTGCTTCGCCACATTCGGATCGGAATCCAAGACCGTATCCAAATCTTTTTCAGTCTTATCGGCTTGCGAACTGAACGGGGGCGCAGCATCGTTCGCCGCCTTTATCTGCTTGGCCAAGACAACTTTGTCCTGAGTGGACATTCCAGTCAGATCTGAGAGCGCCGGCATGCTGTAAGCACTTGACATACATTATTGAGTTGTTGGCGCGTCCAAGATCGCGTTTAGTTTCATCACCAAGTCGTTTCTTCCTTCAATTGTTAAATTACCGGTAATTCTGCCACCACCAGTTGCATTGTCCAATTTGGAATCTGATTGCACGCCAGCAGCCTTCAGCAAATTCTTCGCCTTCTCCAGACTGTTGATCTGATCCTGTCTCGGATCAGAATTCCACCAATGCTTCTTGGGATCAATATTAATCAACGATTTCAACATGTCTTCTTTATCCTGCCACTCAGATAACATGTGACCAGCGTAACCGTGCTTGGCTATTTGTACCAGCGTTGTATTGCTAATGCTTCCGCCCGACAACACATGACTCATCACGGAAGTCTCGAACTGCTTGCTCATGGTGGCCATAGCGTCAGCGCTCGCGCGACCGAAAGCTGATCGTGACATAACCCCGTTCTTACCAACTCTGAACATCAATCCTCCGGATTGTAATGCCGCAGCGTACATTCTGAAATTAGCCACCTCTGTTTCGGAACCACCCGCGCGACTCAGGTCGTTGGCCACTGCCAACATGTCAGAGGCAGTATCTCCATATAAACCCTTCTGGGCCAAATCCGAAGAGCGTGCGAAGGCTACACCTTTTCCACTATCAAGCCCGTACATGTTAAATCCGGACATCAAGTCTTGCAGTTTACCGGGATCCCGGACGGTGTTGTAAAAATCGGTCAGTATACTGGCATTGTTTGGCCCGCCAATTCCGTTAAGCTTGAACCGACGAGAAATCGCCGCGCCTTCCGGTGTGCGTTCTAAACCTGATCTCCACTGCTTAGCGGCGTTTTGCCAGGCTCCCATGTTAAGCGAACCGTCTGCGTTCATGAAACTGGCAAAATCCATGCTGATCGACTGACCTCGGCCAAGCCCGGCCACAACATCAGGACGATTCTTCTGCAGCCACATCAATTGACCCATCGGATCATTGCCGGAATATTTGTCCATCATGCCAGCCATGAACCCACCCCCAAGCAATTGCCCCCGTGCCTCCGTGGATATCTGCGTCATGTTCATGTAGGCATTCTTGATCCAGCTTTCCTGAGATCGAAATCCTTTCGTAAGCTCGTTCGCCTGAATGGCCGAACGCGTGTTGTGATAGGCCAATACCCCACCAGCACCCATACCGCGAATTGTGTTGATGTCGCTCAGAGCCCCAGAGGCATTCGGTCCCAGTATCTTACCTACGATGCCAGCGATGTCGCCAGCAGAACTACCACTGTCGAGTAATTTCGAGATCGTTTGGTCGTCAAAGGTGGTCACCAATCCATGCATCGCAGCAATCTGAGCACGAGTGCTGCCCATCGGCATAATGCCCCCACGAGACAAATTGTAACCAATCAGCCGACCTTGTCGGGCCATTAGGTTACGATTCCCAGCTTCAGCTGCCAGTTCTTGGTCTCTTGGGCTCAATTGTTGTTGCAAACCAGCAGTTCCACCCATAGCGCGAATTAGACCAGGCGCTGACATACCGAAGTTTGATTGGAACATCTGATCGAAAGCACTTACTCCGGCCGCATTCGCACTGAAGCCTGAAGCACGATTACGCAGATTAGCAGCACTGGTCGCGTCCATGCCGCTGTTCGTTATGGCCATCTGCAAAGCGTAGAACCTGGCTCCGAGAGGATCTTGGCTCATAGCCGTCTGATCCCGCACACTGGATTGAATCATCTCCATCGGGCTGACCGTGTTCGTATAGAACCCACTGGTATTAAGCTGCCGCGCCCGATAATTCATCCAACCCTGACGAGTGGCGTATCCGCCGATGGAGCCAGCCATTTCCGGTCGCAGTCCGATAGCCGTTCCGTAATCCACAGCCCGCGCCGAAAAATCGAAAGCCGACTGCACGTCGATCCCAGTGGATCCAGATATATCACGCAAACGTTGCAGGCGTTCCGACATCAGCTTAGCATTTCCCAATCGACTCAGGTCCAGACCAGTGATCTGTTGAGCCTTTTGTAAGAGCTCGCCCGAACTGATGTTGCCATAGACGTCGATCAGGCTACCAAGAGCCTTGGTCGTGTCCTTCATGAATTCAGTGATCTTCTGAACGGTGCTGCCATTGGCAATAAATTTAGACGTGCGTCCGGCGGCATCCAACTTTTGAAACATACCCATGTCCAGACCGGTGAAGGCTCCTTGCGACGCCGCCTGCACCATTACACCACCCATCTGATCACGGTTGAGACCATTCGTCATCGAGAGTATCGGATTGCCATTGGGCGCGTAAAACCGACTGTTCACTTGACGCATCATCTCATCAGCAAAACGCAGGTTCATGGACTTGTCACCAAACACACCGTAACCATTCATGGTCAGACCGCTGGTGCCAATTGCAAGCGAACCAACAGCCAACGATCGGGCCGACCCGCCGAAATAACCGCTCAGACCCGGCGTGTTCATCACGGTGCCAATGATGCCTTGATAGGCATCAGCGCCACCTACGCGCGCCATGGCCAAGGTCTTCGCTCTGGTGTCATTACCGTAAATGCTGTCCAGCAGCATATTGCCCATTGTACGGGTACGGGGGTCTTCCTTGATGGCGCGGTCAATGAAGGATTGGAAGGCAATGTCCCGGCGCCGGGTATTGAGGAACTCTGTCTCGGTCGGGTTTATACCGCCGGAAGGGCTTCCCATGGCCGAGGCTACACCTTGCGATACGGGGGCACCCATGTTGGGATAATTGGGATTGCGCCATAGTGAGGGCGTGGGGTCACCACCATAGGCGGAGTTAAAGTTGAAATAACTTCCGTATGGGTTCGGTGTATTAAACGCCGGCATTCTGTGTTTCCTTATCTAAAGTTTTTTTCAACAGTTCGAACACATTCGTATGTTCCAACAACTTAAACGCGGCTATATTGGCCTCGACGCTGTGTGCTTTAACTTGCCGGACGATCTTATCATAGGACTCCATCCTAAGCAAGGAACTGCCCATTCGTAGATTATCAATAGCCTGTCGCAACATCTTCGGACGCTGTGATGGATCGTAGGCCGCCAGCATACTGGAAGTCATCTGAGCCTGACTGAGCAGATTATGCGCTTCCGTCTCTTGTGAGAGCGCCTGTAGGACCAGCTCTTCACGAATTACGGAGGCCACACCCTGACTGTATCCTGGCTTTAAGAGCCCACGCAGATGCGCCAAAATCATTAACCTGACCCGCGGGGCTTCCAAAAATCCTGATTCGCTGCCTCCGTGTTCATCTTGGCACACTTTGCCTCGAAGATTCGCAGCGCATTGTTTAACGACGTCCACCGTATACCCTGCACACCCTCGACGTGCGCAGCAACGGCCTTGTGAAGTAGAGCTTGGGTGTCGTCGAGGGTCATGCTGCTGGGGATCGAAATCTCCGAGAACGATTTGCCGTTCACACGTTCCACCATGATCGCCATACAGTACTGTTGCAGACGGGTAACGAAGTAGGCCATGTCGTTGACATCGACCAGCTTGTCCTTATGATCCTTCTCCAGCACATCGAATATACGCCGCTGTTCGTGCAATGAACGTGACCGAAGATCTACCACGAACTTCCCGTCATACAGGCTGACCGAGAATCGCACCGGTTCATCGTTCAGGAGAGCCTTTACGAAGACAGCCTTCTCGGTGTCGGTGACATCCTGCTGCTCAGTGTTGATCAAGGCTTCGGTGAGCATCGTGTCATTCGGATTTGGTAGATTGAAGTCATCATTGGGTTTCACTTCTACCGGAGTTTTATCGGCGGGGCGACCTCCGGCATCCTGCACGAAAGCTTCCACCTTTTGACGAAGTATGGGATCGTCTTGATTGAACTTCGCCGTGACCGTCGGGGTTTCAGTCCCGGCACTTCCGGGCGCTGTGTGTACATTTGTCGGTGGTGTAGGTTTGTTTAGCATAAATTAATCCGTTATCATCTGTGGATCTTGTTGGGTCATCGTCGCGGGAGTCGATGTGAACTTCTTGTTGCTCGACGGCTTGTTTAGTTTATCGCCGGCTTTCGTCGTCAACTCCTGTGCACCAGCACCAGGCCATGGTGAACCTTTGCCGGCGACAGCATTGTCGGAGAAATGCCAGACTTGCCCGCTGGATCGAATGTCTCCGTCAGCCAGCATCTGTTGAGTGAAGGTCTGATACAAGTTTCCGGAATCATAGGCCGTCTGGAAGAGAAATATATCCGGAATTGGAATCGTCACGATGGTCGCAGGAGACCCCGTTACGATAACTGAGTTCTGTGTGTTTATTATGTCAGTATTTATGAGCGGCACATTTAGACCCGTGGTGACATTCACGATGCCCACAGGCGAGATTTGTACGTTGTTGTTTACCGACAGGCCGCCAATGAAGTTGTGCCAAGCATCTAGCGCTGCTTCGTACACGAAATTTCCAGCGGTACAACACAGCATGAAAGCCGATTGTGCCTTCAATCGAATGGCTGAAGTTACTGCAGTGATGCCCACGTTATTATGCGCCAAGATGTTGACATCCGTGCCCGCCACGATATTCACGGAGGCGCCGGCCTGCAACAACAAGCTCTTCGGAGTGGAAATCTGAATGCCCGTTGCCGTGGTGGTTATGGCGTTACCATAAGCATCCACCGTTTGAATCGAACCGTCCCGGTATATCCGGATAGTGGCATAAGCGATGCGCCAGCCAGAAGATACCCTTGCATTCACCGCCAATTTGTCAGTCTCGTCACTATTGATATCGGGAGTCGGAGTCTGCGCTTCGGATGGTACCTCCCAATCCCGGGTCATCTGATAAAACCGGGACAATGAGTGTGTGTTGTTCAACCAACGTGCGTATTCGCGCAGTTGATAGGCCATCTCGAACACATTGCTAGTGTTGCTCGGCGTCCAATTTTTCAGATACTCGGAATTTGGAAACTCGGCGTCTGACAGATCTCCTTTCGGATCATCTTCTTTTCGCAACTGATTCGGAACCGGTATCCGCACGACCTTCTCCAACACTATATCCGTCACTGACTGTACCAGCACAGCACCGTCGTCATTTATGTGGATACGGGCCTTGCCGCTTCGAAATTGACCTTCGGCGATCTGTCCCAGACTGTTCACTGGATCGGTGACGAACACGTTTATGAAGTTACCCAACCATCCGAGAAACTGACTGAATCTCCAGCGCCCATCATCCATCTGATTGATGCTATTCAAATCCTCGGTGATGCTGGTCGGGGAGGACATCTTGGCTTTCAGATCCGTGGCGTGCTGGTTGCCCAGGGCCTCGAAATCACTCTTGGTGCCATTCCAGATCACATTGAGCTTGCCGCCATCGTTCGACACCTTGAAATCTCCGAAGGCCGTGTAATGCCGAAAAGTGTCACTGATGATGCGCACCATGTCGTCGAGCAGATGACATTCGATCCGAGCCAAGTCTCCGGCTTGTAAGGAGGAAAGATTTCGAAGCAGAGATAGACCGACGCCCATCCAATTCTCCATGTTGATCTCACCTTCGGCCAAATCCACCGGAGGTTTGTGTCCTACGAATACCTCGTTCTTGTTCGAATTCTGCACGTGAAAAGTTTGCTGCGCCGCGTAATTGTATGCGTCATCTCCGGTCATGGTGCGGCGTTGGCGTTTAGCGTCAACGGAGTTCGAAGGTTTGGATCCGATGACCCAACCGAATTGACTGGTGCCAGGCCAGAAAACAACCACCTCGGTCTTCATCGGCGGGTAGTAAGACGTCTTGAAACCTACCATGGCTGACACTACACCGACGGCCCAAATGCATGGTATAACGGCACCGTCGGCCTTCAGCTTTACTTTGATCGTGTTGTTGGGCGGGTAGTAGGCTTTGACTATACCTTCGTATAGACCTGGAGTGAGTTTGACGGCGACCGGCATGCAAAGAGCAAAGCCTCAAATCGCCGTCACGTCAATACTAAAAACGAACCAGTTACAGCCCAATCGCGTCCAGACCCGAAGAGATAATGCCGGTGGCATTGGACGCCACCTGATTAGCCAAGATCGAAGCGCCTTGCGCCACCGGTGCAATAAGCTGATTCTCAGCCGCGGCCGCCAAGGCACTGCCCAGACCCCCACCAGCACCAACGCCAGTGTTACCACCAGCCGGAACGAAACCGGAGCCGTTCAGCGCGGAACCGCCGCCAAAGGCAGAACTGCCGCCCGCCGCAACCTTCTTCATCAGGGCCACTCGAATGGCCGTCATTTCGGACACCTCCAAGGCGCCTGTAGTAAACGATGTGGAATAGCTCTCCAAAACGCAACCGGTCATAACCAGCTGACTCTGCGGCAATGCAACTTGACGCAGTTGACCGGCCAGTTTGCCGATCTTGATGTTCACGCCACCAAGGATGCCGTTGCGGAGATCGGAACTACCCTGACCGACTTGAATTCCAGACAGCAATCCGCCGTAACTGACCAAGCGGCCCATGCCGACACTGCCTTGAGCTTGACCGGTCACCCAGTACAGCTCGGAGCTGCCGGCTTCGAACCTGGGCAGCACCGAGTGCTGATAGCTGGCGGACACGTTCTGAACGAGACCCGCTCGCTGCGGAGTGCCGGCGCCATTGTTGTCGAAATAGATCGCAGCGACGTCGCTGGAGTATAAATAAGTTCCCGCGTAATCGCGCTCGTAGCCGTAGAAATCAATGTCGGGCATAATTAGTTTAGGTTGAGACGGTTGGAGTTGAAATCGTCGTGGTGATCGAGACGTCGCCTTGAATTGTGGTTGCGGTCAACGTGATATCGATGACATTCAGAGGCAGCGGGATCTGAACCGTGACTTGGACGTTGATACGATCCCGGAAATTCGGATCGATCTGCACCGTCAGGTTGCTGTAGTCGATGATAGCCGGGCCAACGATGGACAGGTTGGCCGGACGGCCTTTGAATCCATTCAGAATGTTTCGCAGCCGCACATCCAATTCTTCGACGACGGCCGGAGTGGCATTGCGTTGCCCGATATACGGTTGAAACACCGTCTTAATCGTGTACGCAATGTTGTCGATATTCGTGCCGACCGAATCCTCATAATACAGGCTGCCGTCATTCGAATCGGTGGTGAGCTGGTGCCGAATGAACACCGGTCCGCCCACTGTTTCCTGTGTGGCGATCAACACGCCGTTCGATGCCGCCAGATCCAGATCAGAATCAAGATACTTGGTGTACATCGTGGGCGCCGCCGTCACCGAGTACTGCAATTGAGTATAAGTGAGACCCTGCTGCGGCAAAAGCGCCGAGCGCAAACCGGCGATTTCCGCGGCGACATTCCAGATCGGAGTCACAACGTACTGGCCCGCCGAGTTGAGCACCGTGGGATTGTCGATCCAGACGTTAACGACGCGGCGGTCGTCAAGACCTTCCGAGATGTTGCCAACGTATACACATTGAGAATTGCTCGTGTCACTCCTCCAGATCTCGAACCGTATAGCCGGCGAAATCGGAACAGCGGGACCGGATGACAAGATCAACTCGTTGTTCTCAAGCACCGACAGAATCGGAAATTCTTGATACGCCGAATTGCCCCAGACATCCTGAACGAAATATGTGCGGAACAGATCACCAGGCTGCACTTCTTCCGTGATGAATTTTGCCAACGGCGCCACCACTCGCACATTGCCCGTGCCATTCGTAAGCACTTGTGCCTGCAGCGAGTTGCCATTGCTGTCGGCCTGATACACCGCGTATTTACCCGGGCTCGTAGTACCGATGTATACTCGGCGCCAGAGGCGGATGTTGTACTCGGAACAGGAGTCCACATGCGTCTTGAACAGCGCGACGATGGCCGGATCAGTCGTGGTTGGCACCAATGCATATGGGCCTTGAACACGGGACGCCTGCTGCAGAATCGCAGAATAGCCGGCCAAGTCGTTGGTCGCGACACTGGAGACGAAGATCGATTTTCCTTGCGAACCATTGAAGGCGATATTCGCGGCGTAGGACACCGGATTATCCATGTCGTTTGCACCAAAAGCTGCGATGATCGCGGCCGAGGACGAATAGCGTGTAACACTGCCGTTGGCCGCAAACGTGCCGGTTGACGGCACCAGCCCGCGCCAGCTGGCGTAGAGCCGGGCATAAGGTGCATTCTGACAGACGAGATACTGATATCCAACATTGCGGTCGGGTGCGTAAATCTTCAGATAACTCTTGACCGAGATGCCGGACGCACCAACGGTCCACGCCAGATTCGGAGCGTCAGCCGGATCGAGCTGTTGCGCGATGGCCCCGGTGTACGGAACTCGAAATTCGACATTCAACAGATTCACCAAGACATCGGTCGGAGCCCAGCCTGTGATGTCAACCGCCGGACCATTCAGCAAAACTGTGTTGTAAGCACCACCGGCAGTAGGCGCGGTGACGTCAATATAATATGTGTCACCGGTGCGCAAGCCCTGTTGATAGGTCGTCGGGGCTGCAACGGCTAATGTGTCGGCGCCGCTGTAACCGCTGCCGCCGCTGATCACCAGAATTGATTCGATCGTGCCGTTGTTGAGGATAGGTTCGAGCACGGCATTGGTGCCGCCGCTCGTAGTAATAGTGATAACCGGAGGCACCACATAGCCGATACCCGGGTTGGTAACAGTTACGGCAGTGATTACACCGCCAACCTGTGTGAGCGTGGCCGTAGCCGTAGTGCCAGGCGACAATCCGCTGGGCGACACTTGATTGTTCGGGAAAATAAACTGCAGCCCGTAGGATCCCAAATTGTAGTTCACGCCTTGCTGCACCGTGATCGACTTGATTGCGTCAATGCCGGCCGTATCTTGAACACGCACAACAGCATTGGCAAAGCTGTTCTGACCACCGGTGGTATCGCCCTGAGTCACGGTAACCACGTAGCGATTGTTCACCGGACCATTGTACGTAGACCCGGCTACGACAGCGATGTCGCAACTATTCTGCGGTGTCCCGATTACGGCTTGAAGCATGGCACCGGTACCAACGGACGCGGTCACCACCGGGGGATAAATGTATCCTGCACCGGGATCGGTGATCACGATCGTGGCAATAGCACCAGCAGAGATCGTATATTTACCGGCTGCAATGCGACCACCTGCCGGCGGCGCAGTGAAAGTTAAACTGCCGGCGGAATAACCACTACCCGCCGAAATGATGTTAACGGTAACAACTTGGCCTGACGGAGCAACGATCAGCGGCAAATACTTGCCCAGCACTACGAAGCTGAATTGATCACCCAAATTGAGACCTTGACCGCCGATGGCATTCAATTCAACTGCCAGACCGCCAAGCGAGGCGTCGGTGATGTAAAAGTAATTACCACGCACAGTCGGTACGACATTGTCCGCGGTGAATCCACCAGAGGATGAACGCACCCGAAACAAGGCGTTGGTCGTGCCGGATTGAGTACAGGTCAAAGTATAACGTTCGCCGTACTTGCCTTGGTAGGTTGAACCTTGAACCAGACCATTCCAATTGGAAGGCAGCGATTGGATCACCGGCGCCACTGTGGCTGTGCCAGCTACCGTGATCGACGGAGCCGCAGTCACGGTAGCCGTGGCGGTAGCCGTACCGCCGTTGATGGTGACGGTCGGAGGCGCAGAATACCCAGCGCCAGGATTGATGACCGCAATAGCCAGCAATTCACCAGCCAAGGGCAGTGACCCGCCGCCAGGAGAAATGATCGCAACGGCCGTAGCCTGCACACCGTTCACGGTGTCATTGGGAGCCGCGATCGAAACAATCGGAGGATTAGCCACCGAGTACATTCCGCTCGTTCCCCGGGTACCCACTGTAATTGCCGTTACGCCACCGGTGAAATAACCGGTGCCGGGTTCAGTGACCTGCACAGAACCGACAGTCGCGCCGGACAAAATCGCAGTAGCGGCGGCCTGAACAGCGGCCCAAGGTGCAATACCCGCGTTCGTGTTATCCGTGGTAACCGGATTCACCACAGTGGGAGCCGGAATCGTGACCACCGGTGCCGTGACATAACCAGAGCCAGCGGCCGTGACCGTGACTGCCAACAGTGAGGTTTTGGCCAAATTGATATTCCAATCGAACGGGGCGGAAGTATTGGCGAAAGAGAAGGCATCCGTCTCACCAGGATTCGTGACCGCGGCAACGAATTGACCGTTGTTTCCAGCACCGATCGTCGCAGGCTGATTCTGCTGTTGGACCGACTGCACAACCCGACGGATAGTGTGACCGAACGGATCGGTGGTGTAGCAGATATCACCGGGTTGAATTGGACGACCTTGCAGTTGCGGGATCAAAGTGGCGTCGTCGGTGCCAACGTTCGTGCCGGCAGACGCACCGGGCACATCGAAGGTAGCTGCCGCGCGATAACCAAAACCCGGGGAGATCGCTACACCCGAAGTGACAACGCCACTGGCATTCGTGGTCAACTGAACGACGGCACCAGAACCCAATGTAGCGTTAAGAACTGGAGTAGTAAACGTGGTGTTCACCGGATAGCCGGCGCCACCATAATTGACGGTCACCGTAGCCATCTGCTTGTCCAGACCATTGGGGGCTGTGGCAGTGCCGGGAGTGACGGTGATATTGGCTCCACGCAGTGTGACCAGAATCTTGTTCGGGGAACTCAGGCTGGGCAGACGAAAAGAGAACGGGTTGCTCGGATCTGCGGTATTGACACCATCGGGCGGGCTGGCGGCGATCCAAGACTGGCCTTCCAGATTCTCCGCGTACAACTTGACAAAGCTGGAATCGACGGTGTGATACGGTTTCAGACCTTCGAATGGCACAATTTGCTGCGCCGTGGGATTAGTGTTCGAGTTGTAGGCGAAGGCCGCGCCGGTCATGTTCGCGCGCTCGGCGGGGACATAGTAGCGGAACAGGTCGAACTGAGGGCCGACGACGAAAGCGTGAAGACTGAGAGCATCAACATTCGGCAGCTGCTGCAGTACTTCGCGGATCAACAATTGAGGGCGGATGTAGCCTTGAATCATACGATGTTTTAATTTGTTGCTGGCAGATTATCACTACGCGGATAGCTCTGCAAGACTTGTTTGAAACGATATCGTTTTAATGCGATGACTCTCAAACGAGGTCATCCAGATCGAATTGTAGGACAATGCAATGATCAGGTCACTACAAAAATTTTGGTCCGCTTGCTCCGACGATCGCTCGAAAGGACGAGATGACTTTAAACCTATCACGTCATACTCCAGAATCTTACCACGAAGCGAATCATGGATCATCGGAGTAATACCCATAAAAAACTGGCTGCTAAGATCAGCCAGAGCCGGCGCCTCGTCAGCGGTCTTACCAATGTGCCGAATGATTACATTGGTACTGGCAGTCTTGGTAAACTCCTCACCAGATCTATCTTCAGAATCACCCGAACGATTGCCAATCACCACCTTGTTAAATCGAATATCATCCAAGCCAACGAAAATGGCCGGACGGCGATCGAGATTCTTCGGGTCGTAATGATAATCGTAATCGATCTGTAACTTTCGAAGCTTCTCATCCTTGTGCCATATAAAATTTGCAAACACTTCCTTAAACTTGCCGTAATTGGCATTATCCGAATAGTGCAAGCGTGTCAGAAGCAAGAAGATGCGTCGTATGGTGACCGGGGTTAGTACCAGTTTGGACATCTCGTTAATGATTGCAAAATTGTTTGTCATGACAAAGGCACTGTATAACGGATGTCGTTTCGAGGCAGCAATTGAATCTGCATCTCGGCATAGACTGGCACCTTGCCGTGAAACATGCCGTAGTCTATGGATTCAATCAAGTATCGTTTATCGGCAGAAGGATTGACTATCAGATCGTTCTTCTCCATCAAGGGATACGACATGGTCCGGACTTTGATGGTTGACATATCCGAGGAGCCAACACCTTCGCGACTATCCGACTGAATCTTGGTGCTCATGTTGCCAATGTGCATGAATGAATCGATTGACGGGTAAAATCCACCCTCGAAGCCAGTGCCGTAGCACACTGGACAAAGACTGGTGCCGATCATTTGCCCCGTGTCTTTGTCCACACACAATACGCAGCGTTCTCCATCAGAGCGCAACTTGAAGAATTTGATCGCCGTAAACTGTACCAGAGTATCCCACTCGTGCATCATTATAACCCGGGCCATTCCAAATTCAGACCGGGTTAATTTACCAAAAGTGCTGATGACATCCGACTCGTACGTCCTGGCCTTGTTTCTTAGTACGACGCGGTAATAGGCTTCATCCAAACGCCCGCGCGCGATAAGATGTTCATCCAGAAATTCTGACTCGCGGCTTGGCACATTGCCAAGCTCGCGCCAATTATTAAGCCCGTCGGGAGATTCGAAGACGAACACGCGTCCGGACTCAAATCCGATCTGCAGCCGCCACATGATTCTAGCGCGGAGTTGTCCGTACATCGGCAAGACACTTACGTCTAAAAATGGCGCGGCCATATCTAAAATCTCCGAAACGCATTTTCAATGTTGATGCTAATCTTGCGATCCTTGGCCATCTGTTCGAATGATTCCTTGAAGAGCTTGACGAAATTCTGCAAATGATCCAGACGCCGCTTGAAGGCATCAATCGTCATATTACCCGAGTTGTACTCAATATCCTGCCGGGCCAATTGCTGAAGCTTGGCCAGATAAAGCCCGTAAGCAATACCATTCAAAAACAACATTCCATAGGGTAAATGTGCGGCATCAACCTTGTCGACGTACGGAGTCGTCTCGTTGTAGCGCATGGCGGCAAATCGGAAGGCTTGGTTGATCTCATCGTCGTCGAACACGAGATCCAATTCGAGGGGATTGTCTTCAATGGTGCGGTCGAACATGAATTGACGCACATCTTCCACGTCGATCTGCCCGTACTTGTCACGGCCGGGTATCTGATGGACTTTGTTAAAACCCATATTATGACGTCAAACGATGCGCAGCATAACCACCCGCGCCGGCACCCAGTAACATACCAGGTAGTACGCCTTTTGAACCTGCTGCTTCCAAGCCAGATAAACCACCAACTTCAGAACCTACGCCGGCGCCGGCCCCGGTCACTGCCCCACGACCAGCTCCACGGAGCGTGCGACTCATGGCGCCACGCCCTTCAATCTGATCTTCCTCCGAAGGACGCGCTAGTCTTGACAATCCACCAACGCCGGATCCAGCCAGTGCCGCCAAAAGAATTTTCTGATTCATTGGAAGGCCTGCGTAACTGGACAAAGCCCCAGATAAACTGTTTGCAATCTTTTGCAGTTCCGGGTCAACCGTCTCCCACGAAGGATCCGGCAGCCCGGTTTCCTTACGCAATTTAATCGAGAGCGCATCATTGGCATACTTGACCCGACACTCCGCGGCCAAGGCCAAGATCGCCGGGGTGAGAAAACGAGACATCGCAGATTTTGTCAGTGGTCCGGTGTAACTGGCCAGTTTGGTTTGGAATCCTTTGTAGATGTTGGGCGAGGACAACAGATAGTTAAAAGAATGCTGGCGGAACAGCGCCTCGGTTTGAGGCATGTTCAAGCCTTGGTCCAAGCAGGATTTGACAAAGCCTTCGACGAAAGCGGGAGAGAAATTTTCATTCATTGAAGAAATATAGTTGAAAGACTTGACCGGTGCAATAAACAAAAACCGCTCCCAAATTTCTTCGGGAGCGGGTGAGATAAGAGTCGAAATTAGAGCGTGACGTTACCTGCGGTCACTGCCGACACGAAAGTCACCTGCGCCACCGCCAACACATTGGCGATCGTGACCGAGATGGTTTCGCGAGCAGACGACCGTAAGATGTCCTTCTTTTTTTCGACAAAAAGCGTGATTTCCGAAAGAGTGTAGAATCTCCCCAAAAAACCTGGTTCGCCGAAGATGAACAACGTATTGTCCGGCACCAGATTCCTTTTGATCGTGAACAAATGTTTCACTCCAAAAATCTTCGCTTCCTGCAACGCCGTCAGTCCGTCCGTGAACAAGCTCTGCGCCAGGTCGCCGCCGATTTCGGAGCGATCGAACGTGAGGAATTGTTTGGCCGTCTTCCGGTTCATCAGAATCACGCCGTTGTTCAGGTTCTGGTTTTCCAGCACCGACAACACCTTGACGTAATCCGCACGATTCCAGGCCCATGCACCCGTGCCCGTCGAATTGCCCGCCGCCACATTGTACGGCACGCATTCGAAGTTCTGGGTGACACCACCAGCACCCACACCGGGAGCGCCGCTGGTAACCACGGGACCGACGATGGACTGGACGCCAGCAATGAACTTGCCGTCCTCTTCCGTCTGGATGTCCTTCAGGCTGTTGTCAGTGATGACTTGGCGAAGGTCCATGCGGTAGGTGCGCAATTCGTTGATGTCCTTGGTCCACTCCGGCGTGGTGATCGGATTGAACACACAGGCAAACTTGTTGCCATAGTATTGTTCCGAGTCCGCACTGTCGCCAAACGGGATGGTCTTGGCGCCTTTGGAGAGGGGTTCCATGTCCTCGATGATGACAGGCCGGTCGTGTTGAAGAACACGGTCGAGGTCATCATTGGTGACGGGAACCGGAGGGATGATTCTGCGAGCAAAGCCCTCTTCACGAATACGCCGACGAATCATGTTCGTACCGGCGGCCGAGGCCTGCTTCACTTCGCCATTATCAGCTTCCGTAATCTGGTCGAGCAGCTTACGGTTTAAAGCTTGGATGTTTTCGACCTGGGGTTCAACTTGAGCATTTTCAGTAGCCATAACAGTATATTTCCTTTCTTTGGGTAAGCGTCAGGTTTAGGTCGAGTATTCCGCGTGGGGGAACCACTGCGTCCTGAAGCGCAACAGGTAGATCGAATTCGGATTGGAGACGCCTCCCGCCGAGTTTTCGATGAAGCCTGATTGACTGTTGATGGCTGTGGCGTTCTGGCGACCGCCCGCGGCTGCATAGCCGATGACGTCCGCGTTGGCGCTGGCAACACCCAAGGTGATGGCACCGAGAGCTGCGGTTCCCGGCGACACGTTGGCGGTGGACGAACCACCAGATGCGGCGATGAGGAACGAGCTTTCGTTGTACACCACGGTATTGTCGAACCATGGGGTTTCGATTTCGAACTGCCCGGCGCATGAGAGCCCGAGGAGTAGTCCCGCGGATTGAACATCCGTGTCGGTCGAGTCATGAAACGCGATAAACGGTTCAAGACCCGCAGCACAACCCAAAACCCAAGCGCCTGCGCTCAGAGAGATGACTTGGCCGGACAGGATGGTTACACCAGCGGTAACTGGAGCGGAGTACGTGCGGCTGAACGGCTCGTTACCCCAGTAACCTCTGAGGATGTTAACGCGCGGTGCCGTACGTGAATATGTACCGTAGGTCATATAATTTGCTCCACTGTGTTTACTGTAGTAATCCGAAACAGTCGGACTACCTCTGACTCTCTTGGCCTACTTGGCTACAAGAGAAATTGAATTACCTACAAAGTATAAAGCATCTAAGCCGTGATGCAACCAAAAATTACGGGCGCACCCTTACCGCCTTGCCTTCTGCCATGTCGTCCCAACCATCGGGGTCGTCCAGTACGAAATCCTTATCCTCTATCAGCTCGCTACCTTCGCTTGGAGCGATCATAGCCTCAGCCATCTTTGTCAACAGCTCGAAAATAGCATTTGGATCATTGTCGACCTTGCTTGCAATTTTTGCGCTGTCATGAGGTGACAACAGCCGCATCTGTACCATGTTGTTGAGAGTATTTTTGAGCTTATCGCCATCGAAGGCATGTTTTTTGAACTCAGCCACCTTCTCCAAGACTACACGGTCATGTTGGGCGATCTTATTTTGAAGCAGGTCAATCTGGGCTTGAGATCGAGAATATTCAGAAAGAGAGTCCTCCATGAAGCTCAGAACTTCATCGAGGACCGGAATCAAATTTCTCTCTTCGATTGCCATAGATTCAATCCGTACTGCGATCACTTGACCGCTGCGACAAGGCCATTATTTCTTGGCATCCGTCTTGGCCATTGCCGCTATAATGCTGTCAACAACGCTCGACGCGGATTTGACCACAGCCGAGGCTTCCTTGTCCTCCGGAGATTTGTTAGAGTCGTCCGGCGGAGGGCCACCAGCATCAGCACCGGCAGGACCTGCACCAGCGGGACCAGCCGCACCCGCGTCAGCACCAGCTTCACCACCTCCACCTTGCTGCAAGGCTTCCAAGATGGCTTGTGCCTCTTCCGGCTTGATTTTTCCGGACTGCACGAGTTCTTCCAATACCGCGACGATGTCTTCGTCGGAAATGCTATCCGCACCGGCGGCACCGGCTTCGGCACCAGGAGGCGGAGGAACGGCACCAGCTTCACCAGGCGCACCAGGAGCCCCACCAGCAGCGGCACCACCCAAAACACCAGCGTCGGCCATACCAGCACCGGCAGCGGCACCGTCGTCGTAAGCCTGCTTCTCAAAGTCGGTCTTCAAACCGGCCTTGGCCAAAGCATGAATGTTGGCCAACTTGATAATGGCCACACGCTCTTCTTCCGAAGCGGCTTTCCACATCTCTTCCGCCGCAAAAGCACCTTGGGCCTCAAGTTCCTGCAGGCGAGCACTTTCCTCTTCCATGAAGGCCGCAGCCTTGATGATATCTTCAGCTTCCGCTGCGCCGTGGGCCTGCTCAATGATCTGCTGGGCAAACCGTTGACCTTCATCGGTGGCCAAGATCAAACTGGCCAGCTTGTAATGAAATTCCGGTGTAAACTCCAGAGCCGCAGCCATTTTGGCCGTGCATTTCGGGCAGGTGCAGCCGGACGCGCATGCGGCTTCCTTTTCAGCGCCTTTGGCACCTTCGGCGGCGGGAGCTTTCTGTTCGTTCACCTTGGTGGTGTTCTCATTCTCCACCGGTTTAGGCAACGCGCCTTTGCTATCACCCTTCGGTAGTTCGGTACCCTTGTTAGTGGCGTCCGTGACTTCCGGTATGCCGGCGGCCTTCGTCACCGGGTCAGGATTCTGCTTTTTGGCAGGACCCTTATCGCTGGTGGATCCGGGGATTGGGGCGGTGGTGTTCTTGTTTTCACTCGCGGTGTCACTCACCAGGCCAGGAGAAATTTTACCAGTGTCGCGAGCTGCAACTTTGGTGTTGCGCAGACTGTTGATGGCACCCGCGACTTTTTTGGCTTGGGCCAGAAGCGCGTTGGCCGGTTTTTCCGGTCCGTCCACAACTTTGGCTGGCGCGACCGACAGCACGGGCGTGACCTCAGTGTTTGTCGGACGTTCGGGCAGAAGTTCCGCGGACGGCTGGGCCTGCGGATCTTTAGGCACCTCTACGGTACCCTTCTCGCGCAGATCTTTTTCGGTCGGGGTGTCGCCCGCGGCGGATTTGGTTGATGCCTGTTTGAGTGCATCCGCTCGAGTATTGAGTGTCTGCAACAATTGAGAGTAAGTTCGTACGGCCATAATTTATTTAATTGTGTTGAGAGTTTATGAGTAAAAGTGCTGCGTCGTCAATACTTTCTTCACCGCGTTTTTCCACAACCGCGTTACAGAAGGCAATCTTAAAGAAAGCATAGGCTTTTGCAACAACTTTCGCTTTGTTGATTTGATCCACGGTGAATTCCGCGGCCGACTTTTCCTGCTGTTGCACAGGCTGTCCTTTCGCGCACAGTTGCAAAATTCTATTTCGGACAACACCAACTTCAATCGTGTTGTCCGCGCAAACCTTTTCCAAAAGTTTTTCAGTCGCGTCATCAATCGGACACGCCGCTACTTTTATCGACGAGGCCGGCGTGAACATCTGCTCGATTTCTGCATCCGCTGGCGCCGAAGCTGCATCCTGAAACAAAGTGGTCAACAGATTCTTCTTGGCGTAATTGTACGCAGGGTCCTCTGACGCCAGCTTCAACGTTTGATTGGTGGAGTAGGCGAAGAACGGAAGAAATGGAAGAACGGCGGCGCGCTTCGCCAAGTAGCCGAACAAGACCGACGGTTCAACTTTACGCAGAGCATCGAGTTGTTGTTCCGTAAATTCAGACTCATCGAAAGCATAAGTGGCGGCCTGTTTGAAAAATTCGTAACGCGAGTCCTTGGCCACAGTATCCGGGTCTGTTCGAATGTGACCGATATAAGCCTCAACGGAACTCAACTTCTCCAACCAAGCTTGGTTATCCGGGGAGTAGCAACCGACACGCAAGGAATCTGGCAGCACTATCCCGGCGTGTGCCGCTTGGACGTCGCTGAAAAGAAAACCGTTATAGGACGCGGCCTTCTTCATGTCATCAGGATGGAACATAATTTCCAGATGCCTGGCGATGCGGTCGGCACGATTCTCCACCGCGCTGAAATCAAAAAACTTCGGCTTCACGTTATCAACGTAAACGAACTTCGATTTCTTCGGCCACCACTGCGTCATGTGTTCTTTGGCATGTACGCAATAATCTTTGCTCTTCGAAGCGAAGTGATTGCAAATTGAGCATACATCCCCCGCTACACGGGCACTCATGCTGCCATCGAGATTCTTTCCGGCCTTGGCCTCTCGATATTCTTTCTCGGCCTTATCCTTGTCTCCCCAGATGATCAACTCGCCACGATGCATTTCAGGATTGTAAGCCGCAGCGCGAATGGATCCAATAGCTTGCTTCGGATCTCGGTTACGATGCTCGCGAAAATAATGACCATGCTTAACAAAGGTGTGCATGCCGTAATCATCACCTTCGTGTTTGAGACTGGGCTCGTTCCACCAGTCCCCGTTTCGATTTGGACCAAAGTATTCACTGGCTCCGAGGGCCACGTAATGTACGCCGAAATGTTTGTCATCCGGTATGTGATCCGCGATCAGCTTCTTTGAGAATGCACTCGATGACGCCGACTTGATGCTGTGATCATTGTCGAAGTACGTAGCAACAACTCCGTCCAAAGCTGCAAGCAGCGGATCTTGGTCCCCCGTATAGATGATTTTATTCAATCAGTTACCCTCCAACTTATTTTGAAGATAGTTGGCGCCCAGCATGCTGGCACCGACACCTCCAACAATCCAAGGCACACCCCAATGTGGTCCCTCAGTCTTCAATACCGAATTTGAAACGCTGGGCCTGATGTACTTCGAGTACAACTCCGCGGCGCGATAAGGACTGAGCCGATTCTGTACCGCCTCGTTGATCGCCGGCAATTCATGCGGCACCAAGCGGGACATCAAACGACTGATTGGCCCGAGACTACCAAGATGCGCCTTGAGACCGCGCATTGCTTCGATCGAAGAATCCGCAGTGCTACCTTGCTCAGGAGTAAACAAAGGCATCTCGTGGATAGGTTTGAAATTATGAATGCCGGCCTCACCGAGAAGTTCGCGTGCTTGCCAAGGTCCACTGCCGGCGCCACGTCGCAATTTCGCAGCCAGCCCACCAATGACATCAGGCTGTGACTTCGGGTCCATGGCGCGCATCAGTAATGAGTCTCGAGTCTCTACTTCGTTTAACGGCTGACGAAAGCCTCTTCCACCTTCTGTAGGCTGCGCACGTTCATAACCAAGAGTTTGATGAATTGTGTCCGCAGCCTCCGTGCGATTACGACCCAGGCGTTTCAACCCCAACACGCCGCCAACACCACCAACTGTCGAAGGCAGCCAATTGCGTACGACTTTATTTGCGGCCGAGTCTATCGGATGAAACCCAGTCATGGCCCGAGCTGGGTCCGTTATCGTACGCAGACCCGCCGGGATGCCCCCACCGGCTGCACCGCCGAGAGTTAAGCCCAAGAGGGCATTCCGAAGAATTCGATGACGGCGCATTCTCGGATCCTCGCCTTCGATATGGTTCTTAGCCGCGAAGTAGGCCATCAGTGGTCCACCTATGCCAGCGCCCACAGCCGCCGGAATCAAATACGGGCGGATACCAGCCGTGGCCGCTTGAACTTGTGGATTGTTAAGAACTTGCGACATTTTAAACAGTGGTCAAAGTTTCACCTTCAAAATTCGAGGTCATCAAAAGCAGCCCAGTCTTGGCCGCGATCAGCCGTGACGTAATAGTGTCGGAAAATACCTTAGCCCGCACATCTGCTTCCGGTGTATCGTTCAGATCAAACACCTGCACGATCGGGAAATCCGCACGAATGCGCCGCAGTGTGGGAGGAAACGAGAATGTAACCGATAGTGGTACTTGATTGTACCCGGAACCGCCGGCACTAACCGCGATGCCCGTAACCGTATGCAAACTTGGATCCACCGTTACAGTCAACGTCGCGGCCGAACCGTCGCCGGTCACTACCGCGGTCGCTCCGCTGGTATAACCGCCGCCAGCATTGGTAATGACCACGCTCACAACGGCGCCAGTATCGTCAACCGTAGCGGTAGCAGTGGCCCCGGCGCCCGCTCCGACAGGCAGGATGGTGACGATGGTTGGGTTCTCACCAGGCCGCGAGGCCGATCCATTGAATGTCGAGCCGATGTCGATCTGCGGTTCACCGAACTCCAAAAGTTTCTCTTCTTCGTTCGCGGTGAAGCCCAATGTTTCAATTTGAACCCGGTAGCGCCCGTTGTTATTGTCAATATAAGATCGTATTTTCATTTTAAGGTTCAGGCTGACTATCAGTTTTCGGCACTTTGTACTCGGCAAATCCAACAACCTTGTCGTTGTCAATCATGGCGGCCACGCGTTTTCCGGTAAGCGGCTCCACAATGCCGTTCAGCAGCCCCAAAAATCCTACTTTGAATTTTGTGTCACTAACCACTTCCACCTGAATCGTCGGGTGATCCAGCAACGCTTTCGTCGCCGGCACCTTGTAGACGCACAGTTGATTGCAGGCTTCCGGAGCCTTGGCCAAGAAATCGTTTAGAACTTCCACTGCGGTTTTTATTACATCGGGCATAATTTACTGTGGTTTTGCCGGTTTGGATTCGACACTGCCATTGCCATAATCCATATCATTCAACATGCGTCTATTCAATTCATTTTTCTGTCCCGCCTGCTCCGTGTCAAGAAAACCTTTCAAGTCAAACGGCGAAACGCCGTCGTGCTGTATCATACTGCGCAACGCCACTCGCATCACATTGGTGTCACCAGCCAAAGATGGAGCCGCACGACGCACAGTGTTGTACATGTTTACGACAGCTTCCGGATCAGCTTCGGACAGAACGTCATCTGTCGTCAACAAGTTCTGTAAAACAGCCAGATGCTTTGCATCCTCGAACGATGTATCTACATGCTGCTGATCCGAATTGCGACCATGCCCGAGCATCTCTTTGAACTTCTTCTGGAAAGTAGGGATGTTGGTCAAAGGTGCGGCCGCAGCATTTAAGGCACCTCCGACATGAGCGAAATAGCCCTTGTCTTCGGCCGCCGGTGCGCTCTTTTGTCCTCCAGATCGACCAGTCGAGCGCGACTCTGGTCGGTCAGCTTTTGGGGATTTATGAGGTTTGTCAGGCGGCTGGTGTAAATCAAGCGGACGCACCCTTTCCTCCGGATCCGGCGAACGCTCGTACTTGTAGCCTTTAGCGGGGTCTACCGGGTTCGCGCTGTCTGGCAACTTGCGGGTTGCTGCCATCATCTCATCGGTTGCCGCGATCTTAAACAAACAATCACTCACCAGTTCCAAATTCTTAATGAGATCGAGGTTGTCCCGAACCAAACGATTTTCCCCGGCATCACGTGCCCGGGCCACTTTGATGTGTTCCGCCGAGCAATAAGACGCCAACAACGCCGTAGCCGGTTTGATTATATCGCCGTGTACCCAGAGCGCGTCTTGCTCAATCTTTTCGAAACTCAGCCCGGCCTGTTTGATCTGCTGCGCCGACTTCATCAGCAACTCGCGCGCGTCCTGTTCAAAATCTGCCTTGGCCTGAGTTAGAGTATCAATCAGATGCCGCGTCTCAGATTCAGAACGCAACGCCTGACGAGTATCAGACGAGGCCGATTTAACCGGTTCCTCGCTGTACACCTGCTCATCCTCGATTTTCAACCCAGGTACATCCTTGAAACAGGCAGCCAAGGATTTGGACGGAGTGTCGAAGCCGAAGTGATCGTACGCTGATTCGGTTGCTGCCATCAGATTCTTGGAGGCCGACTTCGTATGAGGCACGGCGGTATATTTTTCCACCATCTTGTCCACGTCCAGTAATGGAAATGAAGCCCCACGATTGGCGGACTTCTCCATGAAGGCCAAGGTCTTGGCTGTGTTGAACAGTTGCCCAAGGCTTTGCACCAAGGCCGGGGCTAAATTCTTTTCGTTGGCGAACTTGAGGATTGTGCCTTCGGGATCCCGATTTTTACGAATCTCCGGTGCGATTTCGTCGATCAACCAGGTAATCAATTGCTGTCTCATAAAAGTGAGTTTATAATCATCCGCCACTCGTCACAAGTCAATTCCGGGACGGATTGGGTTTCTGCACCTCCTGCACCTTCAGCCAATCCTGTCGTGACACAGTCTGACGGGCCAACGCCGCGTCATACGCATCATTGTTCGTAATGCCTTTGATCGTGGCCAACGCCGACTGCCCTGGATTCAAGGCCAATGCCGTCAGCCCCGCGATGGCATCGCTCGTATCATTCGTGAGCATCGGGTTGGACCTGGCCGCCACCAAGAGTTGCATGGCTCTATTCAATACCGGACTGTGACTCTGATTCGCACCGCCGGACGATACCAACCGATAAGCATCAGAGAGGGTACGATTTTCAACCGCCTTCGACAAAAGTTCGTATGCCAGCTTGTCTGTATTCGTACGCGTGCCGTAGATGTTGAGAATGGCCTCGACGTTCTCTCCGTCAGGCTGCATGGCCGAGATTAACATAAGACGACCCGGGTGAGCATTGAGATAATAACTCGGCTTGGCCTCCGGATGCCGGGTCTCAGGGTACACAATCTTGTTGATGTATATCAGATCATTCAGACGATCCCGAACGTTGAAGAACAACTGCTCGTAAGTGTTGATGATCTCGACATCAATACCCGATATTCTGGATACCGCCTCGATCGATTGACTGGGTATTAACAACAACGCCTCCAGCATATATCGAGTCATAGACGACGCAGGATTCTGTAGCATGAGCGCCCACTTCACTTCCCGACACATGCGGCCATTTGCCGAAAACTCATGTGCCGTGCGCAAATAATCCTCATTGGCCTCACACGGCAAACGCCGCTTCGCATTAGCAAAGGCGGCAGCATACAGCCAGGGAAAATGGGGATCCCAAACCGCCAGATTCGTCCGCTCAACAATTTGCTCCTGAGTCGGCCTGGCACTTGTCCCGGGAGTTACCCTGGTGTACAGCGGAACGTCGCCAGGTACTGAAAGTACCAGATCTTCTATTCGGGATACGTTCATGTTGGTTACACCATGCTGACCGAACCCTGTTGGTTCTGCTTGTTCTTTTGCAGGAGATCCATCACCAACTCCCCGTACGATTTGAAATTCGACACGAGCTTGTTCTCCAGTTGCGTCTGATCATCCGACCCGAACGATTGAGCAAAATCTTCAGGCTTCCAGTAGAACAGAAACAAGATGCGACCAATTCGATCCAGCGCGGTTTGCAGCTCCGGCATGTACGTGTCGATCATCGCCGCCGAATCAAAAGTGTTCGTCAGCGATCCCACCACACCATGCTCAAATAAACTGCCAACCCCGCGCTCCTGCGACAGCTGGTAAAGCCCGAGCGGCGTTGCGGTATCAATGCCGTTATCCGAAGTTTGGAACCTTTGTTGGTCACCAATGCGGTGTTTCTCGATGTACGGCAGATCCCGTTCCGCCTCGATCAGCATGCTGCTGGGTTGCGGTTGCTCCATGACATTGTAATCCGAATTCATGTTGTCATAGAATTCCGGGAACTGCGGAAACCGCAGATTGTGCGCCTTCTTCTCGGCCGGCTCATAATAAAAAATGAACCGCCCCTTTTCATCCGCCGCCTTGAGGACCGCGTCGGCATCCTCCTCCCGAAGGGCGCAGTGCGTCATCAGTGCCGCCGTCGCCGCCAGCTTGCTCATGAACGCACCCGGCGTGTTCTTCTCGTTGGCCTTGAGCCGCACAATGTATTCACCCGCGGATTTCTGCACCGCCGCCTTCAAATAACCCTGCCGGAAAATAAATTCATTGATGGCCGTCAAATCACCCAGCTCGATGGATTCATCAGCCTGGTGATACTTGGATTCATCGCCCGTACCGCTCGTCGCAAACTTGACCGGCACCCAGACGCAATGGCGGCCCAGAACCTTCTCGAAAGGATCGATCCCGGTGTAATCCGGGTTGATCGTAATCGTTTCTGGGCAGTAGCCATGAGTCTGCAACTTGACTTCCGTCAAGCCGAGATCCTGCTTGGAAACCTCGGTCACGTACAGGGGTTCCGAGAATGATTTCGTTTTCAGATTGAGCACCCGATACATCTTTCCTGATTCGGGAATCTTCTCCCCAACCGAATCGGAAAGTTCCTTGTCGAACTCGCCCAGCACCCGCCAGGTTTTGGCGGCCGGCATCAAATCAATCTTGATCGACTTGCGATCACCCGTGTCCACCAGGATGAACGGCAGCACCGGATCGAAACCGCTGGTCGGACTGGCCGACGCATCATTGGGCGAGCCGAGTTGACGGTCCTTGTTGAGCAGATCCCGATGATACGCGCAGATCATTTCCCGGGTGCTTCCATCCGCCACCAGCACGCGGTAGATGCCCGGCACCGTCACCGATTGCAGCTGGCGCTCGTTCGCCTCATAGACCAGTTCGTTTACCGCCGCTTTGGGCCGGTTGTCCTCAAAAACATAACCCTTGCGCAAATCCGCCTCCGCCGCCTGCTTCACCGCGGCATTCTTCATCAGATCCCGATGCAGCGTCAGCAGCGGCACCGGGGACGCCGCCACTTTTTGCGGTTCGAGGTCCGGCATGTAGTTTTCCGGCGAACTGGCCTTCAAAAGGGCCTGGGCAAAATCGAAATCCTCACGCGCCGCATGGGCCAGCTTTTTCATCGCGCCAAAACCACCATCCTGAACCATGAACTTGCGCAGCAGGCTGTCTTTGGACAGTTCCGGGATCGCCGCCGACTTCATTTCAGCCCAGACGGCGGAGGCATACTTGCGGGTCATCATCGTATCCGGTGGACTGACCAAGGCCTGCAAATTCAACTGGCGCCGGGTGTTGGTGCGCTCGGAAATCGGAACGCCATGGCCTTCCGAGGTTTCCGACAACGAAATCAAATACTCGATCCAGCGTTCCGTAAGGGGCACGAAACTCTTGGTGGTGTGACGGTAGAACAGATCGGTGCCCTTGATGTTGCCGTTGATGAAAAAGACCGGGGCATAGTAAAGGTCCTTGTTCACGCGGAAGACGAAAATGCCCACCAGCCGGGTGTTGTCGTCATTGTGATGAACGATTTCAAAACCGATGCGGTAGGGCGGCTTCATGATCGGCGCAGCCTTGGTCTGAATGGCCATGTACGCCTGATCCATAAACGCCTGCTCAATGTCGGCGAGCGTCTGGGCTTGCGCCGACGCTTTCTTTTTCCACTCGATGTTGATCATAGATTCAAAAAGGACTCAGATACGATTCATGCTGTAATTTCGGCTTGCCCTGCAGATGTTGGGACAGCCACGAACGAATCGGATGTGCCTGTTGCTGCGCGAACCGTTGATTGTTCTCGTATTTGCCCGGGGCTTCCGCCGCGGTCAGACCGCCATAACCCAAAGCACCACCAACGGTGCCGCGGCTTAATAGACGTTTGCCCAATTCACCTTGAAAGTGATTTTCCAAACCGGACAGGCCCATGTCCTGAGTCGCAGGGGCCAGTTCACGTGATCCGACGAGCAGCTTTGACAACCAGCTGGGGCTGGAGGCTCCGAGTTGCGGAACAGCACGACTCGCCAATCGGCCAACACCCTGAGAAAAAGAGTTGTTCGGCATACGCGACTCGATCTGTTCGGCGCCACGTCCAAGGTAACCGAGACCGCGTTCGAGCAAGTTGGCTGCGGCTTCCTTGCGCATTTCTTCGTGGATGGATGTCACCAGAAATAGTTTAGCTGTGTTATTCATATTTTTATCGTTGAAGCACGGACGGCATCAAATAATTGCGCCGCGTGTAATTTGGCATACCGCCGAACGTTTGGCCAGCCCAAGACATGATCGGATGCTGCTGCTGCCAAGCCACATGCTGATTGTTGATGTAATTACTCGGTAATGATGCCGCCGTCAAGGCGCCGTAACCCAAGGCTCCCTTTTGCACTGGGGTACGTGAAGTCCAATACGTCTTGAACCGGTCGTAGTAGTTGTTCGAACCACTTGAAGGACCGGCTGTGGGCGCGGGGGACGATCCGTGAAATTGCGTCGACAGCAATGGGTTACTGCTATAATAAGGCATGTTGGGTGCGGCAGCGGGATGAAAAGTTTTCGGTGAGAACGCCGGATTCATGTACGCGGTGGGCATGCTCTGCGGCACATACGGTGTTGGACCATGGAACTGACCGGTGGATTGCGGATGAATACCGGCGTAGCTTTGTCGCGCGGACTGGGCGAATTCACGTCCGAGCACTGGAAACGGGTTCTGCCTTTCTTTGGTCAGAAATTGACCTACGTTGCCCGCGGCCCGACCCAAACCGCGTGCTGTGCCCATAGCACCTTGAACGCCCAAGCGCCCGGCGTCACCAAAACCCCGTCCCGCGAAGCGACCAATGCCACCGGCCAGTCCTGCCAGTCCGGCTTCTTTCTCCAGTCCGTCGCTAAGGATGGACGCGAACTTCAAAATTTCAGTATGTTTCATTTTATACGCCACCTGAGTCGGTTGCTGACGATGTCTGAGAGCCAGGATCTTGAGGTTGAGGCATCACCGAGGACGGGACTTTCGACGGATTGAGAAGATACTGCAGCCGGGATCCAAATGGAGCACCGGAAACATCCTTCTGCGATGCCGCTTGACCCGAAAGATTACCCAGTACTGATCCGGCTCCCAATGCGGCACCGCCGGCTACGGTGGCGGGTACTGTCGTTCGTAGAAATTTCAATCGTGGTTCGGCGGTGGCACCCACTTCAGCCAAGCGTGTACGCTTTTCTGATTTGAATGCATTCATCTTGTCGGCGATGCGATTGGCTAGAAATTCCCGATTTGCATTACCTTCAGGCAACCGGTTCATCTCGCCACGCAACCCGGCGATCTCTCTAATGAAGCCCATGCGGTCGGCGTGCAAATTTCGAAGTTGCCCGTAACCTGCCAAACCGGTCATGAGCATACCTTTCAAGGGATTGGATTGCCGATATGACCGAGCAAATATACTTTGGCCTAATGCTGCGAGTTCTGGAGTGCGCCGCGCGTCGTAGATAACTTTTTCGATCACGCGCGGGTTGAGCGCACGTTTACACATGGCTTCTTTCGCGCGGTGGACGAGTTGTTTCTGGATACCTTGTGCGAAGGCCACACTATGTGAAAATTCATCCCGCATAAATATTGTCTGCAGTCTAACGTCGCAAGGATGGTATTGCAACCGCAAACTTAACTGTGACCAAACATCGGCTCGAACGGGGCCGGGATCGGCTGGGGAGCCAAATAACGAGGATCGCCCGACATTCCTCCACCCATGAAACTTGGAGTCTTATCAGCAAAATTCATCGTCGAATTGAACACATTGTCCCGGGCAGTACTGCCGGCGGAATCAAGATGATTCGCCGCTCCGGTCACGACGTTGCTGCCGACGAAGTTCTTGGCAAAATTCTTCGGCCCTTGAAGAGACTGGCCGCCACTAACCCAATTCGACGGGTACTTACGAGCGAACGACTGGAAGCTCGGGGACTTGAGCGCACCCATTCCCATCACAGCCTTCGGTACCTTGTTCAACATGCCCACACCTTTAGAAAAGGTAGGCAAAGCCTTGCCGATTCGGCTGGCTGCTCCGATACCTTTTACCGCATCATTCGCTAGACCGCCTGTGAAAAGAGAGCCAGCGCCAAGGGCTGCACTACCTAGAGCCTGCCAAGGATGACCTCGAATAAGTTGACTGGCACCTTGCCCCAGATTGCCGAGGAATCCCACACCAGGCACAAAGGACAAAGCGCCCATGGCGTGTTCGAAACCTGTATCGCCACCGAGCAGGGACGCAGGCTCGAAAGCTCGTTTGATTAAATAGGAGCTGACAAAGATTTTATCTTGGTTGGTCATTAGAACTTTCCAGTCGTGTCAATATTTTTGCCAAAGTTCTTGCCGATTGCAAGCCTGGGCGCAAAATGCGTGTTCTCCATAGTGTCCGTGTCCCTGCCCCGGGATGCCGATTCATCCAGATTGCTCATCAAATAACTCGAGTGCATCCGAGCCAACCAGTCAGGATTGTTGTGCGCCGCCGCGCGCAGCCGCACCATCTCCGGATGGAATTTCGGCTGTTCTTCTCCGGATGCTACAACTCCTTTAATACCAGCACTTTTCAACCGATCTATCATCTTCGGTGTCATTTTGGTACCGATAGTGAAGTGCAATACCGGGGCGTGCAAGTATTTATCTACGGCTTGGTCGGGACTCATCATGGTGGCCGATTTGGGTTGCACGTACGAATTGGACATTGTTCCGTAGGACACGACGTCATCGGGAAGGTACCCGCCCAAGCCGTCAGGATCGTCGATTTTGACGTGGTCTAAGGTCCCGCGGGCGATCAGTTCCAGATTTAATTTGCTCGGGTGACCCGCCCCTGATTCTTCCATAGCTTGTTTCAGGCGATCCACATAATATCGGCGGCCCTCGCCCAGACCGCGCAGGCGTACCACATCGGCCACATCAGCCACGCCCTCGCTAAGAGGCGTGCCGGCTTCGACAGTATCACCCACTTTGACCAACGGGGCGAAATCGGGCAACAGATAATGTTTATTTTCACCTATCGTGACGTACTTGCCACCTTGCGGTGCATCTTCGATACTATCGACCTTACCGGAGGTCTCGGCCAACGGAGCCTTATTCGGAAATGTTTCCGGCGATTGCACGAGCTGCGTGATCGTGTCGAATCCAGCAAATTGTTTTTGTGAACCTTTAAAAGATCCGCCGGTGTGCTTGGCCGCCAGAGCTCCCGACACAACTGGTTCTCCGACTGCCTGAGCGGCCGTGGTCCCGGCGGTGTATCCTCGGGGTGCAAAATGTCCGGACGGCAGAGTGCCCAAACAATGAGAACAGATTCCACTCTTCGAAGTACACGTCATCGGACTTCGCGCAATGATTCGCTTCACACCCGCTTTATGTAAAGCTTGTATTACATGTTTGTCGATTGTCGTACCAACCGCCACTCCACCCGCTTCCTTGGCCAGCACTCGACCTTGAATCTCATGATCGGTAACATCGAAGTCGAGACCGTTACTCGTACCACAATCATCTTCGGTGACGATTATCGGTGTGGTAGCCGCTATAATCTGCTTCATGAAGTCTCCGCCGCGGGCCGTGCTGCTCTTGGTTGAGATCACAGAGCGACGTGTACCGAAAGACGAGGCCAAGTATTCAGCGGGACGCAGACCTTCCCCGAAACCATGTCTGATAAACATCGGAATAACTCTGTCTTTGTAATCAGTATAGAGCGCCGGCGTGGACAAAATTGCTTTCAATTGCAGGGCGTTACCGCGCGCCCCAGAAGTCACCGAACGTCCGAGATTAGTATGTCGCGCGTTTTCGGAAGTGGATTTCTCAATGGCTGTAGAATACTTGGCCCAGATAATGAGTCGCTTCTTTTCACGCTCGTCAGGATTTTTAGTCTCGGCATCCGACGCTCGCACCTCATGATCCATTTGCTTCAGCAAACCGTCTCGATCCAGTACCGGTTGAAAGTCCGATAAATTAAGAGTTTCTCCTTGTAGGTAAGCCGCTTTGCGCCCGATGTCCGAAAGCGACTTTGATATGTCAGCGTACTGCTCAGGATAACGTCGAGCTACGTCGGCCAGTACCGACTCGATATTCTTCTTGTTGAGCACACGATTGTTAGACCGAAGATCGGGTGGCAACACTGAGTTGACGTATAGATCAATCGCACGCATATCAGGATACTACCAAGGGGCCAAAATCTACGATCGGCACCAGCGGTTCACTTATCAGACCGAAGTCCTCAGATATGCCTACCGGCGACGCGACGTAGCCATAGTCATCATACTCTTCGGGTGTCACATCAATGGTAAGATAATCATCGTTGAGTGTGTGAATCGCAGCGAAGGCATCGGGATTGAAATCGTAATCGATTGTGATGCCTACGGGTTGTGTGATAAGTCCATAATCGACACCTGTAACCGGCAATGGTGCCGGTGTATACGGGATGGGCCTCGGGGTGATTTTCTCTGGAGTGCCAATACGTGAATACTCATCTTTATCTTCGTTGGAATCCCCGACGTATCGGATGACCCGCGCACGAGCCCGGGAGTACAGTCCTGGGTTGGCGTGGGTTTTTGATCTGGCCAATATTGCTGCTGGAGATCGGTTTAGCATTCCGAGACGAACGGTATATAAAAAACGCCTGCAAGTAAAGATTGACTTGCAGGCGTTACTCTTCCGTCGGATTTATTTGTTCGTCATGTTGCAAAATTCAGCAACCGTCCAATAAAGATGACCTTCTGGCATGTCCCGATGATCAGACCATATCACATGATCATCATTAACCGTTGACATCAGATCCTTTGCCATCTGTTCTGATATGTCGTTAGCTTCCAACGCCGATTGTTTGTAACCTTTCAACGCCATACGCTCCTGCCGGGTTGCCTCACTACAGAGGACGTGATACGTCTGGAACCCGAACTCTTTGAGAGGCGTGACTTCATGATGGAACCTGGCGTTGGTGATTGCGTAGCGTCCACCCGGAGAGTTGGTGTCGAACACGGACTGATTATTATCGATATCCAATAACTCCTGACGTAGTGCGGACAGACAAATGTTGATCCAAAAATCCTTACGCTGACCATAACGTTCCCAGTCCACCCACTTGAAACTCTTGGTCATATGCCCGCCCATCATCCGAATCTGGCTGGTCATGAGCACCCGTTCAATCGTAAGCGGTGTTTTGTCGCTGATGTCACCCCAGCCCCATTGACCAATCTGCTGCCACAACCGGCGAATGCCTGGTACTTCGGGGTTCTTACGCGTGTAGCCCGTAAAGTATTCAACAAGCTCGTAGATCGGCTTGGCTACACTTAGGGGTTTTAACTTGGCCTGTTCTGCGACATAATCTTTTCCGCTGAACATGAGCCCGGTGAAGGCATACAGTTTGTGATTTTTCATGTGTTTGAATATAATACGAACCAGTGGTTTGTCAACCGGCGCAGACAAGAATCTGCGCCGGTTCTCATTTACTTCGGAATCTGACAAAATCCACTGAAAGACTGAGGATGACGCACGCCTACCGCTAACGGAGCCTTGTCTAACTTAACGCCGGCCTTTTCGAGACCTGCCCGATCCGTGTAGAATATATCAAACGTGGCACACAGATCGCCCTTTTCGAATTGAACTAAATCTACGTGACTCTCACGGGCGTGCCCAGCACCAGTACCTAGATTGTACTCCGTTACTTCAGTAAAGTTGTTGCAGGCCGAAGTAACTGGTCCACAAGGATCGGAAGCCTGAAATTGGCAAACAGCAGCGTCCGGAGTAGAGGACACTGAAGCACTACAACTGGAGGACATTTGATAGGGCCAAGCTGGACTTGCTCCAACACACATAGGTTGATTCCACCACCAAGGATGCCAAGGCTGATAATTCGGATATGCCGGCTGTATCACCACAACAGGTGTCGTGTGGCTGAACACTGAGGCATTCTGAGCCGGTTTGATCTTTTCGTTAAAAACAAGCCCACCGATCACGCCGCAATTAGCAACGGATTGAGTCTTGCCGGCGTAGCTGGCTTGAGGCTCAGTGAACTTGAAGTCCTGACAGTGCGTGTGACTGGTGCGCCACCCGGGAATCTGGATGGCGGCGTAACCGTCGCAGATGTAACCGTTGGATTCGTGGGTTGCAGGGTTGCCATCCAGAACACTCAACCCGTCCACCGCCGGCACGAAGAGTACACGCCTGGGACCATTGTTTTTGAATTCAATCGTATAAGTGATGGCGGGACGACCTTCCACGTAAGTTTTATTGTCAACACCATATTCACGGAGTTTGTTTCCATTCACGAGAATGCGTAGCTCGAACGAATCATTTAATATTTTCATAGTAGGCTTGCCGTTATACGGACTTTGTTAGCATCAGCGTGATTGCTGATGCTGTTGCTACTATACGCGTGCGGAGGAATCTGTCAAATGCTATTGGAAGAAATAGCCGATCAGATTGGCTACCACTGGACCAGGTGTCACGAAATTGGAGATCAATTGATAAAAGAAAGACTGTGCTGTCGGATCTACTGGCACCAAACTACCAGTGCAGCCCGCCACACCATCGCCACCACCAGATGCCGCGAACCAACCCGCGTCGATCTGCGGAGACGTCAAATTCTGCTGTACCATGAACTTCGCGGGATTGAGCGTTCCGTCCGGGCCACCTAGTTTACAGGTGACTGTAATAATCGCCGCCACGATCTTCGTGCCGGCCGGCGCATAAGAGGCCATCGAGAAGGCTACTGGAGAACCCATTACCGCACTTACCGATACAATTTGAACCGGCGCCGACAAAAACTGCATCCGCACGCCCGGCACCGGTGCCCCAGTGATATTGGCGTACGCCACGGCATAACCTCCGACCGTGCCGAGACTGGCAAAGAAAGTGTCGATCTCCGTTTTGGTATAGTACCGGTCATCGTTGATCAAGGCCCCGGGATTTGCTGGTATAGGCGGCGATCCTGACGACACGAGATGTAGGCCGTCATATACGATGGTTTGACCAGGTACGAAATTGGCATTGCCAGTGCCGCCAACGCTGACACCGAACTGTGCTGTGCCAGTGTCGGTTACACCATTGATCAGATTGTCGCTATTGGACTGTGTGAACAGATCTTCTTCGATCAGATCATTGTAGTCGAGCTTGAACGTTTGCTTGGCCATAAATTAGATTGGATATATCCACGGAATCCGGGTGATCTCATTACTGCCGCCGCGTGCCACACAGATCGATATCTCCGCGCCTGACACCAGATCAAATTCCACCGTCCACGAATCCCGCATTGAAGGCTCCCAGTTGAGCGTTCCCTTGTCCTCAAACAACAGGGTATCATAGCGCGACGGACCGATCGGAAGCACGTAGGATCCGGTGTACGTCAATTTGGTGTAATCCAGCGCCGTCGATCCACTACCCAGCCAGTAGGGCAATGTCGCGGCACCAGTATGCCCGGCGATGACCAAGCTGTAAATGTGGAGCAGACCGGTCAACGCATCGATCACATAGAACAGATTCTTCACCGGATTGTAGCGGACCATCACATAATAAATCGGGTTATAGGCCAGGTTGGACGCAAAGATATCGGCGTTGCGCGCCGTGATGTTGACGATGTTGGCATTGAACCAATTGATCGCTCCAACCGGACTGTTCACGCTGCTGGTAGGGGAGCCTCCGGATCCAGATCCCGCGGCCGGACCGACAAACGTGTAGACACTCGATATGTACGAATACTTACCGAAACGACAGTTATCCATCTTGGCACATAGGCCGATGATCGGAAGCGGATAAAACTGGGATCCAACCACATACAGATCCGGATGAGATGTTCCACCTGGTGCGGATCCGCTGTCATCAACCTGCACGATGGCCGAATGTTGTGGATACGGATAGAATGTGAGCGGACTGGTCTTAGAAACATTGTAGCCCCAAACATTGTACACCACCGGATTGTTAGCACTGACTTGTACCGCGCCATACGTCTGAAAAGACGGAGGTGCCGTGTCGGGAAAGTATGCTGTCACAATGTCTGCGCCATAAGGTATGCCAACCGTCTCGACGGGACCCGCGGAAGTCAGACTGGCGTCGTCGGTGAAGAATGTATCGTTTCCGCGCATCCACATGATCGCATTAACACCCAATGTAGGCCAGCGTACCGCGTTCATCTGCGCGCGGCCGAATGTGTTGTAACAGCCTTTCCCGGCGCCGACTGCAAGATCAGAAGATGGAAAAGGATTTCCACTCACGATGCCGGCGCCAATGATCATGTTGCCGTTCTGAACATTAATGCTGGAAAGCACCGACGACACTACCGTCGGGGAGTCCCCATAATTGCCCAGACTGGCATCAGCCTGATTCGTACCCAGAACATGCGAAGCATAGATGCTTCCGTTATAAGGTACCGCATTACGGACTCCATGCAATTGAATGGCGGTAGGCGATTGAATCGACGTGGCATTGCCCGTTGCGTACATGGCACGCACCACCGCTTGCCAATTATCCAACGTTATTACATAGCTCCCCACCTGAATTGTGGTATACGCCGTGTTGGCCGTGACCGTAAAGGCCGCGGACGTAGCCTTAACGGTGAAGGCTGGCTCATACGCTGCCGTGGTAAACTCGGAGATCGGAACCTCGTCCCCTGGGCTATAAGTACCGTCCGTTGTCACATTGCGCAGCACCACACTGTAAACGTTTGGAACCACACCTTGGACATTGGTGATACTCAGGGGAGTAATAACATGATCGAAGGCCGTCAACGCCGATGTCCAACCAGTCACAGCACCAAAGCCATCGCCATTGATATAGGTCTCCGCGTAGAGAACCAGATACCATCTGGCGAAATCACCACCGGTCATCGACAATGTATCCAGTTGTCCCGGCACGGTGCCATCATACACGGACATGTTGTAGTCGGCACCGGCACCGACCGAAACGAAATTCGCCACGCAAGTGATATTCGTACTGTCGACATCCGTGAAGAAGACCGGTGCGTTGGCGGTGCCTACGAACAAGTTCAGTGGCAGCTCTTTGTTTTGAGCGTATCCCGCCGAACCTCCGGGATTGATGCAGATCAACGCCGCGCGCCAAGTGTCCGGAGAGAAACCTAAACCATGGGCCACGACTTGTGAAAATCCTCCAGAAGTATAAGTAGCCGGCACCGTGGGCAATGGTATTAATGCAGATTTGAATTTACGCACGCCACCCGATGCCGCGACGCGTTGCAATGCAGACGATGACACCGCGCTGAGCCAGTTGAAGCCGGCGCCGGTCCAAGTGAGGCTGGCTCCAATCGGAGCTCCGGCAGCTTCGGCCTGATTGTAATGTCGAAGACTCACCGCCTGATTCCGTATATGTTGAGACTGAATGCCAGACGTGATTCCTGATCCATCACTGACAACCGATATACTCGGATAAGTTCCGGTCAGACTTCCATCACCGGTCACCACTGGATAATTCATGGCTGACACGATCACATTTCCAGAACTGTCAGTTTGCAACACTTCATTGTGAGCTTGCGGCGCGAACGCGGATAAACCCAAAGATCCATTCACAATGGCAGTATTTTTGATCGCCACAATGGTGTCGATCAGATCCGCGAAGTCCTTAGCCGACGGATAATCTCCTGTGAGAAACCGCTGCTTCAAATCATTGACAGGTACGATTGCCATAAAATTTAAGGACCAGGTGCTTCCACATAATCCAATCGAGACGTGCGTTGAATAAAATATGCGGCCACATAAGGCGGCATGTTATTGTGTGGTGCAACAGTTTGAGGACTTCCAGGAACGTCGGTCTGGAACGTGTAAGGCCCGAATGTGCTGACACTGGACAAGGCGGCCGGGCCAACATCACCGGATCCCCCAACAGCTTCACCTGGCATACCGGGTGACAATGTGCCACCGAGTTCAAAAGCCATCTGGTGGAAATTCGACGAGCCTTGGCCGAGGCCATGCCGGTGCAGCGGATCAACACCAGCCTCTGCCGATGTCAACAGATGCGTGATCTCACCACCTGAAGATCCAATAATGTAAGTCGACGGGTCGGCACCGAATATAAAGCGGTTGGTCAGCGACGAAGCCAGCTGCCACATGGCACCCATGCCCGGCGATCCGCCACCATCGTATGTGGCCAAACTCGGCACAGTCCAAGACGTGTCCAGCACAGCCACAGTCGTGCCCGGCGGAATAGGATGACGCGCATGCCAGTATCCATCACCAGAATAATAGTTATATGCGCGCAGCGGAGCGCCGGATGTTGCATCAGTCTTGATCCAGATGCTTCCGGCATAGGTTGCATTGGGCGCCACCGGTTGAGCCAGCACCGGGATACCCGAAGTGGTGGGAATGATCGAACGTACCACAGCCTGCCACTTGGACAGCGTGATCACATAACTTCCAACCTGTATTGCGTTCGAAGCCGCATTAGCCGTAATCGTGAAATTTGCAGTGGACACCTTAACCGTAAACGCCGGCTCGAATGAGGACGTGGTGAACTCACTGATCGGAACCTCGTCATTTACGTTATAGGAACCATCCGCGCTCACATTACGCAATGACACCGTGTAAGAATTGGGAATTGCGGCTACCGAGTTGGCTATGACCATTGGGCTGATTGTAGTCACAACCACAGTGAAGGCGGTCGGCACCGAAGTCCAGCCGGTGACATAGGCGGGCGTCACAACTTCGGTCTTGGCAAAAGAAATAGCGTTAGCCAAGACCGTATCGATCATGTCCGAAAAGTCTTTCGCCGACGGCATGTCCATCGAGGCGAAACGATTCTTGATATCCGATATAGTTGTGACGCTCATAATTACTGTACCACAAACGTTCCGTTGACATCATAAAAGCCAATACCAATCGCTGGTTCACCGGAGGCCCAGAAATTAGTACGAACTGGACCGTTCGAGTATCGCAAATGGTACGTGACGGTCAAGCCCTCGGGATAAAAGTTGGAATCACCTTCGATGATGTTAACATTCAATTTCCAAAGAGATCCCGATGGCATCTTCACGGCCGGACTGAATTTCAGATCTCCGCCCAGCACCACGCCGTTGAGAAACAATTGCGTGCCAGGCACCAAATCATTATTAGCATCGGCCAGTTGTACGGACATTTGTAAATTGGCGTCGCCCGACGGCACTTGAAAATGAGCGTGTATTCCGGTGCAGATTACCGGGTTACCTTGAATACGCAAGAAACCGAAAGCGTCGTTCACTACGCTACCCGTCATGGTGTAGGGCACAGGTATGACCTGATCGCCAGTCCAGACTACGTGTCCACCAGCGGCTTTGGCTTTCGAATATTTACGTTGTATCGAGCTCATTTTCTCTGCACCAGTATTTTATTGAACTTCACTCCACACGGACGAAACATATCCTCGTACCGTGCAGCATCTATCGACCCCGGGTTGATCTGTACTATCATTCCCGGCGTCTGAAAGAACACCATACCGATCGTACCATCGTCTGACACCAGTTCCACAAACACGCCCTCTTTAGGTACCGGCATCACCGAACCGTCCGTTTTGCGCAATTGAATCATTAGAACAGAGCTCGACCCTTGTTCGAAGCCATCTGCATCTTCCAATTATTCAACAGCGATGCCAGTGGCATATTCATCTTGCTGCCCCATTGCGCCAGCATGCCGCCTGACGCACCCATCGGGTTCATGGACGTAGCCTCCAGCGGGCTCTTGGCCACGGAGGACGACATCTGTTGCATCATCGAAGCCATCGGCATCGTTCCCGTGCCGCCCATGTTGGACGGCGCCGTTGCCGCGTCTTTGATCAAGATGGCCGCGGCGACGAAAAGTTTATCGGCGTTGTTCATTGCATCATTCCCATTTCACCCGGCGCCGACATCGGAGGTCCACCGCTCTGATCCGGCAGCATACCTTGATCCGCGCCGGCCCCTTGCGGAGCTTGACCCTGAATTGAACCGTCCATCGGTGCCGGCTGCAGCATCTGCTGCACCAATGGCTGAATCTGCTTCATCTGATCATCAGTCTGCTGCTGTACCTGCGTCATCTGTTGCAACTCCTGCTCAGATTTTGCCAGGCGCTGATCAAACTCCTGACCCATCTGTTGCACAGTTTCCATCAACTGCTGCATGCCCTGCAGAATGGATTCGAATACAGGACCATAGGGATCAGAACCTCCAGCCGGGTCACCAGAACCACCAGGCGCGGCGCCAGGCGGCATTCCCGGAGGTCCGCCACCACCTTGAGAAGGATCACCACCACCCTGCATCTGCGACGGGTCCATTCCCGGAGGAGGCCCGCCACCACCCTGCATCTGTGAAGGATCCATTCCCGGAGGAGGTCCGCCAGGTCCGCCCTGCGGAGGGCCGCCTTGACCACCACCCGGCGGCATATCCCCAGGCATCGGGACGAACGCTTGTTTTTTCAGATCGGCGCGGAGTTCTGATAACGAGGTCATCAGTTCTTTGAAGACTTGAGTGTCGAATGGCATAAATTTAAAAACGATTGGCTGCGCGATGAATTCTATCGGACAACGATCCCGGAAACAAGTCTTGTCCGATCATTTTACCCTGCCGGTGCCCCAGAAAACCACCAACCCCAGCACCTCCTAACACCAGAGCCAAGTTGAATAACGGACTCGTCTTCGGCAAATGCCACGTGTCACCAAGTCCACGAACAGCTCCTGCACCTAATGCCGTACCAATGCCGCGACCAGTATCAGTGGCAATGGACTGGGATAGCTGATCTTCATGTTCTGTACCTTGCATTCGATCTTTTATGGCACCTGCGGTATTCCAAGGCAGTAAGGGAGCGGCCAAAGCAGTACCACCCAAAAGTGCCACGGCGCGCATCGGAAATTTTCGCACCACGTTGATTGGTGTGAGTTCATGGGCACACTTGCTGAGACGGAGTATCTGGGCCACTTTCATCATCAATTCAGCCTAACATGTCATTTCGCTGTGCAGCAAGATTATTCGATACCGCAGCAGGGTTACGCGGCCTGAAGGTAACCGGGTTAGAGAGCGAGCGGTTGAGATTATCGAGGGGCATCGACCGACCAGAAATAGCTTGTCGCTGTTTCCACCAAGCCATGATCGGACTGTATTGATCGATGTCACGTCTATAATAGGACTTCACCGAATTCAAACCACTCTGCAATCTCGGTAACAACCCAACATTACGAGGCTGAGCATAACCACCATAGAAGCGCGCCAGTGTCTCGCTGCGACCCACCAGCGGCACCGCATTGTGAAACCACTCGTGAGCAATCGTACTCCTGCCGTTCGGTGAACCGGGTTGTTTGTATATCGCACCTCCAGCCGACATGCCACGCACATTCGGATTAAACAAATCATTTCTCAACTCGTGTACAACTTGCGCGGTTGTGCCAGGCAACACCTTGTCGGCAGTACGAAGAAAAGGATTAACTTGAAGCTGATCGGCTATGCGCCCCAGAAATCGAAAAGGATTGGAATAGACCGGCACACCGCGGAAGTTTACCGCGACCTTGGCCAACTGTAATTTTTCAACTTCTTTCATGCTATGATCGGCTTTGCCTTACCAATCTGAACCTCATCACTTAAACGCACCGAACCGTTATGGATGGCCGCTAGTGCCGAGGCCTCGTCAGGAAAAGATACCGGCGGACGCTTTGAAGGACGTTGCTGCGCCGAGGCCATACCGAGAATCATTTCCTGCTTGGGCGTAGGCATCACCTGATCCCGACCTTTGGTCGAAAATAACATCCTCGATGGCATCAATTTATTCTTGACGTCATCCACCGCGTCAGCAAGTGCCGGAACATGAATATTACAGGTGTCGCCATCAAAATCCATACCTAAGCCGCTTGTAACCAACGGATTAACCATAACAGTGTTACCAGGAATAATTTTCGGATAGCCTCCCAGCACCGAAAATTTATGCCAAGCCGGGCTACGAGAATACATGACGGGACGTTCTTTAGATTCCTCCAGCAACATCCTGTGTGCTTGTTCGTTCTTATCACGAACAGATCGCACTGCAGCCTCAAGGCCCATGCCACTGCGCACTAAACGGCGCTGAATATACGGGGCATAAATCTTCCACGCCATTTCCTCCGGAACTCCAATCTCGTCCAAATTCATATCAGGATCGACACCGACGACACCACGTCCCACAAAATCCATATCACGACTCAATAGATGCCGGTTCGAATAGCTGAATTTAGGATTGCTACCCGTCAGCTTCTTGAGAAAGCCTGATACTCCACGCTCCTTAGTCTTCGGCGCCGTTGGTTCCCCGTAACCATACACGGCGCGCATCGCATCATATATCCTCAATTTATTTGAGGCTGCACCACCTTCACCCAAATTACGTTGAAGCTCTTTGTGCACGCCGACCATGTTGATCAGATCGCGATAGAGTTCGTTGGCATCACCGGGAATGAATACGTCGCCTGCGACAGAGAATGGCCGGAATTGTGGCGGAATGACGGGCACCTGTTTCAGCATCAGATCTTTCGGGTGTACACCGGTCCGACGGAATCCTTGAATGAATCCGAGACGCTTCACGGCCGAGCCGCGTTTCGTCTTCAGCCCGCGTTTGATCTCTGCATTGGCCCGCACCTCCTCTTGATTAAGATCGAGATTGCTCAAAGCAAGTCCGATGGCTTCGGGACCGGTGGTGGGACTCGCGACTTGCGGGGTGACTTGCGGGGTGACTTGCGGGGTGACTTGCGGGGTGACTTGCGGGGTGACTTGCGGGGTGACTGCCGCGGATTTGTCCAAATCGTCCACGGGGCAGACGATTATCGACCGTGCCACTTTGCCTGTATTCTTCCGAATCTGCACCGCCTTGTCGTCATAGAACACCGACATCTCCGGAATCTTTCGGTTGGTAACATCGAGATCCCCCAAACCGTGCTCCTTGATCCAAGCCTTGATGGCCGGTACATTCTTCGGATCATGCGCCCGGGCAGTGAAGATTACGACATGCTTACCCTCAGCGATCCAAGATTGCACTTTGTCGATCATGGCGGGCACCGGTTCACCAAGCGAGGTCTGATTTTCCATGTGCTTCGCCAAAACGCCATCGAAGTCGACCGCAATGATTTCCCGATCTTCTTTGGATTTATCTTCCGCCGATTTGAAAAGGTCATCACCCTTCTCCTTGGCCGCATCCGAGAGCAGTTTATGGGGATAGGGACCTACGTAGTCGTCATGGTCAACGGAGGCACGTACCAGGTGAATTTTCTCACTGGGATCATTACTGGCTTGATAGACGCCGGGTTTGAGACCGTGCTGTCGCAGCTCGAATACGGCGTTTCCCCAGAAAGGTTTCCTGTATTCAAACCCGAGGAATTTGAGTTTCTTTTTGATTTCCAACGGATCAAGGCCGAACTCTTCGTGGATCTCGCGCACAATGCAGTCGAACAGCCCTTTGTCGCTGCGGTCTTTGCCACCACCAGGTGGGCGCAGGTTGCCGTTGGTCTCGCGCTGCAGCAAGTAGTTTCCGTCGGACGTTGGCAGAAACACGATAGATCCCTGACGCGCCAATTTAATGAATGCAGCGTTTTCCCAAGACGTGGTTGGATCGGTCATATACAAGGCAAATGTACTAATGAATGCAACGGATGGAAAGAAAAAGTCCGCCGCAGAAAATCAACAAAAACTGCGGCGGACCCAACCAGACAAACACGATACAAACAACAAAACACACACTATCACCCAACAAACTAAAATCAAGATTTATTTTTCGCCGGTTCGATAATCCGATAATGCCAGACCGACTGTAACTTACCCGAAGGCAGCTCGACTCGAAACTTCTTGCGCTCGACTGGACTATTCGGCCTGCGTACCAACCCGACCATTCTATGCTTTAGCGTCGACTTCTCACACTTCAGACCCGCGGCTAAAGACTCTTCCAGAAGCTGTGGTACCGACTTCCACTCCGGACCCGGCGTCTCCACCGGTGACTGACGCGCCGTCGCTAACAACTGATGCCATTCTTGTACCGATACCACCCGACCTGTCGTCACCGACTTGATGCCGGTCTTAATTTTGAGACCCATAAAATCAGATGGTTACCGCGTCAGGACGTTTGACCGTAAATATTTTCTCTCGGATGTGCACACCCTCCGAGCCCTCACGAATAATCAGACCGCCAATAACTGGCGTCACGGCAGTATCCACACGCCACACGAAGGCAGTCTTAGCCTGCCATGACGGACAGACCACCACGCGACAGTTGGGCCGTTTCACTTCGACGTAATCATGAGAGTGCCCACGAATCAAGATATTCGGAACACGCAGACCCCACTCACCAGCCGTAGCAAATGACGCGGCCATGACGCGCATCGCAGGTGACGACTTGTAGGCATGCGCCGAAGACGTACCAATGTGATGTGAAAAGTCGATCAACTGGTTGCCCAGCTCCGCAAACATTTGATACCTGGTGTAGGCACCAGTCTCTTCGCATTTGATGGCGCCCAGATGCTTGGCAATGATTTCCTCGTACTCGGCTGACTTGCCGCTGTGTGCCTCCGTGCCGCGAATGCAGTAGAAGCCAACAGATTTGTCCACGTGAGGCTTCAATAGTTCTTCGGCCATGCCGACCTGCACCGAAAACTGATTGGTGATATTCTCTTTCGATTGGTGATGTTCACCATCGATGACGTCACCGTTATGGACCAACACGAACGGTTCACCGTTCAAGCGTGCGTAAGTCCAGTCCCAGAACTCGTTCCAGAACCGGTGTAGTTGTTTTTGAATTACCGACATCGTGACATATTCGCCGTTGACGGTGACGCCAACCGGCATGATCGCCAGAGACGATCCTATATGCGTGTCCGATATGACCACGATGTTGTGAACTTTTTTATAAGACTTGGAGGTTGACTTCGACATAATGTTTATTTGTTGACCATGTGTTTACCCAGTGTAGCACCGAACTTTGACATAACCTTAATATACCCCAATATGCAATGTTTGCAACTAATAAACGAAGATCGGTCCGGCTGTTACCTTCTGCGCGGCCTCCGTAAGCATCGCCAACGTGGCCGGACTGGCATCACTCAGCCCAGGATTCGTGGATAGTGGCGGCTGAATCCTGTAGTAGGCCGGACCCATGCCCGCTTGTGCATCTTCCACCACGTCATCAGAGGATGCCTCGAATTCGATCTTCACCGTGGCCGCCAGCGCGCGTAGAGGACTGGGAGACTGCATCGCCTTCCAATCCATGTCCCAAGGAGAATCGCCGGTGCCCAATGACAACATACGAATGTTCTCAGCCCCAAACTTACGGTGGGAATTCATAAACAGACTGACATCCGGGGCGTTCGACGACGTGTTGCCGCCGTCAATGAGCATCATGTCATCCAGTGGAAATGCCGGGAAGTAAGTCTGTGCCGCAGCAGATCCCGCGCAGATCTGCCAGAGCATATAGTCGGTCTGAATGTCCCACGATTTGAACTTGACCGGATCGCCCGCGTGGCAGTCGAAGGCTATCGCCATGAAATCCGTTTTACAACCAGACAATTTCGCGTTACCTAAGAGTGTTTGTAGGGAAGCTACGAGCGGCGCCAAGGAGAACTTCGGACCCCAAGCTCCCGAGATGTCCCACCACGGCTTGCTGAATATTACGGAGGCATCTTTGGTAAAGAACTTGATAATCTCTGACGCCGGCACTCCCATAGCCAATGCCGCCCCTACAATGCTACCCACGCTCGTCCCAGCAATACGCTTGAACAGTTGGTAACAGGACTTGCCGGTACGCCGCTCCAGTTCGGCTAAGACGATGCAATGCATGATACCACGCACGCCGCCGCCTTCCAGAGCCAATAGATCGCAATAGGCCACAGATTACACTTTCGGAGACTGGGTGAGCACCACCGGAGGGTTAGGGATTACCAAGGCCTTACCACCGGTGCTGACCGTGGTAATCGGCGGATTCACTTTAAACGTAGTCCGGCCGAGCCAGAATCGAAGAAGGTTGGGCCATGCGCCGCCCGCATCTTGCACTTGTTTGAACCAAGTGAAAAAGGTGGGAATTTCTCGCATAAGCCAACCAGACGACACAATCGCCGTACTGTGCGCCACAATTGTCGATGCCAACGTACCGTACCAAGATTCGGGCATTGGCAATGGGATCACCGGCACCGTATTGGTGACTTGAGCGCGAACGCACTCGATCCAGGCTAGAAGGCCGACACCAACGAGTAAACGAGTTTTGAATTTCATAGCGGCTGATAGTTAAAAATATGAGCTACGGCAGCCAAGTCGTGATCTTGGCCATCAGTTTCTCGAGATTGAAATTCAGGGCTGCCCCGTATTGGGTAGTGGTAAATTTATTACCGCCCTGCCACTGCTCCTTGCCGTAGAAAAAGGACGCGCGCTGAAAGACCGCGGCGGAGTTCGTGGTGTGATAAACATCCAGTTCAGTGCCGGCGCCAACAATCGCGTACAGATTACCCTTTAAATCTCCAGCGGCACCCATTTCCGCGATCGGTCGAAGAGTTACGGGAATAGAGCTGCCAAAAGGCTGGTAGGCGCTGGACAGCGTAATCGCACCGTTAGGTAACAAAATGCCATTGACACCAGTACCGTGACCTGTATCCAAATACTGCATACGAATCTGGGTTCCGACCACGGAATTGACATAATATACCGCGCCGAATGAATAGCCCGTATTCTTCACCAAGCCTGCGGCCTTAGTGTAAGACCCGAAAAATGTCCAGCGTGTGGCCTGCAGCGCGTTAGTGTTCGGCGCCAGGTAATTGAGGACAACGCGAATAGAACCGCCGAGATTGGTGATGGCTCCGATGACGACACTGTCATTGGTCGACGGAAGTGCCGGCATGCCCGGCGCGGGATTGGTCACGATGATTGTTTGAGCGTTCAACTGGTAGCCGACGAGACAGAGCAAGGCGGCCATGAGGATGAGGAACTTGTTTTTCATATGTTTATTTTTCGATCGTCCGGAGGTTAATACATTTCCGGTGTGCTCGCAACGTAAGTCAAGACGCTGCCCTCGTCAAGTGCTTATTAAGGAATCACCACGATTTGATTCGACTCAATAATCGTACCGCCATTCACACCTTGCCAAAAACCATTGCCCGTCAACATCCAAGCCGGTGGAGTATTCGTCCACTGCACATGCAGCCCATTAGTGGGCCAAAGTATCCAGTTTGCCAAATCCGGACTGAATCTCAATTGACCCGACCCTTCGATATACGAGGCGGTAGCGAAGGTAAGAAAGAGATAATCCGAAGTCCAAGCACTGTCCATGCCGAGCGCGTTGAAACAATCGACTCGAAAGTGCAATTCGTTCGTGGGCGGAAGATTTGTAAACGTGGCAGTGGGCAAGGTCACCAGCAAAGAATTGGTCCAATTGGTGACGCTACCAACGACGGTGCCTTGTTGGAGCTCATAACCGGACACGCCAAAGCTGCCGGGATTCCAAGTCAGGGTCAGCGTTCGCGGACGCGGCGGATGCTTCACAAGTACAGACGGATGTATGACCTTGGGTGTAAGATCGGAAGCCGATGTAACGGACTGCACGCCCGGTGCGGTTTGAACCTGTTTAGGAGCGGGCTGCGCGCAACCGCAGATCAGGATTAACAATGGGATGGTGTAAATGTTGTGTTTATTCATTTGATGGGTAGAACTTTCCTGGCGCTCATTCAAACTCCACAGCCTTTCCATCCTGAATCGCTACACGCTTCAATTGCGGAGGATACTCCTGCTTCACGATATCCTGCAGATAAAGCAATGCCGACAAATTGTTGGCTGGGGTTGGCGTTAAATTCTGGCGCAGCATCACCAGCACGTTATGTGCCTCGATATGTTTTTCGGCCGTGTCGAAATTACGTTCGATGATTTCGTAATCAATAATGTCCCGCTGTTTGATCACGGCGTCGTCGATGGCGGAACAGCAGGCCGCGATGACGTCAGGGATTCCGGTTATGGGATTTATCATACGAAAGCGATAAGGCCTTCAGGCACGGTCCAGTAACTTGGATCGATCCAAGCATTAGCCGGGGATGTGCCGTTGTTAGCCCCATCACCTGCGCCGTTACCAGGTTGATAATTTCGACAGGCGAACCACTTGAAATCAAAAGTTTGTTCAGTCATACCCGGAACTTAACTCAGAGTTTCGGGAATGCAAGTGACAATTTTAAGGCCCATTGGTAACGGCCAAAGTCGTAGCCCAGCCATTCGTGGTGGCGATATTGTTAGTGATCATCAAAGACGCGGCCTGTATATTTGTGAGGATACCAATTGGCACGCGGAAACGAAATGGTGTCGGAATCACATTGGTCGAATTGACCGCCGAGAACACAAAGTTGTTCGAGACAATCGAATACACTCCACCAGGTCCAGATGGATTGTTGGTAAGCAACGACAATGTTGCGCTCAGATTTAATCGGGCTGAGGCATTCGTAACGAGACACCGTAAATCCACATAGATATTGGTATATCCGACCGCAGCAAACGGCGACATATCGATGGACCAGATCAACCACGCCGTATTGGTCAGATAGTAACCCACGTTCAAGATCGACCCTGGAAGGACTTGTGCATTGGTGTAGCCTACGATCGGCACCTGTAGTTCTTGTCGTAGAAGCGGTACGGAAGTGGGCGGCAGATTGGTCAACCCAGATCCGTTACCTATAAAATTGGTGGATACGACAGTGCCAAGATTGTTGGTGCCTAGCGTATAGGTCGGATTCGCCGTATTTGTGCCTAGCGTGATCGGCGGAAATGTTCCAGACACGTGGGCGGCGACGATGTTTGACACTGCGCTGCCGTCGCCCACGTAACTGGTAGCTACAGAGGCATAAGCGCTGTTCGTGCCCAGCACCACCAGATTGGTATTCATCTGCACTGGGACATTGAACACCGTCGGTGTTTTATGCAGCTTGATATAGTCCGCGGCGCCTTGCGGCGTAATGACATACGGTGATCCCGAGTATAGACCCCATACAGGATAACCGGGAAAAGCTTGATGTACGTCGGCGTTTATAAAAACGAATTCATCCGCGGCTTGTGACAGACACTCATACGCCGTAGTCTCAAACTCGTCGTCATACGAGTAGAACGGCATGAGATTTCCGATACCTGTGAAGTATGCTGCGAAGCACTGGTAGAAGAAATTGTGGCTGAAATTGATGTGACCCTCACCAGTGTAATTTGCACCAGACGGCATAATGAACAATGCTCCGATACCGAAGTAAGATGATGTACTCCAGTCGGTAACGATACTGTTGTACCCGTTGCCGTCGTAATTGTTGCCGCAATAGGAACCTTGATTATATTCGCAAATTAGATGATCCACGCCCAAATAGACTGCGGCGAGGCCCAGCATCGAATTACGGGAGAATATGCATTCATCAGCCGAGCTGGTCAGATATAACACGAGGTTGTTTGTTAACACTTGTGGTCCGGTTGTTGCCGACACCAAACCAACGAACGTGGAGTTAACCTGATTGTTGGTCATGTAGTTCCAATAACCGAACCAGTTGTCCTCAATATCAAATTTATTTGCTCCAACGAGGTTCAATAGATAATTCGTTTGGTTACAGGTTGTCGAGATGATCAGCCCCTTTAGCGTCAGCGTATTGTGGAAGCCCGAGTCGTTATCGACCATCTGTATGCACGGGTTCGTGGTGCAGACGAGCGCCCCGTAGGTGTAGGCTGGAGCGTACAAGTTGAATGACTGAACCCCTACAGAGTAGTTGGTTAAACACAACGTGTTCGTCATGTAGTTGATGCCGATGATCTCCACCGCGGCGCCCCCTACTGCGGTTACCGTGTTGTAATAGTTTGCCGCATTGATCGCCAGTTGAACGTAATTGGAACCCAGCCATGGCCCGAACCAGTGCGTGCTATTGGTTATCGACGACGAAAGATTGGTGTAAGGGCAGACATGGAATACGTTGGCGACGTTGGTTACGGTATCGATTCCGGCTACGATTGCAGTGCGCGCGTTGGTGGCAGTGCCGACCGGTGGGAGATTCGTGGCATTGACGCCGTTGAACACATCTCCCGATTTTATATAGGGCACGCCCGATCCATCAAAAATACTCACCACATTCGACAGGCCCACATTATTGAAGTTCCAAGGCTTGGTCGGATTGGGAGGAACATTTATGACGTTGTTCGAATTGGCCACCAGACTTACGCGCCCGGGTGTTGGCAGGTTGGTCGGTGTTTGCCCGAGCAAGGCGACAGAAATGAAGAGAAGCGAGGAGATGAGTATTTTAGTTTTCATAATGGGCTAGGGCGACACGAGAGGAAATGCCGAAAAATCGTATATACGCAATTTATAAGTGCTCGTCGAAAGACCGGCGGCTACGGTCAGGGCATTCAGGTCATTGGTGAACGTACCATTAAGACCTGACGTGGTAGTGCCTGCAAAGAATACCAATGTCCCCGGCATTGGCAGCATGAAGGGAGAACCGCTGTCTCCGCCTTTATTAAAATTATAGTAAAATGGTGTTGTAACAGTTGACCATAGATAGGGACATACGTGACCTGTCTGTTCGGTTATGTAAGAAACCCACGGAACATAATTAAACATGCCGCCACCTAGACGCATCGGATAATAGGAAAATATGTTCGTCTGTGCTTGTATCCACATCGGCGTGATTGATGCCGGCACATCATTGCTGAATATAACAAGGGTGTAGTCGTCACCCGCGCTATTAGTAATTTCACCAATATCCAACCAAATATCCGCTTCCACCACGACATTGTTAGATGTACAAAAGAACACCCGAGTTCCTTGAAGAGAGTTTGTGACTACTCCTGTGCGTCCTTCCCACCCCATTGAATGCCCACGTGCATAAGCATGACGTGGAGTGAGCAAAGTGAATGGAACTTCACCACGATAACCCTGAGACGTATTGCATTGACTGACCGCAGTGAAATCGTTGAATTTATAAAGCAGACAGTTCGTGTCCCACGCCAGCTGGGGCGTTCCGGTAGCCGGCCAGCCCGAAGGAAGAACGTACGTGGCCCAGATTGTATTATCGACTCCAACAACGTTCGTGTTGGAAGTAAAGTTTGTCCACAGCACATTTCCAAGGGTTGAATTACTAAAGCCGGTGAAGGTCAAATTTGTAATTGTCGTCGTTGATGCTGATCCCGAGAACACGTAACTGCAACCAAGGGGCGTACCCGGACCATACGGAGTAAAAATAAAATGGGCGGTAACTGAACCCGGATTGGTGACAACTACGTTACCATCGTTGTTTGCCAAAACCACATTGTTGGAGGGTATGTCCAGAGTTAAAAAATAATTTGACAAAGAAACGTTTAATGAAGGAAGCGTGATCGTACCCGTCATTACGTTGGATTGATACGAGTAATCCGAATAGCTAAATGCGACCGGAGCAGTAGTGGTACCCACAACATAAACGTACGGCTTATTGCCGATGATTGTTGGTAGAGTAGGAGACGGCGCTGTGCCAACCATGAATGATGTCAAAAATGCCAGTAGCATACGCGTTAAGGCACGACTACCTGAACTCCATTTACAAACAGATTTCCAATAAAGTTGATATTGGTAGCTCCGTTTAGAATAGTGTAGCTCCCCATGATGATCGGTCCCGAGGCTACCAAATTACTCTGAACAAGTTCGTTCGCGAAATTATGAAGCACCGAAGAATACGACCCTAATGCCACGCCGTCGCCCGGAACGTAGCCGGAGCATTGCGACAGAGACTCAGCCGGGTTGCCGATGTTCTTGCCGGAATTGTCGCCGGGAGGGTCGCCCGAAAGCGCCCAAATGTGATAGGTTTTCATTACGGCAAAATTCCACCAGTCGAAGGTGTCTGGTAATAGATGAATGGCGTTCCGTTGCTCATGTAGATGTCCACCATTGGTCCGTTGCTGGAGACGTTCTTGATTGTTGAGAAGTTTGGAGCATTGTTGGTGGCGAAATTCAAGTTCCATGCATTGGAAAAAACTATGGTTCGTCGTACAATAATAGCATTTGAAAATGTTACATCATTCAATCCCGCAGAATTGTTCATTGTAAATCCATCGTAAGGGACACCACCTACCATTTGACCTACAGCCATTCCAACTGTAACAGGATATGACGGATTTTTACTTCCATAGTAACCTCCAAACTGGCTATTCTTGTCTGCACCAAGTATTTGCATTGAGCCAAAAGAATTAGCCACAGTCCCAGCATTTCCAGGAACAAACTTAATTTGTCCAGCCCCAATGTTGTCGGGCATCAAATCGAACTGATAAAGCTGGTACGAAGCAACTGTTGTGGTCATTGTGTAGCTTCTGGTATTGGTTGACTGAATGCCGGCGGCAGGAGTCACAGCGGTAATTCTAACGTTCAAATTCGTATCCCACCCCATCATATCCCAAGTCAATGCAGGATTAATAGTTACCGAACCCTCATTATATACGGAAACCCTCCAGCTACCATTAGCAAGTCTTCGTTTGTAAGCACTGCTTGAATTGGTAGTTGTAAACTGTGGTATTTGAGTTGGCCACATCTGATCTGGGTCTTGGTTGATTAGCTTGAACCAAGAGTTAGTAATGAATAACCAGTTGTTCCACCCTGCTCCAAATATGGCGTCATTGCGATAACCCATTTCCGGGATGGCACTGAACATAGCCTCGTTGATTGGGTCACTCACAAATTGAAAATCAACATAACCACCATGATTAGCCTTATCCAGCCCAGCAAAATCGCGATATAAAGCCCTTGCGCCAACCGCTAATGTTCCTTGCTGTGTATTTCCATACTCAAATGCGGTAACATTCTGTCGCACTTCTTGCCCCATCGCAAAAGACTGGCCATAAGAGCTTAACTGTGGGTCAGTATAGACCATAAGAGCCAGCGGACTATTTGTGGTGAAAATCACCCTAGTAGGAACTGCATTAGAATAGTATCCGGGGTTATTAACCATTGGCATAGCGACTTCTTGTGCTGCACGACTAAAGCAGAATGTTAGTTGCTTCTTGTCCATCGGCGAATAAGAGGCACCAGACGAAGGGACACATTCAGCTAGTCGCAATCCATCCACACCCCAAGCAATTAACTCCTGAATGTCACCACCATTAAACTGACCCTGAATCGGACGAGCAAAATCAGGAGTAAACACTGGTTGATAAGGTCCATAGATATTCGTTGGAAAAGTTCCTGTTCCGTTTGTCCAAGGCTGGAGATTATTACCGGCTGAATCTGCAATCCATTCAGTCGCGCCGGGAGGGGTTAAATTAGTGGCATATAATCCAGATACCCAAACTAGGTTTTTATTAGTATGAGCAGCCGCAGTAATCCATTGGATGCCGTGAGGGAAACGGTTTGATTCTGACGTTAATGAGCCAAGGTTGTTCGTTATCCAAGGCCAATCGGTTTTGCGTGTACCAAAACACCCCGCATCAATCGTAATCCACATGGGTTGAATCCCATAGGGAGTGTTTGTAAAATTAGCAATTGGGGTGGTTGTGTTTGTTTGAAGATCGTTCAAAATAAACAAGATATTTGTCTCACTGAAAAGATTAGTTCCTGGCATTCCAATATAAATACTCGGCGACGGAGTAGATAATACCCAACGCTGACCAGTTAAAGTAGCTGACCCAAGCGATTGGTCGTCACCAGTAACACCGAGCACTAGATTGCTCGCCGTCGTCGCCGTGGCGGCAGTGCCGACCGGTGGGAGATTCGTGGCATTGACGCCGTTGAACACATCTCCCGATTTTATATAGGGCACGCCCGATCCATCAAAAATGCTCGTCACATTCGACAGACCCACATTATTGAAGTTCCAAGGCTTGGTCGGATTAGGAGGCACACTAATAACGTTGTTCGAATTAGCACCTAATCCAATAATCCCGGGTGTTGGCAGGTTGGTTGGGGTCTGACCAAAACCCAGCAGCGCACTGATACAAAGAAGGAGTGAGACAACAAATGTTTTTTTCATAGCGCGCGATGAAGATTAAGTGGCCACCGGTCCGGCCAGCACAATCGAGCCGTTGTTCGATCCAAGAATACGCCATGGCGTCGATGGTGTCGCCGTGGCGTCGCCCTCATCGAAAATCTGAAACTGACCATTTTTCCACCGCACGTTCGACTGACCACTACTGCTGGTAATCGTCGTGCCATCCGCCGATACAGTGAACTGACCAAGAGGGATGCTGCCATCAGCATTGAGACGTAGAAGCACGTAGCCACCGGCTTGGATGCCATCGTGGACACGTATGGTTTTGATGTCGGTATCAACGGTGATTTCCCCGAGGGCACCGGTGAAAGTGGAGTGTTGGGCAGTCGTACCGCGGCGGCGTTTTACTTGTGTGGCTGTGCTCATAGTAGTTTCAGATTTAAAAATTTATCGTTGACAAAGTATCTGCACCATTCGCCAACATGTCAAGACGGGTTTGCCCAATCACTTAGCCACCGGTGCCGCCATCGCCGCGCCGCCACCCAAACTGTTTCGAATGTTGCTCATCACCGTGTTGCCCATTGATGGCGCTGACTTGCTCATCTGCCGTAGCCTGGCCGTTCGAACTAACTCGGAAGGATTAATAGCCGAAAATGGATTCTTGGCCGGACGAAATGCCTTGGAGCCAAAAGCTTTTCCAAACATGGAGAGCCGTTGAATCCCAGTCGGTAAATCACTCATACCCTTCAACCCACCTTGTGACTGTGTCGCCTTCAGTCCACCACGAAACAGGCCGCCGGCCATGGAACTACCAGCATTGGACGAGGTGGGCGCCGCGATCTTAGTGAGGGCATCAGCCAAGATGAATGTAGCAATGTGTCGCATAACGCTATTGTGGATGAAGCAAATGCTCGGGTAAAGACTCTTCTCCAGCCAGTATCCTTCGATACTGCGCATTCGTAAGCCCCAACATCTTGCAAATCACATCCTCGGCCGCCGGGTTTGGTAACGCGGTGGGTAGATCGATCGAACCCCAGCTCTGATTGCCCGTCAGGGCCGGATCAAATAGCCCACCTCGAACTGGGTCTAGGGAATTCAAATCCACAATATCCCCGGTCTTCACCTTGATCGGCTTGCGCTCCGCTAAATCCTTGTCCGTCCAAAAACCTAAACGCTCCCGACCAGCCCCGAGCTTGCGCGCCTGATAACCAGACCCCTGTAACAAAGCACGGAACTTCTCCCACGCAAACGAACTGCCAGGCTCAGCCGGATCCTGCCCCGCACGTAACTGCCGCCAAAATTGATCGTTGCGTGTCCCACGTACCGTAGCACCATCCCGTAATACCCCGTACGCCCCAGATGACAATAACGCACCCGACTCGAGTCCCGATAACCGCTTGCCCTGCCCACCCTCACCACCACCATGAAGCGGCTCCTGATCTGAGCTGTAACTACCTTGACCTCTAGCACTTATCTTGCTGGCGGATGTGTGGTGTAATTTCAGGACATAGCCATTACCGACGGTGATGGGGTTCTCGAGTTTTTTATTCAGGAGGGGGTCAAAGACGTCTTCGGTATCGGTGAGGCCGTTATCATCCAGTTCTTTTTTGACGACATTGTGCCAGGCTTCGCCGTTCTTGGTAAAGGCTGGCAGTTTGTAGGGGCGTCCGGTTTTCTTTGCGACCTTGCCGAGCAGGAGCTCATAGACCAAGGACGGATTGACCCGGGATGGTATGCTCTGAGGATTTAGCAGAACCTCCAATGGCTGGCCATCTGCCGTGCGCGGTACGTGTTCGTCTGGTAGGATGGTGGATATAACCGCCTTGCCTCCGCTTCTGAATGCGAGCTTATCGCCCACCTGCGTAGGCACATCCGTATGGATATTCAATTTCACCCCACCACGACCGCGGTGGACATCCACCACACGCCCGGGAGTTTCGTGCTCCCATAGAACGGAAGCATCCGTGCGCGCGTTCTTCATATGTTTGGACAGAAGACCCAACTGCGCCGAAGCTGAGGACACAACGCGTGGCCGCGTGGCCAAGATGATCGGATCACCAGGATTAACAATCTGTCCCGGCTTCACGATCCCCTCATCGTCCAGCTTATCTAACTGGTCATTAATGAACTTGTTGGGAAACAGCCCGACATGATGCGCTTTGCCGCCCTTCACACCACGCTTGTAGTCGAGATCGTAGCCGTAGGCATGGTTGCTGGCCAGACGTTTAGCAAAGGATTCACTGATCACAATCGCGTCGTCCATGGAGCGACCAAGATACGGCACGAGTCCGACGCGAGCATTGAGTCCTAGCGCCAGAGTGCCGTGCTTGTCCGTAAAATTGGAATGAGCGAGGAGCTGTCCGGGGACCACAGTATCCCCGGGTTTAATCGCCGGAGTGTTGTGGATCTTCGTCTTTCTGTTATACGGAAATTCGTTGTACAATCCGTGTGTCACTTTTTCTCCATCCTTGGTTTTAACGATAACATGGTCTGGCGTAACAGCATGTACAGTACCGGCATGTTTGGCGTGTACGGCGCCAGCCGAGGCGCCGAGGATTTCGTCGAAGGATCGGCCTTGCGGATCATCGTCTGACTTTAGCTGTACGAGTGGGGCCTCCGAGTTATTGATCGGCAACGCCTGATTGGCGAATCGAGCGCCGTAGAACAGGCGTCCACCTTGTACTGCGGACTGCAATGGGATCAAGTTGGCATGGGTGCCGAGAAATTGATTGGGAGAGGTGAATTCAAAGTCGATGTCCTTATCGGGCACCTCAGCGAATTGTCCATCTCTGAGTGCTGCCCGATTCACTTCAGGACCCCTTTCTGACGGTACTCGGCGATCACCTGCTGAGGATCGGCCGCACCATTATTCAGATCGTAATGAACCGTGTGTCCAATACGCAAACGTGTAGGGACTTCGCCGGTATCATCGCCCGCTTTCGACATGGACTGTTCCGCGATGGTCATCTCGACATAGCGCGTCGTCCAGCTACCAGCATTGTGGAAACCCCAAGATATCCAATTCACCGAAGGTGAGCAGTTGAGTGTGTCGCCCTGCCTGGTGAAGTGCCAGATCGAGTTACAGCCATCCGGGTATTCGGGCATCTTGGTCAAGGTACTGGCCGACGTGCTATCGACGGCGAAGATCCAGCCTTGATTTTTTGCGCCGTCGGCTTTCTGGGCTTGAAACCAGAGTCGATAGACCTTATCGATCCAAGTAGGTTGCAGGACTGAGATACCGATTATGAGATCAGGCATGCCGGCATATTAAGGTTTTGCCTCGTCCGCTGCAACTTCTGAATGAGCAGTTCGAAGAGCCCACAAAATCAGAGCACTACGCGAGTGGCCTTCGTCTAAATCGTACTGCGTACTGGCCGTCTCAGTCTCCTGTATTTGAAAATCGATCGGCAGCCCGGTCATGCGACGTCCCAATTCCGAGAAGGCCATCGTGTAAGCACACCAACGTTTATTCTCGTGCGGACGCTGCGGATCACCGAAACCCATGGCTTTGTATTGTTCGGCCTCCAGCATAATCCGGATATCCACATCGCGCCATGTTGCGCCGGTCAACGAAGATCCGACATGATAGGCATAGTCACCGAAAGCATGGAAAAGAAGTTCGCCAAACTGGTGGAGATACAACGAGGCAGGCATACCAAGACCGGCACGCGTCTTCTTGGGATTGCCTGTAGGGATGCAGGTGGCGACGGGCGTCTCTTCGATCATAACTTTCTCAGAGTACCGACATAACCAACAACAGGACGCTCCGCAGTTACTCTCGCAGGAAAGGCCCGAGCATAGACGCGACCAGCTTCACGATCGGGAGGAACGGCAAGGCGGTAGTCCAAGGCAAATTCACGCTTCTCGGTCACAGCGTTTCTCCATTCGGACATCACCTTCTGGCGATCCTCCGGATGAACCGAGTTGATCCAGCCATCGGCAAACGCTTGTTCTGGAAATAGATTGACGGCGTTACACCAATCTTTCGATACAAACGTGTAGGCGCCTTTGGCATCAGCTTCGAATACTGGCAGGTCCAAGTAGGCGTAGATGGCACGATGGCGCTGATCGCTGACGGCCTGGTTGATTTCGATGCGGTTGACGACGTCGCGGAGGGAGTTGCCGCCGTTTGGTTTGAACTCTTCGGCGATTTTTATGAGGACGGGAAGGGCGCTGTTAAGGCTGTGTCCAATATGGCTAGCGTTGCGTACGAACTTGTTTAGCGGCTTCCACAAGAATTGCCACACACCACATAACGACAATATAATACCCAAGAAGTAGTAGACCCACTCGACGTTGTAATGTTGCATAAATTGAAGATAACATACGACATTAAAGTTGTGCCAGTAAAAAATTCACGCCGCCGATTATGAATAATGAAAATTAAACTCGCAAGCCAATTTCTCCGTCACAACAATAACACGATCGCGATCAGACCCAATGCCACACCAGCCCATTGCCTCGGCGACAAGGGCTCGTGAAATATACATTGGCTGATCACCAGTAACAATACGCCCGACGTAAGTATCCACAACTCACCAGCGCGGGCCAGACTTTGAAAATGATAGATCATCCGAAACCAAAATAGCACTCCAACCAAGTACGCCGAAGCAGCATAAAATGCCAAGTGCCAATTTGGGTTCAATGAGAACTTCTTGGAGAGATAGTCGCCCAATCCTGTAAACAAGGCGACTCCCGCCACGACACAGAATACAAGACTGGGACTTAAACTTTCCATACGACAACCTTGTTGGTTTCCCGCCACACCTTGTCGCTACGCAACCCGAAGGCTAATTGCACCTCCGTTATACTCTGCGGCTGCACGCCCTCGTGTTGAGGTATAAACCAATCGTAGTTCAAAGCATCGTTATGCGTATCGTATACGAATCGATTCACATCACGCACCAGCCCGGCAAACATGTCAGAGCCGCAGACGTAATCGTCAATGATCATTCCACCACCTGGCTCCAATAGATCCCAGTACATATCGAGATCCCGACGACAATCGAATTCTTCATGGCATCCGTCAATGTAGATCATCGGCGCCGTGACTCCCAATTGCTTAAGATAACGCGCGGCACTCAAACTAGGCATAGACAGCGGCACCACCATGTTCTGCAGGCCGACATCGATGATGTTACTAAGGAAGGTGTAATAGAAGCACGGTCGGCCGAAGCGGAGTTTGAGCTTCTCACGTTGATCCGGCAACGACCACAGGATCTGTTCAGCAAGCCACGTATCGACGCACAGCACAGCGGAGTCGTTCAATCCGTTCTTCTTCAGCAATTGTCCTTGCTGGATGGCGGAACCGCCGAGAAAGCTGCCGACTTCGATGATCAGGTGCGGTTTAATTTTGGCCACCATTTCCGCGAAGAACGGATGATCGGAGCCCCAGCCGCCCCAGTGTTGGACGGGCCATTGATCCTTTGGATAACCTTCGAAAGGGTTAGTACCGAGATGGATCTTCTTAATAAGTTCGTTAAATGATTTAGACATATAATGGTGAATTTAGTACATTGAATGCTTCTCCGACAACGCGATCCGCCCACACGGCCGAATGTTCTCCTCTGTGCCCAGGTGCACACGTCCAAGCCGCGGCCTTGTCCCCATTGACCAGTCCGCAACGCTCGTAATTCTTCGCATTTCGAGTCTTGGTACAATCGTGACCCATATACCGATAATGCAACAGCTTCAACAACGGAGTGGCGCTCAGCCTTACAGCACAGCGTTCAAGCTTATGTTTACCCCGGGACCAATGCAGCTCGACACCAGGTCGAATAACCACCGGCTTCGAATACACCGGCGCACGGACGCCCATCGGAAATCGATCGTATATCTGCTGACCGTTGAATGGGGGCAGTCCATCGCCGGTGCCAGTACCAATCATGTTGAATCCGCAGGTCTGAATCACTTCCAACCCCTCCGTGTTGTGCGTCAGAAAGTGCAAGATATTCGGGTGATAGATGAACTCGTCGGTATCGACGTAGATCAGCCAATCTGCCCGTCCGCGCGCGATGCGATAAGCCGCATGGGCGAAATTGACGAACGCCTCGTCGTCGATTCCAGTATCGAAGGGCCAGTCCCGCACAGTAGTCCAAGGGTTGGCGGCCAATATCTTCCGGGTGTCATCGGTGGATTGATCGTCCCACACCAGAATGCGTTCAGCGAATTGACTGTAGTGGGCCAGAAAATACGGAAGTATTTTCGCCTCGTTGTGACAGACTGTCATCACCCATACTCTCATAATAGGCCGATGCTCTCGAAAAGTTTACGCGGCGTGTTTATCGATTTGTCTTGGACCTGTTCTCCATAGTCATGTGGTCGGTCCAAGCCGCCGTGAGACCATGACTGAATTACCTTCCCAAGGAAAGGATATTTTCCATTGAAATGAAGGTCATACCAGAAATAACTGCTGTCAAAATATTTGTGAGCAATCGCTCCCAACGTGTTGAACTCACAAAAAGTTTGCGGATGTTGATCGCGACAAGATCTCACATACCCGTCAAACCCTCGGCCAGGCCAGCGCGTATTCATCACATCGCGCATCTTCGTGTACGTCTGGCGCCAGTGAACAATTGGATTCCAAGCCATACACTCACGCTCCACGCGGTGCCCCAATGCGTATTCCACAGCGAAACGCCAATTGTACTGACCCCGATCGAAATCAACCTTCTTGCCGGTATAGCCCATAAAGGTAAGCATTTCATCCTCATCTTCCGGGCGTTTGAGGAAGGCGTCATACGGTGTGTACGGCATCAGAATGCGGGTATCCACCATCCAGTCCTTTGGCGTGCATGGCTGGGCGAACACGGCGTCTGAATCGATATGATAGATCACATCGGCATTAGGCAGGTGTTGGTCCGCGGTCGATTTGATGAACTGGTGCCAATTGAAGGGCTTGTCCGTCCATTCCTCCAGTGCTTCCAACTCGATACCGTTATTGGCGCAGAGGGGCTTGAATTGTTCTTCATCCTGTTTGGGGACGATGCACTTCGCCATGTCCCAACCACGCGCGAACTTCCTATATGACGCGGCAGAGAGAGCGAACCATAAAACATCTTTGGCGTAGGAAACCCAAATTAAACCTGTTTTCATAATATTTACAGTTTATCCAGCAAATGATCCAGTTTATGTTCCCAGCACCAATTCCCAACTTGAACCAGCGGCACGTTACCAAGCTCGGACGCGGCCTTCGAGAATTGACTGAAGTCCGAACCAAGTATCAGATCGGTCTGCGCAAGAAGAAGGAGATCGACCAAGGCCTCGCGCATACCGCGAACGCCGAGACGACCTTCCGTGCTCTTGAGTGGTGAATACACCCGATCCAGATAGGTAGCACGAAATCTGTTTTCAATTTCCACATTGGGAGATACCAAGAAAAACTTGGCCTCCGGGAAACGTGTCAGCACGCGTTCGATCGCGACGTTAAATGCAAAGACGCTCGAAGCGGCATAACGCTTGATGATCGCTTCGTCCCACTCGTTGGGGTTATACTGACGCACATCGCCGTATCGAATGTGCACGCCAAACAGCATGCCATCGTTGCACCAACCGTCGATCCGTTTAATAGCTTCTTTCACCATGTCCACTACTTCCGGCACAGGTTTAAAACCACGTACGGTGGGCAAGACTTCCGGCAGTACGTCCTGAAATCCTTCGCCTCGAAACTTCGGTACATACCACGTCTTGATGGCGATGATGTCGTGCGGATCATCGCGCTCCACATTATAGCCGCCGGAACTGGCATCCTCCTTCGGACCGCAATCGTAGAACTTCACTCGGGTTTCGGTCTCCAACAGATGCTCCAACTCGAACTGCTTCAGGAGATTCAATGGATTTGTGAACAATCGCTTGAATGGGGCATTGAGGTGCCGATTAAGGGGCCACCACACCCGAAGTTCACGGCCAGTCTTTTCGGCCAGGCGCTGGGCGCCAGCGATGGCGTGCATACGATTGGTGAGGCCGGCATTGCATAGGATGTACAAGTATTTGGTGCTCATAATTTCTGTCGAGTTTTAAACAGGCCGCAGAATAGGCCGATGAGAAACACAACGACAATAGGCCAATAGTCTGGCATAGATTATCCGATCTTCTTCCACCGGCTCGATACCTCGCCGCACAGTCGACAACGAAGGTACTCAAATGGACGATAAACTTTGCTCGAGTATCCCCCGGGTAAAGGGAACCGCAGCGCCACAGTACGCACTACCTCCCAACTGTGGCGTTGGCAAGGCGGCGGCGTGATGAAATTATTATCAGGCATATTAATTTTATATCGATAACATTTTAGTTAAAGGAATGATTACTTGGCTACAGCAACGTTGCTGCACCACCGATCTAAAGGCCAAGACTTGATCGATGTTCATGTCGGGCAGTAGTCCGTAGTCGAGGACCGCGAACCTGCGGCCGGGAGCATTGACGTCCTCGATGAGACCGCACGGTATTCCAGACAGTGACAGCAGCAACAGCATGTGCACATTGTCTGTATAAAAGAACGACCAGTGGATCGCGTCGTTGAGCAGCTGATCGTATGATGACCATACCGATCGATCACGAAGTATGGTGCATGTCGGTTTCGACGGATTCGTAGCGATCACCGGCTCATTGGCCAACACCCAGATCGGGCTGCATGACTTCGGTATCCACCTGTTGGTTGACTTGTTGACCCCGAAAGATTTGTCAACTTTCAATACCTCCAGTTCATGCTCGATACAAATCGGTCCCAATTTACTTGGCATACCCGAATGATCAAACGGCATGTATTCCGCCAAGGCATACATTGCTGCGGAGCAGGTCAAACTCGAAACGGGTAATTCGACGTGTGCTGGCAATCCGCCAAGATTGGGGCTGGTACGACTGGCGAAGCACTCTTTAATCTGCTGCGGGTCCAACTGCTTCAAACAGGCAAGAGAGGCCCAGCGCTTGGCACGACTACGGGCCAAGGCGTCTTGACCGAGAAAATTGAAGGAACGCTGGTCCCGGGCATGATAGAACTTTCGATATTTTATAATGGCCGTCGTTGTGCCCGGCGTGTACAGCAGTGCCGCATCTTCCTCACAACCCCAACCTGGACCATTGAACGGCGCGAATTCAGGTAACGGATGCTTTAGAGCAGTATCCGCGCGCCACATGGCATAATGAAAGAACATGAATCTCTGAGTCAACACCACATCTTCCAGTAGAATTGTATTCTCAGCTTTAGTGGCGTCAGCTTCATTCGGAGTATCGGATTTTACATCGTAGCACACAGCTCCGATTGATCGATCGGTGTGCTGTAAAAAATCAAGCATCGCTTTGATGCTGCCGGGGATGAGGTCAATATCACCATCCAAGAACAGGATGAACTCACCGGTGGCTGCTGACGCCATTGAGTTACGAGAGATACACTGACCTTTGTTCTCGGTCTCGTAGAACACGTGTATCTTTTGGTTAAGCCGCCGGCTATTGCGTAACATTTCGGCGCTATCATCTTCCGATCCTTGCTCGTAAACAAAGATTTCGTAATCGACGTCTTTTAACTCGCTCTCGATCGCAGTCAGTTTCCGGGCGACCATGCGCCGGGTATTCCAAGAGGTTATACAGATTGAAAGTAGTTTCATCGATTTGAATATGTGCTTTGATTACCAAGAACACTTAGGTTATCCAAGACGTTGCCGGTCGGGCGGCGCCACATCTCCCGGGCATGTACGGCGTGGTCGAATACGTACAGGCAGTGTTCGAGGTATTCCGCCAGAATGTAGTCCGGAGTATCGGAGCCATTCTCTTTGCTGTGCCTGTTGATAGCCGCGGCCAATTCCGTTCTGAATGCGTTGCTCATAGTTTTAATAGGAACCAGTGACGCGGCAACCTCGCACAGCCTAGAAGTACTGTCAAATTAAATTGCGGATCGTATCGTCCTTCACTCCAATCCGCAAACGCACAAACCTACAAGTATGTTGTATAAACAGATACGTGTTTTCAACATGAGCTGTCAGAAGAACATATAGGTATTTCTGACAATAAGCTCTAGGCATTTGGGAATAACTTGATATCAGATAGGACTTTACGGAGGGGGCATATGGCAGAGGGTTTGCTGGTGCTGGCGATAACTTGCTTGTACCAAGCTACCGTCGACGGGCCGTAAAATTCACCGTAATGGAAACGGCGCAGGGGCATGTCCGTCGCAGCCACCCCACTAGTCCAGCACTCAGCAAATTGGGAGCGGATGTTGGATTTGAACCAACGACCTCAAGTTTATGAGACTTGCGCGCTGCCAGGCTGCGCCAACCCGCCACTCAAAGTTACATTACCATCGAGCTTAGTTTCGTCAAGCGGATTCTTAATCCCGAACTTCTCGAAGAACCAGTACACATCATGTGTGAAAATCTTTTTATAGTATGCCTGCTCCTCAGTGATGTCCGCGTCGCTGAATTTCACTTGCTGTAAAGCACTAAACTTGTTTTTGTCATCCGGGATCTTGGCGAGCAGAAACTGGTACAGCTCGTCGGGCAGCAGTTCCTTCATCGCCCGGATCTTATTGTACAGTATGCTGGACAGCTCGGTCGAGTACGGGGTGGAATTGCGGAACTTGTGGCCGATCTTGACGCTCTTCATCAGACGCACTGTTCCGCCGGCCAGCCAAGTCTTCAACGAGAGAAAAGGTTCTTCGCTGCCCCATTTCCTGTTCCACTCAAGACCATGAATGTGAAAGAACCAATCGCGACGCATAAAGTAACAAGCACCCATCAAACACTGAATCTCATAGTCGTCCGCGTGTTGAACCTCCGGACGCCACACGCCTTCGAACACCCGCTTGGTAATCGGGTCCCAGAAGATCAGATCAGCACCAGTGTACATCGGCGTATGTGGCGTCAGCTCCATATTTTCCTCGCTAAGGCCCATACAAGCAGCACACCACACGACGTTCAGTTTAGTATTACGAAGACGTGCCATGGCCGGCTCATACCACCCGGGATCAAAGCGCATATGCGCGTCGAGCAACAGCAAGTAGGGCGCTTTGGCTTCGAATGCCCCCGCGTGGCGTGCAGCTCCAGCACCTATACGTTGTTTGTATCGAATCAGGCGTGCGGACTTATCCTCGATCACCAGGACGTTGTCTGAGGCATCGTCGACCACGATAATTTCCACATCCGGCGGCGAGGTTGCGCGGATTGATCGAATTGTTGCATTGGCCTCATCCTTATCGTTGAGCACGGGTATGATGATGCTCAGCGGAGGCAGTGGCGTGATGGAGGATGCCACGTCGAGTACGGGCAAGGTACGGGTGGCGGCGTAGGTGTGGACTGTGCCATCTGGTTCTCTTTCTTTAAGTATCAGGTCCGGTGCGGTGCCGGCCACATAGAATTCTTGACCGCAGTCGACGCATTTGACGGCGAGTTTAAGATTTAGGGATTTGAGTTTTTGATCGTGTACTTGACGATCAACGGTGGCATGAATTTCGAATCGTGAGTGATCACACATGAGGAAAGACTCGCACGGGAATTATGAACGCGCAATGGTTAATTTTCAAAGTCAGTGCGGCCAGTTCCATTTGGATTTCACGTAAGCCTCAAACGCCGAGATGTCGGAGTCAGAAGACCGCACGGAATGCACTATCATTTCCAACAAATAGGGATTCGTGCCCAAAGTTTGCGGGAAGTCTGTAGTTCCCACCAATAAATCAGTAAGTCCTAAACTTCCAACGTTACCAGTAGCGACATCCACTCCATTAAGTCTTATTTTAGAACTTGCACCATTTACTACAACCGATATTACACCAATCGGATTAACCGACGCTGCGATCAACGGCGTTCCGAAATTAACTGTGATAGTTTGGTAAGCACCGCTTACAGCTATGTACTTTGTATTATCAATCGAGCCAAACGGATACCAATGCGAGCCGAGCGATGGAAGATCTACGTTAAACATCACGGTGAACGGCTGATTCAAAATAAATGGGGATTTGGTTAAGTTGCCATTATTTCCGAGTACCAGACTGAAACCTGGGAACTGCTTTCCATTATAAGGACTACCAGAAGCTATATTATAATAAGGTCTGTGTGCAAGAGTGAGTTGTGTCAAGTTGTTGTTGCTGCCGCTTTGGTCGTTCCATTGTTCGATTGCATCCCCACCCACAGTAGCCAGAGTCACACCCAGATCCTTATATAAACCAACATCGCCCTTCATCCATAAAATAGGATCTGGCGGTGCCGTGGTGGTCGTGGTGGTGGTCGTTGTAGTGGTGGTGGTGGTGGTGGTCGTGGTGGTCGTGGTGGTCGTGGTAGTGGTGGTGGTGGTGGTTGTAGTGGTGGTGGTGGTAGTGGTGGTGGTAGTGGTGGTGGTTGTAGTGGTTGTACCAGCCGTAGTAGTCGTCGTGGTCGTCGTAGGCGTGGTCGTCGTAGTAGTGGTTGTCGTGGTTGTCGTTGTAGTGGTTGTCGTAGTGGTGGTAGTTGTGTACACCGTTTGCGACCAACCCTCATTACTCAACAATGATAGAACCGAGCCGTAATCCACCACTATTGCCGCCACGTAGTAATAATAGATTGTACTTGGTGCGAGGCCAGTATCGGTAAAAGTCGTAGTTCTTAATCCAGATGCTACCAAAGTATCCGTGCCGGGTGTGAACGAGGCATTCGGACTCCTATAGACCAGATAGGTTACGTTCGCCGTCGGAGAAGGATTCCATGTGAGAACGATAGCTGTAGTGGACACCGCCAAGGCTACAAGATTCGACGGCGCAACGGGCACAGCAACTTGGTCACCGGTAGGAAGGCTGAAGGTGCCGGTCGAAGGATCCCACTTGAATGCATAGCTTGGCATGAGAGTTTAACCTCCCAGCTGCGCGCGTAGGGGCTGCATTGGACCACCACCACCAAAAGCTCCGATCATGTTACCGAACATCGTGCTCGCCGGCATGTAGTTCCCCGAAGGTGCATTGCGTGACGAATCCAAGAACCCAGGCTGATTGCCGCGTTCTTGCTCCTGTTGATACCGATCCGCCTCAACACCCACGGCGCCTACGGCCGGTAATGCCAATGACCCCGTAAGATTTGGCCATCGTTTCATAAACTGTTTACCGGCATACATGGCATTCACACCGCGATTAGCGCCATAGCGCAACAGATTGATCGCGTGACCTGGCAACGTCTTCGGATCACCGGTGGACAACAGCTTGCGGAATAAAGGATTAGAAGTTGTCGGGTTCGACCACGCATAACGCTGTGGATCGTAGGCACCATGGATATCCAAGGCGCGATTGATTGGTGATCGGGTATTAAGGCCCAACGCGCTGCGACGAGCCATACGATCAGCGCCCGTGATGTATCCACCCGGAGCCGAAGTGAATCCTTGCATCGGCGCGTCGGGACTGAGATGCGTCGGTCCGAGCTGATGACCAAGACCCCACTTGTTGGCGAAGCGTGCAGCCGTCGGAAATTCACTCCACTGGCCCTTACCCAGAGGGTTAAATCGTGCCAGCCCCTGACGCGCCATATCGTTACGGAGCACGCCACCGATACGTGCCTTACCAAACAGCTTGGCTGCCAACGGCATGTTGAAACGCAGAGCAATCAGGGCCAATGCGGCGTTGGCAGCGCTAGACATGCCGTAGCGCTTGGCGTCGTGATAATCGCCCTGCTGGAGGGTATTGAGGCCATATCCGGCCTCACGCCAGGCATTCTGGGCCATTGGGATACCGGTGGCGCCCCAAGCGAGTCCGCCGAGTGTTCGGGCGAGGCTGGGGCGTTGGCCGCTATCGTAGGCCTGTTTCAGGATCTCCGCGCGTTTACCTTTCACCAGTGGTAGATGTTTCTGTTCGTCTTTAAGCTGTTTCACAACCTCGGGCATGGTTACCGAGGGGGCCTTCTCACTGGCCTGCACGGTCATCTCATTGTCCTTACCTTGCAATCGAGTATAATCCCGGGGGTCGTTGGTGGCGCGGCCCAGCGATTGAAAGAATGATCGGGGTAATGCCGACGGCGGAATGTCCAATCGAATGCGTTGACTGGACCGAGGTTTACCGGAGGACGCTAGGGTCTGAAATCGTGGATTCGTCTTGTGGTGCTGCTTCTTCCAATTCATATAGGAATTGGCTGCCACGCCGCCACCGACGGCTAGGGCTGGCAACAGAAAGGCCAGGGCCATGGCTTTACGGCTGCTTGCGTCATTGGCTGTAGTCCGAGCCGTATCTTGATTGAGGCGGGCTGTCTGCAGGTTGGTATCGACCAAGCCTTGCTGGGCTCGGCGGAAGCGATCCATACCACCGATACCGAACAGGGCCATTTCTTTCAACGGGATGGAGCCGAGGGCGGCGGTTTGCATGGCCGGGTTATGGGAGGCCAGCATGGCACCGGTGGTGGCGCCGATCACGCCGTTAACGGTTTTGAGTTCGGGCGGTAGATTGTTGCCGATGTAGCGGTTCTCGAGTGCCGCGAGGCCTACGCCGCCAGCGCCGTAGGCGAGCAGTCGCGAGAGCGGTATTTTGTCAGCGATTGGCATTTAATTGTTGGACATTGGGGGCGGACCACTTTGATTCGGTTTCAGTATGATCTGGATGATGTTATTCGTACCCGCTGCGGAGTTAAGGGTGTTAGAAATACCGGTGAATCGGACCCACCCGAATAGGCCGATGTTGATTGTGGCATTGGTGGTCACCTTGCTCGTACCGTTCGCCAACAATGTGATCGATCCAGCATTTGTCTGCCAGTTGACAGTATCACCCGACGTATCGTAATTGAGTGTACAAGCTGACGTACCGGATCCCATGAGACTATAAGACCATACCACGCCGAAGGATGAGTAGTTGCGCACATCCTGTAGTAAAGGAAAGTAGGTATAAACTACGGGATTGGTCACCGTAACCTGTGTGGGCGGATAGGTAAACTGGCCAATCAGATTGTCATATTTGTTCGTATCCGGATAATTGGTGGTGTACTGATACGGTAGGTTATTGGTGATCAGCACCGTTTGGGTAAAGGTAGTTGCCGTCGAAGCGGCGAAATTGTTCGTGCCGCCATTGAATCCGTTATGCACCACTCCGAGCACATCCGTATAAAGGCCGAGAGGCAGCACACTGTATTCGGGTGGTTGGTATACGGCTTTCGCGGACAACGAGAGAAACAGAACGAAAGTGATCAGGCACGGTACGAGATGTTTTTTCATAAATGTCACGGGCATAGTATCGGCGATATTCGAGTCTCACAAGCAAAAACAGCGTTCAGATATGATTCTGAACGCTGTTGATTTCGATCCCCACAAATTAGTTACTGGCGGCTGGATCTGGAGTAGTGGGCGTTGTGACTGCGGCGGGTGCCGGAGTGGCAGCCGGGGTAATTGCGGCTTGCAACGAGGCGGTGACGCTTTGGATTTGGGCGACTTCGGCTTCGACAGCTGCGGGGTCGATCTGCGGAGCGGCGAGTTGGGCCTGCAACGAGGCAATCGTGTTATTCAGAGCAAGGACCGCGGCGGCGACGGCAGAGGCTTCAGCAACCAAGCCTTGAGTGGCTATTTTCAGATCATCGAGTGCGCTCATAATGTATTTTAACCTTTCATTTATTGTTCCCTGCCACGAGTGATGTCGTATCAGGTGATGTTTATTTTCCGACATGCGATCAGACTATCGGTTACCTGAAACACTTTGTCAACTGATAGCTAACAAAAAGAATATCCCGCCTGAACCGAAGTCCAGGCGGGACACTTTTACGATTCAGATTCGTTGTAATCAATCGTAGTCCGCGAGCCAAGCTATTTCTTCCGAGCTCTTGTTTTACGACCCAACCTCGAATGAATGTAAGTTAAAGCCATAGCGTACTGTTGCCCATGCTCACTCTCCCCATGCACTTCCTTTACCCTCTTCTCAAACTCATCAATCGTGCCACTGAAGCACCCAGTCGCGACATGGATGATATCCTTGATTTTAACAGCAGATAAGGCCGCGTTCCGGGATCCCAAGTTGTTGATAACTACTAAGTCGTATTGGAGTTGGACGTTCGCAGCTTTGGGAATAACCACGTAATCGCCGATCATCACGTCATCGCCGATCTCCACGTCGTTGCCGATCATCACGCGATTGCCGATCCTCACGTCATTGCCGATCTCCACGTCATTGCCGATCTTCACGTCATTGCCGATCGCCACGTCATCGCCGATCGTCACGCCATTGCCGAGCGCCACGTAATCGCCGATCGTCACGCGATTGCCGATCGTCACGTCATCGCCGATCGTCACGTAATTGTCGATCGTCACGCCATTGCCGATCGTCACGCGATTGCCGATCGCCACGCGATTGCCGATCGTCACGTAATCGCCGATCTTCACGAAATTGCCGATCGTCACGCGATTGCCGATCCTCACGTAATTGCCGATCATCACGTCATCGCCGATCGTCACGTCATTGCCGAGCGCCACGTAATCGCCGATCGTCACGTCATTGCCGATTTTTATGTTACGTTTGGCAAACTCATTGGCCAAATCGGATAACGTTTCGTAGCTGTGTGATTTCCAATTACCGTCTGAATCTTTTAGATATAGGTTCATAAGAGTTTCGGCACATCAAGCTCTCGACGAGTTTCCAGCATAGCGTCAATCACTATACATTTCGAGGACAGTTGACCACAATAGTCCTTAAGTGCTGCTGCAACCGTATCGCCGTCGCCGAAAACAGATCTAAGAAAGATTCCGTCCTTAACCTCCACATTTGGAAAGCTGGCATGATATCGATTATCTGCTCGGTAATTAGGCCGATCTGCTTCGCGCTCCTCCACGTGTAGCGTGAGATTGTGCTTGGCGCCAAACATTTCGATAGGTGTCTCTGGTCTATAACTTATATGAAGCCTGAACCTCGAAGCCCCGCAGGACGAGGACGAGATTTTGGTTCTCTTACCTTTTGCCTTTTTACTTTTCATGCTGTTTTTGTTTATCGAGCAACCAGATCAGAATCAACATCACTGCTGATATGAATGGCATGTACGGCAGCACCATCCACATCATTGAATACACTGAAGCATCGTGGACGTCGTACAGAAACCAGATTAAAGATTCGCATACGACGGTAATAACCACGGACATCAGACACCACTCTTTGAAGTTGCTAGTCATTGGGAATATTTTTTCTTGTATTATACCTCGAAATATATGGCAACAAGTCCGTCGCCATACCACATGCGATAGCGTCCACTTCCTCAGATCCGGCCGAATGTCCTTGTTCGTAAGCTATGGCGGCCACATATTCCCGGAACTCCACCGAAAGTTTCGCCATGGCGAACAACATTTTCTGATGTGTATCGGAGGCGGACTTAGCTAGTCGTTGCCGGTTTATCCGCTCACACTGCTTTCGCCAGTCTGGACAGAATGTATCTAGCTCAATTGCAGTAAAGCCACCTCGTTCAATAATCCTGTCCTTTACAGCATGAAGGGGCAATCCGGTTTGCTTGACTATGAGCAGATAGCCTTGATAGGCCTGTTCAAACACTTCGAGTGGAACATAGGCAGGATCTGTGTCGTCACAAAAAGCGACCGGCACATCTTTGACTCGCGTATTAGTTTCTTCGATCATTCAAACCTTTCATTAAATGTAAATTCCGAATCCGACCTGCCACCAAAGAACGAACACGTTGAGGCCATAAACATTGCAATGACTATTATCATTATCACGAGTCATGCCGCCGCAATAGCGAGTAATGACACCAAGTTTACAATCATATCAATGTCCTGAACAACCAATCCAACAGCCGAAATGCCTGCAGTAGTGTTCTTTTCGAAAATGTTTCATGTCAAAAATTGGGGATTCTTTCGCGCGTACTCACGCAATGCTGGATCGTTTGGTAATTTAGCGAGTTGCCGGTCCAGCCATTTAGCCTGTTTTATTTTTAATCTGTCGGACTCTGTTTGAGGCTTCTGTAGACCGCGGCGGAGCCAGTTCGATTTTCTGCTCATAATCTTCGTGTATGATCTGACGCACTGTAGCGATTGCAGACTCCAAAAGTGTTTTAATTTCTGGAGCGGTTGAGTGAAGCCGTAGTTCTTGCAAAGCCTCTTCGACCATCTGCGGTAGATAACCCGAGATGTTAGGATTGCTCTTACTGGGATGCCGATTAGCTCGTTCCCAAGTGCCACCTAAATATGATTTGCCAGAAATGATGTGCCCGTCGTCGATGATGGTAGCACGAACTTCGCTGTTCCAAGCTTGCCACTTGGAAGGCCCACCCTTACAACAATGTCTGACCTCGGCAAAACGGGAATAGTCATCATGCGTCCATATCACTTGTACACTCAAGGAAGGAGCAAGCTGACGAAGTTTATCAAAAATGATTTTGTGCATATAAATTTACTGGAAATTAAAATTCAGAAAAGAAGCTTGCACGGGCGGACGGGATCAGTGTTAGAAACTATGGGGCACTGCTGATCTTTAAAATCCGTGCCGTGCAAGCCTCAATCACCCGGTGTGTGCCAACATAACCCATACTTTGCCCGCACGTGACGATACGCTACTCTGCCCTCACGTGACGATGCGGCACGTTGCCTTCACCTCACGGCACTATGCCCGCACGTGACGATACGGTACTCGGCCATCACACCACGTTACCACACTTTGCCTTCACGTTACGTTACTGAACTTTGCCGTCACTTCACCGCACTATACTTGACCATACCATCACTCTGCGGGACCCAACCTTGCCTCTACGGCGCCATACTTAGCCTTCACCTCACTGCACGATACCATACCCAAACCGAACGCCACCATACGTTGCCTTCACGGCACCTAACATGACTTCGCCTTTACTGCACTTGACGTTGCCTGCACTGCGCTTGACCTTGCCTATACTGCACCTAACATGACCCGAACGGAACTGTACATTGCCTGCACTGCGCGATACTTTGCATTGCCGACACAACACAGAACTTTGCCCCCACTTCACTTTACCAAACAGGGCCTTAACGGGACTGTACCACGCCAGCACTTCACTGTACTATACCAAACCGTGACACGACTGGACTGCACTACGCCGACACAGGACTGGACTTTGCCGTTACACGACCGGACTTTGCCGTTACACGACTCAACTTTGCCGACACGCAACAGAACTTTGCCATCACTTCGCATATCGAGACCTTACCAGCACGGCACGGCACTCTACTTTACCTGCGCGCTACCAAACAGTGCCTCCACACGACTGCACCACGCCAGCACTGAACTTTACAGTGCCAAGACAAGACAGAACTTTACGATGCCCTCACACGACCACGCCTTACCGTTACGTGACCAGACTTTACCTTACCCTCACAATACGAAACTTTGCCAATACCGAACTATACTTTGCCGTACCCGCACAAGGCCAAACCTGACCATCACACCACTGTACTTTACCTTAACTAGACGATACGTTGCCCTCACACCGCGTAACATTACCTGCACTGCGCTCCACCTTACTTTACCTTAACTAAACGATACGTTGCCGTCACGACGCGTAACATTACTTTGCCGTCACCACGCGTAACATTACCTTGCCGACGCTACACAATACCGCACTTCGCCAGCACCACGCTTAACTTGACCAGTACCTAACCTGACTATACCCTCACACGACCACACGTGACCTTACCAAACCATTACCCAACTAAACTCTGCCTGCACTTTGCTTTAAAGGATAATCGACCTCACCGGGATTAGCGGCGAAGCAGTTATTTGAAAAGTTCAATGCCCGAGCCCTGTATCAAGGCCCGGGCAATGACAGATATTCGCGAACTGAATTTATTCTTCGCCCGCGTCTTCCGACTTGGGCACTTTGTCCATGGCGTCAGGCGTAGGCAGCACTTCCGGGTTCATCAGTTCCCATTTGAACTGGCCCTTGCCGCTGTTACGCCATTGGCCGAGACCGATCATCAGGCCGTAGTTCAACCACACTTTGAGATGGGGCAGAAGCTCCTTGGCGAAGAGGTGGATCTCGAAGTCGAGCACCGTGCCGGCCGGAACCGTTTCGGAACGCACCACTGTCACGCGTTTGCCCTGGGCGGTCTCGGCGATCAACGGGCGTTCACAAACGCCGCGTTCCAGACCCTTGGGCATTTCCATTCGAATGATCCGGGGCTTGATGAACAATGCCTCCGTGATCTTGGCGCGACAGGCCGTCAGCTTGCCCAGGCCGTTACGGTATTCCTTGTCGAAGCGGTTAGTGGCGGTGCAGGCCGCCTTGATGAAGCCTTTGACCTGATAGTCATAGATGATGGGGGCGTCGTCGGAGACGTCACGATGAAAGATCGTGGTGCCCGTGGCTTCACGGGCCTTGGCGTTATCCAGTTCGTCACGCTGAACGGTGCCGGACGGATGAAGACTGCCAATGTATTTGGCAAAGACATCAGGGTCAGCCGGTTTGGTGCCCATGCATTCGGTTACGAGAACACTGTGGATTTTGAGTATCATATGTTTGTTTTGTTATTTTGTTAATGTTTAGTTATTTAGTTTCAGGACTTTACTGTATCTGAACGCGGTCCTGTTTCGCGTCCAGAAGATGACTAAGCCAAGCCCGTCAGTCATGAAGAACGTTCTTGTCGAGTTTTCCAAGTCGACTCAGCGTATGACTGCAGCACGGCTCGAATGAAGTTCTTGATTCTTTGCTCGTCCCAACCACCGGGATTGATTGCTGCTGCTTTATAGATGTCCGACACGTATGCCTCCAAAATGCCTGTAGTCACTTCGGGTAAAGCACACTCGGACACAGCACATTCATTCGATGCAGCTTTACCCTCCGGATGAAGACTGGCGACGTATCTGGCAAAGACATCAGGATCACCCGGCGGACAGCCCAGGCATTCGGTTACTTTCGATGTGTAGTTCATAATTCTCGCACTTTCTTTGATTTGGCCATATAGCCTCAGTCCTCAAACGGCTTCCGTGCCGTTTTTCGCTGCAACAAGCACATGCGGTCTATGTAATGAGCCTGACGCCATCGATCGGCACCACTGCATTTAGATCGAACCATATCGCCGCAGATGCCGACGACAATCCATATTTGGATCTCCTCAGTTGACAACGTCGACCGATCGGTAACCTCGTTCACCCGCTGATGAATTATGAAATCACCTTTCAATGGAATCTCACCCGACGCGTAACATGGAGTTGTCGAAGAACGCGGCACAAGTTTTATCTCGGGAGGATAGTCGCCAGTCAAAGCCGCGTTTATCCGACGAATGGCACTCACCAGCAGAGAAAACACCGGGCCGCCATGGGGACATAAGAACTGCACGCCGGGGATCGATTGCGTTGACTGCGAAACCCAGCTTCTCCATAGGGCGTGTAAGTTTATTCCACGCCTCAAGCGCCTCCTTCACTGGCAAGGGCTCACCATCCGGATCAGCTATAGTTTTACGTTTCATAATTTATCAAGGACTGCCCAGTCTAAAGGCTGACCAGTCTATAAGAGACTCAAGTTGAGTGATGCGTTCCTGTTGCATCACAGTTCGGTTCCGCACCGGGATACAGGCCAAGCGGCGCCGTCGGTTGTACCGCCACCGGTCCAGATCACGCCGCTTGTTAGGACGCTCGATTTTAGCCGTCGGCATATCACTCCAAGTTTAATTCGAACAAACGTCCAAACTTGATCCACATTTCCCGATCAACAAAGAACGCGAATCCGTTATCCAACTCCAGCCAGCCACGAGTCATTCCTTCGTACTCCTTATCGAAAACCCGCTTCAAATACACATACTCCCGGGTATTCAGCTTGCCTTTGTACAAGGCGATAATTCGGTCTCGAACTTCATACTCATCCGACGCGTTACAAATATAATATGCAACGACCTCCGGTCGGGTTTTAAGAAACTGAATCTGACCAGACACCAATTTTTGGCCGCTCAACATCAGTTCCAAAGCTTCAGCCGTATCGCCGAACTCGTACTCGGCAGCGCCCATGTAATCAAAAGAGAAGATCGGCATGAGCTTTTTCATCAAGCCGTCAGAAATGCCACCATTACGAAACCCGCCACCGAACGCGAACGGGTTAGCTCCGTTCGTCGGTGCGTTTAACCGGTGTACTAGCCAAGTTTTTTTCATTGAATTGTTTCAGTTGTTTTGACTCCAAGTAAGTCTGATCTACCATCTTAGCAACCTCGAACTCCCAAACGTCCATAAACACACCCAGATGTGCAACTATCCATTCTGCCGTGTCGACAAACGACCACTGTGGCGGAAAATAGTAAGTTGCGTAACCGGTTTTAAGACTCTTTGTACATGCGTTCATAAATCACTAAATCCCGGTAATACGCCGTAATGAATACCACACTTTTCACACTTGGCTGTGGCTATGCCGTATCGGCCATGGACGGACTGAAAGGACTTTGGTTCATCATGCGTTAGCTTCGTGCCACACTTGCACCAGTAGTCGTAGTACCCAATACAGTACTTCTTGTTCCCCAGCATTGTGATATAGTTTCGACGTTTACGAGTAAGCCCTGAAGAGCCGTAACGTCGAACACCGAACAACCAATCAATCAGGCGCTTTAGCATCGGATTTCTTCTTCGTTTCAGATTCCTCCACCGCATGCTGTTCGCAGTTCTCGAACTCGATACCGCAGGGATCTGGTTTTTCAACTTTTAATTTTTCACGAACGAGTCGACAAATATCCGACTTCGACTTGATCACACCGGTATTCTTACAAGTCTTGCACTTAAAGTATATGCCTCCATCAGCGACGATCTTTTTAAATGACTCGATCTCGGCTTTGCACTTATCGCACAAACTACCAGGCAGTTTGTCGCGCTCGCCGATGGTGCCGACGTGAGTGAAGTTGCCAGTGGAGTATGGGCCACCGTTTTTACACTTTGGACAAGGCTTAGACGGTTTATGGCCGTAGATGGTTATGCCGCACGAGTTACATTGCAGGATACTCGTACGACTGCCGATAAGCATCAGGTCGGGTCCGTCGCCGCCGCAACGAGGACAGAACGTGAGGTGCGCATTGATGCCTAATGACGGATGTAATTGAAGAGAACTCATATTAGGGAGCAAACCCGGTTAACCAGATCGGATACATGCCAAAGGGTTGGTTCAAAGGATCGTCAAATGTGATAGAGAATTCGTACACCGGGCTGTAGGTGGGAAACGGAACGATGGCTAAGCCTTGCCCCGACCAAGAGTCGCCGTAGGACCCGAACGCCAAGACGGTGTTGTCACTATTCTGAGGATCTTGGATCGTCAACTCACTGCGATCCGGTGACCAGCCCCAACCGTCTGCAATGGTCTTAGTGTAGGCCACATAAGATCCACCTTCGTAATCGGACCACACTAAGAACCCAGCTTGTTGCACGGCACGGAAGAACCAGGCAGGAGAGGTTATGGTCGAAGACAGAATAACTGAATTGGTCACCAGTACACCATTCGCATTTCCAACGAATGTAGCCATCGTCTTGTACGTGCCGTTAATAGATGAGGACTGAGCCAACCCATACACCAAATTAGTGTCCAGATACCCACTGATGAAGAACACTTTGTCGGCCCAGACGATCGGATTGTGGTGACTACCAGTAGTGTGTGTACTGTAGCTGACGAACTTGATGTAGAGGTGATTCGTGTCGACCACATAGGTGCTGCCGGTTACGCCGCCGCCATCGTAATTGGTAATCGGAGGGTTGTTCGTGCCCCCTGGGAACGGAGGTGTTTGGGCGTTAAGGCTGAGATTGAGTGCCAGGATGAGGAGTAGTGTAAATATGAATTTCATGTTGTTTTAAACCGATAATTTATATGAGCCTGCCAGTCACGTATTGAAAGAACTTGTACACAGTCAAAGATTGAGCAGCAGGTTCGACGGCGAACTTATTAAAGATTCTAGCTACTGATGCGGTACGCCTGCCCGCCAGCGATTCCATTCCGCAAGGCGCCGCCACTATTGTCTTCGTGCTGAAGCTCACGACGAAGTGAAACGGATAGAAATACCATTTGGACCCGATATTATTACTACAAGTCCAAGCCTCGGCTATATCGTAAAAACCTTTCCGATCATCGCCGTGTTCCACCTTGTATTCTCCGTCGAACGACATGCAGATTAATTTAAAGCGCATTGGGATTTTAAGGCGCCATTGGTTTCCAGACTTCGGCTCTGGCCCCGTCCTCACGAGAGATTAATTCACCACTAGCCTTGTATTGCAATCGAGTGACGTATTTACTTTCCTCCTTCGTAGGAATATCCGTAGGATTATCGAGTATTGCGCTACGATCATACCACGTGTAGAAGCAATCTCCGGGTTTCTTGAGCGCGACGTAGCACGGGGTTTCGTGCGTAATAACGTTGGGTAAAGGCTGCCCGGCCAACTTGGCATCGATCTCCCGACGTATCCAATCTGACAGACAATCTGGTAGATACCCATGTTCAATGAGTCCGCGTTGCAGTAACACGACAGCAGCTCCGAGGTAGGCTAAGGAACGCACGCGTTCGGCGTCCAATGTGCTTACATCGTCGTGCGGAAAAGTACAAAGACAACCAAGGTCATCGTTGTCTTCCAAGAACTTCACCACTTTGCCACCATGAAGAAAATACGATTTACAGCTCATGTGTTTCGACAAGGCCCCAGATGCCCCAGACTCTCCAGCAACCAAACGCCAGAATTGAAACCATCAATTTTGTCCGCGGTGATCATACATGCGCCACCACCAAAAGCATCTATACGGGGCTTGCTGCAAGTGAGCGCGTATTCAAAGCCGACCGCGTTCTTCATGTCGTTTTTCTTCAACAGATACTGAATGAACATGCAGACAGAATCGATATTCCCACCATCTTCGGAGTGGAACCAAAGCGTAGGCGGATACTGCTCGTTGGACTGCTCGTTGGACTCCTCCTCCAAATGAAAACCCACACCCTGTTCTCGAACGGATTCGAGCTCTTCAGGAATGGTAGACTCGTCCTCGCCACATCGGCGATATAGATCCAAGGCTTCCACCAGTGCTTCCTTGTTGGGCAGTGCTACTGTGAAACTGAACTCTGTATAGTAATTTGCCATGGTGATTTAACTTCAATATTTTTATCTGATATAATGCGAAAGATCGTGTTGAACAACAAACGAGTAACTCTGATGGTTTTTCCGTGCCACCGTCCAGTACCGCACCAACGAAGCCATACAAAGTTCTTTGTCTTACGAACAAGACGGAAATCTGTGCCGGCAAGAGCAGACTTTTTTCGACTCATCTGATAACCGGGGCAACTGGCTCCAGCCCTTTAGTTTTACGCCCCTCTTGAGTGAAGAGTGCGCCAGCGTCGTTACCTTCGTCGTCCATGCTGGGATACAACAGAGTATCATCATCAAGCACGAGTACGATTGGGGCTTTGGACCAACCAGTGGCCACGAGCTCGTCGTTATACATCCAACGCACGGTTTTGATTTTACGTCCAACCAGCGGCTGAAACTTAGCCGCCCACTCTTTCTTTACATCTCGAACATCTCTATCAGCCATAGTGTTATATTTTGTTGTTAATAAGCGAACGTGGTCCACAGACGAAGTTCTGGTTTGACCCCACGATTCACCATTTCAGTGTAAGCCGGACGATCGAACATTAAGAACAAGGTCTCAGTGGCAAAACACGCAAACATGCCGCAAGTAGACTCATCCTGCAACTCGGGTGCCTGTTCCTCATCCGAAATTAAAATGTCACCGTCCATCGGCGGAAACTTCAGCCGTCGAAATAGTTCCTTCAATACTTCGTAAATTTCGTCCTTGGATTCCCAACCGTCGTCCAAAAGCTTCTCGAACTTGCGTTTGGCCGAGGCCGTGTCGAACAGTTTGGTAAATCTTTCCACCGGTATCACATACGAATAACTAGCCTGGGTTTTCATAAATTTTGATTTAACTGACAGAAGTACCGTATTTAAAGACGGTAATGATTTATTCGGTTAAAGCTTTGTTCGATTTAAAGCTTTGTTCGATTTAAAGCTTTGTTCGATTTAAAGCTTTGTTCGATTTAAAGGCCTTGGCTGTCCAAGCCAGTTCTTTCTTATTGGAGACAAAGATTTCCATGTCTGGTTTGATGGGATCGTATATGAACTTATTGCTAATGTACTCATCAATCGGAGCTTCAGCGTACAGAACATAGAGGTCACGCAACAACTCGACGATATTTTGATATGAGTCCGCCGTTAACTCCGACTCCGACGGTCTGTTGGCATTCGACATATTGAAACAACACAAGCGCTGCCAAATCTCATGACGCGTCCACCTGTCCGTGGAAGCGTTACCCGTACGACCAATCTTGGAGCCTAACAGCATAACGTTAAATTCTACCAGTGCGACTATAAACTCGACATTAGCGATTTTACTTCCGAATGTGTCGTAATCCGCCCGCACAGTCCAAAGACAGTGCATTAATTGATGCAAAGGTTCAATGATGTCGAGCGTATCCTGTGACATTGGATGAACCCCTATTGTCAAATCATCAAAGCACCCATCAGCTTCAAGCAATAATATACCTCGCAACGTCCTGTGTGCCAGCGCCGCGATGGTTTGTATATCGCCTTGAACATTATATTTTACCAATGGGGACTTTTTATTATTACCTTGAAACAGACCAACGTAGATTGTTTCGGACATTATCTTTGATATTGATGAAATAAGTTTGAGAATCTCTGAATCGCGTCGGCAAATCGACCTTGAACCGGAGGCCGGTCCATCTGTGACTTGCCCAACGCATATAAACCCGCACCCGCTAACGCACCACCTGCACCCAAACGCATCAGCCGGGCATTCGCAGCACCCGACCGAAGCACGGCAGCATGTTCGATCAGAGCGTCCGATAAGCGTCGACGCTCAAATTCTGTGGCGTTAAGTTGATGCGACGCCCGATCCGCATACCGCATGATTTCGCCACCAGACATGCGCCGTAAGAACGGCAGCAGTTCTTTGGCATTATTGGCCGACTCTACCCCCAACTCTTTGCCCGCCATGTTAGTCTTTATGTGATTGATCAGGCCACGATTCCAACTATCGAGATTGTAGCCCTTCGAACGCATATGCTCGAAATGTGATGTGTCCAATCCACGGGCTTGCATTTCCCGTAGCTGATTATCAAGACCACCAGGTCCTTCTGGCGAATCATTGAACCGGGTTACGAACGCGGTCGGGGTAGCCGACAACATCGCTTCAGCGTGAGCCGAAGCCCCGGTTGAACCCCAATGGAAATCCGAGGCATGCACAAGATCCGTCATGTCGGCACCAGGATAATTCGCAGTGTGTCCAATCCGCACCACTTCGGGATAATGATCCAGTAGCCGATGAGATAGATCTTGTGGATGATTATGGGCGTTACCCAACGCCGCCACGACCTGAAAATGACCGTCCAAGCCATTGGCTCTTAACTCACGCTGTAGATCGGCCGCACGGTGGGCTACCAGATCACCACGGGACGATCCCGAAACCGTAACAATCTTTTTACCAGTCTGGACCGCCGCCGTAAGTCGCGCCGAGCCTTCAGGATCTGTGGCCTTCATTCCGGACGCTAAATTGTGCCATACATCTGCCGGATTGCGTTTACCTACCAGCCACTCGCGCGCGTTATCGATGACCTTCTGCTGCAACAACGGATGCACCGAAGTATTGATCAGAGGCTTTAAAAGAGGTCCATACTTGTTCGGAGACTGCGGCTTGCCGAAAGTAATGGCAGGCATCTTATTCAGATAGCCGCCCACATTCAAAAGTGTGTCTTTTTGGGCAATATCAGACGGGTCATGGACAAAGTCCGAGACGAAGCCCACGCCACCTTTCGGGTGCCAAGTGAATTGCGGATTACGAATCGCACCGCCAAATGTAAACTGATTTCCGCCCATGCCGTGTTCCAGCATCATTAGAGCGTGAGGTTTGGACTTTTCCATTCCTTTTACAGTGAATGGATTTATGAACTTATCGGAGAACCCGTGTACCAAGTTGGAGATTGGGGACAGCGTCTTCGAATTCTCTGGACCCAACATGCCTTTACCCTGATGCCACTCCTTCAGGTAAGGTTCATTCATTGTACGGTATGCCTCGCCTACGCTGAAATCTCCCGACTGTACTGCCGGGTGCTGACGAAGTAATTCGGCCATCGCTCGCGCCGGAGTGATGTGACCGGCGCCAGTATCCAGCCAAGCGACCGGCTCCTTAAGATGCCCGCCAGTTGATAAAATGAGATTGGAGGGACGATAACGACGAGCACTGGAAGCCAGACCCGCCCCTCCCAACAGGCCCGCCGCTGCCGTTTCACGATCTTTGCGCTGTAACTGGGCGCTGGCTTTCTTCGTGCGCCTATAAGCCTCATAGCCGGCAAGGCCTAGTGCGCCAGCACCGGCTAGGGGTCGAAGCTGACGCGCGGCGCCTATGATACCACGTCCGTAGGCTGCGGGGCCACCACCGAAAGGATTGACGGGCATCTTGCCGGCAAAGAATTCGGCTGCGGGCTGATTATCAGTCAAAAGTCCCTTTCCGAAGTTCTCGTACATGTCCCGCAACGCGACCTTCCGGTATGGAGACAATTTGATATGGGACATGAGCGCTTTCATTGGATCCGATGACTTGAGCATCTCACCCCACTTTTCCGGGGTAATACCGGACGTTCTCATGCCTCCGGTAATCTGATGGGCGCTACCTATGGAATTACCGGTGGTGAACTCCCGGAATTGAATCTCGGAAGGATTTCGGGAATACCCGGCGTAATGGCCGTAGGCATCCTCCAAACTCTTGGTCGTTTCTGGATCCAGTGGCCTATTGCCGCTGTAATGATTCAACAACTGAGCGATTGACAACTTTTTAGTCTGGTCACCGGTGGAAATACGCGATAACGGGAAAGCGCTGCCGATGGTATGAAACGGGACACCAAACACCCGGGTCTTCAATGCCCCCTGCGCCATGGTTCCGTAATCATGCATCAGACCGTAGAACGCGTCCGGATCCTGCATGTCGGCGAACTTCCGTTTGGCTAGAGCCTCATGCAGCGCGGTCATCTTGTTTGCATATCCGACCGCCTTACGACTTTGATTCCAAGTGTCACCTAGAAGTGCTGCGCCCCCGATCGCCCCTACATCCTTGAGGCCGAACGGATGACGCTGGGCCGTTTGAGTCGTCGTAGCCGACTTGACGATAGCGGGCACGCCCAAGGATGATGCCAGTCTCAAGGACGGTGTGTTACCTTTAACGATTAGGGCTTTGACTCGATCTACACCGGCAGACTTCATCGAGATCAATTTGCCGATCGCTTCCTTCGCGAACCCGTTCTGGCGGTACTCCGGAAGGATGCCTATGGAATAGAAGCCAACGCGTTTCGGGGAGTCTCCATCGAATTCCCAACGCCGCTGGAAGCCGGCAAATCCAACTGGAGTGGAGGATCGTTTCTCACGGATCAGGTAGCACCCGTCGTCGAAGTGATCGGCAGAAAGGCCATGGGGCCAATGGTCAGGATGTTCATCATAAATTCGGCGCATGATAGCACGCGCTTCCTTTAGGCTGGCAGAATCGACGACTCTCGAAACCTTGAACATTTGCCCGAAGATTAACCCGTAGCCCGCCAAAACTCAACCTGATTCAATCACCACCTCGGCTGACCATGTACATAATACGACGGAGCATAGTTGTAGTAGCCACATCCCCACGGGTAGGTGAAGCCGTAGCGACCGCAATATGGATTTTCGGGCACCCCACGATACGAATGCCAAACCCAGTTACCAGGTATCCAAGTAAGTCCTGGCACAGGAACAAGAGGCAGCACATGGGTTTCCGACAGCACCACGTGCAATGGGGCGTTGACCACGAGCACTTGTCGTGTTTGGGTGCCTTGTACGGCATAACCGTCGTACACAGGCACCGGACCGAACTGAACGCAGCCGCAGACGGCTAGCGCGAGTAACGTAACGAACACCGAGCATTTTAGTTTTTTCATAATATTTTTGAAGGCCGGGCATACGCCTTAGCAGCTTGTTCAAGATTCGCTGGACGCCTATAATCCTTATGCATCCACGCAGCCGGATCTTCACCTTTAGGGATGCAGTACTTTCCGATCAAGCCTTTGCTTCGAAACTTCCAAGCCTGGTCGCTATTCGGACAGCCGGTTTCATGACAAGGGATACCGTTAATAGATAAGGCTGCACAATTCGGACACCATACTGTTGCCATCGTTTCCTTTCATTTGAATTTTTCCACTGGTAATGTTGACAGATATATCCACACAGACCGAAGCGAATCGTACCAACATAAGTCCACCCAATTAGGATGCACCACAGTGGTATGCAGCGCCGCATCTGGTGGAAAGGTGCGTCCGGTGTCAGGCCAGTCAGCACCCAGCGCGGATATGGGTGCTGACTGTGATTTATTGGCCATGGCACCTTTTGAATTTCTCACCACTTCCACAAGGACAAGGGTCGTTTCGACCGGGCATTTGGTGAGCTATCACCCGCACAAAGGGCTGAGGATGCTTTTCAGTACCGCGCATAACGAGCCGCAAGTGCTTCGGCTCAACTGAGAATCCAAGTACAACCGGGTGCTGATCGTTGGCTATTAAGCGCAGGTGCTCAGCCAGTCGAGGAAACTCCTGTTCCAGCGGAAGCGGAGTCTCCGTGTGTGTGTCATTCATAATTTGGGTGTGGTAGAACATATCACGCACTTATGCGTGGTAGAACATATCACGCACTTATGCGTGGTAGAACATATCGCGCACTTATGCGTGGTAGAACATATCCCGATCCCAACGATGTAAGACTGGGTCGATATAATCAACTGCGCGAAGATGCTTGAGACCAATGTCCTCCAGAGCGTACGGCTCGAAATCCTCTCGCAGGCATGAGCGCAGTTTCTGCTCACTGACCAGAATTATAGTCTGACGCCCGGGATGTGCTTCACGGTCCGGCTGATACCAGTCCAAGGCATCAATCAATTCAATCTCACGCTTGCTGAGTTCCTTGGGTGCAAAGAACAAGAGGGTGAGATCTATCGGCACGGGTTTATCACGTTGATCAAGCATAGAAGTCCGAGTCGCGGTCCATCACGCCTTGACGTCCGTTAAGATCCGCGTCCGTGCGAAAACCCCCACGTTCGTACATGTCGGGGTATCCGTCACAGACGATGCAGTATTGGTCCAGCCCGGGGTCATAGGCTTTCACGACACCCTGTTGGTCCTTATAGGCACCTACGTTAAGCGTGACCGTTTCTCCGATTAATTCACGTCCAGTAGCCATAGTTTGTTGTTTTTATTTAGAATTTTACTCCTCCCAATATGGCGACCGTGGATGGCCGCCAGGCGTTCGTCACGACTGATGCCGGCAGGAAGGCTATTTCTTTATTGTTATTCATCCATTCAATTGCTTCTTGCACCGAGTCCACTTTTCGTTTGGCCCAGCGTTCCGTTCCGGGACGCTTGCCTGGCTCCCGATAATTCAAGATGTATGCCATAGGACTATGCCCGCCAATTTGGTAGATTTAACTGTTAGGCCACGTGGATTTCATGGTTGCATTTAGGGCATTTCATATTCGTTCCTTTGCGTTCGGCGGATTCGGTATCGACATCCAATGAGTTGCATCACGGATGCAGCAGGCACCAGATTCGTCAGGGTCGTAAAAGATGTTGTCTTTTGACAGTTTCACGCGCCGATAGTTTGTCAGCCTGCCCTCGCTGGCAGACCATATATCTATGACTGTGCTATCAAGCGGAGCGGTTTCGATTAATTGCCATTGATTTTTGTGCATGTTAGGGATAATAGCCATGACTACCTGATTGTCCGGTTGACCAAAGTCTGTCATGTAGGTCACTCGAAATTCGAGGCGCCGCCCTGTGTATTTGCCTTTTGTGCCACAGGTGCAGTTACCATCACCCATGAGGTAGTAATGGATTTCACATTCGGGATCATTTTGCTGCGGTATCCATTCGCGGAGTTCCAGCACATCACCCACCTTGAAGTTGCGGTCATTTTCACGCACCTCGAAAGTTCTCGTTCCAGTAGCTACGGCCTTGAAATATTCAGGCCATAGCTTTAGTTGGTGTCTCATAAAGTTTTGCTCGCAGGCGGCGCCGGTTCGATTCGGATTCAGTCATAATTCATCTATCTATCACTGTTTGTATATCTGCACAGGCACATCTACTCGTCCATTGACAGAGTTGTCCGGAGAAATCCCGAAGAGCGAGCTCACCGTTGTCCCGCTTCACCAAGTGTGACGTCACCCAATATTTCCTGGTAATGTTGTAATGCAAAATTAGCTTATCATCAGTGGTTAAAACCCGACCACAAAGCGGACAAATCGGGAGTATGCTATCCGAGAGTGTAGGGGATTCAGTTTTATCTGTCATTGAGAGTTTGTATGTAGTCTAAAACCTGCCGGCGTTCGCGTTCAACCTTCTTGAGATCAATACCGAAGAACTCAGCAAGGCGCTGTTCAATAGCGCCATTCAATGCCTCGAATTCGCCAGTTCGATAACCACAGCTTGGGCTATCGTCTTCAAAAATTACGCCACATTGTGGGCCATGCTTGTGCGGTCGGCCGATCGAGTAACCTCCCTTTTCAGAAAGGAAGATATCTAAAAACTCTCCGATGGCTTGAGCCTTCTCGTGCACGGCCTTCACCTTATCAAGCTCTGGCGTGACAGGATAAGCAGGTTGTTTTTTCATCGCTGGTCAGGTGCTGTAATTCATCGTCAATCGTCGCCCACGTTACACCTATGTCCGCGGAGCTTCCATGCAGTATGTTGTGCAGGCATTCGCGCAACTGAGCCTCAGAACAGGTATAGTCCTCAGCATGCATCTCTGCCACATGCCGAACGTCGTCGAGAGACCAAGTGATAGCTATTTTGTCACTCCAGTAATTACTGAGAGCATGAACAAAATCCAAAATCATGGCGGTTCTCGCAGCCGGCTCCATAGGTAGCTTGACGGTTTTGGCCAACAATTCAGCCATTTCACTAATTTGATGTGAGTACATGTTATTTCACAAGTTGACAGTCAGGTTTCATTCCAGCGTGACCTTTATGTCTTCTCCGCATTGCGGGCAGCGGAGACCGATTATTTGGTCGAGTACTTTATGCAGTAGATTGACAGCCGACGTTCCTCGCGTGGCTTTGTATTCAGCGATGGCATCTGCTATCGTGATCGGAGTCGCCGAACCAGTTGCCAAGGCCTCTACGCCCTCCACTTCGGGCATCGCGGCGTTGCGCAGTTTTAGTCCGAGCGGAATTGAATTTTCAAATGGACACGCCTCAATCCAGATTGCGGCGGTTTTCATTAGTTCTTTGGCTTGGTCTAGTTCGCGTTTGAGTTGGCGGGCGATGGTCGCCGGAACCACATCTCGGTCGCCATATCTATCGGCTGATTTTACGCATAAATCAGTCTCTGGTGTGTCAGTGTTCATTGTTTGCTTTTCATTGCTTCACGGATTGCGGTGCGGATATGTTCAGCACTTCGTCAGCGTTTTTGACGGCATCCACAAGAATGAGGCTCACGCCGTCAGCATGGCCACAGTCGTCCAGATTCACGGTACGCTTCACGGCATCTCGCAGTTCAGCCAGCGACTTCACGGCCTTCATCCTATCCTCAATGAGTGATGCGAGGTTGAGTTCGTCGAGGATTTTTTGTTTGATAATTGATGTTAGTATTGGGCCTAAAGCACATGAAGCCGCAACCTTCTCCGCTAACTCATCAGCCGGCTGTTGTGGCGTCGAGTTGGGCATAAATCTTTCTCGGTTAGTTGGTCGGCAGTGGTGAGGATGGCTTTTGAGTTAGCATTTTGAGCCACTTCTAATACCTCAAGATTCCAGCCTAAGGCTCTAAAGGTGCTTTCTAATTGTTGACGTTGCTCTTTGTCTGCCCTCCTCATACCTTCTTCCATGGCGTCGAGTTGGATTTGTTTGTATCGTTCTAGGATGCCGTTATATGTTCCGCCACCCACAAGGAGCAGTGGATTGTTTTCTTGTATCCACTCTTCTGCTGTTTTCATACAATCTCAATTCCTTTCACTTTAGCTAGTGCTATTACACGTTGTTGCCATGTGGCGTGAGTGACATGAAATAACTGTCGCCATGATATAGAGAAACAGTTGTTTCCAAACTCAAAGCTGTCAGCAATTAAGGCACATAACAAATTCCAAGCATATTTTGAACGCTCGAACAGACCAAGTTCCTCCTCCACCCACCAACAAAGATCCAGGAGCTCGGTGTCGAGGACTGGAACAACACTGTTTCTCCGGCATAGAGTTGCGGGACTGTCTTCTATTACCCAACAAAGCTTCTCCGGCAACATCTTCGCCAGTAAGAGTTTCAACTGTGTATCTGTATAGTTATTATTCATAAATCAAACTTTTCCTTTCATTGTTTCACGGATTGCGGTCATACTTCATTCTAACCAGACGTACTGGGGTTTTATGGACATACGTGCCGCGTAGATACTGGAGCAATTCATAAACATAATACACTTCAGCCTTTGTCGGATCATCCGTATATTTAGTGCCTCCCATATCATCTTCACAATACCAACCTTCGCCCTCGCACGACTTTGCCCAGATGCAGAATTGGTCATCAGACCGGGCTTTAAAGCGCCAGTAAATTATCCAAAACCACCTGGGCAACCAACGTACAGATGGCACTACGGGAGGCTGAACATTACCATGCTTAGGATAGAATCTGTGGCCCATGCTCTTCCTTTAGTTGCCAGTCCGGTTTCCAGACTGGCGTTGTTTTAAGTACCTTCTTGGTATAACACGACAGCATGCCCGGAGGAACCATCACGAGTGTGAAAGTTGTGTTACAATACCGGCAAGAACTTTTATCGCCCAGCTTCACCTTCTTGCCTTCATACTCAGAGGCCACGAAGGCAAGGCAACACCGCAATACTCCGCCTTGCTCCAACGCCGTGTCATCCAGATCGTAAAGAACTTCTTCAGGCTTCAGGACTGGTACTTTGGTTTGTTTTGATTTCATCGTGTGGTTTTGCTTGTGCACCAGGCATTGTTGGTTTCAATAGGTGTGTCAACACCGCGCCAATAGTGCTATAACTATCTTGAATGCAATCATTCTGCAGCTTGGCGTAGGCCAACCGTAATTGACGTTCACGTTCTTGAGAAGCTTCAAGTTCATGTCGAAGATAATCTATTTCATCGCACAGACTAAGCATTACCGTTTCAGCACGGGCAGTATGGATAATTGGGTTTGTTGGCATATAGTATGGTTTTAACAGTGCAATGAATGCGCCGTTATTGGTTAGTGAAAACTGGCAGGAAGATCCGGGAATCTAGCGTGTCGACACCAGATTGCAGAAACGCTCAGCGCGCTCCGCCACCACCCGGCTAGGGTGATTAACTTCAGCCGGAGCATTCCACAAGGTGTAGATCTCAAAATTCGTCGGAGATCGACTCGTCCGATGCTCGAACTTCTTAATTCGTTCCCACAATACACGTTGTGCCACCGATAACGAATCCTGCGGGTTTAAATAACTCTCACCAGGTTTAGCGTAGGCCTTCCAGACCGCCGGGCGAATTTGATAACGCGAGATTTCCTTCTTCTTACCGACGGCCGCGTCGTTATTTCCGGACTCGATGAGGCCGAGCGCTTCGAAGATAGGACGACCGGAAGTGGTTGACGATCCAACCACGAGCAGCAGTGCAGACAGAGTGCAGGTGATTAAGGATCTCAACATAATTTATTTCTTCTTGGTTTTACGCTCAGGCTTTAGCAACAAGGGAAAGTCTCGATCCAATTCTTGGTCGATCTGTCCCAAAGCATGTGCTCGAAGATTATCCATATAACCTACAGCGAACGTGTAAGCTTTGAGCTGGTTGTTGCCCATCATAACGAGTTCGAACACGGTGTCCGGGCTGATAGCATTGGCCAAGCCAGGCGCCACGGTAAGGAGCCGAAGCAAACACTGTTGCACCTCGTATCTATTTGAAAACGGACCATACACGACCGACTCAACGGCAGCCTTGATGTGCTGTAAATAATGTAATTCTTTGTTCATTGTTGTGAGATACCTGACAAAACAGAGGGTTTATTCGACTTTCTACTCATAATCCGAGCTCAGCCGTTTCGTTTCGAGACGTCGACGCTTCTTGCTACGACGTTTAATTTCCTCAGTATAATTCCAGTGGGTCATGTTGGAATGTCCGCGTTTTCCGCCTTGTCCGCCCTCGGTCTTGAATTTGCCGCCGAGACTCATAGATTCGATGAAGTTAAGTTTAAGAAGTGGTGATTTTTATAACGTGCCGGCCATGCTCTTTCTCAGGACAACGTTCATGCAACATAGCCTTCAGCTTTTCTCGATTCTCCCGGCAGTCGGATCCTACGCATTCAACGCAGAGATCGCAATCGCCGCAGGTGAGAGACAGGCCTTCGACGGACTTTCCTTCGGGTCCCTCAACTAAACTAGTTTCGAGCAGCGCTTCGATCACAAGAACGTTTTAACACGAAACCAGATTCGTGCAAGCGAAATCTACTACACGAACTAATCCACGTAATAGCTGTCCGTCCAATCAAACACAGGTTTGTAATTTTCGAAATGTATAACTGACAGCCAGCGCACCTTAGTGTTTTCAGCATAGCTTTCTTCGTCGTCGAGTTCCCAACCATTACTTTTCACGATTTCAGCCCACATCTTTTTCAGAACGACGGTATGATCTACACGCTCAGGAAACTCACAGAAGCTGACGTACAGCTGTTCGTTATCCTCATACACGGCATGTACCACATAGATTACAGAGGTGTCGGGCTTATACCGTTCGCGCGCAGCTTTGAGCTGATCAACGACGGTTTGCAGAATATTTATATGTGCCGCTACCGGGTCTGCTGGATTTATGCTCATTTCATCGAATTCCTAAGATCTATTTCTGGATGTCCGATCGGATGTCCGGCCGTGACGGCGTTATTAGGTCGGCCATAGCGATAGGCCATACCGCCTTCAGGGCGCAGCTGGATCGGGGTTCTGTAGTAGTAGCCAAACTCCGGACCGAAGTCGTGGTGCGACAAGTCGACTTCTGGAAATTTGGTCGGGCGAGAACCGCGGTTCAAACCCAACGATAATTGCTTGTTCATAGGAGGATTACGGTTTGTAGTCACGGGCCATCTTCGCGATGTAGTCGCGACCGGCCTGCTGTTGAATACCACTTTGCTTCCAAGCTTTTTTGTCCACTTCCTGTTCGATTGCCGAAGACACAAGTTGGGCCAAGCGTTTTGGCTCAATTGCGTCCAACTCCCAAGATGACTCTCCAAATCGCTGTACATACGCTTCGGCCCGACTATCCGTCATCTTAGCCGGGTTTTCAGGTGGACGCATTTCTTCGATCTGGCTCATGTTTAAAGCTACCCGACGCACGTTCACAGTGATTGTATCGTCGATGTGACATTCCGCAAAGAGGCGCAGTCGTTCTTCCACATCGCGGGTCATATCGATACCGCTGGGATCGTGGTCACCGAGATAGATGATGATGATATCCTTTTCATCGCGCAATCGTTTATAGATTCGCTTACCAGCTTCGTGCATTGCACTCGATGAAGAGTATCCCTTATTGGCCGTGAATGGCACATCCCAGTCCGAGCAGACCGGAATCAGCACACCTTCGAGCGCCTGTTTTTCCACCATCACTTCTACGTAGCGCGGCTGTGTGTCCCACCGATCAATGCGATACTGTGTAGCAGCGGTATTCAGGATGTCAGCCGGAGATAACCAGTGAGGATTCTGTATCATCTCGCGACCACGGTCTTTGATAATGTCCCAGTCTATCAAGCCGGCCAGCCTTCCATCGCTCACGATGTTGCCGACGTTCTTGTAACTGCGTTCGGTGTTCTCCACCACATTTCGACTGACGAGTTGGTAGTAGAGTTGGCGCAGGGACAGGTCATAGCCATCGGCGGCATATTCAGCGAGAATTTTGTTGATTATCAGAACCATCTCCTGAGCCTTCACGCCGAAACGCTTCTCAATGTATTTTTCTCTCATGTTTTCGTACCTTGTTTTTATTCATGGCTTGTTTCTTTCCACGGATCGCGGCGAGGGCGGCGAGGTTGGAGCGGTATTGCTTTGAACGCGCACGGAAAGCATCCGCATTTCCGCAAGTGGTGGTGGATGATTCGGAATGAGCTTGTAAGAATCTAGCTGCATCTTTAAGCATATCCGCCACGGCGTTTAAGGCGGCGTGTTCGTTGACAGCTGGATTTATTACGGCAGACTTTTCCTCATACGATTGATAACTGTTAGCCACGTATGCCGTTGCTAGTGTGTGAAATGGTGATTCTTTCATAAACAAAAATCCTTCAAATGGTTGGCCGGATAGGCGACTTTATGCGGAAGTTGGCCGTGTTGGCTTCGGTCAATGTAGAACCAAGCTAACCCATTGTTGCCGTAGTGTGAAAACTCAACACTGACACAATCGCCAACCTTTATGCAAGCGCAAGCAACAGTTGCATAGGCTGTTTTGAACATTTTGTTTTTGTCTGGAGTCGTTTTGTCGTTTGTAGTTGTTTTCATTTTTCACCTCCACGGATCGCGGCGAGGGCGGCGAGAGTTTGCGGCAATTTCGAGCCAGATGTGAGCTGGAACATTTCAGCTAAAAGTTGCCCCAGGGAGGCGCGACTAACCTCTGATAATGTTTTCCCCTCGCCATTGTGGAGCCAATTTTGTAGCCATTTAACTTTTCCCTTCTCCACCACCAAATGCCGTTTAGCCGCTTCCGCAACGGTGTTTAGCGCGGCGTGTTCGCATTCCAGTTCGCTTTTTTGTTCAGCGAGACGAAGCGCAATTAATGTTTGCAACCCGTAAACAGTTGACATGGACAGCTTATTTAAATCTGCCTCAACCTGCTGCCGCATCTTCGATTCGGGAAGGTAAGTTTTTTGGGAAGTGATTTGAATAATAACTTGCTGTTTTGGGCTCGGAGTCGCTTTGGCGTTTGTAGTTTTCATAGTTTTTGGTGTTAATGGTTAGAAGCTGCCAGAACGACGTATTAAATCGGCACGCACTTTGTCCGCTGTCATTCCGTCATGTCCGAAATAGCAACCGGAAAAACTACGTTCACTATTAGGTCCGCAAGAAACGGTGAATTGAAAATGTTCAGATTGCGGGCGGAAGTAAATATAACCACCACGGATTTTCAAACGCTCGCAAGGATTGTATTCCGCTCCGTCGTTGAATGGCCAGTTGCATGGTTCAAATGATTTTTTAGACGAAGTGTTCATTGACGGATTGGATGATTAAAGCGGCTCTAGCCTCAAGTTCGTCGCATTCACAAGCTTTCAAATGAGCAACCGTAACGCCGTCGCGGGTTTTAATAGCGCCTTCGTAAACTCCGATATTATACCCGTAGTTTACAAAATGCCACGGTCTCGGCGGTGCATCGTCTTTTATAGTTGGCGTCGTGTTGTTGTGTTGAGGGTTTTTAGCGGCTAAATACCCCTGTTTTCTTCCAGAGATATTGGCACGCATCATGCCCCGCACAACTTCGGCAAGTACGAGACGACACGCGTTACACACGGTAATACCTTCGCTACCTGCCACGTATATGGCCAAGTGAATAAGGTCATCTCGCTCAGTTTTGGTTCGACATACTCGGCACTCACCAAGAGGTACAGTCGGATCTGTTTCAGTTATATTATTCATTTATTTTTGAGTTCCTGCTCTAAAGTATTAACTAGAATACAACGCGGGCATTGTTGTACTAAGAAGCCCGGGCCGAAATGCAAATCGCCAGTCTCGGGATCGATGCTTGAGTACGCACATCCACACTGGCATTGGATCGCCCCGACCAAAGTTGCCCGTAGTTTTTCCACCTTAAGTCTGTCGATCTGCTCGTTCCCTAACTTTACTTCGAGCAGCAGGCGCTCGCGTTCAGATGTTCTCGCCTCTAACGCCTGGCACACTGACGCATCATGGTTACGCGCCTCTTCTCGTTCTCGATACAGAATAGCCATTGCTGACTCCGATCGATGATGAAGATCGCCAGCCACATACGGGGCCGCATGCAACTCGTCTATAAGTTGACAAATTTCTTCTTTCGTAATGGTCATTTGAAGTCTGTTTTCAAAGCTTTATAAGTCAATTCACATAGATCAGAGTCGGTCCATCCGCCATACTCGTCATATTCCTCGTGCCACTTGACGTGCGCCAGAAGCGCTTCGTCCTTAGACTTGATGGCGAGGCGGAGTTGCCCGACTTCTCCTTCAGCTTTAAAAGCTCTTTCGTTGGCAACAGTAAGACCAGTATGATATTGTTCCAAGCCATCGATAGTTGCTTTGTCTGCTTCTCTTTCCTTTTGAAGCTCATCGAGAGCGTAGGAGGCGGCACGTAACAACCACCAATTGATTTCGATTCCACGCGAACTCGCCATAAGCGCCTCGGACAGGCACCTAATCTCTTCACTTGTATTCATAATTCCAGCATACTAAATAATTAAAAACGCCACTGGGTTATCAAGCCCAGTGGCGTCCAACAAAACCGGACGGAACTTCCGTCCAGGCTAATCCCCAGCTTTCACCGGGAAATGGTGGACACGAGGGGAGTCGAACCCCTGTCTTGCTGCTAGTGCTTCAAACCGCTACGTGTGTATTCGATTTTATACTCTGCCTGAAAGGACCGACAACCAGCTTCAGACAAACTCCCAACCAGATTCTCGGCTCTGTTCAGAAAAACAGCCGTTGCCCTATCCAAGGCTTGGTCTCGCTGGTGACGATCCGCCGGTATAGCGAGCATCTAACCCGGCAGATCGGGAGGCCTGTTTAATCAGGCCAGAACGGCTTCAGTGTATCCGAACTTAGCGAGGAGCGCGTCAGCTTCGGCCACACTTGGCCCCATATTGAATCCGCTATTAGCGTTTTCGTTTTGGTCGGAGTTTAAAGCGGCCAACGACCATCCGCTACACGCAGTCTTTCAGTCCCAACAACAATCGATACCAGTACGTGCCCGTAAACTATAAACAAACCCTAGCCAGCCAAACTGACACCGTCAACGGATTTCGGCTGAACCATGAGAAGCGGCAGAGAAGACTCTGACAGCACCGGGTAGTCACGTTGTAACTGCTCGGCGAGTTGCGTCGACAACTCCTCACCATTAGCATCGAATATCTCGCTGTCACCGCCCACAAACTCTTGGTCCAGCCAACACTGTTTCTCAGTATCGAAACGTTGAGAAACAAAACCGGGAATGATCTTCGTTATTATCATAATCAGTCCCGGGTGTCTTCGTCTCTATAAGCCACTTCGTGTGACGGCGATGCTTGTAACGACACCCAACGCTGGTATGGAAAGATCCACCAATGGAATTTAACCAAGATGTGATCGCGCAACGCGTCGATTACAATACCTTCCCGTATTTCCCATTCGAATGGTGAAGTGCTTGCTCTATCCTTCACCAACACTTTGGCGTTTTTAACCAGTTTAAACTTCATACTGTCAGGCATATCGGGCATTACGCTGGCCATTGCGGGCTATAGCCGACGCCGTTTCCGCAGCAGACCGTTGTGCGGGTTGTACACTCGGCGCCACGCGCTTCCAATTCTTAAGAATCATACGATACAACTCCGACCATTGATACACCGGAGTCTTGAACTTGTGCGGGGTCGCCGGCTTCTTGAGCGGATGCCGTGAGACCAACGTAGGAACAGTCTTGGGTCGTTGAGGCAAAGGCCAGACATAATCCGGTTTCGCCGAGATCCACGGCTTTGACGGAATCGGTGCGATTGGCGCAACAGCGACCGGAGCGGGTCCTACCACTGCTGGAGCAACAGGCTTCGGTGCGAAAAACTGCGCGGCTTCCGCGCTATTGACAACCGACTTTCCGACCGGATACAGCTTGACCGAAGTAAAGTTCCGGATACGAGTCCGAACGCCAGCGTCCACGCTGTGCACGTCCGACTTTACCCCGGCGTAGTCTCGCCAGTTGCTGGCCGGCTGAGCATCGAGCGTGAGCAGCCGGAATTTGACACCGTCGATCGTGTTGACACTGATCTCCATAACCTGAACCTCATCCGGCGTCCTGGAATCGAAAGAGCGATACACCGGGATGAATGGGAACGCTTTGTATTCCAGCGGTGTGTAACTCAACCAACGTCCGAGCTTCTCGACATTGCCGGGAAGATAGTCCGCAATGACATCAAAGCCTTTATTGCATCGACGTACCAACAGTTGACCATATCCGTGGCCAGGTCCGCCGGTGCGCTTCAGTGTATAGGTGCCAGGCACTCGGTCGATGCGCTTACGAAAACCTGTGGTTGTTGACGATGCCGATGCTTGGCGCACATTCGAGTTATTGATTGTCGTCTGCGACTGCGTTACTCGACGCACCTGTGGATTAACTTCGGAGCCGGGCGTTGAGGGCACGGCCTGCGTTATCCGACGTTCTTGTGACGTAAGTTTGGAACTGGGGGGATTATCTAGCTGTATTTGCATAACAGTAGTTTAGTAGGAAAGACACCAGTGGGGATTTTGTTGGATATGACAAGGTTGACAATAGGTGGCAACCATGAGTGTTTCGACACTGGCTGGTCGAAACGAAAGAGACCGACGACCCATGTAAGCGCCGTCGGTTAATTGAATCAAACTGCGCACGCGAGGCGCATGCGGTCTTCAACGATGGAGTGTTCCTCTTGAACACACTGATCACGAGAAACGTTCTGTACCAACAGACAGCCGTGAACATCTCTCGATTCCCACGTCTGCGATGATAGATTGAACTCTACATCGGTCACCCGGGTGACCTGTGTTATGGATCCGAATAAAGGGAACAGTGTGTCTCGATACACGGCTTCGACTGTGCCATCTGGGCGCAAGAATACTTTCGCCTTAACCTTCATCTGACGTCAACTTGGGCTGGCGTTCAATTGGCCTCGGTTTATAACTACCCTGTTCCCGTCGTGGCACATGAAATCCTTTCGGAGTGCCGCCGGGTCTTGGGTGCACCACAGGTGCAATCGGTGCGGTCGGGACTGGCGCTTGGCTCAACTTGTGAATGGCCGAGGCTACCCGCTTCGACCCGGTCAATCGGTAAAGCTCGACCAAGGCGGGCATATCAAGCGTGCCCAAGTTTTCAGGAATTTTAGGTGGCTGAATCATGTCGTAATGTCTTGTTCGTTATCCTGCTGGACTTCCTCGTAAAAGGCTGGCGTCGTCGGACCCAGCGTCTCTACATGTAGACCAAGATCAGATGAAACGTCGTCAATGACCTTGGTGCAGGACGATCCCACATTCTCGATATTGTCCCAATGAACCTTGCCATCAGGAGTCAGCCGGAATTTGATCTTAGCCTTCACAGCATCACCTCCATCTCAATTTCACCCATGATCGTGCCATCCTCCAACGTTTCGCACGCCATAGTTCCGGCTTTCTCCTGCACGTACTGTTCAAGCATTTCCAACCCGTATTGCTGCTGCAACTTCTCAAAGTTTCGACCGAAGGTGTCGTATATGCCTCCCATCGACAGGTCACCTTGCAGGTCCCACTCCATCGAAACCGTATTCTGCACCAAGGTGATATTGCCCCGTTTTTCGGGATGCAGTATCACGTTGCCGACGGATTGCCAATTGAATTTTGCAAACGCCTTTTTCAGTATATCCAAATTTGTAAACTTGGCCGCTGAAAATTTTACAATATGACTCATGTTAATTGATCTTTGATATATTTAATGGCCTTCAGATAACGCATCCCATGCTCACTCTCTTCATGCACTTCCTTCACCTTCTTATCAAACTCATCAATCGTGCCACTGAAGCACCCAGTCGCGACATGGACGATATCCTTGATTTTAACAGCAGATAAGGGCGCGTTCCGGGATCCCAAGTTGTTGATGGTGACCAGGTCGTATTGGAGTTGGATGTTCGCAGCTTTGGGAATAACCACGCCATTGCCGATCTTCACGCGATTGCCGAGCGCCACGTCATTGCCGAGCGCCACGTAATCGCCGATCGTCACGTCATTGCCGATTTTTATGTTACGTTTGGCAAACTCATTGGCCAAATCGGATAACGTTTCGTAGCTGTGTAATTTCCAAATACCGTTTGAATCTTTTAGATATAGGAGCATAAAATGCAAAAACGCGCAGTAAGGGATTACTGCGCGTACTTGTTGATAATTCCACTATTCGACTAAACAGGCTTTTCGGTCCACCAGCAGACCAATGAGACCACTGCCCGCCAGACAGGCCGTGCTCTCATTCGGCAATAGATCGGCATAGCCGCCACTATTGACTGCAAGGAGAGCACGCCGGATATCGGACACGGGCTTGTCTTCAAACAACTTAATGAAGAACTGGACTACGGACGAAGGAGACGACAACTCGGCACAATCAGACGATACTTTTGCATTCATATTTTAAATTTAGACCCGGATGTCGACATCAACACCAGGTACTTAACGTGCAATCAAGATAGCACGGATGAATGCGTCGTCAAATGACAACCGTCAAATCGACCAAACTATAAGGACAAGTTTCTGGCGAAATACGATTCAGTCATGGACGCTACTGCGGAGTCAGTCGTACTCCCCACAAACGCCACGGTCTGCTTCAGAATCTTATCCAATTCGGCCACGGCTTGATCGTTGTCCTTGAAGGTGGAGGTGCCATCCAACATGTTTTCCACGTTCGACATATGAGTTACGAAGTCACGGTCTCCGAGAAAGTCCATACGTTTAACATACTGAACTGCCTCCCGAATCTTCTCGATATTCTTCTTATTAAGCGCGTCACCCTTTTGAATCTTAGCCCCGATTTCCTGAAAAGCCTTGACGGCTTGGCCACGTATCGCCCGGATCGTGTCCTCAACGAATCCCTTGGCCGTTTCTTTGGCCTGCATCGACTGCTCACGCAGTACCAGCTCCGCCTTGGCCCGATACTCGTCAGTAACCCGACCCTCGATTGTTTGTCGCCGAAGCAGATCTTCGATATCCATGCTGTCCAAAGCTTTCGGGAAGGCCATGGCCATGGATTCATATACGAAGTAATACTGCTTCTTGATAAAATCGCTACCCACGTCATAAAAGTCTTTCAACTTCTCCCACTGCTTCGGCTTGTTAAGCTTGAGATTCTCTTTGATAGCTGGCAGTGCCAAAATCAATTCATCGACCGCATCGAAGTACTGCTTTTTGAACTCCTGCAAACTCAACAGAGTATCGATCATCATATCCGTGCGAACAAAGCGAAAATTGGCCCGGGCTTCGTTGCCGAAGGACAGAGATTGCTTGCGCAGGTAATTTCGAGCCTTGCCTTCGATACTACTGATCTTCGCTGCCGGATCCTTCTTGGTCAGGTCCTGCTCTTCAGGGTTCTCAGGATCGGATTCCTCCTGCAATAGATCCCATCGACCTTTACAGGCGGGGGGAAGCGCGTCGAGGCCGAGCAGGTCGGGAGTGAGCTTGGTGCTCCAGCTTTTCTTGCCGATGCTGAGAATAATAATACAACCTTCTTGAAACGTACGCTGCAACGCGGCCTGAGCCGCTTCCGACAACTTTGGAGTCTGACTAGCAGACGGAAAAACATCAATCATAACTGAACCTTCCGATACATGTTTGATACACTTGCATTATGAACTTCGGGATCATTAGCCTTGCGATAACCGGCCTTAGACTTCTCCCGCATCTTGTTTATATACTCTGGATTGATCTGAGCCTGTGGCTCGGTACGCTCGATCGTCGACTCCAGAATCTTCCTGAAATTCTTATCCTTGGAAGACAACATCTCATACAACGCAGCCTCAATAACCGCCTCAATCTCGGCGCCACTGTAATCCTTGGTGCTGGTTATCAGTTTGTCTTTGACGCCAGTCACCTCAAACTCACGTTGAAACTTGTGTTGTAGCAGTTTGTTGAAGATATCCACCCGCTCCTCGGACGTCGGCAGATCCACCCACCATATCTCATCGAACCGACCTTTACGAATCAACTCAGGTGGCAGGACATCAATATTGTTAGCTGTACCGATAAGAAACACCGGACACTTCTTAATGGCCATCCAAGAGATCAGAGTCCCGAATACCCGGGAACCTGTGCCGGAATCACCTTGACCAGACGCCGCACTGTTATTGAGACCTTTCTCAATTTCGTCCATGTAGATGACGGCACGACCGAGACCTTCCAATAGACGGATGAGTTCTCTAACATTGCCTTCGGATTCACCCACCTTGCTACCGAAGATCTTGCCTATATCCAGTTTGAACAACGGGAAGTTGAATGCTTGAGCGATAGCCATGGCCAGAACCGATTTGCCGCATCCGCGCAAGCCTACCAAGAGACAGCCTTTAGGATATGGCAGGTGCGCCTTGCGCGCGACTTCCTCGTAACCGAGACGGCGTTGTTTCGCCCACTCCTTGACTGGGGTTAGACCACCGATCGTGTCGAAACCACCAGCCTCCGGTACGTACTCCAGTAATCCATTCTTCAGATTAATAATTTTCTCGTCGAAGATGCGTTTCGGGAAATCACCGGTCATCGTAAGCTTGCCATTATCTTGGCTCTGTCCAATGGAGCAAGACGACAAGGCGTTACAGAACTCAATACTAGTCATGCCGGTGGCTGCTTCGACGATGGCCTCGCGATCGGACAACGACAAACGGAACTCCTTGTACGCGGCGTTCTCATTACGCCGAATCGAAGTTTCGATAAAAGTTTCTGTCATGGCCGACAATTCAGCTTTGGTAGGCAGCGCAAAGTCCATCATCTGAACATCCTTCTGGAGATCAAACGGAAGGTTCAGCCTCGGCGCCACAAGCACGATGGTCTGCTTACGGTTCGATAACGTCTTAATCATAGACCGAAGCATCCGTATGTGCCGGACGTTGTTGAAATGCGCGTGGATGTCCTTTAGCACGAAAATGGCGCTCTCAACGTTACCAGAGACGATGGCCAACATAGCCATTGGATCCGCGGTCTTGTCCAGCTTCACCGGCTTATTTCGATCAGTTGTGTCGACCATACCGGTGGCGCAATCCCACTGGTATAGACGGCGCTCAACCGGCATTTTTAATGGATAAATTCCAGTCTCCAACAGACGCCCTTCTTCGTACGTCTCTACGCCAATTATGGGATACGCCGCCTTGAGATAGACGGCCAATTTCTCAGTAAAATTCATTATTAAATAGAGAAACGCCCGGAAAGACAAAAGTCGATCCGGGCGTTTGTTGAGTGTAATCTCGACTAGACAGCAGAGGCCGGCAACAATTCTGATCCAACGAACGCTTCCGACGCCGGCTCCGGTTCGCTCGCCGCTGCATCTGCGGCTAAGGCGGCTCGGCGCAACTTATTATCCTCGGCAAGAGACGAGCGTCGAAGATTGATTGCACGTTTCACCGCCAGACCATACCCGGACACAACACCTTCACCGAAGGCCAAGGCCAGAGGCAGCTCCTCGGGACTTCCAACCTTGCGCGTGATTACGTCCTCCAGCGGTGAGACTTTGTCCGTGCCGTCGAGGCGTAGTCCCACAGCCACACCGGTGTTATTGGATACGACTATCGGACGATTCTGCTGCAGATCCTGACGTATCTGTCCGGCGGTTGGATGGGTATCAATGACCTCCGAGACGAAACGCCACGGCCAGAATAATGCTTGTAATAGACTCATATGTTTCCTTTCAGTTGTTTGTTTTTGTTTACCGTTGTACCGAAAACCATTTACGAATAACTTCAATAACCAGACCGTAACGCATCCCATGCTCACTCTCTTCATGCACTTCCTTCACCCTCTTCTCAAACTCATCAATCGTGCCACTGAAGCACCCAGTCGCGACATGGATGATATCCTTGATTTTAACAGCAGATAAGGCCGCGTTCCGGGATCCCAAGTTGTTGATGGTGACCAGGTCGTATTGGAGTTGGATGTTCGCAGCTTTGGGAATAACCACGTAATTGCCGATCCTCACGTAATTGCCGATCATCACGTCATCGCCGATCTCCACGTCATCGCCGATCGTCACGTCATTGCCGATCTTTACGTCATTGCCGATCTTCACGCGATTGCCGATCGTCACGCCATAGCCGATCGTCACGCCATAGCCGATCGTCACGTAATTGCCGATCGCCACGCGATTGCCGATCGTCACGTAATTGCCGATCGTCACGTCACTGCCGATCGTCACGTAATTGCCGATCGTCACGTCACTGCCGATCGTCACGTAATTGCCGAGCGTCACGTAATTGCCGATCGCCACGCGATTGCCGATTTTTATGTTACGTTTGGCAAACTCCCCGGCCAAATCGGATAACGTTTCGTAGCTATGTGATCGCCAATTACCGTCTGAATCTTTTAGATATAATAGGTTCATAAAATGCAAAAACGCGCAGTAAGGGATTACTGCGCGTGACTGTTAAGTGTTCCGTCAGAAATAGTGCTATTCAGGGATACCAACCGTGCGACCGACGAGATCGTCCGGTGACACATACTGATGCTGACCAGTCCTGCGATTCAAGAGTTTCTGATAAATTTTTCCGTCTGAGCCAACGTTAGCGCCCCAAGCGAGACGCGTATCTACACCGATGCGTTCACTATTGCCTGACCATACACCGGTAGATACGCCACGTCGAGTCAGCAACAGGCCGCCGGGAACCGTGGCACAATACACAATACCAGAATAATCGACTATCGAAAACAGCCCGCCAACACCAGACTTGGGTTTTCTAGCCGCCACGCGCTCGCGCAACTTCAAAATACTAATCTCATAAGTCCAAGCTTGTACATGGGGTCGCTTGTCGAAATATTTTCTAAAATTGGTGGTGTGTCCTAAGCCTACGGCCAAACGTTCAAAATCAGTAGCCAATTGTTTGCTGCTGCTGGTAAAATTGGTGTGGTTTTTGTTAATCCGACCATCTCCCAAAAGTAGGGCTTCAAACAACTTCTGTCGGGCAGAAATTGGTGCATCGAACAAGTATTCCGGAATGAACTTATCAAGAGCATAATCGGGTAGAGACCATGTTAAAACAGAATTTCCAGAATATGGAAGGCTGCCGGTGTCGAATCGCAAAACATTATGATCAGAAAAATCACCGGCAAAAATTTTAAACCAAGTCGTGGGAACTTGTGATTTTCTCATGTGCTTAGCGACAAGTAACCTGTGATTCGGCGTAACCTTTAAATGAAACATCCGAGCGTCAGCTTGGACCATAGGTCCAGTATAAGGTGCAGCTATTAGGCGACTAGGGGCCGAGAAAAACATTTGCCCGTGTTCATCACGACAGGCCAGACGATCCGAATTTGTAATGCTACTCCAAAACTTCCACCCGTTATAAGTGAACACCTCTGTGTCATCTGAAAAGCATTCCGGCCCTTCGATCGCTGACAAGAAACCGAATATCGAAGGAGACACAGATTGTGCCTCTTCCGTGATCGAATCCGAGGAAGGAATACCACCAGGTCCCATCTGCGTCACGCGTCTCGCCTGCTCCGTAAGCGATAACGGGTTCGTCTCTTCCAAAGGACTGGATAACGGATGCCCAACGATCAATCCTCCCGTGTAAGGATCGAAATGCGCCACACCGATAGGTGATAGATTGCGGACACGCGAAACGCGACGCATCGCGATCTTACGCAGTTTATGGGCATCCATCTTAATGCGTTCGGCGAACAGTTTATCGGGAGTGTGAACTCTTTTAAATTGAAGGCTATCACGTTCGTCCGGATCCGCCTCACCTCTAGTCACAGCTAACAACTTGCTGGTGATAGCCAAGATCGCGTCAGGATTGACCGGAACGGTATCCTCTGTGGGCTGAGCCGGTTCGGCAGTAGCAGATTTGGATTCGACGAAAGCTTTTTTAGCCTGCGCGAAAATCTTTTCGTAAGTGAGCATTTACTGCATTTTATTGTTCATGAATTGATTCCAGCCATTCACCATATCGCGCCAACTATGCTGTGCCCACGTATAAGGAGCAGCAGCCATGGCACGATCCTGACCGGAGTTGTCCAAGAACCTGCCGTAGGGACCACTGAACTGCCCGGGGGTGTTCATAGCACCATACCAAGGCCCGGCAATCGGTGCCAGAGGCTTCCGGATGTACCCAGGCACTTTTCCCCACGCGCCCTGTCCCGACCATACATCGCCAACTCCATGTACGGCATTGCCCAACGTGTTCTCCAACACGCCAGGAGATCCATTTTGACCAATCGTAGCCGCGGATGCACCACCCATACCCATACGATATAAGCCTTTGCCCATCTGCCCGACACTGCTCATGAATGTCAGGGGCTTCTCCGCGGGTGCCCACGCTGGAGGAGCTTGGTTATAGCGCGGCATCGGCATGTTCCAAGTATTGGGGTTGCCTTCAAGTCTGCCAAAATCCCCTACAGCCGTGCCGGCCGTCATTGGCTTCAGATATGAAGCGTGCTTGGCAACATGCTCAGGAAGGCCAGTGTGCTTGGTAGTGGCGAAATGACGCACATCCGTATGAGATACATCCCGGGCAATGCGGCGTACACTGGGAGACACCTTGCTGGGAGAAAGTTTACCTTCTTGGAGAGCGGCGGCCATTCCGAACGCCCGTTGCTGCGCTTTGCTATGACTAGGCATGCCCGAATACTAATTTGTACCCAGCGGAATGTCAATATACGAGCTGGTGCGAGGATTGGAATACACCACCTTCTTCAACTGGAATGTCTGGCCATGAAACTCCTTGTTACCTTCCAATTCCGGCATCTCGCCACGCCTTAAATAGGCTAGAGTAACATGTGGCCGGTAGGTATTGAACTTGACGGGTCCGAGATGAGAATGAAACGTCGATACGACAGCATGGTGTAGCTTGTGAATGGATTCGGACTCTACCGGCGCCACTAGTGCATCTTGGTTTCCGTCGTCGACGCCAGGAAATCGAGTCAGAGCGCCGAGCGTGGCTTGGACTGGGGACTGTTCTGAGAAGAATGATTTCAGGTGCCCAATATCACCCGTGTTGATACCCCAACGCAAAGTGATATGCGGGGTGTCTTCACGTCCGGACGCACCCAGTTTCGAATCCGGGATATTCTGCCTTGACCACTTGGAAAACCTCATGGCGTCTTCCGGTTCGAAATTCAACATCAGATAACCTTGTTTCGATCGCGCCTCTTTCTGCTGTTGCCCTACAGTCTGTGCCAGCATCTGCTCATTCACCGACGGCATGAGCTTCTGTATTTCACCCATCACCATGGCTACGATCTCTGAGGTCGGGGCATCCAACGGAATGCCAGCATGAAACTTCTGATTCAACAGCTCCGCCAGCATCAGGCAATCGTCGTGATTGAATTCCTTCTTCTCGCTCTGCGGCCGAGGCATGGTAGGATCGAATGCCAACATCGAGGAGAACTTGGTGGCGAACAGATTCGGCAATGTCCTCATGACCACCGACCGATCCACCTGCGTATTGTCCAAAGCCTGCTTGATTGCCTCTACCTTCTGCTCGCGCGTGGCCTTCGGATCGGGACGCCGCACCAATCGATCGTAAGCCTTCTCGAACACCCTGGCATCGTAGGAGTCCTGATTCTTCTTCAACAGTTCTGGTCCCCAAGTCTTCTCAATCTGCTGATCGGACACTCCAATATCTTTCAACAACGAATAAAGCCGCAGACTACTCTGACCGATGTCGACCTTAAACAAACCGGACTCGGGTTCGAGACGTACACGGAAGGATGATCCCGATCCACGCTTGGCGTTCACCTGAGACTCAATTTCACCAGAATTCTTACGCCGCGTATAGATGCCCGGCATGAGCCGAGCCTGGCTGTTGGTGGTGATCTCGTTACCATTATGTAGAAATGTACCACGCTCGGTAAGGTAAGGAACTCGCATGAGCGTCTGAGTTTTCTGATCCAGCAACGCACCGGTTTTCTCATCGAATAATTTTAACGTACCCTTGAGTTTGTGATGGAGAAACTGGTTCTTCATCAGGGCGTCCTTCTGTTCCGACAATGTGAATTCCTTGGGATTGTCGTAATCGAGGTCGTGTAGTTCAAGCCGCACCCCGCCATAGGATTGGGGAAATGATTCTTGCAGGGCAGTTTTAGCGCCAGTGAGAATCTGCTGGCGTTTCTTGGGAAAGTCATCCCAAGCTGTAATTTCCACTCCCGGGGGTGCGGCTACGTCGTCGGTCATTTTTGAATACTACTTACTGAGGCCCCGTTTGGCAATCGGCTTTCGTATGAGTTAAACGACCAACGTTGGTTTAATTAACTGTTCTACGGCGCTCCGTTGCACTGAGTTATTGTTACGCGCCACGCCCCACATTGGAGGGCGCGTTTTCCTTCTATTACCGCGTCTAGGATTGTCAGGCATCTTTTGGTTTCGAGTTCACCCTTGACTGGCCAACGGGATTCCACGCTCAACCACGCCGTAGAACAACGCGCCGGAGCGAACAGCTTCTTCGCCTTTGGCCGACCAAGCCCGTTGTTATATCCGCCGTTTTTAAAGCTCATAATTTCCTTCCGCTGTCGATCAGCTTTTCGTTATGGCTCTTGGCCTTCAACGCACCGTTGGACTTGTATTCACTTCCGATGCGCCTCCCTTGGTGTATGAGCCACTTTCCGAGCTTTCGGAGTTCCGTTGGTGTTAGATTCTCGAATCGGTCTGCGTCGAGCGTGATGATTTTCCACGGGGCGCGGGTTTCACCTTCTTGGCGTTCCGATACCATCAGTTTCGCTCCAAGCTCGTGTTCAGTTTCTTCGTGTATTAGTGCCATAACAATTCAGCGAATGGCGGGTTCGCGTTTGGATTTCAATTCGGAAGTCAGCGTCCCGCCATCGCTGACTTCACCGTTCGACTGCTGCTTCGAGAAGTCGGGATATTGTTCCAGGCGTTCCAACCACACACACCCAAGCACCATGTTGTGGTCATCTTCGGCGGCTACCGTCCAAGCGCCGCCACCTTCCCGAATCAGCTTGTCTGCGGCAGTCCATGTGCAGAGCCGCAGTTCCAGCCGCTTCCGTTTTGGCGGTCGAAACGCCTTCCAGATTGCTTCGACCCATTCAGTTATCCAAGCCAGCACCCGAACCCGGCGCTGGAGAACAATCGGTATTGGCGCTTTCAGTTTTGAGCATAAGGTTTTGGGTTGCTGGACATCGCAGGTCGCCGATGTCTCAGCTTGAGGCGTTAGGCGACAAGGCGGCATTTATGCGTTTGACGGCACTTATTGACATATCAAACACTCGGTTACTGTCGGGACAGCGGAACTGTATTGTCGGGTCGAAAGCGTGCAGGATGAATCCGATTTTCTCCATTGGACTTGTGATGGCCCGCCATTCTTTGATCGCCTTTTTTACAGGCTTCGGAATCATATCGGGGCCGTTTATCCAATCGTGTCGCCTAACACCGCGCCGGAGGCAACGTCGGTTGGACGGTTTGTTTTTATCGCTACGGATTTTTGGTTTCACAGGTTTCATAAAGTCTTTAGTCCGACGTGCCTCAGCTTGAGGCGTTATGTCGCAGGCAGCGCACGTTGAAGTTTGGCCCGTTTGCCCCACAGACTCCGCCGCATGTGCAGAGTTCGCCGTCGTCCTCACTGTTTGCTTTGTGGGGTTCGTTATGTTGGCATCCCTCGCAGTAGTCATGCCCATGATGGTCGCATATCACCAACTGAGGCATAACCCGCCCGATGGAGCCAACCCGCGTTGACGCTTTCTTTTTGATCATAAATCTTTTGGTGTTCGTGAGTCGCCTATCGCGGGCGGCTCATCCGGGACGTTACGCCTTTTCTGTTTGCGCAGTATGTGTGCCAGTGTTGCTTACCGTCATCGCTGGCAAAGTGGAATGAGTCGAGCAGCGGTTTGTGGCAGAAGACACACAGTTCTCTTTCGATCCTATATCCGCTTCCGTCTTCGTATTTCGGCAGCAGAGTTTTTTTGGTTTGTGGAGTTTCAGTCATATGTTTTATGTCAGTTTTGTTATCGATATGCCTGACAAGTCTGCGTTAGGCCCATATCGTTTCCCGTCTGGGTCGGGCATTAGTTGGCCGTTTGCCATGATATCACATACCAGCGTTAGTTCTGGCTCTCGGAGCATTGACTTGTGCTGTTCCAACAGTTTTACGCGACAGCGATACCAGTCACGCTCACGCTCCAATCGATTCCACGCTGATGCTCCACAGCTACAACCCTCTGGCCATTCGCACGACATTGAGTGTTCTCGTGGCATAACAAGTCACACCAACCGTTTCCGTTTATTCTTTTGAGTCATTGATTTCATGTGAATCCAAATCACTTTGTAAATGCTCCCTCATACGCTGGATGTCCTCCTCTGGCATTATGAAGGCCCAAGGACCGAACATACCGACAAGCATGTCACGCCAGTGCTTGATTTGTTCAGGTGTAAGGGGATCACGCGGATTGCTCATACGGAATTGCAGCCGTCGGCTCCAAAAATTATCCTCATTCCAAGTTCAGACAATTGACGATGACGATAAATCCCGACGCTTAGTGGACGACAGATCTGTCGGTACCGTACCTTCAAATTTAACCGCGTCCAAACGCTCGTTAATAAGATGGACCAGACTGGTAGAGCGCGTGCTGTGATAATCGGGTAGATCCAGATTGAAAATCCGTTTGTCTGCATCCGAGCAATGCTTCACGAACGCCTTTGCAGCGTCCACGTGCTCCTGTTCAGCACAAACGATTTCATCAGCCCATTCGACAAGAGCCAAGTCTAATGGAATCAATGCGTACTCGGGTTCAGCACCACAAGCGCGGGTGTTGCAGTTCCATGGAGGATTCGATAAAACCCAGGCCAGTGTCGGCGATCGGAGCAGCCCGGCCGAGCAAACACACAAAACTTTTTTGTGTATACCTTGGTGCTGATTCTTGGTGTTGGCCAATCGATTCATTTTTATCTTAAGTCGGGGATCGTCAGGATGTAATTCTTTCATGTGTGTTTAAGTTGCGTCGTTGATATTCCAGTCATTTCTACGTATCAGTTCCAAAGCTATCAATCCGGTCTCACGCGCATCGACCCCAGCGTTATGCACTTTAGATACATCTCGTGGTAAACCGAAAGTGTATTGCCACGCCTCATCCAAACTGGGCCCCTTGTAGTCACCGGTGTCGTAGGGATGAGCTAGCTTACAACGCGCGGTCATAACCTGCATCATACACCGGATACGAGAACGATTACGCTCCAAGTATCCATTCGCATTACTGCGCATCAACGCCTCGATATTAACCATGTTGCGATCGAACGCTTCATTGAAGATCAGAATATAATCCGCCAAGTTGAGCATTGAGATCACCGAAGTCATGGCGATGTTGTAATTGACTCCATACTGCTCCGCCTTCTCTGTGGTGATGCCGTGAACCTTGGTGGCATCGGAAGGAATAAGAAACCCCTCCGGTCTGATCAGGGAATAATAGCTGGCGAGCTCTCGTCCGACATCGTCGAACAGAACCGCACCTGTGGAGACAATACGTGGCTGTCCATGCCAAGACAGCGGCTGTTTCCAATTAATCTTTCCAGTGGTCGCTGTATCAAAGGTTGCAAAAGTCATAGTCAGTCGATCTGTACGTCCAATTCTGCTCTCATGGTATCGAGGCAAGCAGCGTAGCCCATGATATAAACAGCATGCAAATTTTTCCACTTGTCGTCATTTTCATCCGGGACCAACGTTGGAGCTTCCTTTTTCATTCGCGCGACGAAGGCCGTCCAAGACGGCTCCGCCGAACACGGTGTTGGAGAACAATCGGCACTACTCTTTCCATAGGCCATAGATTTTAGTTTGGTTGCGATTTCAAATGTATCCGTCATTTCTCGACCGTGCCGATGTCTCAGCTTAGTCTTTTTTGAATGATAAGCTCCGGAGGTATACATGTGTTATCAATGATCGTCACGCGATTGCCGATCATCACGTCATTGCCAATCGCCACGCGATTGCCGATCGTCACGTCATTGCCGATCTTCACGAAATTGCCGATCTTCACGTCATTGCCGATTTTTATGTTACGTTTGGCAAACTCCCCGGCCAAATCGGATAACGTTTCGTAGCTGTGTGATTTCCAAATACCGTCTGAATCTTTTAGATATAGGGTCAATAAATCTGTGTCTACCACCTCGGCGACAATAGGTTCATTATTCGGACGTAAACGTTCCAAAATTTTAAGTGTAGGAACTTCCAATGTAACTATGACTAGTGCTTCAAAAGAAGCGTCAACGCGGTACTCCTTCATCTTACCCTGCAGCCATTCGCCGGCATTTTCGCAATTACCGAATTCGTCTATGGCTTCCAAAACTTCAGGAGCAAACTCGCCAGCATAGCTCTCTTTTCGCTGGCCAACCAAAAGATGTATCTTCATGAATTTTTAAATCAAAATATGTATTAAGTCAACGGACACGAAAGTTCACGACCTTGAAAACCGAAGGAAAGACGATTATACCGCAGGCGCCATCGTCATACCGGGAATGGAGGGATTAGCCGGAGGCGCAGGAGTAGCTTGCGGCACAGGAGTAGCGCCAGGAGTAGCGCCACCAGGCGCACCACCAAGCAACATATTACCATACGGCGGCTGTTCGGGTGGAGGAGGAGTTCTTTGTGCCATTTGCATGGCCTGAATCTGTTCGACCGTCTTACCGGCCTGTGCTACTTGCATCTCAGCCTCTCGAACCTTCTGCTCAGACTGTACAGCCTTTTCCTCAGCTTTCTGAGCCTGCGTTTGCAGCTTCTCATTGTGCTTACGGAGTTTGTCGATCTCCTTGGCCAGCACTTGACGTCGGGCAGCCCCAGCTTGATGGATAGCCTTGTGTGATCGAAGAATCATGCTGCTGATGTTGGCCAACTTCGGGATAAAATCGGCGACGAAGAAACGCTGGGCGCAAGACATCTTACGAGACGCTTCAGGTGGACTCACCGATTGAGGTTCCGAGGTGTAGGTAACATTTGATTCCTGCGAAGCATCTTTCGGCAACAGCTTCTGCGCCGCATCGGATACAGATTTTGTGACGCTATGAAGTGGGCGCTCGCCATTTTGAACGGACCTCACCATGGCGTAGAACCCTCGTTGCTTAGGCGACCGGGCGCTTAGTTTCGTCAACAGGAGTTGCTGGATCGGTGGCATCTTTTTTATCGGTCTTCCACAAAGGCTCTTTACTGATGCCGTCGGGAATACCAGATAAATTGATCATAAGCTGCTGTCGAAGGCTTGCCAAGACTTTTTTGTTTCGCTCCATCTCTCCATGCTGGGTCGGCGATAACTCCGCACTAGCCTTCCGGTATTCTGTCTCATATCTATCACGCACCAGCAGCCGCGTCAAATTGGTAAAAACCGAACCCTTGTGCGCAAAAGAATGCCAATAAAGAAAAATATTCTCGGTGTGAACGGCCGAGTTTTCGACCAAGAATTCCGCGTACTGCGCCGTGCAAACATTCATCACGTGGCGCTGCAGATTATTCAAAGTGTCGTTCAAGTCTGTCTGCCAAGATTTCAACCCATTATAAAGCGAACCCAAAATATCTTCGACGGAGTCAGCTGATCCAGCAACTCCCGCAAATGATTCCAACAATGCCGTTATCAACGGATCCCCAACCGGGACGGTAATAGTTTTGGAATTTTCGAAATTCCATGGAATATCAAAGTCGTGATGGGGATATGAGTTAAGGAGTATCAGAACCAGGTCGTTCCGAGTTAGTGTCGTTTTCATGTGTTGATTTGCCGCAATGTAAAATCGAGTAAATGAGATAGCCGCCAAAGATTACCAGTGCCACTGGTACAGCGACGGGAGCCGCCAGAAATCCAGCGGTAAGGGCGATTGTCGGAATGTGTGAGTCATGTTTTGCCATCGTACGAAATGATTCAGATAAATAAAGAAGAAAGAAAAGACGGGTGAGAACAATTGCTTGTTCCCACCCGTCGAGATGAGTAATTAAACCGTATCCGCCGAGGGCGTCTCCACAACCGACACTTCGGTCGAAGTTTCAGCCACCGGAGGCTCGGATACCGCGGCAACTTCCGTCGCCTCCGGCATCGTAGTATTTTCGGGTGCCGCGACCGGCGCTGACACTTCAGGAGTTTCGGTTGCCACAGGCGGAGCCGGTGCGATCGGCACTTCCAAGGCTTCGGGCGCCGCCGACGCGATACGTTCCGCGAGATCCGGCGGGACTTCTTCCGCGGCCGGGATTGTCAGCGGACGTGCAAGTTCCTTCCAAGGCAGAATAACGTTGCTCATGGCGTCCATGACGTGCTGAAGCGTACCGACAATAAAATCCGAGTCCGGATTTTCCTTGTTCAATTCCAAAGCCTCGATCACCTGATCGAACAGCGCAAGCAGCGGTTCACCATACACGCCGAAAGCGTCGGACGCTTCGATGTTGGTCTGTAGTGCCTGCTCGAAGGCTGCCGTGTCCTCGGGCTTGGCCACCAGCTGTTCTTCCAGTTCCTCGATCTTGGCCTCCAGCTTGTCGGAATACCGCTTGGCGTTGACCGCCGTCGCTTGAGCAATGACGATATCGCCAGACAGACGTTCGTTCTCCTTGCGGAGCCGGGTGACCTCATCGGGCACACGAATATCCTTGGTAAGGCGAAACACCGTACGCGGGTCATTACCGCGGAGAACACCGAGAACGGCCATGCTCGAAATGAGCAATTGCTTGACGTTGTGTTCCGTCAGATGATGCAACACTTCGTTACTGGTGCGCTCCAAGTCAAACATGGGCACGGAACTGGGTGGAACTTCGAGCTGACCCAAGTAGGCCAAGCGTTCGGCTGCCAACTCCTTGCTCGACTTGGAGAAGGTGATTCTCGAACTGTCCATGCGTGAACGGTAATCACCATAACGACTAGCCGCCGCTTCACTGACTACGCTAATGTCCAAACCATCTTGTTTCGAATTATTCATGTGATTTTTAGTTAACCGAGGTTTGTTGATATAAACGAAAACGACCGGCCATAAACTTCGGCCGGTCGTCACACTGTCCGAGCACTTAAAAGAAACTACCTGCTCATCTATTTATAACCCAAATCAGCCTCCTGTTGCAGGCGCCTCGGCTGTCAGCTTATCCGCCCGGGCTTGTGCCGAAGCATTGGAGTAACTATACCCCGGATACCGTTTAGCCAGCTTGTCCATGTTCAACTGCAAGATGTGGTCCCGTCCAAGTCCTAAGTTGTTGCGTAAGCCAAACAGACAGAATTCAATCATAGCGAGCGCCTCGCGAATCTGATGCATATCCAAGGGTTTGCGATAAATCACTTTTTTCTTCACGTGATCCAACAGCTGATCTGCGGACGTGAACGCCAGAATAATGGCCAAGTAAAGAGTGCCAGTCGGGACATTAAGAATCCGGGATATGTCGATCTCGGTTGATCGCTCCAAGCCCAGACACTGGCGAATACCTTCCAAATAGAATTCGATGTCGCCGAGCTCCTCCATGATATTTTCCATGTCTTGGGCCGCTTGAGTTGGTGTTTCCGATGCGTACAACGTCCTGAGCAATTCACCGGAAGCCTCGCCCACTAGCCCGATGGTCATGTGCAACAGATCGGCGTCATCGGCGTTCAGTTCTTTCACGATGGCGTCACCAGGCTTTCTGAGCTTGGCCACCATGTCTGCATATTCAATTTGTTCCATATTGTTTATAAATCAATTGTCCTTGTTGGCCGGTGCCATCATTACGGCTTGGCCGACGTTCGTAAAAAATTTGACAACCGCGTCATTGTCATTCGGGTCGATGCCGGCGCTCTCCAGAATGCGCGCCCGCACCATGCGTTCCATGTTGGCGCAAAATCGAGACTCCTCGTGAAATGCCGTGTGAAGCTGAATAGCCAACGCTTTCAAAGACGCGGCCTCTGGAAAGGCCGTGTCCGGCAGATGCGCCACGAGTGAGTCCAAGTTACATTGAAGACCCCGGCCGTACAGGGCCAACGCCTCCAACAGTTGAAACAGTGCATTACCGACTTCCAATGCCGAAGACAGATCCTTGCTAAGAGTCTCCGGGTTCGCTGCTATGACCGCCTCCAACGTCCGTAAGGCCTCCATGTAAACCGCGGAGAAGTCGGGCTTGGCCGGAAGACACTGAGGATTGGGGTTGTTACTGGATGTATTGTTTTCTTGTTCGTTCATAATAATACCTAGTCGGTTCATCCGACTACTGGTTCTTATTAATCGCACAAGAAAACCACCGGTGCAAATACTATTTTGTGCTTTCTTTCAACGAATCCAGATACGTAATCAGCCGTATCAGTTGCGTCTCATGCGCCTCTTTCCAATCAGAAGTATACTCAACCCAATGAAATGCCAAGCCGCCGGCCGCGGTCCACTCGTCGATGATTTTGCGGGTATCATCGATCAGAACGGAATATCGATCTGCGAACAGGGACTTTTTACCACCCATCATCACCAAGCGCCGCATGCCGTCATTACCGAAATACTTACGGACCCATGCCGCTTTACCGCCCCATGACACCGAACTCAAAGTCGGATGTGTAAGAAAATGCCAATCGGGGAAATTGACATCCAAGTAGGATATGAGCCGCGGCGCCACCGGCAGAAGCTCCATATCCTTCCAGAAGCTGGGCACATCGTCCGTCTGATCAAGCAGCTTATTTATTGGCAACTTGGTAGTTTCGGCTATCCAGTCACGATACAGCACGGTGCGGGTTGGGTATGGCACCCCAAAGACCTCGCAGGCGCTCTTGTGCCAGTTGGCCAGCACCCCGTCCAGATCCACCCAGATCTTGTATTGCATCAAATGATCCTCACACTCTTAGGGGTATCTTTCGGCAACTGAAACAGAACGTCCAAAACGTTCCGATCTCGAAACTTCACGGCGCAACCTTTATACAGCCCGTGATGCTGAGTCCGGCCCAACTCGCCATGGACCATACCGATGAAGTTGGCGTTGCGGCGGTAGGTGACAGCCACCCACACCTCTTCGCCTTTATTGTTTGCAGTATCGACCAACAGCTTGACGACGTGCCCTGGGCGCAACATACGCAGTGCATCAGGTGGTGGCACCCGGTAGCGAGCCGGGTCGAGAGAGCAGGCTTCCTTAGCGGTCAGGATGTGATAATTTTTTTGTAGTTCTCCGTTTCGTACCATAATTGATAATTTGATCCAGTTTTACCTGTTTGATATGACCTGACTGATCGGCCACGATCACGACGTCATCCGGAAGAAAACCTACCGGCAGGGCAATGTAGGACGGGTCAGTACCAGATGTCAAGACCTCGACCAGATGTGTGTCGATCCTGTCCTCAAAGTGCTGCCGGGTATCGGGGTCGGCGTGTAACGCAGTACTCTGCAGGTACACGGACCATATCTCCAAAGACAAGTGTCGATCTCGTCTATAGTTTCGCTCTTGTCGGGCATGACACTCTAGGCACGTGCGCTGACCGACCCGAGCTTCGGCGCCGCATTTGCAAGAAATAATGACATTTCGAGCAGCATTTTCAGTACAGACCTTAGATTGTTCCATAAGAAACATTTAATAGACAACTAGTTACCGAAATTCAGGAAATGACACCGGCATCAAATTCGATCAAAACAGTGTCATACTTCGAGACAGTTAACGCTAAAGGTGTCATAGATTATGTCACAATCTGGACCAGCCAAGAGAATTCCACGTGGAACTTAGGACATCTGCTATGACATCTATGCTGTCATTTATATCAGAATCGAGTTGTGGTGTGCAAGTTTTTTAAATTTGCGCTGGCAAATAAACCAACCAAGTTGGTAGAATCAACTGTTCGGCAAAATTTCCTTTAGACGGTTCAGAGCAAAGGCTGTGCGGCCTATTTCCTTATCTCCGAGCATCACGCTTCAGCGATTTTACGAGCCATGCCCGGCCTTCATCGTTTTGGTAGTTGAGCTTCACCTCAAAAGAGAGTGTCACTGTTTCCGTTATCATTGGTTTTGTTTTCATAAACCGTGCTGCCTAACAAGTGCGTCGAGCCAATCCCGGTTGGCCGCTGCACTTTATTCGTTCAGGTTTTTGATTGTTGTGTGTCGTGAATCCGGGATGGCTCACGCACGGCGTTAGGCCACTGTATGCCATTTGTTATCATCGCCCCATTTCGGCCACATAGCCGATTCTCCGTCATGCGACGTGTGCATATAGCCGCAGTGAAGGCATTGCACCGGCCACGGGTCGGTTTCCATCGTTTGCGGCAGCCGAAAGTATTTGTGACATCGGAAGCATTGCACCGATGCGTTTAGGTTGCCGGTTCGGACTGGCTGCGCCAGCCTTCCGCCTTGCTGCGCTCGCTGGATGTCCGACCATTCATATCCGAATATCTTATTTTCGTTTTCATATTTTCGACTATTATCAGTGTTCATTTTGCCATGTATCGGTTGGGATGTTTTCCAAGTTGCCAGTTTGGTTCTTGACAGAAACCGCGACGATGCTCAAACAGGTGATGCCGGTATTGACCGCAGCGGCAGCGTTGCTCCACGTCTATGCCCCATGCGTTCCAAAGCGTTTCTTCCCAGCGGTGAACGTGCAGACATGCAACCAGTCGCCGAACCACCGCATGAAGCCAATGCGGGTTGTTCCCGTGCTTGAACGGTTCAGTTGCAATTTTGGATGTCATTTTGAAATCGCCGCATGGATTCTGCGGACGTTAAACATCTAAGCGAGTGAGGAGTTCATCTCTTACCGCTCTCAGCCTGATGTCGGTTTTATCTGGCCGAATACTTCTGGCAAGCAAGAGCGCCGTGAGTTGCTCAATGGAAAGTCGAACGATGCGGTCCTGTTCTTCCATTACGCGCCTGTCCAGTTCGGAATTGCCTTCGTGCGATTGAAGTTCCGCACATTCTTTAATGCTTAATTTTGTGATGTCCATACGATTTACCGCGACTCATGCGGACGTTAAACATCTAAGCGAGTGCTGCTTTGATGTGCGGCACGCTTTCATGGTTTGGGAAGTGTTCGAGGATTGTTTTCACGCACCCATCACACAGGTTGTCGAAGTTTCCACGGATGCTGTGGAGACCATAGCAGCGCGGGCATTTATTGTAGGTTTCAGGGTCAGCCTTGCGCTCATCAGAGCATTCCCGTCCCCATTTCTTTATCGTCGTTACCGCTTCCGTTGTCAGCGGCATGGCTTCGAGCAGTCCATCTCTGGCTTGGTTTGGTGTCATTGGTCGTTGGTCTATTGAGTTAATACCATATTTTTATTTCTTTCGGCGGGACTGTAGGTCAACTCCCACGTTAACTGCGTCGAGTTTCCATGTCGCGCCGCATTCATCGCAAGAAAGCATTGGGTAAAATGTCGCAGTCATCGTCCATGTGGCGTTGACGTATTCGCCCTTGCATCGAATTTCACACGTTGACGCGGTGGATTTACAGTCACAGACCTTAGACCACCTAAAAACGCGTTCCATATTCTGGCCAGCACGCTCCGCCGAGCCCGGTGGAGCATCAAATCGCTCTATTGGCGCGTTCTGTTTATCCGCAGGAGTCATTTGGTTCATGACTATCATTAGTTGGCTGCGGCTCAGCTTTTATATCGTGCCGACTAGAGATAGGCGTCTCGTAAAGTTTTTTCATATTCTTCTGGCTGGCACAGTCTACACGGCCAGTCCTCGTAATCTCCACCGCATCCGAGAACGCGCATGGTGTTCCATTTATGCTGTGGTTTATGGCAGCACGCACAGAGCGGTGGCACAACAAGGTCATCGTTTGCCTTTGGATTCAAGCAATGTCCATTTACAAAATACTTCATAGAGTTCTGCAGCAGATCTTAGTCTTCTGCAACCTCTGCCGGCGTCACAAACAACCGACTGCTCCGGGACGAGATCATATCGGCCGTATGTACTGCCAGCATCACTGCGGTCTCCTTGCCGGCCAGCTCGTACTTGGATGTGCCGTAGGCGCCGTCGTGATGACGAATCGTGAACTTTACCGTGTCGTTCAACAAAGACCACAATTTAGGAGAGGTGGCCTGCACAAACAGCAACGATAGATCGCCTTCAGGTAGCTGCTCCAAATTGCGGTCCACAAGCGCGGCAGTGGCGATGAGGATCGGTGAGACCAATTGTGCATGACTGCATTTGTATGTGTTTTCAGTGACGGCATAAGGCTTGGCCGTGGACTGCACCATCTGGGTCTCGTCCTTACGCTTACTGGCTTTCACCATGTTCGGCTCATAATAGGTACGTCCGAACGGATCTCCTATCTTGTGAATATCGTGCAGTATCGAAGCGACCACCACGTCTTCGAGACCTTGCAGAACATCAGCGCGGTGAACGAAGGACGCCATGTATTGAATGAGATCACAAGACAGGCCGATAACCTCATTGATGTGTTGGAGCAGACCACCAGACTCAGCGTGATGACGGCTGGTCATGGTCGAGGCTGGGGATGACTTCAACCGCGATTGATTGGTCTGCACGAAGTCGATTAGAGTTGTGCGAAGTTCTAAATTTTGAATGTGGAAACTGATGCTGTGTTCCAATTTATTAAAATTAGTCTGTATTTGTTCGATCGTCATAATTAAAGGATTCTTGTTTACCGTGATGCCCGGAACTGGGTTCTACCGCAGCTGGCCACGTTTCTGGTTTAACTCTTACCGACGGTTCGAAGGTCGGTTTAAAATTCGGATTAAAAGCCCAGTACAATGCGTACACCCAATCCGGAACACTATCCAAGTCTTCAACCATTTTTTGATGATTGAGACGCGCCTCAAGCTTTCCCGGCGCCCGGGGATTGTTTTCTAATGTGATCCACTGTCGAAACTCGTCGACGGGAGTCTGTGGAAACCGAGATCGGAGCCAACTAAAGACAATATGCCGTATACGCATCATCTCGGGATCGGTTATAACCCGGCACTCTGCAACATACGGAGAACATGTCTGCATGACCAGTTGCGCCAATGCATCAATCAACTGTCTACACTCGGGTGTGTTCGTGATCACAAACTAGAACTTCACACGTAGGAACACCATGCCGTCCTTGGTTATTCCGATCGTCTTGTCTCCGGCCTTGTTGGTCCATATCAAAACGTCTTGGACCGAACAATTGGTTGCGGGCAACTGCGCGATAAAATTGGTCAGTTCCTTGTATGTAAGTACTACTTGAGGCGATCGTTGAACAGACGGTCGATGCCGAGACGTCGTAACCGTCGCAGATGTAACCGTCATGTCGGCACTTGGTAGAACAATGAGTATAAGGACTATACCAACAGTGGCTATAAATGCCGCCCACGCGAATAGATGACCCGAAAATGCCTGGCCAACGAATTTGTAGTTGTCGCGTATGATATTTCTCATGCTGGTGTCGATACCCACCAACCGAGTTCTTGCAAAGCTATAATGTGCGCGTGATAGTCAGACTCTGCCTCTACCTCGAACGAGTCGTTACCGTCAGCATCGTTGATCACAATATAAGTTTTCAAAGGAGGTGGTGCAGGTCGCGATTTTGATTTTCGCTTTTTGATTGTCATATGTTTAATTTCCGTAGATTGTTTCGACCACGACATTTTCATTTTTGAAACCCTGAGAACCAATAAACAATGGCCGCCACGAATGGTAATAGCAGCCACACGAATGCCGACACTGCCAGCAAAACGCCTTTCAACAAAGAAGCTTCGTCCATGGGACTATGACAGCCGCAGCCTTTTGAGCGGTTATTATCCCACCAGTTATTACAAAACCGAAGTTGTATCAGGATACCGGCAATCCACAAGCTGAGTAAAATTAGAGCGCGTACGATCATGGGTATAATTTATGTTTCTTTATAGACATCACAAAAGCCAAATGCGGCTGCAGCTTCTTCCGGGTGTTGTCGCAAGTAATCCAGAACTTTTCTCAATTGTGCGCCGGTGGCTATTGTCATTTAAAAATTTTGTTTACTTCAACAATTTCTTAGGTCCGATAAGATTGTGCTCCGCCAAGAGAAGCATCAATTTGTTAAGAGATTTCGGACAGTACAGAGTCAACCCATACTTGTGGATCAACATTTTTTCTTTCATCTTAAAACTGGGAGTCAGCACGCCCTTCATATCTATCAAAACAGCACCAGCCGGATGATTGAGCAGGAAATCACCTTCGTACCGAATAGCCCGGTGTGACCGGCCGGTTCCATCTTTGAATGCCTCCTGCAACTCGTACACCGGATGGTATGTGAAATCCACACCATAATCCTTTAACAGGATATAGGCATTTTTCTCCAGCTTGGAATCGAAAGTAATACCGTCATGTGTGCGATCTTCTGCCGCCGACACACCGTACTTGTTAATGCGATCGATGAGTGGCGCCTTGGATACCGGTGGTGCTACCGTACAAATGAGATCGGAACGGCCACGGTCCGTCAATTCTTTGGACACATTGAAACCTTCGGATTGAAGCTGCAGAATAGCCGGAAGTCCAAGGACTCCCAAAGGAATGCGTTTCTTGCCCATAAGACAGTTGTACGACGAAAGGGAATGGCTGTCAAATACGACGAGCTTACGAATTTCGAGCCAAGGTCTTATCTACGGCAGGCAGCATCGTTTGTGCAAACCGGCGCGCGTCGTCGTCACCGATCTCGAGATCGATACCGTGATGATACTTACGAGTCTTTACCGGACTCTCTTCGTTCACCATCGTATTCATGGTTTGATCCTGCACCGCTTCTCGCTTGCGCGGATCCATGATGCTGTTAAGCGCACCAGCAAAGAACAATGTCTTCAGCGGCGACACACCAGGCTCCTCGGCAGCTTTTGTGAGAGCCATCTTCTCCATCACCGGGGCCAGCGTGTTAGCCCGAACAGCCCTGGTCGATGCCTCCACAAGACCGATCAAACTGGCTTCCTTGAAACCCAGATCAGACAAGCGCGGCAACAACTCAAACGTCCACGAAGCATTCTTGAAGAACTCCGCGGCGATAGTCGGAGCCAAAGCCTCCTTAACCAATGGATCATTGCATATCCAAGTAATTGCGATGTTACGAAGAACCGGATCGGTTGCTTCGGTCGAGGATCCCTTAACCGCGTCCAACATGCCGTCGACACCGGCGTATTTAATAAGTTCCTTGATTTCTTCACCACGCCCGGACGCCACGGCGTGCACCACATTCACCAAATCGTTGCGCGCGGCCATCTTGGTATTGGCCATTTGTGTTCTCACCACACCCTCGACGGCGTCAGGGCTAACATCATTCAAAGCGTGGCCCTCGGTTAACGGCTTATGCGTGACGGGATCCACTGACCTGATAACGATCTTGCGCGGCTGCCCGGACGTAGGATTCTGTAGCGGTGGAAAACGTTTCTGTAACATCTTGTTCGCAACCACGGCACTACCCAGCGCCGTCAGCAACAGAGCAAGATAACCAGTGCCAACCATCTTGGTAGGCATTGAGTACTGACTGGCGACTTTGGTAGCCGGCAGTTGGTTCAGATAGATATGCTGAGCATTCGACAGGTCGTTTTCGACCTCACGCTTGCGTCTCCGATTGTAAACATCGCGAACCGTGTTGTAAGCCAAAGCCGAGCCAACCAACCCAGCCAACGACGACAAAGCAAACGTAGAAGCAGTATTTGTATTCGGATTGGCCGAGGAAGCACGTTTGTAAGGCATGCGCGCCGGCGCCTGCGGGGCAAGACGCTTACTCGGCAACTCCAGATACAGAACATTAGAATCGCCGCCGTCCTCGCTAGGAAGCTTGGCGCTGGACTGCAATTCTTTCAGATGGTTCAGAAATGTGACGGCCGCGCCAGCGCCGGTACCAAGCATCGCTCCGCCAGCCAACATCTTGGCAACGGAACCCCAATCAACTCCGGCAATTTTGTTCATTTTGGTTTCTCGGTTTTAAGTATTTTTCGAAACTCGATGGTAACCACATGTACCAAAACTTTCCAGCCCGAAATCGCAGGAAACGCCTCAGTCTTTCGATCACGAATCAGTTTGTTCGTGTTGACCTGGTTAACGCAGGTCAGAAGCTCGTTATACTGCTTGATGTCTTCAGCTTGGGTAAGATCGAAAACTTTGACCTCTTCATCCTTCACACGCCACAGTTCGGGATTATTGATCTGACCTGAAATTGTCGGGGTGTCGGACCAGTCGTCCGGAAGATCCGGAACAACTCCCGCAGGCTTGAACTTCTTGTCCGGGCGCGAACGTGTCTGGGGCACGCCATAGCCAACACCAAGCGCCGCGGGCATACGATCACCGGTCATACTTGCACCCCGGGTTCAGTGGCGTTGGAGTACCGATACTTACGACGCAATGAGTCCTGCAGCTCGTGATTGAGATGCTGATAATACTGAAGCTGCCGCTTTTTAGCCTCCACATCGGCTTCGTTCTGAGTCGCATGACGAGACAACATCCAATAGAGGGAACCGAGACCAGCGCCACCAAGCACACCAGCGTAGCCGATACCTTTTGCAAGATTACCGGCACCTTCCACAGCCTCATTAAATGCGTGCTTCTCGAGAGTTTCGGATAAGGCACAAGCCTTCACTAGGTCATGATAGACGTCCTCAGCATGGGTAGACCAGCCAGGAAGATCGGCGAGGATCTCAAGATGTCGGGCGGGGGCGGTATGACCGGTACCACAGAGCACCATCACATCGTGCGCGGATTTTATCAACAGCCGTTTTGCCGGAATTGCCTCGGCGCTCTGCATCTTGGCGGCAACCCCGGCCAGCTTGGGAAAAGATGTCATCGGCAGATTGTGTGACACACAAGCCAGAGCCACACCCAGATTGAAAGCTTCGTTTTGCATCGGTCCAAATATATTTTAAATTGACTTCCGCCTCAACCTTGAATTTTAGAGAGCGCACGCAACAACACGCTCCATTCCCGGTGTTTGATAATACTCCGACGTTGCAACTGCAAAAGATCGGACGGCATGGCTTTGATATCCGACTTCGCCAAGGCCTGCTCGATGTTGACCGCGCATGTCGCGTGAAATTCAGCGAGTGTGGCGATCTCTTCACCAAGCATGATCCAATCTGTATGTTTGGCAGACATTGTTAAACGAATCGAGGTTGACCAAAAGCATCACGCCGGGTATTGATCACATGGCCGTACGCGTCACGCGGACCCGACGTTATCTGACGACCAACGCCGGCACCCAACAAAGCCATAATCGCTGTGCCACCAATACCCAAACGCATCAGATACCGGGCGATGATGATGCCAATACCGGCACCCACCGCAGGTCCGATCAAGTGTGCGAGCTCGGCTTTTTGAGAATTAGGCAGACGTTGCACGTAATTCAATAACATGGTCTTATCGGCCGAACTGAGTCCAGAATCAGAGAGCAATTTACTCCCGATCTCTTGACTGCCTTCGCCAACCGCGTAGAAACTGCTTTTTACACGGCCCGGCAACGCTGGAGGCTCGATCTGACGATACTGCGTGTTATTCAAACGATTACGCGCGTACAAGCTGAGGAGCAACATACCGAGGCTGCCGACACCGGCGCCTACGGCCGTGCGCCGTCCGACGTTACCACCACCTACCAAGGCTGAACCGGCGCCAATAGCGCCACCAATACCGGCCCCAGCCAGAGCTGCGCCGGCGTTGTTAGTGCCCAGATTGTTTATGGCGCCGCGCAAAGGTCGAAGCATCTGATGTCGAACAGCCATGTCCGGAAGGGTACGTCCGGCCTGATAGCCGATAGTCCAAGGCTGGGTACCGGGAGAGGGGATGAAACTTGCCGGCCCGCGGTTCGGATTAATACCGACACGCTGGGCTATATCAGAGGGACCCGTGCGGTTCATCTGATTCCAAAAGAAATTATTTATATCTGGTGATTGCACAAATTTAGCCTACACCAATGATCGGGCCATTACCCGTGCCCGTGACGCCGCCGATAATGCCGGGATCGGTGAGACCTTCGTCTCGATAAACGCCGTCCGTGGTGACATCGTTATCATTTGAACGAGGACTCGGCAGGCCTGTAGGATGATTCGGTACGGGTTTTCCACGAAGCTGCTTGAGCAGGCTAACGACGTTTTTTTGCTGCGGCTGTGTCATCTCGGGAAAGATTAGCCAATCCCCGAAGAATTGACAACGAATTACTGCGTGGCACCCTGCTGCTGCGCCTGCTGTTCCACAGCTTGGCGCCCCTGACTACTACCTTGAGATCTCATGCGCTCCATTTGCTCTTTGGCGCTGGCGTACAAGCCCTGATTCTGAGCTCGAACAGCATTCATAGCTTGTCGGCGCTCGCCAGGACTTTGGATACTCAACCAGTAGGAGGCCAGACTTTGAGCTTGAGATTGAGAATCGGTCGGAGTCACGCTACCGGCGGCACCTCCACCAGGCAAGCTGCCGGACGCAGACCCACCAGAAGCTTGTTCCGGGGCCAACAGGGATCCGGATTCCACTTCCTTCTGAAATTCCGACTGCATGCGAATCTGCTCGCGTTGAATCTCCATATCTTCTTCGAGCCGCTTCTTCATCTCGCCCACCGGATCATCAATACCCAGAGAGTTGTAGGCATTTTCACGGCTGATTTCGCCCATGGCTCCCAATTGAAACACCAACTGTTTGCGTTCCAAACTGTCCGCCAAGGACGGTTTCTGCATGGTGACAGCCATCTGAGGCTGATTGAGATACGTTCTAACCCGTCGCGTAACCCATCCAGTAACGTTATTGAAACCCATGTGCAGGAACATGAAAGAGTTCTCGAACAGACGCATCGCCGTTGGAACCTGCATCCAAGTAAGACTGCCTTTAAACAGCTCTTGCGGATAGCCCATGCCATCCAACAGCGCGCTGGTCTGAAATTCCATCATATCCTTCGAAGTAAGGGTCTTGCCTTGCGCGCCAAATTCTTGGTAGGTGACCGGAAATGGCAGCGAGTGCATGGCATATTTGTCACGACGGCGAGAGTCAATTATCTTCTTGATCTCGGAACCCCAACGAGATGAGATCATGTAATTGAACGCGTCGTTCTGTCCAGAGTGTTCCGCAGGACTGAAGAGGCGAAACGGCAGCATGTAGTCCAAGCCGACCGCCTCATCAATCTTGCGATACACCTGCAACTGATGAAGATTGCGGTAATTCGCGATCGTGTTCGGGATGCCCCATCCAGCATTCGAAACACCACTCACCGTTGGAGACTTGAGATGGAAAATGGAATCGGCGTCAAAGGCGAAATCGTGGTTATTCTTGATCGCCTGCAACATTTTCATCGGTGTCTCGTTCACCACATACAAACGACCCTTTTTCACATCGCTCACAAACTCGGGATCGAATCGGTAAATGTATTCACTTCCACCAGAAATAATGTTGTGTCGAATCGTGACTAAACGTGGATACAACTTACGAAGCCGGATACGAGAGGCATCGCGCGACCGCTGATCTCTGAAGCGTAGCCGAACCCGTTTGCCCGGATGGAGAGGATCCGGAACCTCATACGTCATGGTTTGATAATTGTACTTGGAATTACGACCGAAATAATCCAGCGCGTACATCGTGTTCGTCCGGTCGTCTATCAGAAACCGATCGAACGGCATGTGTATGCGTACGAAGCAGTTACCAAAACAATTGCCCGTCAAGATACCATTATCAACTACAAACCTGTGTGTCTGCATCTCAGTACAACAGTATACAGGTTCAACCCGATCCGTTTTCTTGACAGACCTGATGATGACGTAACGCCCGTAATTACCGCCTTTGAATTTCTTTATAAACTTTTCACGATGTGCCGGGATCAGAAAATCCTGCGGCAGCATAAAGCGTTTCAATAACGTCACGAAATGTATAGTCGAATCGTACACGGCATTTGGATACTTGCTGTACTTGCTAAGATCCGTGATACGACGCTGCGAGCGAATCGGACCAGCACACATACCGATCCTTGGAAGCTGCTCTACTACGGCCTCAATCGTAGCTCTTGATATTTGTGTAAGCATGGCGCAGCCATAAGGACACACACAACCATCCGCGGCCAAGAAACCGCAAACAAAACCGTACCAGTACGAAGGACTAGCCGTACGTGACGGTAGACTTTTATAGGCGGCCGGGAATCCGGATATGCGAACCATGTCCTTTTTGTCGCGTCTAGGGCGAGGCGTGTTTCCGTAACCTTTGAAAAATGGAAACAAGGCCGCGTCTTTCGCGCCAACAAACAGAGCTGTCGAGCGTTTATTTCTGGAAGAAAGAGAGCCGTCGCCAAAGATGAATCCATGTCGTATACCCTCGTAGTATTCGTCGTTCCGATCGGGTCTAGGCGCCACCGTACGTTCAATCTTATAGCCGGGAATTAGTTTGTCCGTTGTAGTGACTACTTGTTTGTTACTACGATTGATCACTTCCCATTGATGCGCCGCCGTTGCGTAAACCTTTCGGCCATCGCTAAATGTGACCTCCATCAGTGGCTGCTTACCATAGCACTTGAAATCCGCTGGACGATACACACCGCCTTTGGACAAAACCTCCACACGTTTGTCAGCCAAGTCTTTAATCTCAAATACACCATCGCGCGTGTTGACTTTCGTATCACCAGAAAAACAGCTCCATTCGTCACCCATTTCAGTCATGAAGCTGGGCAGCTGCAACTGGTATTTGAGATAGGTTTTGAAATCTTCCTTTTCCTGCTTACTGCCATCGCCAGGAAAATCGAAATCGGTAATGAAGTGCCGGGCGACACGCGCCGAAGCCTGTACGTACTGCGGGTTCATGTAGTACAGGAAAAGGCACATGTCGATGGCCGTCTCCAGCGTCAACGGCATTGACGCGCTGCTGGGCAGCAGGAATGGATCGTCGAAGCGACGTTCGCCACCCAAGCCCACGTAACCGAGATCGTTAAAATCAGCCATCGATTTCCTTCACATCGTCGGGAGTTGGTAACACCATCAGAGAGGCAAGTTTTCTGAATTCGGGATCATTCGGGTGTTCATGATCGCCGACTGGTTCACCCTCCAAGATGCGGGTAGAACAGGCGCCAGTAACAACGCTAGGGGTCTTGCCAATTTCGATGCGACCATTTTTTATCATTGATAGTTCAGTTTACACCACCGTCACGATCCTGATGTACCGGGCGGTTCTTGCCGACGCAACAACTGAATACCATATACGTCGTTGTCTGGAAAGCTGAAAGTAGATCCAACCCAACTCACCGGATAGGCCTTCTCGCCGATCTTACAAATCAGATCTTCGGCAAACGCTGTAAATTCAATGTCGATGTCGGGGCTGTGATTCAAGGAAATGAAATGCTCCTTGATATCCACGGATCGAGCTTTGAACTTTATGCTGATACTGGGCAGTGGATCACCACCGGGAGTGTGTGTGCCCGGAGGAGGGTTATAGGTCAATGTCACAGGGAACAAGCGCCCGCTCATGCGTGGCGAGGGTGGAGATGCAGGAGAAATCGGATCGGTTTCCATGGGTTGAGAATTTGGTTGTACGGCGTCAAGTTCGCCACGGCGACGTGCCTCTTGTTGTGCAAACGCCAAAGGTGGGGTTCCGCGATTAAGATTCATGGGTTCCATAGTAAGCTACGAGTTTAGGGATAGTGACAGTAAATTCTGGTGCGGTCTGATCCGTCACCAATTTCAGACCGACGAAGACCGCATCTGCACCGTTTGAGACTTCGGCCTTGATTCCTTCCTTCTCGCCGACAACCTTGATGACGACACCCAAGTTTGGTGCCACGGCACAAGTGATGTAGGCGGTGCCACTCTGAACCGAATCGGCGGTCAAAATGCAAACAATATTTTTAACTTGAAGCATGTTGAATATATGCCAAGCGGCCAGCCCTACCATGTGATAGGCTTCGATCGAATTATCACGGGCACAGGAACGCAGATAGCGCGCCTGAATGGCCTCCAAGGACAAAAAATTGGCAAGTGCCTTCGCATCCAATCTAGCTTCAATCGAGAACTGATCAAAAGGCCAACACAGGCGCAGGCACACCTGTTTCAAGTTTTTTTCTGCCGGGTATGAGGTTCCTTTTAACCATCGAATAACATGCCGCGTAGAGAAGCCTATTTGCTTGGACAACTGCTGATACGACAAATTATTATCGGCACGGTGCTGGTTTAGCTTATCTTTGAATAGATCGGCGTAAATCGGCTTGGGCATAAAATAATTGGGACCAGCAGACATAGGTCTACTGGTCCCAAAGCGAAAGCGCAACTAAAAACTTCAGGCCGCCGCCGGGGCGATCTGGGCCAGAATCAAGTCCCGAACTTTTGCCCGTTTGGTCATCACCTGGTTCTGATAATCCGTGGCCTTTTTGTACAAGGCCGGGAGTTCAGCATCAGTGGCGCCGGTGGCGTATTTGACCTGAGTCATGAACCCGAGAAGGTTTGCGCGTAACAGGGCGGCTTCGTCAACATTTGGAGTGCTCATAATTTGTAATCGGTTCAAATTTCATGAAGAGATTACAAACACGAGAGACGCCCGTCAACAATTAAATAACTACTCGCACTCCCGATGATAGTCCCGATACCATTGATGCATGCGAGCAAGTATGTGTAATATTTTACGACGCTCGGAATCCGGAAGCTTTGCAGGATCCTTCACACGACCCCACTTCCGGATAATCTTTTTTTCCTCTTGAAACAACCAATCTCCAGTGGCGAGAAAGGCCTCGTCGGCATCCGAATTCATCGGGTAACTACGACCGAGTATTTAAGAGTAGACGGATAAGATTCTTCCAATTTCAGTATCGCGTCCAGAGACAAGAACGTCAGTGCCCCGCGCACCATCATGAGGTAATCGTAGGATATGTCGTAAATGTCCTGACCCAAGGGCGTCAGAACGTCAGATCGCCGCGTCACCATCGATCCGAAATGTTCGGAAGCGTGATGTAACAACTGGGCGAGCGCCGGGCAGTCACCACCAATCATAGCGCGAATAGCATCCTTGTCCCGAACGATAATGTGCACCGTAGGGATCACGGTTACCGGAGTAAGTTCAGACCCGAATTTTTCAGTCATAGTTTCCACAGTTTTTAAATTCAACAACCGATACATAAAGAAGAGACCACAAGGTCCCTTCGTGTTACTACAGTGCCAAGCACTGTTTTTGAAGCTTGTACAATCCGTTTGCGTTGAGAACTTGTCGCAGTCCGCGCATTCGAAGCGAAAGCGAAGACGGCGCTCGAGGTAACCGACAAATACCAGGGCGTATGCCCATCTCACATTGCCGGTCAAATCCCAACGAGGTATCCTGCCGCGTTTCCAGCAACTTGATGATCTCGTGCTGCTTGTCCACATGATCTACCGTAGGGGGAGACATGGTGTCCGTACCAATATATATATACGTTCCCCATTTGAAGCGAGTTGCCAATCGAGTAGTCAGACGCTCAACTGGCATAGGTTCTGAAGGATCAGGGAACGGTAAGAATAACGGACCGTCCACCAGTTCAGTCAGGGTGATCCATTGCCGGGATTCAACGTCGAAATACTTCTTACCTTCGCCCTGTGTCGGAACGTAGAACCGAGGTGTGAAAGGCAGTTGGCCATCCGAACGACGTTCAAACAAGCCACCCGGCGTCGATGAATAGCCGTCGGCCACGACCATCGAGTGAACATCTGTGCGATCCACAGGACTAAGCAGACTGTAATTCCGGCCAAGAAAACCAAGGGTTGATTCCGCCCGAAACGAATGAATGCCCGCCTCCACATGCAGCTGAGTGTTACCAAAACCGGGCTTGCCGGCACACATAATCTCGAAACGATACAGGGCGCCGCGATCACGCTCCACAAAGCGAACCTTCGCTACCAGTAAATACAACAGAAACTCCAAGGTATTATTGTAGGTACCACGAACAGGGTTGCAGAACGGAAGAACCTGTCCACGCAGCAGCGTATAGTGGGAAGCATAACGAATACAACCCATGGCCGCGTAACAAAGATCTGGGTCGGCGTCCCCGTTTGGAAACGAAAAAGGCAGATCTGCCGAGGTGTCCGAATACAGTGCTAAAGTATCCTCGTCTGGCAGATCTGCCCCGTAAACTAATTTGTCGGTGTTCATAGTTATTTTAAGCAGTACGACTGCTCAAATATATATAACACAGAACAGACCGGCATTACACTCAGTCGGGCAAGATGTCGAGCACCACCAAGTCCGCGTCCTCGACTTCCGAGGCCAGTACATTCTTGACCACAAACTTGCCGAGTTTGTTCCCAGGACGCACGTGCCCAGCGGCGTTCAACGCCTGGATCGCCTCCTGCAAAACCGGCGAGGAGAACCGAAGCGGCAGATTGATCGGCTCGTAATTGTTGCCGGATTTCTGCAGAATAAGGAAGTTCGGATCAATGTTGAGCCGTGTGGACAGTGGGCCGTTCCGCAGATGTGGCTTGCGCACAACGCCGATAACTTGCTGGTTGTCGAGATTGATGTTCAGAATGAACGCGGCATGGACATCATACTCGGGCTGGGATTGAAGGTTCCAGTCCGCCACCTCTTTGGTGCATTCCTTCGTGACCGCCGTGCCCCCCGTAGTCACATACGAGATGTAGTACAGAGTAGCTTTTCGCGTTTCGTCATAACCCGGATGACGTTGGGGCGCGGTAATACGTTCGACCACTTCAGTGGCAATGCGAGGTTCAGGCAGTTCAACTTTATCAGTCAAGGAGCCTTTGTTCAAAAGTTCAGTTGTTTCAGTCATAATAAAGATATTTTGTTAACCGAGGTTAAGCAGATTGAGATGCAGACGCAACAAGGTCGCGCCGCGTGAGAACACGACCACCGGCGATCAATTTATCAGCACAGGCCTGAAGATCAGCCAGAGTGAGAATACCACGGTCGCTGAGGGCCACCCCTACAACCACACCAGAAACGAGACAGACACTGCCAAAAACTAGCGTCAATAACATTTTAATTCCTTTACTGCGAACCCGTTCTCTTTCTCGTAGAAATATTTCTCGATCAGAATGGACGAGTTCAGATTTTTTACACAATTCGGACAAGCATTAGTGTGATAATACTCGCCAGCACGGACAACAAAACCGGTGCGAAACACATTCGGCTGCATGCGTGCCACCACGCTCTTACATTTAATACACACAACAATTGCGAAATTCTTAACGTTACGCTCGCAATCATCACAAATAGAATCGGTCACACCCTGAATCAATTTGGTGTTGTGAAACTTAATCGCACTCAGAGCAATAAACTTCTTACCGCAAGCACAAGGACAATGACCAGGCGGAGGCTCAAACGAACGCGGCTTAAAGACCGGAGCCTCCGGCATCTGTTCCAAAACCCCGAGTGCTTGGTACAGACTCATTTTACACCAAAGTAATTCTGCAGGTACTCATGTTTATCCTGATCAGGAACATTATGGAACTCCCGAAGACAGTCAAGCTTTTCGTAAGCCTCATTCCGACGAACCTTAATCCGTTCAAAATCAACCAAACTGAGGTCCCCTTTCAAACTCGTGGTCTTACCGCGGAACGGACGTGTGTAAATGATAAACCCATCCTGTTCCAATTTCTTGAAGTGCGTTTCCGTGGTCTTCTGTTTACGGTTGGTCTGCGCCAGCAACAGTTCCATGCTGACCTCAAAATTTCCATTCGGCAACAAAAGCCCATACTTCCTCACGTCTTCCACCAACTTGAGAAACTTCTCATCCGTAGGATCCTGAATTATCTGAATGGTCACCGGACGACTTTGCTCATCCGTCCGATCTATCACACCAGACGATTTAAGAATACCTAGCGCCGAGTTGACCACTTGCTCCTGTAACGACAGCCGGGATGCCATGTCGGCGCCAGTCATCAACAGCTGCCCGGAACTATCCACGCTGGTCTTGATCAGATAATAAACCTTATCAATTATTCCCCGCTCAGGATAGGTAGACTTGATGAAATAGGAATGTGTACTGAAAGCCGACTCGTCCAACAGCAACACACAATCCGACTTCTCGCCATCACGCCCGGCGCGGCCACTTTCTTGGATGTACGCCTCAATACTGTTAGGCGCGTCCCGATGAATCACCGCTCGAACGTCCGGCTTATTGATACCAAGTCCGAAAGCGTTGGTCGCGAACATAACCCGAGTCTGGTTCGTCATGAACATCTGTTGGGCACTAAACCTTGCGTCCGGTGTCATGCCGCCATGATATACTAAACAACCACCTGTTATCTCGTCACGAAACTGATTGAATAAATCCTCGGTACGTTTGCGAGTAGCACAGTAAACGATTGTAGGACCGGTGGCGTTCTCAATGAACATCAACACCTGATCGTCATTCTTAAACTCCCGACTCTTGAACACCAAATTCTCACGCCGGGGAAGATAGACGACGCGCGCGGCACCACTGATGCCTAGTACACGACGAATGTCTGTCTCCACCTCCACAGTAGCTGTAGCCGTGATGGCCAGCACCACATCCGGATTCGATAAGGCAATGAAGTTACCTATTTTACAATACGCGGGACGAAAGCTGTCTGCCCATTGAGAAACGCAGTGGGCTTCGTCGAGACACACCATATTCGGACGTGTGAGCTGCATAGCCTTAAGAAACTCAGCACTCTCAAGACGTTCCGGGGCCACCAGCAGAAACTGCAACTCTCCCATCTCCCACATTTTCAGCGCCATCATGTTCTCCGTCGGTGTCTGACCACTGCTCACCTGCCCGGCCGATAAACCTGAACGCTGTAGTCCCATCACCTGATCCTGCATTAAGGAAACCAAAGGGCTGAAGATTAGACACTTCCAGTCCATGCAGATCGTCGGCAAGACGTAAATGGCAGTCTTACCACCAGAAGTAGGTAAGATGGCCAAAGTGTCTCGATGTGATAACAGGTTGTACACTGCACGGTCTTGACCCTTGCGCAATTCTTGGTAACCCATGAGAGACAAAGCCTTGGGCATGTTCTTGATACCTCGCAAGAAGGCATCGTTCTGTACCGGGTGTTTGCGGTCTGTTACCTCGGGTAGTCGTTCCACTGTTGTCTCTTGTGCAATTGTCATATATTTTCTTTTGTGTTTTCGATCCGGTTACGTTGAAACAATTTTATCGAGTGCGCCGTCACCAAGTCGGGCAGATACTCGAAATGAACGACCCAATAACTGCTGGTTATCAGCGAGTGCAGCTTGCAGTAATAAACCAACTCACCGAGACTCTCAAATCTAAACGGCAAATTCCCCCACGACTCCGTAGTCGCATTCTCCAAATACTCAACGTTGTAGTTTAAGCTTAACACGTTGAGTCGTCGTAAGCCCCAGAAATTCTTACTGGGCTGCTGCTTAAGAAAACGTGACATGTCGAGAAGCTTATCCCGGGGCACCAAGGTGAACGGCAAAGGGTGACCTTCAGGATGTACACTCAGGAGGTCAAAAGTAGAACCTTCGCCAGCACTCACCAAAACATCTCCTGCGCGCCACACCAACGACGGGGCACAGAAGTCAGACCTCAAAATGTACGATTTTTTCATAGTCGCTTAAACTAATCCAAGCCACACGCAGACCGGCGGCCAAACTTTTGTGATCAAATATCTGAGCCGCCAAATGATGCTTTTCAAAAATAACTGCTACCCGGGCTGATGAGACCACGGCAACTGCACAGAGGCCGTCATATAGGTCATCCGCTCCGGCAAGACGACTGACGCGTTCCATCAGCCATGCGGGCTGACGAATCAGGGAGCACGGAATGTGCTCTTCCAAAGGACCTTTAAAATTGCAGTAGAGACAACCGTCTAAATCCTCAAAGATAAAATCAAGTCTTATGCCATGAGGAAAAAGAAGGCAGTTAGTCAACTGCCGCCGACGGAGACATAACTACCAAGAGATGCGATCATGATCTTGTGTTGATTGTCGATAGGACGAATGGTTAATGACATACGTGCCGGGCACATGCTGGACACCCACTCCTCAGCCGTAGTTCGATTCTCGAACAGCTGAGCCAAGAAGAGAGAGTCCTTTCCTCCAAGAAACGAATCTACGACCAATGCGGTCTCATCGTTTCTATCCAGGAGGAGTTGTACCAAAACTGAGCGCTGCTTCCGTTGTATGTCATTCAGAATAGGCAAACGCTCCGACATTACAAATATACTGTCCGTTAGAACTGGATACGATACCTCAACCGTCTCAGCCCAACTCCGAAAATCATCAGTTAAATCACCATCGCTCTTGGATGGCCAGACGATCGAACGGAATGGGCGGCCCGCCAGCGAGGCCAAAGCTTGTCTGAACTGTAACCGGTTAATGTTCATGCTGGATCTGAAGCAACTGCTACACTAGCTGTATCCTCGGACGAAACTGGAGCTTCCACAGACTCCTCGGACGATGGAGTATCAATCGTCGGTACGGGTACAGTCATAAACTTGGGGAAAATACTACGATCGTCGTAGTGAGCAAAACCGAGACGCCGGCCAAGATCTTCGACCAATGCCGGACGTTGATAGAACATAGAGCAAAACGTGTACAGATCGTACTCCTCGGCTCTGCCCTGCTCGTTGAAATCCGAACATACCACCGTGTTGGCGTTCTTCATGGATAACTTCATCAACTTGTGATCCTTCAAAATATCCGGAAGGAATGGATCAAAGTCAATCACCGGCTCGTACTGACTCTCCGTATTACGCCGCGGCATTAAGGAAAGCCGATACATACCATCCTGCAACGGACCCCAGCCATTCTTGGCAACCGACATCTTGATATTGGCGGCCAACTTGACGCTGATACCTGAAACAGTCGCGCGAACAAAGTCTTTCCGAGAAAGAATGAATTCGTAAGCCGCACTCTGCAACCAAGCCCGGCCACCAATAGAAGTACGATTAAACGCATCTTTGGCCTCCGCCGACAGGAACACACCTCCACCACCGCCCATGTCGATCTTGTCGTTTTGATGCCGGTTCAAGATGAGAATAGCATTGTACTTGGACAGATAATAGGGCAGACGCCGAGTCCATTCCTGCGACAGTTTGGCATGACCGAAGTTGCTGCCAGAACCCAGTTCTTTGGACTCGTCCGGTTCAGCTTCCTTCTGTTTGATCTTCTCGGGTTCAACGCCCTTCTTAGCAGCCTTGAACGCCTTCTTCTTGTCTTCCTGTTTCTTCTTTTCCTTGTCCCCCGCACTGTCGTAAGCCGAAAAACCTGCGGCCTCAGAGGGAGACATCAACTTGCTAAACGTGTCGAGCCCGATGACTGCAGTGGCAGTGGGAGGTATGACTGTACCTGGCGCGCGGATCGAAATAAGCCACTCTTCGATTTTGTTGACAGCCTCACGCAATTCGCGAGCAGGTGTCATGTAGATCGCCTTGTACATCTTACCGGCAATCGAACGATCCGTATGAAGACAAGCTTCGATACGAGTCTGATCCAGCGGCTTGCCTTCGGTCTCCACATACATGCACGGTCCATTGGCCGCCATCGCCCAGCCCATAATGGTGAACATGAGACTGGTTTTGCCGATACCGTCGGCACCGATAATATCCACGATTGTACCTGCCACCAAACCACGGGCCTTGATGGCGGTGCAGAACGCGAACGACGGTACCGGGAGAATGAGCTTGGGCTTGTTGGGATCCCCAGCAAGCATTACATCGGCCTCGGTACGGGCTAAGGTTTCTCGAACTGCACTCACGAGATTGGCGCCGTCTTCCAAGATGTTAAAGGACTTGGGTCCCGCGAACGGATTCGTCTTTTCTGTTTTCTTTCGTCCCACAAAGCTTCCTTTCAAATAGAATGAGGCGCGTCGCCATCAGACGACGCGCCTCCGGTTAAACCAACTTACTGCTGTATAGCTGCCGCCGACACCCGCTCCCCAAGCGCCGCGTAACGCTGGATCTGATCACTGGTCAACGAAGACTGGTCAGCACTGAAGGCATCAGCCAAGGTGTTGAACTCTTGAATCTCCTCCACCGTAAGCGGAGCCTGAGTATTGGCAACCACAGGTACTGGAACTGGTGCCGCAACCACCGGTTTCGGAGTTGACGGAGGACGAGGAGTCGCTCCCGGGGCTGCGGGTGCCTTCGGAGCCGATGCCGGCGCCGCCGGCCGAGGAGGCAACGCTCCCGGAGCCGCAGTGCGCGGAACTGACGGATTATGTCCTTGAGCCACTGGCGGCGCGACGCGCGGTGCAGGAGGCGTCTGCGAAGCAGGAGCTGCGGGCGCAGCGATACGAGGCGGTGCCACAAACGGACGCGGAACCACTGGTGCCGCCGCAGCTACCGGTGCTGCCGGAGCCGCTGGGGCTACAGGTGCAGCGGGAGCCGAAGGAACTGGTCCGAACTGGCCACCGTCATCGTCCGACGATTCTGGAGGCAACGAGTACGTCGGGTTGCCAGACTCCGGAGGAACATGCCAGTGCTTCTTGCAGCCTTCCTCGATCAGTGCGTATGGAATGAATCCGTCGGATACGATGTAATCGAGGATCTCTTCGGCCGTCCAGATCCGAGTCACCTTCTCGGTATCCGCAATGTTGTAACGACCAGCAAGTGCCGCGATACCCCATTCCGTGGCTGTATCGATCGGCCAAGCCGTATGCCCAACCAACTGGTTGGGTTTCGACGAGAAGTGCATTCCCGAGTCGGCCATCTGAGCTGTATTGAATATTGTCTTCTTGACGGTGGCCCAAGACCCACGAGCAGGACTGGTTACGTCGCCAAACAGATAGTTCGGCCAATCCGGATCAACAGGCTCAACGACAGTCACCGGGCGCATCGTATTCAACGTCATCTTGAGCATGTCAAGACACATACTGCCGAACACAATGATGCGGTTCTCGATGGATTGAGTCTTCTCAATATTCACCAAGGCATTAGCCACGCCGCAACGTTTCGGCAGCGGGATAACTGATTGATAGCCATCCGACGCCTTTTCAGGCTTGGCCACCAAGCAGGTCCAGTCCGGATTGCCGCTATTGCGTGCCGTGAAGAATATGTCGAACAGGGGATCGATGCCGCGGTTATCCTTGGCATGCCCGGTCAACGGTGACACGAAATGCCGTGAGTCGTTGCCGACGAACTTGTAAGCCTTCAGAACGTAATACCAAGCCGTGAACTTGGGCTGATCACTCATTGGATCAATCTTATCCACGTCACGATACGGGGCCACACTCAACTTGTAATTCTCGTCCCCGGCTTCCAACATGTGCATGTCGTAAGCGGGAAGCAGACGCAGACCGTAAGTATTCTTGCTGAGCAGCTGCAGAGCTTTGACATCAGGAAAGAAGAACGGGTGCGCGGAATTCAACTCAGGCTCACCTTCGGAGCCACCAACCAACGATTTCTTTATTGCAGGCATAGTTATTTGTTTTCGATTAGGTTTAACTGCGTTTCCGTGACGTTACCTTGCTGAAGATCTTCAGCCAAAGTATCGTGTACGAAATGTAAAAAAGCTTCCTCAGACAAGGGAACCAACGTTTCTCTGTTCAATTTGAATTTGTATTTTCCATCACCACTCAAAATCGCCAATATGACATCTATTGACGACGTGCCTTCAATCTTCACCATGTCGCCTTCGAGCGCAACAAAAATTTTGGCATTTCCACACTTGGCATTCGTAAGTTGCTCAACACCATCACGTATTGAATCGATCAAATTGTGGCAATGAGGCAAAAACTGCGTCACAAAATTACTATCGGTAGCACAATGTTGGGCCTGGTGAGTAAGACCAGCAAGCAGCAGATTCAGATCAAAACATATACTCTGCGCCACCGCGGACTGTCCACTTGCAACCAAAGGTTCACTCATAGATATTTTTTCAATAATTCCTTCTCTCTCTTTGTAGGTTTTACACCCCATCTAAATCCAATACTGGTGTCGACATCGAAGTTAAACGTCGATCCGTGTACTGTCCAAGGGCACCATATAGTCAGACAATTACGTAACAACTCCTCCGTATTCTTCAAAGCCTCCAGCGGAGCAATCGCAGTCATAGCGTCGTACAACAACATCATGACCCGGGAACGATGGAAATCTCGTTCACGACGTTCCTTGATGAATCGAATCAACGCCCGAGCCGTAGAATCCGCCACCAAATTCTGCATGGGGAAATTACGCGCTTGGCGCTTCAACGGGGACAATATCCCCTCCAACGTATATTCCGACAAGCCGTCCAGATCCCCGAGATTCGTATAAAAGAAATGACGCACACGGCCCGAAATCGACCGATAATAGCCGGGGTCTTGGATCATATCTTCCAAAGATTTCTGGAATTTGGTGGCTACAGGATATCGCCGCGCGTGCGTATCGATCATTTTCTGGCCGGTACCTTCCGGCGGCTTGATGCCCGTATTTGCTTCGATCATGCGCTCCAACAGTGTAGATGTAGCACCGTAGGGTATGGAATTGGACACTAAGACGCCAGAACAGGTAAACCGATGCCGGGGTCCGGCGTTGATAATGTCGTAGACCAAGCCACAATCCTCAGCCGAATTCCTAGCATCGTAAAACTTATTGTCGAACGCTTTTACGCACGACACTAAGTGTCCGTCTTTCAACCATACCCGGAATCCATCAATCTTGTGCGGTAGCGCATTAGGTCGAAGCAAATTCCAGCCGTTTCGACGGGCATCTCCGAACAACACTTTGTCTCCGGTTTCAGTCCAGACTTCATGGTTGTCTGTTGCCCACAATCCTTGATATTCATAAACTTGCTTTAAACCGTTACAGACCACACCTTCATGAGAAACCCAATCTACGCCATCCCACAAAAGATCAGTCAATTTCACATCTTGTATCGGAATCTCGCCCCGAAGAGTTAGTACACGAGACGAGTGTAGTAAACAAAAGTTACCCACCTTGCCGCTTCCGTCTCTGTACAAACGCTCATCCAACTTCTCCCGAGGCTTGCCGCCAGTCTCCTCCGCCATCTCCCAGTGTACATCCCTTAACGGATGCAGGATATTGCCCGATGCATCCCTGAGTATCCTCGGATCATCCAACGCAACCAATAGCGCAGTATCCAGCTCGGCCTCGGGCAGTTCGACGTTATCATTGTAACATATACGAACTGCCTTCTTTGCATTTTCTTTATCAATCCTGGCAAACTGGGTATCTGGCTCCGTGAGTACCTTGATCAAATTCTCGTCACCAGACAGACGCCCGAGGGCCACCACTTCCGCCGTCTTCAAGTCCATGTCAATGAACGCGCAGCCCTCCGGCGCCCGAGCGGCCGACCGAAGAGATACCGGCAACGATACACAACGTACGAAAGCGTCAATAGCATCGGACGAGTAGCCAGCGTCGACAAGGGCGGTCATAGCCGCAGACTGATCCTTCTCCGAAGCATGCGAATCGGCCAGCAGACGTAGTGCCTTTACATGTTTATCAGCGGCCACCGTTCCAAGTTTGGCTGATTCCTGCTTTATTACAGCGATGTTAATTCTCTCAAACGCCTTCTCAATCGGCTTGGTGATGGCCTTCGGCCAGTTGAGAATGTTGGGTCTCCAAGACCTGGGCCGGCCAGTTTCCGTTACCGCGAAGTTAGAATGTATCCTTCCGTCCATCTGTATCCACTTATGGATGCCCTGCTCTCGCCCTTTTTCATCTACACCCTTCAAAAATATCTTCGTGATATTCTGTACCGACTTCAACTCTTCAATCTGTGCCACCATCGGATCCTTGGCCGCGAATACCTTGATCGTCTGCTTGTCCGCCGCGGGTGTGTACTGAAGCTGCTTATCAGGCGGCATGTTCAGCACCTTGTCCCAAGCCATCTGAATCCCGTCCTTCTTCGTCGTCTTGATGGGCTGGAACTTCTTCACGTCGTACAGCCAACGCCGAAGATGATCCGTACTGCTAATATTGAAGGTCGAGCAGTCCCGCCAGTGAAGGTAAAGCGGCAACATCTGAGCCAAGTCGGACGAGTCCTCAACGAAAGCCTGCAGGTGCTCACGCAATTCTTTTTCGGCTTCCGGTCCACGCTTCGCCAGCTTAAACATCTCGATGAAGGCATTGGTACCCTGTTCCAACGTACCACCCATCCTGATCGAACGATCTCTTAACATGGTGTGCAGAAGCGTGTCGGCCTCACGCTTAACTGACTTACGAAACTCATCCAACAACATTCCACCATGATGTGTAAAGGTCTCCCGCATTTCATCCAGATAGTCCGAATCGATCGGTAAACCTGTAGACATCAACTCATAAAAACCATCCGTGGTAAATGGCAGCGTGTAGTTGAAGTAATAACTGGAGAGATTCTGTTGGATAAGCTGCTTCAGGAGCGCCGGATAAATACGAAGGGTGCAATCTACGTCACGAAGTGAGTAGGGTATTAAGATTTCGTCCGGAACCAGCCCGTACCCTTCATTGTCTTCCTCATCGAACTTGTGCTTCTTCTTCCACAACAACAAATCGATGTCGTAACGTCCAAGGTCCGTATACTGCACACTACATCGTTCCAGCTTCAAATCCGAATATTCGTTCAGAAGCTGCTGTGCAAACATAGTGTCGAACAGGAATCTTCCGAACACTTCGAGATCAAGATGCTGATCCATCCAAGCCATATCCGCATGAGCATTATGGCCAATCCATTTCAACTTAGGATTGTTCATGGTAGGCTTAATGATCTCACGAATAACCGGCAACGGCTGGTCCATCACATATTCGGACTTACCCTTCACTGGCGACGTTAGACGTACACAGGCGGCAACCCCGGGTTTCCATGCCATCTGCCACGAACGAAGCTGTCCACTCCAAGCAGTCTGCCCGTGCCATTCCGCGTCTATGGAGGCGGCGTGCAGCCGGTCGGCATTGATCTCATCGCCAAGATCGGTCATGAGGTTCTGCAACTTCTCGGCCGTATCGATCACCGAATAACTGGTCGCCACCTTGACCACGGTCGTACCTTGGATCTCGTTCAACGCGCGACGAATCTCTTTGAGATCCACGATGACCCGCTCTTGGTACTCCGGCTTCATCAGCGGAGTCAGCAGCGTGTCCATCGGGTACAACATACAGTTGAATTCCTCACTTCGGAAGAATCCCCCTTGAATGTCTTTCAACTTGAACTTGGTCTTGAACAGAATATCAAACGGCAGCTTGCCCAGACACACGATGAGCTTTGGTTTGATGGTCTCTATCTCGTCTCTGAGAATCTGTTCATTCCACCGAAGATCTTGCGCCGTCGGTTTCAGTTTCGGCACGTTGTACTTGCATACCGCGGTGTAATACCACTCTTCTTCCTTGAAACCACAACGATACAAGGATCGAGTAAACAGATTACCTGCCGGGCCTTTGAGCATGGAAGGCTCACTAGTGTGGGTGATCGACTCCTCTTCGCGGAAAACGGACGGGCTAATGAACATGATCTGGGCGGTCTTGCTGCCGCGACCACAAACATGCAACACACCCTTCACTTTCTTCTGGTTCGGCAGAGTGACCATGGCGTCCCCGATACGACGCGACCGCCAGAGTTGTTTCGGAGGTTCCATATCTCCGAACACTTCTGGATACATACGAGACGGCTTTTTGGTAACTCCGCCATCGGTCATAGGCATCAAGGGCATCGATACTTGTTCCTCCGCGTCAAGCAGCAGCGGAGGTATTGGAGGGTGTGTGGGCTTGTTCATAATTTAGAAACCATATACAAACTTTATTGCCTTGCGACAGGTCTTGTTACGCTTAGCGTTCCTTAAAACATGCTCAATCGCATGAGCATCTGATTCGAATACCGAGGTCTCGTCCACGCGTTGAATCTCGTTCTCGTCAACGTCCGTATTATAAAACACGTCCCAACCTAAACGCCGGGCCTTGTTGCTATCACTAGTTGTCCAGTTTATCTTACTCATAATACAATTTTCCATCAGTGGAATCTCGCACCAATTGACGTTCACCAAATTTGTGCGCGGCATCGTACAACGCGTCGCCAAGAACGCCCAAATTGCGATCGGAAAATCCTACGCCGTGACCATTGCGGGTCAGATAGAAATCGTGACCTGCACTGCTTGGCATATAATCACTGAAACGCGTGTAAGCTGCCGCCAGATTGTCGTGATGCATTTGCATGAATTGCTGGCAGTCCTCAATCATCTCTTGCAAATCAGCCGGAGATATCTGATCGAACCCGATATCCGCTAAGCCAGTCTTTGCGTAGTCACCACTTGAAGCCTCTTCGTCTGACAACCACAACGCGCACTCGATGTAGGCCCGCGTGAACGGGTCAAGACCGTCCAAGCCGAGTGTCGCCGCATCAAAAGTTAAATGCGCGTGCGGCAATAGATCGATGATAGCCAAGCGCGCCGAATCGACGGACTTGGCCCGAACGAACACTTCTACCAATTGATATTTAGATTCGCCGACAGCGCGCCAGATATGGTCGCCTGCAACGAATCCCCAGTAGGCACCTTCTGAATCATAATCACAGTCAACCCACGGCAGACGTGTCACCGTGAGGGCCAAAGGTTCTTTGCAATTATCAGGAAGTATATTCGGACGGCCCATAATTGAACCACGACTATGACGATTGCCGTTAGAGTCAAAACCCCAAATCGAACCACTCGAAAGTGGGGGAATTTTCATAATGCGGAAGACGGCATAACCGCCACCACAACAGACATGTCAGATGCCAAGCCTCTTGGGGATATAGGATATTCCGGAACAGCTTTAAACGTGTTCTTCGGACCATATGGAAGAATCGTGTAACTCCCACACCGCGAAGAGTCCATCATCCGACACTCCAACAGTATCCAGCCATCAGGATTATACGTCTGTTTCTGGTGCATGAGTATTTCCCGCAAGCCTTCTGGAGTTTGTACCTGCCGTTCGCAGTATTCCTTTGCCAACTGATCGAAATTTATCGTGTTGATTGTCTTACTCATTTTAATTATAGGGCTTCAAATTCGAGCATCGTGCCTGCAGTAATCTGTGCTTGTGATCTATTTTCATTGAACTCGGCACAACGTTGTCGTGCCTGAGACCAAGTTAAACCAGACTCCACTGTGCGCTTTTTGCTGGATCCAAACTCACGCCAATTGGTGCATGATCGCTTAAACGTTCTATAGAATGTTGGTTTGCTCATTTGTCCTTACAGTCATTAATAATAAAATCGTGCGTCATGATAGTTCCTCCAAATAAACTTCGATCTCGTGTCCATCCGAGAAAAGGATCCAAGCTGAAGAATCTGGCTTGTATACGAGCTCAGAAACGATCCCAGTGAAAGAGCACGAACCTCCGTCAGGATCATTCCAAGTAACTTCATCTCCGGCGTGTAGCCGAAACCTCCAATCAGACCTATGCATTGAAAAACTCCTCGGCTAATGTCATCGTCCCAGTATTCTTACCAACCAGAAGTCCGGCCGTCCTCAGTCGTGCCAGTTCATTCTTAAATCCGCCAGAGACCTGATACCCAGACGCCTCAGCCAATTTCGATATGTCGAGACCGACAGGATTGTCAATAAGTGACTGCATAATACGACGCATACATAAACTACAACTGGAATGACTCATCCAATAATTAACAAAGTCCGAACCGACTGGAAGCGCATCAAACGGTCCTTTCTCCAAGCCTAAGCTCGTAATGCGCATCAGCTCTGTGTTGCCACCAAGAATAAGTCCGTGCGTACGAAGATAAGCCAGTTCATTCTTGAACCCACCACTAACATGATACCCCGACAGGAGTGCAATCTTGCCAATCGTACAGCCGTCAGGATATTGCGCAAGAACACCCAAAATTTTCTGACGACACTTGCTGGGCTTATAGTCAGCACTTTCTGACTCGGACGTATCTCTCCAAACCTCGCGAATCACGACGGGCATCGGTTTGACCATAACCGGCGACGTAGTTTTAACCGTTGGTACTCTAACAGACGAGTCAGATGACAAAATTTTCGACAGTGACGATTTGATAGAGGAGAGTTCCGAATTAAGGGTCTGTCCCAGCTGAGTCAATTTCTCGCAGGCTCCGTCTACGCGGCCCATTATTGAACCTAACTTGGCCAGACTCGCCCGATCCTTACCTGAAAGCGCCGACTCAGATTTAACCGGCAACACTTTTGACGGTTCTGCAGTAGGAGGTTTCGCCTTTTTCAATTCCAATATCTCTCGACGCAAACCGGTTACAGTTTGTTTTAAGCCGGCAACGGTGGTTGCCTGTTCTTCCACAGCTTTTGGTAAATCTGCCAACTTGGGCAATAATGCCTTAATACCCGCTGGTGACGGCGGAACCAGCGTAAACTTGCTACCACCAGCTTCAGGATGAGTAGTAAGCACACTACCCACTTTAACCAACAGTCGGTCCTTGGAGATAGCTCGACCGAGGCAGTAGAAATTACCGGGTTCCAAGAGCTTGATCTCGTTATTGAAGCGCTGCTTTTCCTCCCGACTAACGCCCAGACTATCTACCGCCCGATCACGATCAATGTCTATGAACGTCATGCCGATCATGACATTCAGCAACTCTGCCGCCGCGTCCTTGCGCAACTTACCTAGACGTTGCGTGGCGAATATGCTGCAATAGCCACGCTTGCGTCCACGAGTGGCCAAATCTACTACCGAACCACTGGCGACGCTCTCGCCAGTTTTGCTCTCTGGACAAAATTGATGCACTTCGTCAATTATTACGACAGTTGGGCCCCACAATTTCTTAGGTGCATTTATCAACGAATCCAAGAAAAGTTTTACCCACTGATGCCGATCTTGAGGCTTCATCTCATACAAATCGCACACTGCGGAAGCTCGCAGCTCAAGCAACTTATGCGCCAGCAATCCTGCAGATCGTATATCCGCCGGAGTTTCACCACCAGGACCCGCCAGGACGTAGTCATATTTTTCCCGGAGTGTGGCGAATTCACCTTCGGGGTCGATGATGATAACCGGCACCGTACCGAAGAGCTGTTCAGCCAATCTCCGTATAAGAAAACTCTTTCCTCCTCCGGAGTTTGCCTGAATTAGAAGCCTGGTTTTGATGAGCGTCGGAAGGTCTATAGCAACCTCCCCAGAACCGCCGCCACCTAGAAGTATTCTATTTTTCATTGGTTAATCAGTGCTACGTCAAAATGTCTTTTATTCACAGATGCGACAAAATGTACTCGCGTGCCGTGTTCTGATCTGGCATCTCGCCAAGATCTTTATACCCAGCCGGAGGGTTGACTACAATTAATTTAGAGGCCATATCCAAAAACTGAAACTGCTTCCACACATACGCCTTCCCCTTCTCACCAGCTGCGTCACTATCCGCTATGTAAATCACCTTGGAGAACCCGGCGTCCTTAATCAATCGGGCTTGCGACTCACTGAAGAACTTACCCATCGTCGCCATAATCGGTGCGCCGCAGCGTCCGGCATCCAAAGGCCCTTCAGCCAAGCCACACCAACCTTCATTAGTACGAACATTGTAAGCCACCGCCGCGTCGTAACCCATAAGGCATTCATTACGTGCACAACCATGAGCCAAGATGTACTTGGCGGGATCCCACTCCTCCCATCCGGGAAGTGGGGAAGGTTTGGCGTCAGGCTGCGTCTGTAATACGGGCGTCCAAGACTTCTTGTACGGATGCCAGTACCAGACCAGACCATCATTTACAATTTCCAAAATACGAGCCTGCCATCCTACGACAACTCCTTTTTGAACGATATAAAATACCAAGCGGCCTTGAGGTGTCGCCCGAAAACCACCCGGCAATTTTCGGTAGAATATGTCGTCACGTTCCTGTTCACAATAAGACAACCGAAACTGATCTGCCAGCGATGACACGTCGAAATTACGAGAGTTCAGATACATTATGGCAGGATGGTCGTTCGTCAGTTCCTGAACCGGAATAACTTTACCCGGGCTCTTCGGGACCATTACACCGTGTTGATCTGGTTCCAGATACTTCTCGTTTGCCTCTTTATGCATTACCACCGCCGGCTTGTGTTCGTGGCCCCGAACGTTCAGAGGAGGCATGGCTTTCAAGTCCAGAACGTTGAACTTGTCGCCTTCCTTCATGCACATGCCAACTACGTTGTTATCGGTGGTCAAATACTTCTCGGCGTTTATGGCCAGGTGCATCTTGAACAACTCGTCTGACCCGTAAGTCTCCAGACAGTTTGGACAAGCCATATACAGATGCACACCGTTACTTTCACGAGTGATCCGTACGGTCCCGTGAATTGTGCTAAGTTCTTCAGCCAGCTTACGGATTTCTGGGTCCAATACCGATGGCGCACTGGATCCCATCTGTACGTCTACCTGCTTTTCTTGTTCTGTCAGATAATGCGCCATGTTATGAATGTCAGGTTATATTTTTAAAGCTTCGAAGCCACTCCGACACTTCTTCCAGAGCCGTGTTGCGCATGCGTTCACCGAGTTCCAATGCCGCGAGCGTAGAGTGCATACTTTGAAGCCGGCTATACAGAGTATCGTGTTCCTGACGAAAAAACTCAGCCACAGTACGCCATTCTCGGACCGTACCACTAGCGATACCTTCCGACAGGTCATTCGATAGCTGAAGAATACGGGCTTGATCTATTACCGACAACAAGCACTTTTCGGATTTACTTTTCTTAGACACCTTTTTCGTCATGAGACTTAATTGATATAGCCCGCGCAAAATGTTTACGGATGTGCTCAATAGCATCCAAATAACGCATCCCATGCTCACTCTCCCCATGCACTTCCTTCACCTTCTTCGCAAACTCATCAATCGATCCACTGAAGCACCCAGTCGCGACATGGACGATATCCTTGATTTTAACAGCAGATAAGGGCGCGTTCCGGGATCCCAAGTTGTTGATGGTGACCAGGTCGTATTGGAGTTGGATGTTCGCAGCTTTGGGAATAACCACGTCATTGCCGATCTTCACGAAATTGCCGATCATCACGTCGTTGCCGATCTTCACGAAATTGCCGATCGCCACGTCATCGCCGATCTTCACGAAATTGCCGATCGCCACGTAATCGCCGATCGTCACGCCATAGCCGATCGTCACGTAATCGCCGATCGCCACGCGATTGCCGATCGCCACGTCACTGCCGAGCGCCACACGATTGCCGATTTTTATGTTACGTTTGGCAAACTCCCTGGCCAAATCGGATAACGTTTCGTAGCTGTGTGATTTCCAATTACCGTATGAATCTTTTAGATATAGGTTCATAAATTTAATCCATGGAACGACTTATCTCCGCCAGAATGTCTGGATGATTCCACATGAAATCCCGAACGTACTCATGCGGCATCATGTAACGATACGAGCGCCACCCGACGTAATTAGCGTAACGGCCATTATCATCCATAGCCTCGCACACATGTTCAAACGGGGAGGCATGAAACGGAATCTGTTTGCATAAACGATCATGCAGCTCGACATCCTTGGATAGATCACGCTTACCTTCTTGGGTCAAATATGAAACCCTGGCGCAGCGTCCAACCGAGACTTTCTTGAGGTGCGCCTTCAAGCAAGTCGAGTCAAGTGTCGATCCGTAATCCTCTGAAAGAATGTACGGCAAATGCCAATCACCGGGTTCCAAATTCTCCGGCTTGCTATTATAATAGGCCAGCTGCGCCATGTACGCCTGTTTCTGAATCTCTGGCTGAGCATCCTTGTGACAGCGCAGTGAGAAATAGTTGGACCAAGCGCCGGCGTCGCCTGTGCAGCAGACGGTGATCCATGACCATGGCTCAATCAGACGATTGACGATCTGCTTGTGGACGTCGAGTGATTCGGAAAAGAAACTGGCTTGTGCGACAGCTTGATCTCGAGCGTGCAACCAACGAACAATAGCAAAGTCCTTCTCCGGACCAGCAATCTCTTCGACAGCCTGCATGCCCTTCTGATTCTTACCCCACCATACAGGAATAAAAGGATCTTCCAATACCTTCTGTACCGCGACAGCGAACGGAATGGCCCGGCTGCTGGAAGCATTCCGGGAGAACATCCTGTGCGTGTTGAATTCAGCGTGAACGATGCGCGGATGCGTCAGCTGCATCGTGGTCAGGCGATTACCGTTACAAATTGAGTCTTTGATGATTTTAGCTTCGAATGCCATATGTGTTATTCAGTGTAGAGTTCACCGGTGATAGTAAATCTGAGACCGCTCCGCGACAGCGCCGACATGGCCGCCATATCCGCCAGCTTGCGCCCAGTCGATTTTCGCATGTCGAGTTTGTACTGACGCAATACTTTGCCCTGCGCCTTACGTGAAAGCTCCATAAACGGATATACCGTTGTTACTTCGAGTTTTGCCATAGTTTTAATACCGAAATCTTTTACCATCGACTGTGAAGTCATATTCGTTGGCGCAGATACTCTCCGCGACCTGTTCATCTGCATTCTGCCAATCCCACGCCTGCTCAAGCGATTTATAAACCCAACACATCAGATCCCGAGAAAGATCGATCAGTTGTTCTTCCACACATTGCGCCGTCTGCGCTCCAGTCTCCCTCGTAGAAGTATCCATGTCATTGTCTTCGCTATCGGTGAATCGGACATCGAAACTGGTACAGTACTCATGGTAGTAGTGTCCACTATGTTTAATCTTCATGTACATATAAGGGAAACACGCGCTTTCTTTTTGCAGAGCGTCAGCTATGCGGTGCAACTCCTCGTCTTTCGGAGCGTATTCCTTCAACTTCTCGGCACGTCCGGTACCGTTGCGCCAAGTAGCCTCGAAGCACGCACCGTCGCCTTGGCTCCAGAAACCGCGAAAAAATATCTTTACCGACTCATAGCCCAATATATTGAGAATACTCTCAGCGTCTTCAAGAACAGACTCAGACCAGAAATTGTCGTCAGCCGAAGCGGTTCGGTACCAGTCTCGGGCTTTTTCTTTTGCCGAGTCCGACAACTCTTCGTATTTGTAGGTATTGATTGAAACAGATATCATCGTTCGGATCCCCAAATACCAATTCCCTCTTTGATTACTTCCGGTACAGACCAACCTTCTCTATCACACAGATGAAATAGATCTGCCAGTGCTTCCGATACGATTCCGGAATCAACGGACAAGCTGAGGTGTTTCACGCCAGCAGCAAACGCAAGCTGACGCGCTACAGCTTCGGCTTTGTCTGCTCGACTGCCGTTACTAGCACCAGCGGATTTATTCTTGTTGGGTTTGAATTTAAATTTTTTGCTCATGAAAAAAATGCCTGATCACAATTTACACAGTAGTACTGAATTAAATTTTTCGATTCCAATTCCGGCGAAGCGTCCATTCTGGCGGTCCACAGTTCCGGAGCGTAGGTGACAATTTCCTGCCCGCAATACGGACAGTACTTGGCCACCAATGATTCGTCGTACATAACCTAAACGTCGATGTCTATATCATCCATAAGGTCAGAAATCTGTCGCAACTTTTTGGCCAAAGGACTTTCACTCCGGGCATAGAGCAACGCCAGATCCAAACTCTCGACGGCATCCCGATAACTGTGAACAAAGTTATAAAAACAGTCGACGTCAATAAAATCCGAGCCGTCTTCCCCAGCGTCCGATTTAACGTTGGCTTTTGAAATTCTCATGCGACGAAAAGTGTAGTTTTACGTAGTTTATCACATTTCGGTATGCCGTCCCATGCTCACTCTCCCCATGCACTTCCTTTACCCTCTTATCAAACTCATCAATCGTGCCACTGAAGCACCCAGTCGCGACATGGACGATATCCTTGATTTTAACAGCGGATAAGGGCGCGTTCCGGGATCCCAAGTTGTTGATGGTGACCAGGTCGTATTGGAGTTGGATGTTCGCAGCTTTGGGAATAACCACGTCATCGCCGATCGTCACGCCATTGCCGAGCGCCACGTAATCGCCGATCGTCACGCGATTGCCGATCGTCACGTCATCGCCGATCGTCACGTAATTGTCGATCGTCACG